GCAGCCTCTAAGACCTTCCGGCAATTCTTGAGATTCGCGGCAGAGAAGTCCTCTCCTCGCCGTATCTTCTTGATCAGCTTACTTGTTACTTTCAACGTATCCAATGCTCATTCCTCCTTAAGTTTAGGAGTAATCTTCCTGGATTCCTCCAGATGAATTTTAGCTTGATCGAACAATTCTGTCATGAACGACACCGAAACACCGAGAAGGCGTTCAATGAGGAGCGACTTCTCGATCAATCGACAGAGCTCTACCATCAACATATGACGGTCCAACCCAGAAGCTTCAGTCATGTAGGTGTCGTGGTTGGCATTGACTTGCTTGGAAATATCATCGACATCAACCGGAGTTCTCTCACTGACGGCTCTTGTCACGGATATCACAAGGTCTTCAGACTTGCGAAGCTGGATGTAACCATCCCTCATCTCTTTGTCTGTCATCTCAGTGATCTTCCGGGAATCGAACCACTGCCAGCCCTCAGCTTCGAATGTCGCTACGGCAGTCTCACCATCTATCCATTCATCCACCAAACACTCATGCAGATTAAGGACGTTGGATTCCGGGACTTCCGGAGGGGGTTGGATCTACATGTAGCCGTCATCCCGGCGAAAGGTCACAAGGACCGTCTTACCGGAGATCAATTTCAAGACCTCAACCAGATCATTCTTCATCTCACTGTTGCCAGGCCCGTCATCACCGAAAAACTGCGTCACGCAGTCATCGACAAGCCTTGCGTACTTCGGTTCACTCATGTCTATCTCCTCGGTTGAAGACGGCCTTTTGACCGTCCCAACCTAATATGGGTTCACTTCTCTAGAAGGCCTTTGAAAGCCTCTAGGACTGACATGGGGTTATAGCTTCCCCTTCGGACGATATCCACTGCGTCTCCAAGGGTCTCAATGGATCCCTTGGTTATGGCTTCCTTTATGACTTCTCTGTCAAAATTCTTTCCAATCCTGGTGTCGGCGGCGGCCCATCTCAGTTCTTCCTGAAGTATTGCCAAATACCTCGGTCTGCTAGCCTTGTCATCAGAAATGACTTCGTTGTGATGAAGTCTGGCATAGTCATCCAACCTCTTCCGGAAATCAACAGACCAAAATACCTTCCTGTTGTAGAAGCAATTCCAGCCCATAGCCTTGGAAAGAGCCTTGATGGCTTTCACGATATCCTGAACCTTCTCCTCCGGAAGACCGTCTCTGATAAGTATCTGAGCGTAGTTCTCCACAGACGTGGCTGAGATGGGAGTCTCTTCGAAGTAGTATGTGGGGATCGCCTCGATCCAGCAATTAGAAGTATCTGTCTCGATATTCGTCTTGTTATGATTGAGTTTGGTCCGATAGATGACTGATCTCCACTCGTCACCTGACTTGTAAATGTTGAGATCCATGGCGAATTCACCGATAAAGACCATTGACCAGAAGTCTTCATCCACGTTCCATGGACCGCACACTGCCTCAGAGTATCTTGGTTGAGCCATCGCCTCTGCCTTTATTGTCATCTCAGTAAAGGTAAGAGTCGCTATATCTTTGACGATACGTATACAAGGATCCATATCCTTCGTACTTCCACCGCCGAAGGCATAGACTTGAGTTCTACTGTAGTTCACCAACCGATCCTTACCGGCTGATACTTCCCAACCAAGCCTTCCAGTCTCGTTTCTGTTGCTCACAATTCCACCACCTTTTCGATTTCAAGGTCCACCTTTCCTATTAGATGGTACCTCCACATGATTGCTTGGGGAGTGTCCGGATGTACCTTTGGAGGCTCTCCGAACGTGCAGTCGGGACCACACTTCATGAAGGTCAAGTGACCTAGCCCCGGGTGTCCCAACTCTTTGTTTTCGTAGGCGAACCATTCACCACCGGTGTCTCTCATGCGCTGAAGGGACTCCGGATGAATTTTTCTCTTGGTTGTTTCCGTTGTTTCATCCATGATGGTTCCTCCAATTTAGAGTATCCCCCTTACGGAGGTACATGCTCGTTTCGTTTCCTGTGCAAATTGCCTCAACGCCGTATGTATCCACATACATAGCGTAATACCACCCAGCCTCTTTGACTTCAAAGTCAAAATTGACCTTGAGTCCGATTAACAAAGATTCGTCTGGACCGACAGTAATCTCAACTTCCCCTCTATTGACAATCTCGAACGGAAGGAGGATTAAAATCTCATCGACTCGACCTCCATCCCAGTCGGCTCCCTTCTGGAGCTTTCTAACCTCTACCATCCATTGACGTTCCTTGAATACCTGGATAATATCCGGGAGTATTATTTTTCCAATACTATCCACTATTGTCTCCTTCAGAATCTTAGAAAGGCTCAGCGTGAGATGCACCCCTTCTAATCCTAGATGGAATTACCATCTCAGGCTTCTCTTCGTCAGTAGTCGGCATCTCTGAATCTTTTATGATCTCAGAGATCACGCCCTTAGTACCACACTTGTCATTGATTTCTGTCGTTTTTCCTTTTTCAATATTCTTCATAGAATATTATCTCCTTCTTTCCTTTAAAATTGAAAATGTAGAGGATCGAAGACCAATGGCCTTCGATCCTCTAATCCTTGACGAACTTCTTAGTCTCGTTTCAGTTCCATCCCCATTGCCTTCAAGTAGGCATCTAGGATCGTTTTTGGTAGGCTATCAGCCCCGGAGAGCTCAACCTTCTTTAGTCTCAGCGGATCCACCTCATCATCGGCCTCGGATCTTACACCAAGGAGCCTGAGAGCTAGGGTTCTCCTGTCTTCCCCGTTAGAAGAGTACAACGACAGAAACCTGAATAGCTCATCGATGTCCTTCAGGACAAACATATTGACTAGTTCCATCTCTCCGAGTCGCACAGCGGTCTTGGAGTAAGGAGCTTTGGACTCCTTGAACTGACGGTTGTTCTTCGATGGGATCCCTGACAAGCTCAAGTAGCCACCAGAGCGGGCACTGAACTTGGACATCGAGTCATGCTTCAGACGGAGAAAGTACATCTCCCCTATCATCAGCGGATTTCCGATCTTCATGTCTCTTTCAGAATGCTTGACATGGAAATTCGGTGGGGATATATCATACTTGTGGAACAGTTCCCTCAAGACATCGAAGTCCGGACACCCATGGAACGGAGGAACATGGAGTGCTATACCGTTCTCCTCCATTTCAGTAAGGAGCTCGGTTATATCCTCGTCACTTTTTCCTTTGACCATCTCGTCAAATCCAGCCAACTGGGACTTGCTTACAATCCCGATCAGATCCCTGTAGAGTGCCATCTTGTCACTCAGGTTGTCCCTGGTCGCCATGCGTTTTGCCACCTCATCGGCAACGAAGTTGAACTCCAACTCGAATAGCTGAGATGGATTGACACGATTGATGACTCCAAGTGAGTTGAGTACCACTTCAGCTCTTGTTCCGTCATCGGCTACCGGCATCATTTCATCCGGTAGGATCTCAGAAACCACGCCCTTGTTACCATACCGACCAGTGAGTTTACACCCGTGGCCTAACGGCTCTTCTCTCTCGATCCTGAACTTCAGGATGATGTTGTCGAAATCACTGTGTCCTTCGTCACAGAATTTGATCTCTGGGGAGACCATGTCTCTCGCATGCTTCAGAGCATAACATGCATCTGGTCTCAACTTATGACCGTTAGCTCTCAGATCCTCTAAAGCCTTCTTGATTTCCTCGTAGTACCGAAGGTTGTTCTGGATCATACTGACAACTTGAGAGTTGTACTGATGCCGCTCCAGGTCCTCGATCTTGGTGTTGGAGAATACTTCAACATCTACTACCCGACCTTCTGAGTAGAACACATCGTCGGTATCAGGGTTGACGTCCGTCATGTTTTCCGAATTGAAGTCATAGAGGAATGACTGGTAGTCAATTCTCCGACGGGCACATAGGACGTTGTTGGCAACCGGCTCACCTATCCCAGGGAACGACCTGTACTTAACGCTATCACCATATACGTTGACGAGAACGTCATTCGTATTAACCGTCACTTTGACCTCATGTACCATGGTACATGTGAGCTTAGCGGCGGCGCTTTCGCTGATGATGACTGCGTCTTCGTAGGTCTGACCTCTGAAGGCCAAGAATACTGCTTTCAAGTTGATCCCGTAGGCGAAGTTGTGATCGTCGTCATAGCTGTGTGATCTGAATAGGCGCTGACCTTCTTCTACGGAATCGCCTTCTCCCAAGCCAGCCAGTTCATCCACGATCGAGTATCCGAAGTTCTCTGCCGCTGGAGCACATGAACTTATTTCCACCACATCAACTTCAGCTGTCTTGTCATCAATCAGAACGTACGTCGTAGTGAACTGATTCTTCTTGATCTTGTGTCGTAAAGTCAAGTCAGTCCAAGCCGCTTTGAACGAGTGACTGTACATACCAATCTGTCGCTCAAACCCAGTAAACACCCTGGGAGTTTCCGGCGCGTTCAAGACTACAGCCTGACTAACGTGGCTGTTGAACATTTGAAGTCTGCTCAAGTCTGTGTGGGGGACCCACGGCGACAGGAGAGCTTCGGCCAGGAATCTATGTGATCCGTCAATCTTCTCCGGGTCAAACCCGACATAATGCTTCTTTGCAGTCATGGGCCCTCCTTTTGTATGGTCATTCTCCCGGGAGCGGATTATCCGCTCCCGAGATGTAATATGTGTCTTCGTCACTCTTCCTCAAAGAGGAACTCGATGATGGCTCCGGCAGCCTCCTTGAGTCCGTCCTTTCCCTTGTAATCAGACCAGTCAATATCGACTTCCTGGTCTTCACAGTACTCCTTGAGGCGCGTTCGCGTCATCTTCCTGATATCGTCAGGTTCGATGACGTATTCATCTTCAACCTGATCAATCTCACGAGCCTCAATGGCGCGGATGAATCCGTCCAAGATTTCTGCCACAGCAGCATCGAATGCATCGGAGAACTCTTGGTCATTGTCGTAGATTTCATGAAGGGTCTTCTTCTTGAAAGTCCCAGCATCTGGGTAAGCTTTCAGGAAGTATCCGTGTCCACTTCCCCCAATCCCGTTGTTGTTCTGTAGAATGAGGAAGTTGGTCAACAGATTGTCCACGCCGTGAAACTGGTCGAAGACCATCGTGATCGTAATGCCCGACGCGTTGTTACGCGACTTGCATATGATGCACTCTTGGAGAAATCCCTTGATACCGAATTCCTTGTCAGGCGTCAGCTTGGCTTTCTGCTCCAATCGGGGAGCATAGTCAGCATAGTAACAGACACGCCCACCACCGGGAAGAGTCTCTTCTTCTTTGAGATACTTCAACGGTCTGGAATCCGGGGCGTACTGGTTGGTATCAACCGACTTCTGGACATGATTGACCACGATCAATATGATATTGGCGCGGTACATTTTGTCCTTGGCCTGATCGACGACGGCATTGTTGGCCTTAGCCCGCGCCGTAGCAAACATACCGTGAGCAACCTTGACCATCTCGGACATCTCGCGGGGGAACATGGCCGCCCATGAGTCAACGATGATTACGGTTGGAGGCAACTCTGCTGCCGCATCCCTCATTTTCGTCTTGTTTGTTTTGGCTTCTAAGGAACCATCCTTGATGAAGGCCACTTGACATCCAGACGTCATCTTGATCCTGTAGATCTTGTCGATAAGCTCCGTCAGATCCTCGGAAGCGACGTCATCGTTGGTAAGTCTGATCTTCTTGTTCTTCAGATTCTCGAGGTAGTAGTCCAAATCATCGACAGTCACCTGGGCTAGTCGTTCGTGACTCGTACCACGCTCCGGATCATAGAACAGCATCAACCCTTCTTCTTCATCCTTCACGATGTTCCAACCGACCTGGATAGCGACTGTGGTTTTCCCTGAGCCTGACCATCCTGGAATAAGGAGGATCTTACCGCCGCAGACGCCGAGTTCAAGCTCACCAGTCTCGGCACTGACTTTTCCGTTCATGTAGTCGAGGTAATCAATACCAGTCCGGTAGAACTTGCGGTAGATTTCTCCGGCTAGTCCCTCTTTGTCAAACGTCTCAATCATTTCGTCAAGAAGACCCATTTTTCTCGTTCCTCTCTGCTTTCGTTTTTCACTTCATAAAATGAGAATATCTGTACCCAGAAACTGTTCTGTTTTCTCATCAACGATAGGGATGTCCATCCAAACGCCATCCGTAACATTACCGTCACAGTCCACGGTACTGCCGATACCCTGAAGTGTCAAGCTACGTTTAGCATAGTCCGAATAACACACTGTCTTCAAAACAAACCTTAAGGCTGGTCTTTTCTCGACCTTGTCACGTTCCGAGTCAGGCATCTGTACCTCCGTGGACCTAACATCCGATGAGTTGTTGTACTAAAAGGGAAAAGGGACGGGTTCCCGAGTGGGAACCCGCCTTTTGACCAGATCGTAATATATGTTTGCCTCAGGTAACGCGAGGTTCGTATCCGATGACACTAAAGGTCGGATGCATTTTGTGCTTCGAAGTGTCAGGGAAATTCCCGTCGATGCCGATCTCGATGAGTCCTGATCGGTACCAGGTCCCAAGAGTCTTGTACGCTCCAGATATCTGAACCAGAAGGGATAAGCTCTTGGAAAGATCCTTTGTAAAGATGTTTAAGACGCTCCCGGAAATCATTCTGGTCGCGACAATGCGTCTCTTTTCGAGATTTTTGTCGTTCGTAATCCCTCCGTCGTGAGTGGCAGCCCAGTTCTCTGCACCTTTGGTAAACTCTCTGAATCTATTCCGTCTGTGATCAATCGCATCCTGAATCAGTTTACCAGCCGTGATCTCGATATCGTTTTGCTCTTTGATGTTCATGGTTGATCTGAAGAAGGTGAGATTAACCTTCATCTCTTGTCTTGTACCGTAGACGTCGTTCATAAATTTCCGGGCAGCAAACTCAGACAGTCCTTCTGCTGTCAACTTCATACCCTTGATGCTATGCTCTGCTACTTTCATTGCACCTGCATCACTAGCAGCGAGCACACTGGACAGAATTTCTTGTGCGTATTCAATCAACTCGTCAGTTTCATCTTCCTGATTCTTGATCCACTCCCGAACTCGGTAATAGAACTCTCCACCCTTCAGAAAGTATGGACCCTTGATGATAATGGTCCACGCAGACAAGAGTTCCTTGATTCGCTGAGTCTTCTTAATCTCCTCCTGGAGTTTAACCTCAGCGTTTTCAGTATTCTTCTTGATCTGTTCCACCCTCTTTTCATGATTCAGATCAACCTTCTCCCTCACCTTTTCCATACTCTTTGGAACTGTATCACCGGTATTTTTCCCGAAAAGCTTTCCGATAATGCTCCAGAGCTTTTTGAAGAAGCTACTGATAGCTTTCCAGATGGCGGCGAGAATTCCCTTGACGAACGAAACGAAGCCCTCGTCCAGTAACTGGTCTACCACTCCAAGAGCAGAATCGTACGATGTAAAGACTTCCTCGAGAATCTCGTCAATATCCTCAGAGAATATGTCGAAATCATCAATCCCAGCTTCCTCACACATCCGTTCCAACGGCTCAAGAGCGGGTTTAATTCTGTCTTGGTAAAAAAGCATATCCAGTCTCCTATCCTGTTACTCTCTGTTTTTTACGTCTTTCGTCCCTGGCCTCTTGACTCCTCGCCGTATCAGCAGTGATAGGTAAAACAAGAGTCGAGCCAATCAGGTCAGTCCAGATCCCAGCCCCAAGGAGAATTGAGTTTACCGTATTGAGGGTAACCTTATCCCTTGAAGTACTCTTGAGATCTTTGTCAGATACAAACCCTTGAAGGTTGATCTGCTCGTACATCTGCCCCTTCTTCCGCATATCATCGGAACGAGGACCCATCATCTCAGCTAGAGCATCTTCAGCCCCCATGGTCTGAAGGGCGTAGTTGTCCATATCAGTAAGCCTAGCAGCTTTCGCTGACCCAGTCACCTGACCAGTCTTTTGGTTCCGTTCTCGGATACCATGAGACAGATTTGTCTTCTTGGATACGATCTGCTGATGGCGTTTGATGTTGAGGTAACCGACCGGAACGGGCTCAGAACTCTGTACCCCATTTAGGTGCCTGAACGTCACTGTCTCTTTCAGAGGGATCTTAAGGTACTTAGCCGCCTTCTCGATCTCTTCCAGAGAGGGTTCACTATCGTAGGGCATGCATTCCAAAAAGAAGTTCTCGTCTTTGTCTGCAAGAAAAGACTTCACCCACTTCTCGAACTGGGCATCTGACATTGATTTAAAGAAGGCCTGGTAACGCTCTGCGTTACGCCCAGTCTTATCCAGTATCCTGAAAGTTTCTAGGACGGATGTCTCTATCTTCTTTCGTTTGGCCTTCGTCGTTGCCATGATGTCAGACTCCGTTCTTCAGAGCTTTGTCAGCCCACTTCCTGCCCTTAGGAGTGAGATCGTCAGAAGAAAGTGAAATATCTTCTCCACCTGTACCAGCTTCTGCAGCTTCTTTGAGAAGCTTCAACATTTCTTCTCCACTCTCACCGAGAAAGCCTCTCTTGTCCATAGCTTCGACTGACTTGTACCAACGATTCAGAACTTCCTTGGGTTCCTCACGCTTGTCTTCATCAGAATCTACGGTATGCCACTTGATCTTGTCGTAGACCTTCTCCTGGAGGACGGACGGAGTCCCATCAAACAACTCTCCGAGATAGTCTGAAGTACTCTCGTCGACAGGAGCAGTGGTGATTTCTGCTCCAGCGGCAGCACCAACGAGTCTGATACTCGTATTGTCTTCAGCAACCGGAGGAATGGCCTGTGCATATTCTGGAGCGAGCAAGAAAGTATCGTCCCTGAGGTACGCTGTGACCTTCTGTTCGTTGGACATCTCCAGATCGTACACGACGACCCAGACATCAGGCTCGGTCCATACCTTAACCAGTGATGTGGCTTGAGCATGCGTCACACGGAACCTTAGGGCTGCGAAGATCGGTTCGAAACAGCAGTGTGCCCAACCAGGTCTCTGATTCGTACGCATGGAATTGATGGCAGCCTGACAGTTCTTCTCGATTTCCATTCTGGACGAATAGTCCGTGGCGGAAATACTGATGAAGTTCTCAATGCTAGCCACATCAGCGAACCCTACAAGCTTGTCCTGGAACAGATTCCACGGGACATTCTGAGGGTTTTGATTCATGCCGCTAACTCCAGGACCAGTGTTCTGTCCTATGACCCAACTCCGGAGTTTGGTCTGATAGATCGTGACCTCCTCCTGGTTCTGGATGTAGCCCTGAGTGAAGTCCTTACCGAAGGTGGCCCATAGGTCCTGTCCTTCGACGGGAACCGTCCCGATACCGAGGCCATACAGACCACGGGCTCGCATAACAACCCTGTCTATTGCTGCTTCAACAACTGGCATGATAATGCCTCCTTGTCTGTTTCTTGTACGTAAGTCTCGTAAAAATCATAATCGTTCCTTCGTCTATCCGTCCACACTGACGGAAATCAGATAAACCCCTTTAGAATTCAATGTCTTTCTTAGGATTCTTCACTTTCCCATCTTTGACATGAACAACGATCCCGTGTTCGAGAAACTCAGGATGATCGCTAGTGAAGAAAACTTCAGCTCCACTCTTCCCGTATGAAAGAACCCCTTGAAGACGGAAGAAAGAGATGATCTCCTCTACTGAGAAAGCTTGGTTGTATTCTCCATTGTAGAGTTCGTTGATTCTCTTAGCAGCCACCAACAAAATCTGTTTGGCATTCACTAACGCCAGACCAGCTTGCTTGGTTGCTTCGTCTATGTCTTCAGCTACAGTGATCGAAATCTTCTGGTCTGACTCTACTGAGCGGCTTTCGTAAAAGAGCATATCGCGATCTTCCTATCAGTTTTATTGAATGTCGTCCGTCATATGAGATCCACCTCAACAGGAACTTTAGAGCAACCTAGTCTTTTCAGTCGTATCTTCTGAACCAGATGCGACAAACCTATCCCAGAGGCTCTTCGCCTTCTCATAGTCACTCTTCGCTCTAGCTTTCCCGATCACGTTCCTATCGTAAAACAGCATCTGTCTTCCTCTCTACCGGTTTTGTTGGATGTGAGTCACGACGTACATGAAGAGCCCCTTCCGGAAGCTCGTCTTAGTCGCTGCCCTCTGAGTCCGGTTGTAGTCGTCCGAGTAGTCCTCTAGAATCTCACCGAGCAACTTCTTCAGCGCTACCACATTGGGTTCGCTGGTATGGCTCTTGGCATACGTCTGGAGAGAGACCAAGTTGAACTTGGCGGAGTTGATATTCTCCGCTGGTTGACGTTGGTCCACGAGAAAGATCGTCAGAATAAGCCGGATCAGTTCTCTGAGCCGATCCTCTTCGTCTCTGAAAAAGCTCTCGATCGCTCCATGTAGAGCAGCCTGTGAGATTCGATTCGACGCTGCAACCACTCGAGCTACCCTTTGAGAGGGCTTTCCGGTCTTAGCAGCGAGGTAGGCGTTATCAGTCGCTCTGGTAATAACAAAGCTGACATTCGTGACGTCTAGGATTTGTCCTTCCTCTTCTCCTGTTTCGCGCTCGAGGTTGAGGTAATTACCATCTTCTCGATTTTCGAAGAACTTGTTAGCGATCTTCCTGACCAACTGGCTGATCCTGGTGTACATGTTCGTAACGTATGCGAACACGTCCTTGTCCAAACCACTGGTAAGGAGTCTACGGTACGTCTTGTCACTTTGTTCAGCTGTGGCCTCTAGCGTGGCGAACACTGTCCCCTTCTGCTTGAAGAGGAACTTGTTCGAGAGATTATTCATGGTGTAACGCATGATGTTCTCGAACGCTGGGCCGGAGTTGTACTTGAAGTGTGTACGTTGACGTTTCCCATAGATGATTGAAGCGAACAGCATTAGGACCTGTTCCTTCTCACGCTGTTTTCTGGTCTTCTCAAAGTAGCTCAGAAGTACAACCATCAGGATGTAGATTGGTCTATTACGATTATACCACGACTTGTCGTTGAGTTGAGTGGCTTCAATAGCAGCCGCCACTTCGTCGTCAGTAACGCCACAGATCTCAAAAAGCTCTTCTTCTTCCTTGCGTCCAAACCTGATTCGGAGTCCTGGATGACTGGCGAAAAGGGCTTCAGAGTTAACGTCGAAGAACTTCCTGATGAACGACGAGAGCTTCTGCTTGTTCAGCATCATGGCCGCCGCTACTTTGCTGTAGAGCCTATCGCGGATTATTGTGGTGTCTCTCTTCGCCATTTCCGGTTCCTTACCCACGGTTTTGGTTTAGTCGTCACAATAGAATGTTTTCTATGCTCCAGGCCTCAGACCCGGGAGACGGGAAAAAAGAGCTTAGTTGCCCCGCCAGGCCCCGAAGGACCCGGCGGGGATCATGCATGGGTGTAGCCCATAGGACTAGAAGGACTCATCGTCTTCCAGCAGGGGAACGGGATCGTCTACCCCGACCGGTGAGACTTCCATCTCATTTACGGTGATCCTGAAATCTTGCTCTGCAAACAGAGCCAACATTTCTTCATCAACTTGGGACAGAACGCCGCCTGGATCAAACTCGGTGGACTCCTCGTTGAGTCCGAGTCTGTCTCGTACATCCATGACATCATTAGCCGGAATGCACGCGTCGTTACCGTTAACGTCCATGACGATGATCTCATTGCTCTGAGAAATCCCGTCGAAATGGGTTTCCCGGCAGACTCGAATCCTGAGCTCGATCAGATCCTCGAAATCAAGGTCCTCGTCAAACTCGCGGATCTTGCCCGCTACACTCTCTTTGGTGATCATGCGTTCACCTCCTTTCGGGGTGTTAATATGTGTTCACGACAATTACCGTTGTCAACCCAGCTCTTCGCTGTAGGATTTTAGTAGACTTGTGACAGGCCTGGAAGGCCTGATATTCCTACCGAAGACAACGTCGCACAGATTGGACTCGTATCCGACAGCATTCTGCTCGATGTACTCAAACCCCATCCTCTCCACTCTCTTACCAAAAGCAGATGAATGACGGTTGGTATTGGCGGCAATCTTCCTGATGGAGTTTTTCCTAGCCCAGTCAGCCAAGTGCTCAATCATCAGTTTGAGAGCCTCCATCCCGGCGCGGCCAGGACACATTACCACATCGTCGAGGTACAATACAAGCTCGTACTCTTCGTCGATACCTTTCTCAGAGTCGTACGCTCTCCATAGGTCTTTCGCATTTTGGCCCTTAATCTCATGGCCGTGACCGAAGTCGTTCTTCGGGAACCACAGGTATCTGGTTGTCATGTATCCGAAGATGTGAGTATCAGACTCCAATACATAACATGGAGACCTGTCGACGTCTACGTCTTTCAGGAAGTCCGGATCTGGAGATGAGTAAACACGTTTCTCTAGATAAGCTACCCTGTGGTGATCTCCCTTATTCATCTGCTTTACCCAAGCCTTTGTGCTTGGATTTCGTTCACAGATGGTATAAAGACTCTTAGAGTCGTCGTAAGACCCGTAGTTAACGAAGTTTTTCTCATAACCTATCAAGTGGTACGGCTTCTTTTTCGACGTGTCAGTAATCCCTTCAGGGAACTCGATGTCGTTTCGAATAGTACCACAGTAGACTCGAGAGTAAGGAAGCTTCGCTAAGCGGTCAAAGATCTGATGAGAGTGTTTCAACTTCACCATTCCAGCCGCCTCAACGTTGTCTAGGATCAGAGACTTAGTCACTCCTTCTCCGGGAATGATCTCTACGATCTCCCATGAGAAAGCAAACCACCGAAACGGGATATGTCCATGGATTACACCAGCCAGGGGAGATTGCATTGCCGCCGTTACCAATGGACCAGCAAGACCCCCCTTCTGGAAGCAACAGTGAGTTTCTGACCCGATCGTTGCGATGATAGCTGCATCCTTGGAAAACTCCATAAGTCTGTCGCTCTTGATCAGCTTAGCGTATGTGAACGCTGGACGGACCTTGGATGTAGTAATCCCGACTCGAGAGGCTCCTATGACTCTGATGTGTCTGTCCATCTCCCGGAAATTAGATGCACCTCTCACCTTCTTGTAATTGAGGTACGGCCAAATCCTGAGAAAGTTCTCCTGATTGTACTTCAGAATTCTGTTCAGAAATGACACCACTTCATTAGCATCATCATCGTAATGCATGCGCGGCATTGACGATACGAAGTCATGGAAGCTGTGACCGCGAGAAGCCACCATCCTAATGATCTTCATGAAGCTGTCAAACTTCACAAGTCTCAGTAGGCCGTACAGACGGTCGTTTTGGAAGTACAATTCTTGAGCTGTCGCTGCATCTAATCCAAGGAAAAGAGTGAAGAGCTTGATTGACTTCTTCCGATCAGAACCGACAATAGCTTCTACTGCGTCCATTGCTTTAATAGCAGCACTGCATGCCATACGAGCGTCGATAGGATACCGACGCCTGTACAGTTCGAGGCCAAATTCCCTTTGGTCGTTTGACAGTTCAGCCAACTGTTTCGACCGGGTTCGTATACGGTTGACGTATTTCACTTGGCTAATAACTCCTCTATCTTTCTCCTGTCGTTGACGTGGGTCCCGGAAGGTCCCACTAGACAAGCGATAACCGGAGCCCCGTCTCCTTCGACAGGCCCCTCAGTGATTACGATTAGTTGGCCTCCAGATGGAAACTGGATCAAGGTCATTCCTATCACCGATTTCTCAGCCTCCGGCCACGATTCAATCACACATGCCTGAAGCTTCGGGGCGAGGTCTACAAAGCCCATCGTATAGGACTCTGAATAGACCATCGCCCTATTGATCTCAAGCGACGGAATCAACTTGTACGCTATTCTGCGTACTTTCTCTACGAGGTCCATCGGCGGCATTGTTGTCTCCTTCCAGGTATTTCTTGGGCAGCAACTTCCCGGACTTAAGACAGTCCCAGTAGCGCCGCATGAGTCTGTCGATCTTCTCACTCTCGTCGACCATCGAGGCCCACGAGATATGACCTTTTAGGACGTGCTTCGGTACCGGCTTCCCGGATCTACCGCGAGAATGGTTCCTCTTCGACTTCGGATACGTTACGGGCTTTCCATGAGCAAAGTGTTCCAGCCAGGTTTTGAGTAACCTGTATGTCCTTCGAGTCACGGTCATTTGGTCCAGATGGTTGATCCGAACTCCACACGTAAGCCTTCCGTTGTTACGACAAAGCCTCGTCTTCTCCGGCTTGAGTCTGAATGGCATCCCCATATCTTCGAACACCCAGTCGGCGGTCGCAGCTATGGATCGCATATCCTTTGGTTTCAATTCGAAGTTGGCCGATACAGTTATGTCATCGGCGTAGACTGAGATAGCTATCGAGTGTGCTACCTCATTTCCACCTTCTTCGACAATCGTCTCATACCGCTTCCGAAGGATATTCTCCATATAACGGATACATGGAGCTAGAATGGCGTTGGACAATGCACCAGACACCGGAGAGCCCTGATAGAGACCACCAGTTGTCGAGTTGATGACCATCGGCTTCAAGACCCTGATCTCTTTGGAAGACATGAAACTGTTCCCGCCAGATGGTGTAGCGAACGCTAGATAACGTTTGACATGTGACCAATCACAGTTGTCAAAGAAGCCACGGATGTCCATCTTGACCATCCACTTGTTCATGACATGAGGTTTGGCATTGTCGACGACACTGTTACCTTTAGCGTACGCATACTGAGGGGACTTCCTGGCCCTCTGTTGAGGGTGGTAGGCCTTCGAAAGCGGGAGGTTCATGTGCCTCAAGGCTTCTTTGACATCCGGCTCTGGAGCCCAGATATCCCTGACCTTACTTTCACCGCGCTTGCGGAAGTGTTTGTACATCTGATCGTTGGAGCGAGCATACCGCATTCCTACCAACATACAGTGGATGAATGCAGGCATGTGCAAATCTTTGAGAGATTTCAGGATAAACCCTCTCTCCAACTCGTCGACGGGACGGTAACAACTGATGCGAATCAGATTACTGAAGCCCATCTTTCCGGTAAACAACTCGTCTATCAGAGATCGAGCGTCTTCTGCTATCGGATGGATTCTTGGAACAGCGTTGTGACCAGTCTGGACTTTAGGGAATCTCCCCGGCTCTGAAAAGTGAGTCTTGTTAATGGAGCAGTACTGACTGACAGTACTACCAATGACGACAATGAGACCGTCTCTCTCGACAAACATGGGTCTGCCAAGGACTCCCTGTCGTATTGTCGGATACACTGACATGAGAAAGTCACCGACATCTTGATGGATAAACGGTTCCAGGTCCCACTCATCGAAGTAGAACACTTCCGGCGGAATCAATTTGTCACCAACCATGTTGGATGACGTGATTTCTCGAAGGAGTTCAGTATCGTTCAACAGAGTGCTGTCAATGACGCTTTGAATTCCATCGGTGCCGGGAAAGAGGTCGTTTTGCGCAAACGGCCTGACATGCCCGACTTTCGTTATGATCGTTTCGTTATTGAAGTATAGTACTTTCATCTTTTATCTCCTGGTTCAGGGCGAGTCGCCCAAATTGATACGTTTTTGTCTTCCTTACTAATGACTGGGGGAGACTTCCTGGATCGGCCTTTGGAGTTTCAAAACCCGAGGCGGATCCAGGAAGTTACCGGAGCATTCTAGGCTGTCCTGTGTTCTGTCCCGCGAATCACGGGTTCGTACTAAGGAATGTATGTCCTCTCACTAGAGAAACGATGAGATCTTAGGTTCCTTATTTCAATCTTTAAAGATGTGATAATGAACTTAAGACATCGAACGAAGATGAGGACTCTAAATAGTCCTCTCCCGCGAGACGCGGGATCACTCTGAGAGGGAAAGACCAGGTCAGGACCCCGTACTAATCATATTGCATTCATCGAGTGAATCCTGACCTTGATTTCAAGATTCAAGAATTCTCTCGAGGTATTCAAGACGTTCCGGTGAAGCGGCGACGGGACTGGTGCAGACTCCGAGGATTCGTCTTGCGACTTTGGAGCACGCGAGCTCTCGTGGTCTAGTCCAGTGAGGAGAAGCTGCCGACGGATCTGGGTTGTCTTGACTCGGGAAGCCCGAGTCTAACGCTACAGGGTTATCCCAACCTGGTCTAAACCATAATGCCTTCAGGGTCCATCCCCGTTGGGCCAACTTCATGGCATGCATCATCCTTCCTCTGTCCGAGTTGAACAAGAGGTCAGACCTATGATGAAGAGGAGGCATTCTCGCCACCTTGTTCTGGATCTCGTCTCTGAGATGATTTAAGGAGTTGAAGAGCTTTTTATCATAGTGAAAAGCCCCCTTGTGAACGTACAATCTCTCATGAGCGAATGTACTGGCGAAGATAAGGTCTTCAGCAACTAGACCTTCATGAATCTTGATTTCCATGAGATGTACGGTCTTATTTCCTATGAAGTCGTACTTAGCTTCGAAGGTCTCTCCATGAAGTTTCGCATCTCTAACGTTGCTACATGTGATACCGAGCTTATCCCAGTTGCGATTGATGCCGTCTCCGTGAATCTTCAGAATGTCCATCTCGGACAGCCCCTCTATCTCCCCGAAGTTCCTCATCAACAAGTGTCTAGCGAAGCTGCCAAATACGAAGATACTTTCATCTTCATCCATCATTCCCATCAGGTTCATGTTACTCGGGCTTAGTCCGAAGAACGCAACCTTCTGTATGTCAGTCGGGTGTATCGGTACCCTCATAAACGATTCTCCTTTGAAAATTAGTTCCGCATAAAAGGCCTGAAGTAGTAGGGGGCCAGGCAGCCACGGTCTTGGGGCTGCCGGGCCCTCATCTGCAAAGGCATGATCACGCGCGCTTCCTCGCGCGCTAAACCCGGGAGACCCGGGACTTTGGCTGCGGAGAACTATATTCTCTATTTCTTCAAATTCCTCGTTGCTCTTTCGTTTCTCTTTCTTCTACAGCTGTCACAAAGGGCTTGTTCCTCACAACACAAAGCCTCGTGTCTGCTATGATATACAGTACACGCACAGTCAGGACATGTTCCCCTCTGTGCACCAGAAAACGGTTTCGTTGTTCCCATTACTTCTCCTTGTTTACATTTACACTCACACCGAAAGCCATTCTCTCCGGGCAGTGGGACAAATCCCACATGAGGGATTTGCGTAGCCCGGAGAAAGGCGATGGTTCTGCGCTCTCTTTGGAGCGCAACCCAGGAGTCCTGGGATCGCGTCTGTGAGTTAATATGAGTGAGAAAGCCACACCATGTAACGTCGTTTTGGGAGGGACTGTTTTCACAACTTGTAGTGAAAATTGATCCCCCCAAAACTAGACGGGCATTTACCCTATGAAAGAGCAGACCCAAGAGACCTGGGAGCACTTTGCTGTGACCGTGAAAAACGTTCCAGTACAAACACGAACCCTGAATACAGCTTTCTCGCTGCCGCGCTCGGAGGGCACGAGAAAGCGGACATGCGCGGGGAAGTCATTCGGACTTACCACTACCGTTACCCAGGAGACCTGGGTCAGTAACTACTGGAATTCTCAGTATCTAATGTTGAATGTACTTCCGTCGTTGGAACATAAAAGACTGTAAAGTCTGTGTATTTACGACGGAATGTGCAGTCGGCAAGCTATCTTACTGACTTTCGGACCCGGGAAACCCGGGTGGTGGCTACTGAGTTGGTATAGCGCACCGTCGGGTACTGTCTAGCGCTGGGGCCGCGGGAAAGTGTGTCTTACACATCTGACCCGCGGCTGGGCGAGAGGCAGTGTTAAAGCACTCCTCCTTGAGAGCACTGACCCGGGAGACCCGGGAGTTGACTACGCTAACGTATCAAACGTACTTAGCGCTGAACAGCTCGACATTCTTCCGATCGAAGATGATTGTGTCGAGATCTTGAACAGCTGCACCGATGACATTGGCTTTCTCTTTGTCCTGAATCATGTTCCGAATGCGAATCATAGCCTGCTTCTGAACCCAGAGCATCATGTCAACCTGCCGACCGGCTTTCTTGACGGTGTTCCTGTAGACCTCAGTCCGGAACGTATTCAGGCTTTTCTTGGCCGACCTCGGAGTCATCCCAATGAAAGCCCTGACAAGTACGGACTCGATGTACTGAGGCTGTCCATCCTCAGAGTTGCGGAGTAACGGCCCGTTGAATTCTTCCCAGAACGAGATCCTCTCGGAGATGTCAATGTAGTTTTTCTCCGTGATCTCATAGAAGCCGCACGTCAGACCCATCATGAACATGACTTGCGCTTGTGCCGTCATACTTCCGTCCTCGGTGTAACAGAGCTTATCGGGAACCTCCCCCTGAAACTCTTTCCGAAACATGGCTGGATCTATTCCGAAGAACGGGATTCCAACCTTCTTTGCTGTGGATTTTTCTTCGCTCATCCTGACTCCTTTTCTTGTTTCACTCTGATCTTTTCTAGCTTCTCGCCGAACAGATCTGTTCCTGAGAGCGTCTTTCCGGCGATCCAATACTGGCCCTCCAGACATGCACGACCTACGAGAAAATTCACATTCAGGCCTTTCCCTGCCATCATTCGACTCAAGTGAGGTATGTAGGTAGGTTTGTGCCTGAAATTGTTGGTGAGCATGTCTTCTCTGATGGTGAGCGTATGTGCGGGCAACTCACCTTCTAGATAGAACCTAGCGAGGGATAGATACCAACTGGGATCCTTGTCTGGGTCGAACACGATAGCAACCCGCTTCTGGACTCCGTAACCGAGATCGTGTAATGCCGTTCTGGCATCTGTCTGACACGAGTCTACGCTGAAACACCATTGGTGTACCAGCTCTCTCGGATACCTCACTGCCTCCCGGTACTCTCGAGTAATGACTGTAGTCAGAAATCCCAGATCGAACAGTACATCCAGGATACTTACGAATACCTGTCCGTTCTTGTTCGGTTCATACAACGGATCTCCGCCACCAGAAAGCGTAACTCGGTATCCGTCGAACTCTTTAAGAAACGATGTCATTTCTCCTGGAGTAGGAATAGATAAGCTACGACCCATTGCATGCGTGCGCCAGCCGCAATAGTCACAAGCGAATCTACATCCATGTTTACCTTCCTCGTAGTTGAGCAGTATGCTCCTATTAGCGTTTCTACTCGTTCTTCCTTTCTTCAGAGATTGGATATGTCTCTTTACAGTTCTGGTAGAACCGATCCTTTCGAGAGATTCTGCATCTCTCGTCATCCATTGAATTGTCTTTTCCAACATGTTCACCTCCGATCGTACAATAAACACTCTACGATGTGGGCCGCCTAAGATCAAGCAATCTGAGATAAGGCTGCCCCGACAGTATATGATGGTTAGTCACCTTCCATATACTTCTTTCCTGGGAGACCCAGGACTTTAGCTACGATCGTCTAATATGAGAATGAACTCCTACCTGAGCGGTTGTATCGGCAAAGCCGATGATCAGAGTTGAAGTGCTTTAGCCACAGCTCTGATCTATTCCTCAACCGCTGTTAGACTCTTTCATAAGAGCACACCAGTGAGACACTGGATTACACTAGGAGTTTATAGACCTCACTTCGAACGTACCATCCAGCAGGCGTCGTCATTCACGGCTTTAGTCTGAAAGGACGACACCAGCAGTAGGTCGTAATTTCTACGTTCCACTGATTAACCCACGAAACGTGGGTCTATTCTGAGATCTTGATTGATGTTCCCGCATCGCGGAGATCATAGTTGGGGCCTGCTCATTTCGAAGTAGATGACTACGTAGAAATCAGCAGGCTTACATGCGATCTTTTTGGAGTTGAATGCTCTTTAACCCAGGAATCCCGGGTCTTGGTTGCGGGAAAAATGAACGAGAAAAGTAACCCCGAACCCCAAAATGGGGTCCGGAATAACCATGTGATAACCAGAACTAGGTGAGACTTCGGATCCGGCCTTACGAGGTCGGATAGCCGGTTCCGGGAAGCTGTGAGTCCTGCAGGGAACCTGCAGGCGGTCCAGAGACCTTGGAGAGGCCTGGCCCTTCTAGGGCCGCCTCGGAGAGGTCGGAGGGCGCAGCTAAACGGATCAAACCGGCAACCGATGACGGTTCAAAGAGTCTGGCGGCGGAGTGCCAGGCGGGTGAAGCCCGCCGGGCGGCGCAGTGCCAGACGCTCTGAGACCTTTACAACCTGAGAAACTCAGACCCGATGGCTTCGGGGTATCTTGAAAAAGCCTACCGTCGAGAGTTCTCCCGAGGGCGGGCTTCATTCACTGTCAATGCACGACCGTCCATGGACGTACCGTTCAGAGCTTCAATAGCTCCTCGGGCTTCGTTGTCGCTGCCCATCTCTACGAAGCCGAAGCCTCGTGACCGATCAGTATCCCGATCGATAATCACCTTGGCGCTTTGGACACGTCCGTGCTCTTCGAACAGGTTCTTCAGGTCTTCGTCAGTCGTAGACCATGGCAAATTTCCAACATACACATTCATCTCTGATTTTTCCTCTTTCTGTTTTCGATTCTCGATCCCACACTTTTCTTTTCTCGGAGATCCGAGGTAAAGCTACCTGTGAATGGTTGCGAACCCCGGGTCTCCGTTGAAAAGGACTTCAGTCCCTCTCATACGGAAGACCCGCGAAACACGGGCTACGACTAGGACCGGCCTATGGTGACTCTGTCAGGTGTGGGCCGTCAAGCGTCCCACTTATCATCCCTGTGGCCAAGGGCACCTTTGGAGTCACACTCATGCCACTAGAATCAGTAGTAGTAGCCGTAGTCTTCGCCGTACTCGTGTACCGGGTGGACAGCGATATGAACGACAACCTTGCCGTCCACGATATCAGAAGGCTGGATGCCCCGGACTATCGCACTCCAGGCGACATCAACTTCTTTAGGGATACCTCCTTCGATCTTGGAATCCGGAATCCCGGATTTTCCGCCGTCCAATATATCGTTGATCCACTCCAACGAGGGAATCTTGAAACGGAGCGCATCCTTGATAAGGACCGGACGGAATGAAGGAACCAGCGATTCACTGCCTGACGGTTCAGTGTCCATCCATTCTTCGTCATCAGGATCCTCAAAGATATCCTCTTCTACAAGAGAACTCTCTGGGATTTCGACCCGGAACACCTGAAAGTCGCCAGATACAGCCGGAGGTGCATTTCCATCTTCATCGTTCAGAGGAAGTTCGGACGGTACTTCACCTCTGACAACTGGGACTATTCCGTCTCCCACTTCAGGATCAGGGGGCTCGTGGGGCGTTCTGGAATCCCTGATGATATCTGCCAACGACCCATCATTGATGATCACGAATCCATCTTTCTCAAGGACGGCCTGGACTTCTTCCTGAATCTCCGCCATGAACGTCATGGCTTGAGGTCCTTGGCTCCACATGAGATCTCCAGTGACTCCTTCGAGAACAGTCACCCGTTCGAAGTCCCTGCGGATCGTGCTTGGTGTGGGGTTGTGATTCGTATCACCTTTATACTTCTCTTCAAACGGTTCGGAGATACCGACGTAATTGCACATCTGGATGACGTCAGGATCGTCCTTCTGAAAGACGACCTCGACCTTGAAGACTCTCACACCATCCCGATTGATCATGGTCTGAACTTTCCCGTCCGTTCTGACCTTCGCCAGGAACTTGTACGGAAGGATATTGAGCAAGCTCCACATCGGGTCATAGGTTCCATGAGACATGCTGTCTGCGCACGCATTTTGCGCCACCACAAAGGAGGCCATCCATGTGTCATCGTGCAGGAAATGGTTTCCCATCGGATGGAGATGTTTGTCGTCGCTGAACTCTTTGAGAATCAGATCATTACAGAACTGACATCTCGCGTTCATGAGGTTGGTCCCAGGGATCTTGGGGCCTGGAGGAAGTCTGAGAGTCTCTTTCAGGCTTCGATCGATGGGGATAACCCCACTTATGACTTCAATCTGCATCTTCTTCTTCCTTCTTTTCTTCCTTCTCGCTGCGGATCTGTTTCAAAATAGAATCCGCGTTTTCTGCGATTAGGTCATTTACGGTTGTCTCAAGCCTATCATCGGCATGAATGAAATGCTCCGAGCTTGAGAGTCTCTTCCCAATCTCAATGCACTCTTTCTCGGTCGGATCAGGCTCAACGTTGCCGAAGAGCTGGTCCATGATGTCGGAGGGAGACTTACTGACCGAGATGAAATCGGAATTGAACTTCCGACTGTAGAGAGCCTCTTCAATCCGTTGCTTGATAACTGAGACCAGCCCGGATGATAGCTCACGAGGATCAGTAATCTTCTTTCCAAGTGTCGTCTCATCAAAGTCACTCACGTCACCGACGAACTGATTGAATCCCTGGATTGAACTAGGATTGAACGACATAGCAAAGGCTTGTTCTTCGATGAACACTATGAAGCGATCGAAGGTCCCAGGCCCTGCGTCGTACACCTTGCAGTATTTGAACAGTTTGATGACAGTGTGAGTCTCGTCCATCCTGTAGGCCAGATTTGAGAACGCTTCTGTATCAAGCTCTGGCATAAGCCGGTTGATCGTCTCGAGGGCATTTGAACTCTCAGCCTTGGATCTGGCTTCTTTGTCTCCAAGGACGATAGAGTACTTGTGTCCATTAGCTTCGACATGGAACATACCACCTTTATCTGTGGCATTGAGACCTAGACCTTCGATTTGGTCCAGAAAGTTCCTGATCGTTTCGTCGTCAGTTGATATTCTGACGAAGATCTCCAGCTCCAGGTCCTGTCCAACCTCCAGAATGTGGTAGGCCCTCCTTCCACACAGTTTCACAACGATATCGACGATCAACGAGATCTTGTATATGGCCTCTCTCGTCAACTGAATCCTTCCTTCCACTTGGAAGTTCGGGACTTTTCTATTCTTTTCTTTGGGCTTTTTCGGCTTCTTGGTCTCAGGTATGTCACGCTCTCCTTGTTAGACGTTACTTTGATAAGCAATCACCTAATATATGTCGTTATCAGAAGTTATCGTTGCTTACGCAAAGGACATCTTCATCCGTTTGACAACTTCCAGAGGCTTACTGATCAGGCATGTGAAGCTTCCACTCTGGTAGAAGTATACCTTCTTTCCGTCTGAATTCCAAGTACCGTCATCATTGAGTCTCTGAGCTTCAATCCTCCAACCATCTGGATAGATGTCATGGGGACCATGGCCTTGACCACCGCCTTCCATTGCTGCCCCGACTACCACAAACTGACCTTCTTTCAGTTCAGTAGTTTCTCCAAATGATGGCTCCCTGTCAGATAAGCTCCAGACGTTGTTTCCTTCCTTTTCCTTGAATAGCCCTTTAGCAACGAAAACGTCGCCAATTCGAAGTAGAGATTTTTTCATAGATATGACTCTCTTACGGTTAGCTGATGCTGATAATGTCCGGTTTTGTTGCTCTGACAAAGATCACTTTGCTGACGAGGATCTCAGGGTTCTCATCATCTTCGAGGATCTCACTCAAACCCCGTTCTTCAATGAAGGCTTCCTTGAAGAGATCGATAGCGTGATCATTGTCTCTGGAAGCGAAAACTTTGAAAGTCTAAAGGTCGTCGCACGCAATCTTACCTACTACGACTCTCCAACCGAATTTCCTCGGTCCCTTGGAGTCCATAACGTGTGTCAGGGTATAGCAGTTACGCCATGCCCCTCCGCAATTCATACAGCCTACGTTTTGAGTAGCTGTCCCAGAGTCAATTTCGACATCATCACCCTCAACATTGATTCCACTGTCGTCACAGAACAGACAAGAGGTACCACCGTTTTCCAAGTATTGAAGCTGGCGTTCTTCAGTAGCTTCACTATCCTTGGAAAGAGGAAGACCTTCGACAAGTCCCATGGATTTTAGAAATTCGAACTGAGATTCCAATCCCTCGTTGTTGATGTCAGTAGCTTCCCTGCCTTTGACATCATGGACAAGAGCGTCAATCTCATCCACTGACATGTTCAGGAATGCATCTTTCGTATAGGTTGGCATGGTCTTTCTTTAGTCCTTTTTGGATAATTTCCGGCGCCACTTCATGATGAGCTCCAAGGCAACTTCCTTGCTAACCATGAAAGCTACTGTCTTTCTTCCGTCTTCCTGCATCTTCAGTTTCAGCTGTTCTTTCATCTTCCTTCTTTCTCGATCCTAGTTAAAGGATCGTTACTTCGGATTCACTACATCAGTGTGCATCCGATGAATCTCTTCAGGTTTCACTCCGAGCGCATGTGCGTCCATCGCGATCTCTTTATTTCGAAGAGAATAGAATGCAGCATCCGTTCCGGGATGAGAGACCTTCTTGGTCTTATCGTGCCTTCCGTCGTACAGCTTCGACCCTCCTTCCAAAAGGAGTTTTACCGCCCGATTCGCTGACTTACAAGCATTCTCTCGTTTTTTACACTCCTCCTCTCTAAGCCCAGCCGAACATAGCTCGTCGGCTTCTCTGTTTTGTTCAGCTGCCTCTGCCAGAAGATCCAAGGCTTTAACAGAATGAGTGATAAGCTCCATATGTCTGACACGGGTAATCTCTTTCTCGATGGTGAACCTGAAGGATCCTGTCTGATGGAACTTGAAAGACTTCCCGCTCATATTCGGCAGTCCGTCCTTCCTGATACGTCTGGCTATGACCTCAGAAGCTCCAGGCCAGTGATCACCGTAAGAATCATTCTCCGATGGCAACTTCTTTGTGTCGATAACGATGAGGAGAGTTTCTTCCTCGATCAAGACGCCTTCAACAGACTCTCTGGTTTCTCCGAGGTACTTTCCATCATTGGAATTGTCCACGAATAGACCTTTGGCGTCAAAGACGTCACCTGTGATTAGTAGCTTCTTCAGTGCCATCTTCTTTCTCCTTCTTCGTTCTGTCTAAGAAAACTTTTTGCACCTTGAGTGATTCATCAAATATGCTTCCCGTTGTTGCTGCAACAAAAACCACTCTTCCGTCCGTGTCAAAACGTTCATATACACACTTTGCGTTCCGAAAATCCCAGAACAAGCTGAAGAAACAGTGTAAATTACAGACAGCGACAGCTCGGGAAGCCTTCCAGTCTATCTTTTGTAGTGTCATAGCTTCGCCCAGAATTGACCAATGACTCTTCTACCACCTTCATCAGAGCTTCTCTTGTTGTCGCTCATGATTCTTATCCCTGAGACCCCGATTGGACCTTTGAGAAGTACCATTACTATTGCTCTCTGACATTCACCCGGAAGGATGATCCTTCCAGCTTCCTCGAATGAAATAACCTCGAGTTCTTTGTCAGTCCTCGGACTCTCAATCGAAGTGATCCCAGGCCAAACCTTTCTTAGTTCGGCAAAGATCTGCCCTCTCATACACCTTCCAGTGTCAGGAGAGATGAAAACGTGAACTCTCATGATCTGTCTCCCACCATTAGGGTCCCCGATCCCCCATATAGGGACCGGGGTTACCCCGTATAAACCTCCTTTTTAGGGAGTATTGTTGTTCGACTACGATCTCCCTCATGGATGATCGTTATCTCTTTTCCGAGGTTGTGGAACTCTTGGAACTAGGTCCTCGACCTTGTTTTCGAGATAGTCCTGTTTCTCAAGCCAACCTTTCATCTTCTTTTTTCTTTTTCTGAGTGCAAGTTTGGCACTGTTGAGCTCGAGCTTGGCGCAGGCTTTGATTCCCTTGAGGGCCTCTATGACCTTCGTTTCATCATCAAGTCCCATTCGGAAGCTCTTGATCTTGAGAACAGCATTTTCGCACTCCAGAACAAGATCCTTCGATCTTTCAACCCGACGCTTGACTTTAGGCCAGGAATTATCAAGTCTATCGATCTTTTTTTCAAGATTATCCAGAGTCTTTTGGGCTTTCTTAAGCTTGCTCATGAATTATCATTATCCTTTCTGTGAGGTTGTGGAGCCGTTAGATCTAAACTCCAGACCTCAGACTACTCAGCGATGATTCTGTTGACACTCTCGACACGGTCTCCATCGCCGAGATTGATCATACGAAAACCATAAGCAGGTCTCCTCAAGATCCTGACATCACCCACTTTGACCCGGATGAGCTTGGACGACGAGACTACGATAGCCTCATCTTCCTCCTGCACGATTGCCGCACCAGCAAGGAAGGTCTTCTTGCCTTTGAACTTCACAGCAATAACACCACTGGTATTGCGGTGAGTTACTGGGAAGTCCTCGAGTTCAACCCTCTTACCTTGGCCATCGTCGGATACCAGTAAGAGACTTCCCTCCAGGCTGGTAAGCACGTCAGCAGTGACTACATCCATATCGCGACTGACGGACTTGTTGCCCATTGTGTCACGTTTCAGGACTGGGACCTCTTCCATACCGAAATGTACCGCTTTACCGACCGTCGTAGTGACGATCAGGTTAGCATCCTGTTCACTGTCAAGCAGCTTACAGGTCACAACATGGTCTCCGTCACGGAGCTTACACGTCAGCAGACCACCTTGGCGTTTGCAGGAGCTATACTCCGACAATGGAGTGCGCTTGCAGTACCCCTTCTTTGTCACAACCAGAATCTGGTACCTACCATCGTACTCCTTGACGGGGAACGAAGCAGTGACAGTCTCTCCCTTGGCAGCCACGATCAGCGTGTTGATGTGGGTACCCTGCTTGTCTAGCGGGGCTTCCGGCACCTTATACGCCTTGATCACATGGATTTTACCAAAACTTGTGACGAAGAAGATGTCATCATGCGTCGAACAGGAGATAACCTCAGCGATGAAGTCATTCTTCCCAACGCCGATCTTACGACCCTTGCCACCGCGCTTTTGAGCATTGGCCTGAAGGTCCGGAGGAACTCTCTTGATATACCCACCACGACTGCGATAGATAGTCACTCTTTCCTCCTCGACCATGTCATCGTCTGATAGTGAGTCAGCCTTCCACGCGGATAGCACCTCTGTCTTTCTAGGACATCCGTGTTTCTTGATGACTCCTTCCAACTCGACGATGATGTCATTGTCGATCACCTTGATACTCTTCAGGCGTTTGTCATGGAAAGCCAACGTCTCCTGTTGGTCCTCGAGTTCCTTCTCTGACTTCAGTACCTCATCCTTACTGAAACGATATACCTTCATCTCCAGCACGTACTGAGCTTGTTCGTCGTCGATCTTGAACGCCTTCCTCAGTTTCTTACATGCCTGAACCCGAGTGCTTGAATCTTTGATCAACTGTATTGCCAACTCCGGATCAGAGCAGACAATAATGATGCCTTCCAAGAGATGAATACGCCTCCGAGCCTTGTCAGCCAGGAAAGTATGCTTCTGCATGAGCGTGTCTCTGCGGAACAGGTGCCACTGCTCAACGGCTTGTCTGAAGCTGAGCTCAACAGGTCTACCATCGAGGATACAGGTATAGCTAATCTTCAGCGTCTCCTGCAACCGGGTATGCTTCAGTAGCTTCATCATGATAACGTCAGGGTTCTCACCACGACGAACACGGATCTTGATCTTGACGCCTTTACTGTCACTCAGATCCTTGACATCTGCTACCTCCGGCACCATAGGTGGTTTACCTCCATTACCGTCATCCCTTTTCTTCCGGGCATCGGCAATGGAGTCGATGATAGATGTCTTGGATACGAGGTACGGAAGTTCCGTCACGATAATGTCGGACTCTGTAGTCTCATACCGAGCACGAACCTTTGTAAGACCCTTCCCAGTCCTGATGGCATTGACGAGTCCTTCTCTCTCGATGATTACTCCCCCAGTCGGGAAGTCCGGACCCTTAACGATCTCGAGGATGTCCTCGTCTGATGTTTCAGGGTTTTCGATCAGAGCAATTGTCGCTGTCAAGCACTCTTCCAGATTGTAGGGGAGTGCATTTGTCACGAACCCGACAGCAATCCCTATGTTGCTTCCGAGAAGTAGATACGGAACACTGGCAGGTAGAACTTCAGGCTCCTCTGTAGAGCCGTCGTAGTTCGAGGTCATCGGAACACAGTTGTACGGCATGTCACTGATGAGATACTCAGCCATCTGTCCCAGGCGGGCCTCAGTATAACGCATTGCCGCAAATGAATGCGGATCGTTAATTGATCCTGAGTTACCTTGAATCTCAACCAACGGATGTTGGTGGACGAATTCTTGTCCCATTCTCACCAAGGCAGCATACGTGGCCATGTCCCCATGGGGATGATAATGACCGAGCGTATGTCCGACCACCAAGGCGCACTTCCGCGTGGATTTACCAGGGGTAAGTCCTAGCTCTCTCATGGAGTAGATGGCCCGTCTGTTACCCGGCTTCAGCCCGTCACGGGCGTCCGGGAGTGCGCGACCCCGGATCACAGAAACTGAGTAATCCAAGTACCGTTGTGCCATCACCTCTTCAATAGGTTCTGGTGTGATTCGTTCTGGCATGTCTTTCCTCTCTGTTTATCTGACAACTTCTTCGTTCATGAACTTGAGAACCTCCTCGGCCTTGCCATGTTCGCTAAAGGAGATTGTCACTCTGGTTCTACGAGTGTAGATCCTGAGTTCCTTCTCGATGACAAACATGGGGTCTCCCATCTTCTTATGCAACAGGACTTGGTTCGGATGTTCAGTGTGGATGATGTCGTCATCAATCGTTCCCTCCACGTCATCATCCTCGATCTCTATCTGGGATGGAAACGACACTGTCCTCAGGATATCTATCCTGATATCGTCTATCCTGAGATCTGTCTTTGATTTACTGAGTATCATTAGCTCACCACCTTATGACTCTTGAGCCTCTAAAGATTTTCATCGACCAACTGTTGAAGTAGGTCGTTATCCGGGTCTTCGTCATCAGTTCCGTTGAGAGCATCGATCATCTGATCCATCTCTTCAGGGTACTGTTCCTCGTCCACATCAATCTCGATGATTAACCTTCTCATCGTTACCTCCAAGATTTCGACTAGACTTACATAGAACCACCCCCTATAGTCCCCCTCCGGGGCTAATTGATTGTTAGCCACGGAGGGGTATAGGGTTTTTCTGTCAAAGCGTAATATAGGTTTGAACAGAATAGCAGCAGAGAGCCGTTAGTCCTTGATGTACTCTCTATCACCCTCATCTTCGAGGATAAACCGCTTGAAGGCGCTCTCTTTCATCAGTTTCACCCGATCAATCACCATCATTACGAGGTTACAAACGTCAGCTCCTTCCTTCTGAAGGTTCTCGAATGCCTCCTCTGCATCGACATCTTCTCCTTCGATCAGGTTATCGAATGACGCCTTAGAGAACTCGGCGACTTCTTTCTGCATGTGAGTAACCAAGTGGTTGATCCGACAGGAGAGCCAGTTGTCCTCGCCCTCATTCTGGTCTGGATAGCGCTCGATCCTCTCATTCAACTTATCTTGCATCCTCTGGGCCATCAACAACACCGAAGGGTGCAACTGCATCACCAGGTTGTCGGTATCCTCGCCCATGTGTACGGTCACTGGTAGTCTTTTGTCTGTGCTCATCGGTTTTTCTCCGCGTGTGAATTAACGCTTTAGCCTTTGTGGCTTACCGATGAGATGTTATGATTTTGCGAATGGGATTTCGCGATGAAAAAAGGAGAAGGTGGGGACCGAAGTCCCCACTTTCATTACGTATGCAGAACCTTATTTATCAGCCTCCTGGCCCATTTGCTCGCCCCTTTCCTTTCTCCAGGGCGAGACAGTGCCCACACTAGATAGAAGGAAACGACAACTAAAATGAGCGGAAGACTCAACAGAGCCTTGAATAACACGATGGTTAGTTGAAACGGAAAGGCCACTATGACGAGAATAGGATCGTCTCTTTCAGATCTAGTTCTCATCCGCTGTTCTCTTTCGATCTGGTATACTCCATTTCTACATCAGAGAGAAAGGAGGCAGCATCAAATCCTCTGTCGTTGATATACATTGAGGAGACCTCCTTTGTACATAACACTACGTCAGAGTGCTTAGGGTTACACTGGAACGAGAACCCATCCTTGTAACCCCTGATGAAGTCCAGCTCTGTCCTCTCAAGCTTCAGGTCTCTGTTCACGACCAATTCAAAGCAGACTGGGATAAACCCGTACTTTTCCATGGCATAATAAAGGAGTTCCGAAGTCCACCCGTGCAGATACTCCATGGAGTTCTCAAGTTCTGACTCACCCCAGACGAGCAAATCCTTGAGTTCCGGTGATAGTGTGTAGTAGTCTGTGGGCATCCACGACATCACTTTGTAGGCCTGTGGATCGACCTCCTTAGCTTTCATCAGGGCTTCAATCACTCCCCTGATCCTACCAAGACCCCCGGATACCATCCCAGTATCGACCAGAGCGAAGTAATCGTCGTTTGCGTCCGACCAGAAGTTGTTACTAGCCCTGGTTGCGAGTAGTATCTTCACGGTTGTTATCTCCCTAGATGTACGGCAAGCCGTCGTTCTCCGTCATCGTAGATATTTTCTTACACATTCTTACGGTTGTCTCATTCTGGAGGTCCGTCTCACGGGGTGTGAGCATAGCCCACCTACGGATACACCGTAGGAAAAGCCTGAACACACATTGCTGAAGGCACCTGTCATCCCTGACAATCAGGTCGGCCACCTCGTCCAGTGGGCTGTTGCTGGGGAGGTTGTTGACGAACTTCGACAAGATACTGGCCACGACCTCTGGCCTGTCCCTGATATCGCCTTTGTACCTCTCTTGTCTGAGCCACTGGTTCGCCAAGTCCTCCCGGCCGTACTTAGTGGTAGAACTGAAGAACACTGGGATAATTCGACCTTCATGAACCGGCTGTCCGAAGGCCATCTCGGTGACGAAACTCTCAACGTCAGCTACCACAAGGGAGCCACCGTATCCGAAGACACACCAGTCTCCAGGGACCTTCACAACTGGGTTCTTACAGTCGGATTCATGTCTTTTCAGAGCCTCATCAGTGGCTTTCTTATAATTATCATAAGGCATTTAGTCTGATTCCTTTCAGGGTTACGAGTGTAAGTGCTAGGCGGGTGAAGCCCGCCGACACCCTAATATGTGTTTACATGACGAAGGCCTGTCTTACCTCCATCCATTTCCTTGACATGTTCCAGAACATCAAAGAGCTCAGCCGGGTTAACGCCCCCAGCATGGTACACACGATGATTGAACATGATTGTTGCCAATCTGGCATGACGAAGACGAATACCAGGCCAATCTCCAAGCTCTAGATTGACAAACTTCCCGTTTGAGAATCCATTCCAATAGAATGCTCTACGACCTTTGGGCCAGACTCTGAGGAACAACCTCGGTTGCTTCTCATCTTGTACCACCATGGTATTCCCTTTTCTCCTTTCTATGTAGCAACTACTGAGATACTTCACTGTCAAATGCTTCTTCACGAATTGGAGTGTCGCAGGCTTATCTCCCGGAGCATATTCCATTTCAGTGGGAGCATCGTCGTCTTCGAGATCCCAGTCCCAAGGATCGAACCTTTCTCTGTCTTCCAGACCGTCCCTGACCCATGCGCATGTAGTACAGGATTCGCCTGGATGGAGGTGAGATATCTCACATGCAGAACAGTCCAAAGCTCCGTCACCGCTTCCAATGTTGTAGCAGTCTGGACAGACTATGCAGATGTTCTTTGAATCCAAGATCTCATCATTTCTTGGAAACTGATCACCACAAGAGCTGCAGACGGCATAAGACTTCAATCCTCCAAGACTCTCGACTTCAGCAGGCTTGACATGAATCGGCTCAGGATCGTAGGAACGTAGATAACCCTCTACATAAATCCTGACTCGTTCTTTCTCATCAAACTCTTTCTTTGCTACTTTTTGTTTTTCAAACTCCTTCAGAAAATGATCTCGGTTCTTTTCTGAAAGATTACTGAGACAATCGTCCTTAACCTTTTCCTTCAGTTTTCTTAAGAACTTTGTATGGTTCTTTTCCCTCTTCCTCTTTTCTCTCTCAACTGCCTTCTTTCGGTCTAAGATCCTGAATTCCTTTTTAACAGAGGCGACCATCGGTCCTACCTCTATTTTCAGGAGTTTGACAACATCAGTTACATTTGGAACCAAATGATGCCACTTTTCTTCATTCTCTATAAGACCGAAGATTTCCTGAAGGACTGGATCCAAAATTATCTCTAGACTTTCCTTCCAAAATGGAGAAACTTCTGGATGTCCAGTACACCGGTTATTGTTGAGTGCCTTGTAGACTCTTATTCTAACTCGCCCTATCTTCTTAGAGGCAAGTGTCCTGAGAGCTATACACGAAGTCCTTGGAGCATACTTCCTAGGAAGAGGATTTGAACAAGTCTCACTTTTCAACTTGTCATCTTTCTCCTTCTGAAGCTTCTTTTCCTCCTTCTGAAGTTTCTTTTCCTCTTTCCTTTCTTCCCTCCTTTTCTTTCCAATCGTTTCTGTTACGAGATTTCGAAGTTTGTAGACGATAGACATCATATCAGGGAAAGTATAAAATCCAATGAGAGGACTATACCCATAGGAGATCCTATTTTCACCGGATTGTCTATCCAGTTCAAGAGCATCTTCCATTCCGGCCGTCCAGATTTCAAGAGCTTCGTCGCTCAACAGCTCAGGTCTGTTCTTTATCCCTTTCTTCATGATACGGATAATGCTCTGTCGTCTAGACTCAATCTTCTCGTCTAGCTTCCCCCTCCAGATTAAAGCCCTCTTCACCTCAGCTTCATTCTTGAGAATCCTCTTCTTTTCTGCAGCTTTCTTTTCAGCCTCTATTTTAAGCCTAGCTGCTTCCTTTTTTTCTTTACCTCGACGTAGGTTATTCTTCCGTCTTTTCTCAGACTCAATCTCTTTTTTCTTGCGGTAGAACTCGTAAAACTTGACTTCCTCGATCTTTTTCTTTTCAGAAGCCTTCGCTCTCTCAACAAGGATTTCTGCCCTCTCATCCTCGATATCTCGAATCAAGACTGATCCTATTTTGAGATTTTCGAGGATTATGACGACCTGGTCTAAGAGTCTCAGATCCAACCTGTCTCTTGTTGTAGCTTTGTACCACTTAGAGAGGTCTTTAAGTTTGGAAGATGCTGAGACTACTTCCACTAACCTAGAGGTATTGTGAAGTCCACTACCGATAACGACATCAGTAGCTTGTCTGAGAATGATCCCAGAAGCCGTAGATTCATCCAGAGAATCTCGGAGCTCTTCCATATCTTCTGCGACATTGATCCGCAAGTCAGCTATCTTGAAGTGTCTAGAAAATTTGTAACCTTTCTTCATCAACTCAGCTTTGAGTTTCCGGTCTCCTTCGATCCTCTTTCTCTGTTCCTCGCTCGACCACTTGAAGTTTATCTTCTTACGCTGTTTCCCACCCATCACATTTTCTCCCTATATTCTCCGGTGACGGGTTTCAATCCATCGCCTTTAGTCTTTGGACCTCTTGACCCCAGCTTCTTCGTCAGTAATCCACTTCTGCATTTCGACGTAGGCACCGTCATCATCCGAGATGGACACTGAAGCATTCGGGTCGACCTCTAGTGTCCCGCCATGAGAGTAATGCTTCTTCGCAGCCTCTCGGTACTTGTCTTTGTCGTGGTTGACGTAGCTGAGACAGAAATCCTCAACAGGAGCCCAATGATCACATGAACCACAGCGACAATCACTGCGTCCATCCCACTCGACATCCTCATGCCCTTCGGTCCCATTATCATGGACCTCGAAGAGCGACTTACTCCGTATGTAGAAATGCTCCGTGTACTCACAGTTCGGACACACGAATCCTTCCAGACAGTTGTTATTTTTACTCATGTAGTGACCTCTCTTCTTTCAATCGCTTTTTGCTTTTTCCTCTGGCAGTGTTCGTCCCAGGGAACGATACCATGCTTTCGTCTGAAGCGCCGGTGATTTTCTCTTTTTTGAGCCTTGGTTTCAGGACTCTCGATCTTGTTTCTTTCTCGTTGATCCTTTCTCTTACAGTCCTTGCAGCGAAACCCGTTATTTCTCTCTGAAGAGTCAATAAACTTATCACACTGTTTACAGTAGAAGATCGCACCAGATCTGATCATAGGGGCGGCTATAGAGAAGACCTGGAACAAGGGGAGTTCTAAGAGCTTGCTAGCAACCAAGGGTTTAGTCCCCTGAACCAACATCTCTGAGATAGCTTTCTTATCTTCTATCGAGAGTTTCACGAAACTAGGAAGCTCGACTTCAAGCTTCTCGAGCTTTCGATCCATCCTTAGCCAGGACTTTGGGATAAAACCGTCAGTAATCATACTGGCGTTTCTCAAACCCTTGTATTCTCTCCTGTAAACATGGATACCATCTGGGACGATTAGATCCACTTGACCCGGGGTAATCACGAACCTCTGATGGAACTCCTGGTACGTTGTAAAGGTCAAGGATCCTCCTGATCCTTTCCGATCTGAAGACCTCTTATTACCATGCATGAGGTGGGCTATTGCTTCAACCTTTGGCTGAGTCATGACACCTACGTAATCGAGATGGGCTAACATGAGCTTAGCTTTGGCCGGATACTTCCCTTTTTTAACATACTTGTTGACGTCATCATGAGTCACCTGCATCCAAGGGAAATGAGCAAAAGCCACCTTACGGATCTTATCAGCTGTCTCCTTATCATACTCCACTACATGACAGGCTCGAGTGTTGAGGTTCATTAGCTCTCGAAGGATGAAGATTTCTCGACAGCTTTGATCTTGCATCCCGAGAAAGGAGACTGGATTATCTCCGTAGAGAGCACTAGTGATCGAGGCTATCTCGCCGATGACCTCCTGCTTCTCAACTCCATCAGAACAGAACTTCGGGTCAGAGACAAATTCAGAGACCTTGCGCTTTCGGCCTTCTTTGATCTCATCCCACGTCCGAACCTCTCCTTCGGTGAACCCTTGAGCTTTCCGTTTCAGATAAGCCTCATGGCACTTGGCTTTCTTCTCTTCTGGAGACTGGGCTTTAGCCTTACAGTCCGCGACATATTCATCCCAGGTCATTCTCCCTTCTTTTTCTCTCTTTTTCTCCCGACTGAGTTTCATGGCTTTCAACCTGTGTTCATGCCAACCAGGCTTCTTCATGTTATCAGATCGAACGCACTTCCGACACTTAGCACTCTTAGTAAAGGTAGAAGCCGGTTTGACCATCATGCATCGAGTACACCTAGTATACTTCTTACTGACGATCATATCAGCTAGGATTTCAGCTGCCTCGGTAACCTCCACTCCAGAATTACGAGCCGCAAGGAACAGAGAAGAGACCTTAAGGAGTTCCTCCTGAACTAGTTTCTTTTGCTTTTCTTGCATCTTTTCGCTTCCTTCGCTTTCGGAGCATCTCCTCCTCAGCTTTTTTCTTCATGTTAGTGTCGTACTTTTTCACTGACTCCGTATTGAAAGGACAGTCTTCAGGAATAGTACCGTGTTCTCTCATATAGTTCACGGCTTGCCTCAGAATCCTATGACGATTCCTTGCACTCTCGTTAGCTACTTCATCCTGTAGAATCCAGTACTCTACTTGTTCAGAGTCATAACCACATCCCTCAGGGGGGTGACCATACTCCTTGAAATAGGAGATGATTTTCCGACGCTTCTGATTGAACTCGTTCTTCAGGTCGTTGTTTCTCTTCCTGACCTCAGGCTTCACCTTGTACTCTTTGTTATACGCCTGCCGCTTCTCCCGATTCCTCCTGTAGCTCTCCCTCCCCCATTGTCTTCTCTTTTCCTTCCTCTCCTCAGGGTTCATTGCTTCTGCCTTGCGCTTGGCTATCAGCTCTTCCCTGGTAAGACCAGTCTTTCCTTGACCCCTCTTGGGATTCTTCCTGTCGGATTCCCGCTTGTTGGTCTTCCCACATTCCTTACAGAGGTTGGTCCAAACCTTGGTCTTAGAGATATAGATGAATTCCTTTCTTGACTTAGTCTCTCCGCACTGACGACAAGTTCTCTCCCTCTTGTCTTCTTCAGCTTGGGCCTCAACAAAACCCCCAGCTCGCATGGAAGTCTGGTGGATTCCACCCACTTGTTTGTAACAGCAGGCCACTGTCATCGCTATGGTTTTGAAGCTATACCGTCCGGTAGACAGGAGATGCCGAATGCATCTCCTGTCCGTTGGGGTAAGCTCCCTCCACTTCTTATTCTGCCTTCTGAAAAAGCTTACCGGATTCATGGCTTACTTCTTTCTTTTGGTGGCTCTGCCCCCTAGTTTCAGCAGCCTTATAGGCAGCGCTAGATTCAACTTCAGGTCCTTTGGTGACCGATGACATGATCCCGGCCGCCTGGCTCTTCGTGATTCCGAGTTCGGCGGCGATCCCGGTTGCATCCATCATTCCTTCAGCTGCAAGCTTCCGAGCCATCAAATTCTTCGCTTTGGACATCTTTCCCATCTCAATTCTCCTTAAAACAAGTCTTCCGGGTCAGGACGGCCCGAAGGCCGCCCATTCCCGTTAGACTCAGTCCTCTCTCTTCCAGCTCCAACTCCTTGCGGAGTTGGCGACGGTCGGTTCGAGCCTCTTCAAGGTTCTCCTGATTATTGAGGCGACTAGGACAATCTGATTCGCCCCAGATCTCCAGTTCCACCTCGATCATGATCAAGGACTCAACGAGCTTTTTCTCGTACCGGTTCATACTACTTCCTTATAACTCTCCTCTGTGGAGGAGGATACCTCAGCTCCGACGACCGCAGCTCTCACCTTGACCACACGGACCAGGCCTTCTTCATCCCGGTGGTACCGCTTGTGACGGAGCGCACGGTAATGGGACTTCCGGTAGTGAGCCTTGATCATCCCCGACTCATCCAACAGCTCTTCCGATGAAAGGTGACTGGATTGACTGTCGAAGCGAGTCCCAAAGACAGGCTTCTGAGCCGGTAGGCCAGGACGGAGTTTGTCCGGGAAAGCCCGGGCGTACACCGAAAGCTGACATACCGCAAGGAATAGGCGGTGCATGAGTTTTGTCTCTGCCTCGTCGAAGGCCTCGCCGTCGATGAGCTCGACTCGAGGACGATCCTTACCGACGAAAACTCTCTCCATACACTCAGGGCCCAACAGGATATCTCCGAGCTGTTCTGACGGGATCGTCGCTCTGAGCTCAGAGTTGTCCTGACTGAAGCTGATGTTCATCAACCACTTCCTCCCAGCTGGGAAGAGGTCGCTGATGGTGCTCATAAGTGCGTCATTGAAAGAGGGTGCGTACTCTCCAACCATGTCAGCCTTATCAGCCACATCATCCGGACCGAGGAATGTCACCAAACAGGCCGGGAGTCCGCTCGACTCAGGCCACGCCACGGTGAAAGACCTGTAGGGAACTGTGAACTCGTCACCTCTGAGATCGAAGGAGGAATGTTCCATCGACTCGAGAATACCGCTTTCAACGAACAGTATGCGCTTGCCGTCCTGGTCCCACATCAATTCGTCAACCACCACACGAACAGCGTTGCCGCCCAAGAGAAAGGCCTGGGCCGGATTGAGGATAGTTTCATAGACCGTCTCTACCTTCTTCTGCCGCCGGTCCTTCTTCCGCCGGGTTTTCGTCTTCTCCTGGAACACGGGGTCCTTTCGCATTGCGCGGATGGCTCTCTCGACGACCGAATCATAGATACTGTAACGCATGGAACCGCCCTCTCTTCTATTCCTACTTCAGTCTAATAGGCGTAAGGATACCTGGGCCCATAGTGAAAGTCTATCGGGCTTAGTTCGGTAATATGAGTCTGACAGTGCTCTATCGACGTTGAGAAAAAGAACAGGAACCCCCTTCAAACAAAGGGGGTTCCTGCACGGGCGTAATTGCGGACCCGTTATCTTCCCTTGACAAGACATCCTTTGACTTGCGCCAGATGACAACTCCCGTCAGGGCTTTTCACCAATCTCGTATGAGGCTTCCTGATATGTCCTCGAAAACCCGAAGGCGGCTTAGGAGGCCTAAGATCCTTCATGCGCCTTGCAGCGCCAGGACCAACGACACGGACAGCTTCCTGGATGTCCTCCTCGGATGCATCCGGGACCAGTCCACACATTATCTCTTCTGCTTTCTTGATTTTCATGAATTCTCCTTAGACGTCGAAAATCTACTCGAATAGGCCGACAAACCGATCGTTACACTTGTTGCATTTGAGCCAGATGTCAACGCCATCACCGATGTCATCGTAATCCTCAAGAGGTGTTTCCTTACCAAACTCCAATTTGCCTTTCTTGCAAGAGGGACATTCAGATTTGGTCCCAAGAACCTTACCGCCGAAGATTTGCCCCTCTTTGACCTCTTTGAGGACATACTTCTGGACTCTCAACTCCCCACACCTGGAGCACTCAACCCTAACCAATGCTTCCGGGGGACAACCGAGATCAATCTCCTGGCTATCAAAGAGAAGTTGAGGTCAACACCGCATTCTGGACATTTGCCCCAATCGTCATCTTTGCTATCGATGTTGAACATTTTCTTTCCTTTGAGCTTTCTAGACGTCGAGACTTGCATCCAGCGCGTTCTCGGAGATAAATTCCTTGCGATCTTCGACCGCCCGGTTGTCCATCAAGACTCTGAACGCATTGAACGCCTCCTCAGCGTCATCGATATCGACCCTGACCAACGCTCGATCATTCGGTCGCATGGTAGTTTCAGCCAATTCGTCGGGGTTCATTTCTCCCAGGCCCTTCAAGTAACCGAACGAAAACCCTCTGGTACACTCAGCGATGACTTCGTCAGGAATGTTCGTAAGGGTTGTACCTGCATCGACATCGTAGGATTCTTCCACTTTGTCCATGATCCACCGGTCTCGTTCTGTATCACCATGAAAGTATCCAACGATCTTCGGACCCTTCTTCAACTGAAAGAGAGGTGGTTGGGCTACATAAACATGACCACGCTGAATGAGCTGAGGTAGATGCTTGTAGAACAGAGTCAACAACAGACATACGATATGACTACCATCAACGTCAGCATCGGTCATCAGGATGACCTTGTTGTACCGAAGCTTCTCGATGTCGAACTCCGGGCCGATCCCGGTACCAAGAGCAGAGAGGATCGACCTGATCTCCTCATTCTTCAGCACGTTTGCCAGGTCGCGATTGTGGGTATTGAGCACTTTACCACGAAGGAACAGAATGGCCTGCGTCTTTGAATCCCTGCCGACTTCTGCCGATCCCCCAGCCGAGTTTCCCTCGACGAGAAAGAGCTCACATTCGTCAGCATTCGTTGAGATACAGTCCTTGAGCTTTGCCGGAAGCCCTAGGTTGTCGCCTAAGACATCCTTCCGGGTCATCTCACGAGCACGTTTAGCCGCTACTCGGCTTCTTGCCGCCGCCACAACCCGGAGGGCTAGGGCCTTGGCTATGTCCCTGTCACGCTGAAGAAGATCCTTCAAGAATTCATGAGTCAACTTCTGCGTAGCACCTTGAGCTTCCAGAGATCCCAAACGATCCTTCGTCTGAGAGTGGAATTTGGGTTCAGGAAGACGGACAGAGACGATGGCTACGATGCCCTCACGGGTGTCTACGCCATCGACTTTGACTTTCTTGTCCTTGCCCTTAAGGAAGTCGCCTCCCTCCACGAATGCCTTGAGTCGTTGAGTCAGTGCCAACCTGAAGCCTGTCTCATGCGTACCGCCCATAGGTGTACGTACGCCGTTGACAAAAGAATGAATCTCCTCGTTGCCTGAAGTAGTCCAGGTAAACGCCGTGTGGACTTCGACGTTGCCGTCAGAGCCATTGATGGCGAATGGAGGTTTGAAGATGACCCTGGCTCCGTCGTTAACGGCAACCTCAGCATGATCCATGACGAACTGTGCCGGGCCGTCTTCGAACTGGAAGACTTCCTTCTTACCCTGTGCCGGTTGGAACACGACCTTCAGACCAGAATTCAAGTAAGCGGCGTTCTTACACATCTCTCTGATGCGCTTCTCCGGGAAGTCAACGACTTCCAAGACGGATGGATCCGGCTTGAATTCGACAATGGTCCCTGTCTTCTTGGACTTCCCGATCTTCGTCAGTGGGGTGACAATCTCACCCTTCTCACATTCAAAGAAATGGGCGAACCCTTCTCTGTGAGTCTCAAGCCTGAAATGGGTTGAGAGTGCGTTCACTGATGTGAGACCAACGCCATTTGTCCCACCAGATACAGCGTAGGCATTGGTGTCGAATTTCCCTCCAGCATGGAGAGAGGTAGCTGCCTGTATACACGCAGGGACCTTTTTCGATCCAACAGTGACATTCTTGTACGGGATACCGCGTCCATCGTCAGAAACGATGAACATTCCGTCCTTGGTGATCCTGACAGTGATGAGGGTAGCGTGGCCTCCAATGGCCTCATCGACACCGTTCGAAACGATTTCGTAGCCCATCTGGCATAGCGCGGGCTCACCGACACCAACGTACATCCCGGGACGCTTCCGTACGGCTTTAGGACCTTCAAAGGTCCTGATGTCTGAGGCTGTGTATGCTCTAGCTTGCTTGGTCATGCGTTCCTTCTCCCGTTAGCTCTCTGGTTTCCTTCACGCTGTTTACGCTTGCGATCCAGGTACCTCTGTCGTTTGGCGCTCTGGCGAACCTTACCAAGCTTGGATCTGTTGTCTTTCAGCTTCACTACCGGCTGTTTACCGGCCTCGAATCGCTTCTTCTGTTCGGCCGTCATGTCGGCCAAGCGAATGGGGATAAAAAATCCTCAGGAATCTCTTCTCCTTTGGCAAATCCCCTTACTTCTCCTGTGTCGGTGTTCATTTCTTGATCTCCTATGTCTTGGTTTCTGTGATCCTGAACTTAGTTCTCGTGGGATATACATCTTCATGTTTATCACACGTTTTCTTTGAGTTTATAAGTTTTCTATTTCTATGCAGAGCTAATATATAGTTTCTTTGTCGTTTACATGTACTAGCTGAAACTCCTCTTCACTAGACCTTCTACGTGACCAGAACAGTTCATTAGACAACGAAACGTGTCCTATTGGACTAGAACGATAAGAATCTAGATTGGAACGGAGGTTCTCACATGACCATGCACCTACAGAAAGCAAGCCTTACAGGTAGTGGGGCTCCTACTGCAATTACTCCTGATTTTGTCGGTCAGATATACATCAACGAGACAACGGGAAGCAAACATATTTCCATCGGAATTGGTGTTGGAGAGTGGGATTCTCTCACTCCCAAAAGCCAGACGATCGACACTGACGCTGAAACCCTTCAATCTGGAGACCACGAAAGGCTCGTGGTGGCTTCGACCACAGGGCTTCTTTTGTTCAATGATGACTTTGAGGACGGATCTTTTACCCCAGAATGGAGTAAGGTCGGTAACCCGACTATCTTTGACCATGGAGCCGGACTGGCTGTCAAATTCAATACCGTCAATGACGCTATTGAGAAAGTCATATCCCCTATCGAAATTCATCCTCTTGTGAGATGGTCCTGGCAAAGAGTCACAATCTCTGGAGGTACTTCCTCGCTTTTGATCAAAGATCAGGCCGGAAACAGAATCATCGAGATCGCCTTCTGGAATGATGGACATATGACCCAGTACGTGGATGGTACTGGATCTTTAAACTTTCCGACATCGACAATCTATGTTGAAGGTCAGTGGTACGAAATGTCCCTTGAGGATTGGGACTTTGATGCCGGGACAGTCGATATCTACGTCGAAGGTCAATCAAAGGGAACTCTTTCGCTAGAGAATTCAGGTCTTCCATACAGATACACTCTAGCTCTGGCCAGTGGTGGCCCGACTATGATAGACTGGTTTAGCGTCTTTGGTAACAGTGGTACGAAAGTCTATGATCTATCACTTACTAAGGTAAACCAACTGTCACTTATCGGCCATGATCATGACTCCGAATACTTGAGTAAGTCCAATACTGATCCGTTCGTACCGGACAGCGACTATGAACCAGCTACGAAGAAGTACACGGACGACTTACTCAGCGAAATCATCGAAGACGGTTCTTTCTCAAATACGAAGGCATGGAGTGCATACAAACTTGCAGGAATCAGTGCGAATCTTTCTCTGTACACTCTTGGCGAAGAAGAACACAATCGAATCCTTCAGTACCAATTTACTGCTTCGACTAGTAATGGTACAGGAGACGATGGTGACAGGGTTCTGACTACTTCTGAAGAGTGGGAAGTTCCTCTGACTGCTTACGCTCATCTTGAAGATGCTGGCGGATCTAATGGAGACGTGAGCGCCGGATCTGTCGATATCAAGGTCGATGACGTCTCTGGTTTTTCTGTCGGTGATGAAGTAATGATACACCAGTCCCAGACCTTCAGGTTCGCAGATCCTCACGCTGCTGCTGGAGTCTACGAGATTGCTAGAATTGCTGCAATCAATAGTCTGACTGTCACGATTGACAGAGGATTGAACAACGAGTACAAGTCTGACAATGACGGAGCTAAAGTAGGTAATACTGCTGCCCAGCTTGTCAAGATTTGGAACTGGAGTCTTATCAGTTTCGCTACCGGTTCTTCCATTATTCCTCAGAATTGGAATGGAAGAAAAGGCGGAATTCTCGCCATGCGTTCGAGTGGCGAAATTCTTGGCAACGGCGAATTCAACGCTACCTCGAAAGGTTATTCTTGGGCATACCAGCGACAAGGTGAAGGAGAGACCGGAAAAGGCGAAGCTCTCTTGACACCGAACGGCTGCGGTGGTGGTCGTTCATACGGTTCAACCTCAAAAGGAAGCGGTGGAGGAAACAGAGAAGCTGGTGAGAACGGTGCTTCCGGATCTACAGGCGGGATTCCCTTTGGTACATTGGATCCGTTCGAAAGACTTACGTTCGGCGGTGGTGGCGGAGCAACAAACGGTTACAACAATCCAGCTACTTACGGCGGTGGAATCATCTTTGTCTCAGCTGAAGATGCTTCGGACTTTGACTCAGCTGGTGGGGTGATGATAGCTGATGGTGGAAAAGCAACTACATACTACACCGGAACAGGTGCGGGTGGAAGTATTCTTTTCGTTGGATCGCCTCTATCTTCCATTACGTTTGTTGTAGACGGTGGTGTTCCAGTTTATGCCGTCGGTACAGGTGGTGATGGCTACATTACCAATTCCGATGAAGCCGCGCCTCCGATAAGAATCTACACTCTCGGTCCTGTGGTGAGAGATGAAGTCAGAGTTGCTGGTGTAGCTGATGATTTGAGCATTTCGACAGAATTGGGAGTAAGGACTGCACTGGAAGCATTGGCTGGTATTTCTCATACTCACGCTATTGTTGATGTGACCGGTCTGCAGACTGTTATTGATGGCAAGGCCGATACCAGTCATACTCACGCTATTGTTGATGTGACCGGTCTGCAGACTGTTATTGATGGTAAAGCAGCTACTGCTCATTCCCATGCAGTTGCAGAGCTTCCGACAACAACATCTGTCAGGACTACTGGAGCCCTTGATTCACTTCTCCCAACAGAGTTGGCTATTCGGACAGAGTTGGAAACGAAAGCCGATACTGTTCACAGTCATGTTATCTCAGATGTGACTGCTTTACAGACTACTCTGGATGGTAAACTCAACACATCTCAGCTCAGTACTGATACTGACTTAGGTGGTGTTGGAGGTGCTTCTGATTCGCTGATTCCATCTCAGCTTGCAGCTAAAAGCTATGTCGATGCTCTTGGAGAAAGAGTGAACGGACTGGATGCCTCTGACCTGGTCGAAGATGACAATGAGCGAGTTATAGAGTCTTTCTTTACTGAGACTCCGCATGTTGATACTAAGCTTCTTTTGATGCTGGATGAAGAGCTTAGAGACTCGACAGGAAACCATGTTCCGTTTGTTAGTGATGGAAATGGCGCACCTGGAACTCCGAGACCGGTAGGAGAGTTGTACTCCACATCAGAGAAACATTGGGGAACAGCGGCATTCTCCTACGATGGCTCAAGTTCTATCGAGGTCCCGAATCATGCTGACTTTGCGTTTCAGAGTGACTTCACAGTTGAAGCCTTTGTCAGAGTTACTGACCTGTCAGAACGTCAGATGATGATGTATAGGGTCTATCTCTACAGTGTCAGATGGGCATTTAACTTTAGAGCCAATGGCGGAATTGAGTTCAATTTCAATGGAACGAATATTACTAGTGCTACTGGCCTTGTTGCGGCTGGTGAATTTGCACATCTGGTAGCAGTGAGACAAGGTTCGGAGATTCGTCTCTTTGTCAATGGAGTCATGGTAGCTAGCCAAGGCTCTTTGGGAGCAACACTCTCAGCTGGTACTACTGGTCTTGTGATCGGTGGAAATGCTAGTGGTGTTTGGAGGTTCGAAAACGGTGATAGAATCGATGCTATCAGAATCAGCCACCGGGCTGTCTATTGGAGCAACTTTGATTCTGCAACCCTCGTTCCGTTTGGTGGAGTTGCACAAGGATTCGCTCCAGGGCGTAAGGTTGTTACATCAGTAGGTTCTCCGGGAACAGACGACAACGTACCGACTGAGAAGGCCATCAGAGATGGACTGGATGAGAAAGCAACCCTGGTTCATAACCATGATGCTGCTTATGCTTCACTCGGTCATGGTCATGACTCAGCATATCTGAACCTAGGGAATACCACTCCCTTCACTCCTGACACTGACTACGAACCAGCCACCAAGAAGTATGTGGACGATGCCGTTAATACCTATGAACTTACGGTGCCGGCATCCAACCTTACCTCTGGTGACGATCCCAAATTGATCAAGATTGGGACAGGGACGACGGTTGTTGGGGCTTTCTACTACTTGAATTCGAGTGGAGTGTGGGTCCAGACAGATGCCTCTGCTGAAGCGACATGCAATGGAATGCTAGGATTGGCTCTCGGGACAAACCCGTCCTCAGATGGAATGCTTCTGTTCGGTACCTTCAGAGATGATTCCAAATCGTGGACTGTAGGAGTCCCGTTATTCATTAGCGCTACCGCTGGAGCGATCACAGAGACGGCTCCTAGTGTCGTTGGTGAGGTCGTCCGGATTGTCGGGTATGCTTTAACGGCGACGACTATGTTCGTAGATCCGTCTAAGACGTGGGTGGAGGTATAACATGATTCCTGTCCCGAGAGGAATTCCAGTCGTATCCAGAGCTGGATCTCTCTCGTTCATGACAGGTGAAAAGGAGCTTTCTAATGGAGACACCACTGTAAGAAAGATTTCCAGACCGAACATTAACATCGGTAGATCTGGAGATATCAGAGACGGAGAAGAGTTAGTTACTGTCGATAGCGGGGTTGTTGAAAACGCTGAGTTTCCGATAGAGCTAATTATAAGGAGATTACGCACATGCATCTGGAAAAATCAAGCAAGAGTGGCTCTGGTATTCCTACCTCAGTGGTACCAGATTTCGTAGGGCAAGTATACAAAGACGAAGATTCTGAAGGAGGTGGTTACGTAGCCTTCGGGATGCTTGCTGGAAATTGGACGAAGATGCTTTGGGCTTCACACCCAATGCTCATTTCATGGGAAAACCCGGACATGGATGGGGGTCTATCCGGAGCAGTCCAAGTCTTAGTGGGGCTTCCGTGTCCAGATGATGAGTCCCATACTTGGAAGATAATCGGAAACATCCGTCAAGGGATTCTCAACAGATTAGCTTTTGAGGTTCTGTTGGATATCGATTCTGTCGATGATGGATACGGGGGTCGTATCCACACTATCCGAGAATCAGTCCAAACCACAAAGTGGAAAGGTGATTGCTCAGACATCGAATGGGAAGAAGTCATCAGTGAAGTTCTGTACAGTTACTACGATCAACCAACCGACATGATGAACCTAGCTGTTAGGATAAAACCTGGCAGTAACAACTGGGTTGCTGCTGGTTCTTATGTGAGGGTAGCATAATGGAAAAGAACAAGACTAAGCTTCCTAAGCCGAAGCCCATCAGCCCGATCGGGAAAAGTAAGACTTCAAGTGGGAACAAGACCGTGTATCCTCTGGGACACGAATAACTGAAAAATTTCAGGTTACGAAAGTAACCTGATCAAATATTGGGGAACTCGAGATGCCGACGAAACTCAAGGCGGTTCATATTGTCTCAAACACCTCTGAAGGGTTTGAGGATCTAATCGCCAGGGAAAGTGAAAAATTCAGAAGACTGAGTATCGGACCTACAGTCCTTGAAGGGACCAAGTACTGTATTCTAAATTGTAATCCTGATTTCAACTTGTTCGAGGCTTGTCAGACTCTGAAAGACAAGAATGTAGGGGAACTCAGGATCGCTGGAGTAGTGATAAGAGACTTGACTTCGACAGAAGCCATAACTCAGAAAAAGAGTTCAACCCCTAGAGTTGTCAGAAAGGTTCGTTCAGCAGACGAGAACGTAAGAATTTCAGCTGAGAGAATCATTTCAGAGTATGAAGACAATACATTCAGGTTGAATGCTGGACTTCTTTGGAATAATTCCTTCCCAACGGGACTTCCAACAACTAATGTTGTCGTCGTATGTGTCTGTAAGATCGGAAAGAGAGCTTCTGAAAACACTCCTCCAAGCTATTCACCGGACCATGTTGCATGGTTACACCGTCAAGTCAGCGCTAACCTGACTACCCCTCACAGATTCGTGTGTCTTACGGATAAGCCAGATGAGTGTGCAGGTGGGGTAGCCTTGTGGCATGATTGGCCCGGATGGTGGGCGAAGATGGAGCTCTTCAGACCAGGACTTTTTGTAAAGGGAGAGATTGTTCTCTTTCTTGACCTCGATACAGTACTAACGAAGCCCTTTGCTATTCCCCCACCACCACCTCTCGGGGATCTGGCAATGGTGACCTTTGGTATCAACTGGTGGGGTAAATACGGATCAGGTGTAATGTGCTGGAGGGCTCCCTTTACATCACCGTACGAATGGTTCGTAGATAAATCTGATCTCGCAATGGATATCATTCCAGGAGACCAGGATGTCATTGCTTTCTCTACCTTGAATGGAGGAGGAAAAGTAGTCAGAGTTGGAATGTCTCAGGTACAGGAGATGAACAAACCTGAAGCTGTTCCAATAGTAAAACCAGAGTGCCCGATCTGGTGTGCCGCCGGTTCTGGAGCGAAACCTTGGAATACTGAAAGAGATTGGATTCCGAGACTTCATAACTCGAAAGGTGCCGAGGATGTAGCGCTGATAGTAGGCTCGTTCGGTAAAGATGCCGTACGAAATAAAGCAGCTATCTTTGGAGCCAAAGAACTCTCACGTTTAAATCCTGCTCCTGGTCTAGCTCTCCTAGTGGAGGCCAATGCGGATGGAAGTACTGCTTTCCCAGATTGGTTTGGAGAAACACTGAAAGTTCCATTCTCTGAAAAGAATTTAGGTCTCTGGCACAAAGAGAACCTGTGGAACATCGGAGCGAGAGAGGCTATCGCTAGAGGTTACACGAAACTGATTTTCGATGACATTGACGTATTCCCAGCTGAGGGAGAATGGGATTGGTGTGAAAGAGTCTCTAACGCTTTGGATTCATGTGATGTATTGAGTCCATGGTCCGAGATCAAAGAGTCTGACGGAGAAAAGGGACAATGGCCTAGTTTTTCAGCTCAAGTTGCTATAGGAGTTGGAGAAATTTGGTGCGGTCAGGGCTTTGTCATAGCACTGACATCAGACTGGTGGACTAAAACTGGTGGGTTCCCGGAGAATGGAATTCAAGGTGGAGGAGATTCCTTGACGATAGAGATGTGGGACGCATCTGGTTCAGCCAATCCTCTACATAGACTCTTCCCAGATCTTTGCGATTTCTTCGGGCAGTACGATGGCCCTAAAACCGATTACGGTTTTATGGAAGGGAAAATGATACACAAGTATCATGGATCTAGATTCGGTAAGGACGATAATAGAATGTATCGTACTCGTTATCTGGTCTGGGAGATGGCTGGAGGGCCAGATGGTGTTGTAAAGCTAGACAAGACCAACAATCTTTGGGCTTGGACTGATACTCCGAAGGGAAGAGCTGTTAAAGAGGTTGCAGTCTTACGTCCCAGAGAACCACAAGAAGTTCTGGAACTTTGGAAAGCAGCCTGTTCTAAGAACGGTCTGGAATATGACGAAAAGGCTTGTCGTGAAATAGCCTTTAGGGGAATAGGTGAAACATCATGTCTGAAGAAAAAGAAGAAAGAAATTGAAATGCCTATCGTTCATAGAACTATCAGTGGAACCAAAAGTTGTGTAAATGTAGTTTCCCACGCTGATTGGAAGAATAAAGCTGCAGCAAGTCCATTTTGGGAAGGGAGATGGGAATACTTAGGAATCGCATGCGGTTGGCTCCGAGAGATAGGAATCCCAGATACTGGTTCCATTCTCGAGGTAGAGAATAGAGGCTTCCCCCTTGTTCCAGGGAGCGATCGATTCGACCCTGAACCTGCTCAAGTTGACGGAGTATGGAAAGATAAGAACGTCTGTCCTTGGCCTGTTAAGGAACGCTATTCTACAATCGTTGCACTTCAGGTTCTGGAATATCTGGTCGATCCCGCTTCCGCTATAAAAGAGATGACGAAGAGGGCTGATTGGATTTTGATCAGCTATTCTTATCTCGATTCTACAACGAAGATGGATATGAGGACTTTGCAGAAATGGTTTGGAAATAGGCCGATCACTAGATGGTTCATTCCGGAAAAAAGAAAAATGTTGTTGGCTCTCATTGACAACAGGTCTATGTGGAACCAAACACAACACTGATTCTGAACCATATGAAGATGGACAAACCGACAAAAGTGTAAATGTCAGTTTGTCCATCTTTTAACTCTGGATCATTTCTGATTGGTCTCCGAACATGGAATTGATTTAGAGGACTCCTTTACCTTCTCAAGTTTCTTTTCGATGGCAAAGGTAAGTGGATTTCCTCCAGTTCTTACCATTTCCGGTTGGATTTTCTTCCAGTTTTTGGATTTTCGATCTTTCTCTTTACTCATTATATTCACCTTTCAAATTGGAGTTGTAATGCTTTTTTACAATTCTACACCAGACGTCAATGTCCCGAAAGCTCTTTTGGAATGGGTCAACGAGAACGAAGGCAAGACTATCGGCGAAATCCTCACCGAATCTTCCAGCGTCTTCTTGGAAGCAATGGCTTCTTCGGATCTCAAAACCAACAAGCACTATTCCGGTGCCAAGAAGAGTTTGGAGACCATCCACAAAAACGCTGATGTAGCCTACAAAGAGGCTACTGGAAAAGACTTCGGTAAAGTGAGAGCGAAAGCAGAGGCAGAGGGTAAGAAGCTCGGCAACGAGATTAAGGGAACTGTCATCTCTGCAGCAGGATTGAAGGCTATCGGAAGAGCTATCGGGAAGTCCTTCACTGATCTCTGGACTGAGTTCGAACTGAAAGATGTCCCGGAACACATCGTATGGGTCATCATAATCTCTCTGCTCAATTCTCTCGGATTCGTCATCATGGCCGTAGTGACAGGTGGAAATGGCCCGTTGGCTATGTACCTCACTGCCACCATCGTCGCTCCCATCGTGGAAGAGTTCGGCAAGAGAGAAGCCAAGAAGAGAGGTCAATCTGGTACCCACTTCGTCGTCTTTAATGTCTTCGAGTTCGGTTCCTACGTCATCCAGTACTTCTCGGTCGTTGGCCCTGCAATCTTTGGAATAAGAGTATTGGCCGCTTCCATGCACGGTATTAATACCGTTCTACATAACCTCGGGTTCAACCTCGACAAGGAAATTGGCGAGATCACCAAGAAGAAGCACAAGGCTAACATCGTTACCTACGTCCTGGCCGTGATTGTCCATGGGCTCTGGAATGGGGTTCTCAGATCTATAATCATGAAGGCGGTCTTCGGGAAATAATGATACTGATCCCGGCATAGACAACACTTGCTGATACTGCCATATTGAAGAAGACCGGGGACTTATCCCAAAGTGCTAGTCTGGTGACAATCAGTACCACAGCCAGTGATACAGCTGCAAATGGTTTCATCTTCATAGTTTCTCCTACGGGGACGTACGTTAACGCGTACGTCCCCTTGTTTTGTCAGCTCATCCGGTGATGAGGTCTTTTGTATATTTGAACACTCACGTTCCCGGTAATCTTCCTCCGACGTTTCCTCGGATCCTTGCTTCCGAACGGCTTCTTTTTACTGGCGATGAGGACAGTTATCTGCGCAAGGATTACTTCAGCAATTTCGAGACGTTCTTTGACTCGATCCAAGTTGGACTGAGCCCTAGTCAGCTCCTCACTCTTGACAGCCAATTTCTCCCTGACTCTATTCCTCTCATCTCGTGCTTCGTTCATGAACTCGATCTGTCGAGCCGCTTTGACCTTGGATCTTTTCCGTTGAGCTACCCGCTTTCCTCCAGCCATTGGTCAGCTTCCTTTCTTTCGTATCATGTCCAGAACTTCGTCGGGAATGTCTTCGATCGTACCGAAGTGAAGACCGCCAAGAATCTGAATGAGAGAAGGTTCAGACATGACAACCATCTCATTTTCTCCGTTCTCGGCTTCCGTGATCATCTTGTCCAAGAACTCCACAGCCTTACTGTCTTCTTGGAATGCAGCAGCTGCGATCTTCCTGTGATAAGCCAACGTTCCCTCTTTGGGATTGGCTTTCGTCTTTTGCGTGTCACTCATATCTACCTCGATTCTTGGTGATCAGTCTATCAACCCGATGAGCGTGGACAAGTCTTTCGCTCATTTGCCTTCCAGCTGTTCGCTCACCCACTTAGCCACGACGTCGCTCTCTTCGAAGAGGTCACTACCCCACGGTCCAAACTCTTTGTTTGCAGGGTAGAATACAGGTTCCGGAGCATAGAACCCGATCGGATAGGGATCTATGATAGACCCTCCGGAAGCGACAAGCCATGAGTGTACAGCCCTCGTCAGCTTGAACTGGTTGTCTTCGATGAAAGTAACCCCCAAGACAAACCCGTCAGTCGGAATCAACTCAGGGATTGCACTTCCTAACATCCTGGAGATCGTGTGACAGTTCATTAGTGCTGGATGTCTGTTACCTGTCGCTTTACATTTCTTCAACGCGCCCATCAGAACGTCTCCAGCCATCCTTCGAATATCCCAATCTGATTGTGGAACGTCGTACGCATCTCGTATGATCACTTCCTCTCACCTTTCTCTAATGATCCTCTACCCAGATCAGCCGTTTGGCTGCTCTGGTAACTCCAGTATAGAGCCAACGAACCCTGAGGTCCTCCTTGTCTCTACCCCATGACCACATGCCATCGTCCCACAGTAGGACGTCGTCCCACTCCGATCCCTGGGCCTTGTGGACCGAGATACAGTAGCCGTAATCTGCCTGGACTCTAGTCCTCCACTCTTCCTTGAAGGGCTCTGGAGCTCCTTCACATAGATTGAAAGCTGAGCATTGCAAAGACCTACCGAACGTGTTCATCAAGTCTTTGATAGTCTTGACATCGACGGTCTTACCCTTCCGGAGTCTATCCCGGTTAGTCTTGATTTTCGCCTCGGTCTCGATGTAGTCTTCGTAGTGATCAGCGTCTGCAGCGAAGACTCTTATCGTCCTATGGTCCACTCGGATGGATTCCTTGGTCATAACGAACTGTTGTCCGTTGACTAGTTCTTCATCGTGCTTGTTCTGTAGGACAATGATACGCTCCCCTTTCTTAGGGTTTCCCTTATACTCAAAAAGGTCACGCATGTAGACGTTGGTATTACGACGGGTCTCGTTCATCCCACAGAGGATCTGATTGGCTCCCCTTAGAGAAGAGTCCTTCACATCGTAAGCAGTTGTCCTACCTATCGTTCCCGCCCAATCGTCGAACGGAAACTTAGTGTACCCATCCCTGATCATCATAGAGAGTTTGATGATCGGATTCCCAGCAGCCTGTCTATGGATAGTCTGTAACTTGGCATCGAGCTTAGGCTCGTCCATCAAGTTAAAGTCCGTCCCGATAGGCGGAAGCTGGCCATAGTCACCAATGTACAATATTGGTTTGTCGAACCCAGAGAGATCCTCATGGATCTCTCTCCCTACCATGGAGGCCTCGTCCACGATAATTAACTTTAAGTTTTCAGGCAGACTCTCTTTCCGTATGAAAACTACCGTAGACTCTCCTGTCTTTGGATCTATTGTTTCTTCAGGCTCGTAAATCAACCTGTGGATCGTAGAAGCTGGCAAACCTTTCTTCCGTAAGACCATTGCGGCCTTTCCAGTGTAGGCACAGAATACTACGCTCTCCGCCGATACACTCAGCCCGAGGGACTTGGTCAGGAATGGTACCACGAAGGTCTTACCAGTCCCGGCTAGTCCCCCGAGCTTGAAGTGAGGCATACTCGGCTCCCAGTCTTGGAACCAGGAGCATACCGCATCCACGGCTCCAGACTGTTCTTCCGTTAGCATGTCTTTCATCCTCCGATATTCTGAACTTTCTTATCCATCTTGATAGGTGGATTCTTCTCCGTCTTGATAGTGAGATTCTTCCAGAAGTTGTCGCAATGTGAGAAAAGCTGTCTCAACACATCCTTTCCGGGACAGAACCATTGCTCATGGCTGTCTCGTTTCCGGATAATGACTTCGAGCTCTCCTTCCTCGTAAAGAAACCATACCGCCATTCGCTCGGAGACATCACTGTCCTTATGATTCTTCACGCGCATGGGTGGTGTGTCGTTTTTACCTTCTGTCTTGACGTTGGATACGTTAATTCCAACATCCCAAGCATTTATAGCATCCCGAGATTTCGCCAAGAGTGCAAAGACTGCCCTGACCAAAGGAGAGTCCATCTCTACGATAAGACCCTCAACCTTAAAGCATACAGTAAACGGCTCGAACGGAATGATCACGCCGTCACTTATCCCCAGGAATTCCGCGTATTTCTTTTTGGCCTGAATAGCGATATGCTCTGCCCTGGGATCATTGGGTCTGACAAAACACTCCGTCCGGTATGCCTCGTTGTTCAGGTCGATAAGCTTCTTCAGTCCCAGTCTCCTGAGCTGTACCAATCCCATCCCGAACATCGGTTCGAACTCGAACAGGTAATCCTCTGCGATCCACTCCGATGCTACCCCGTCATCCTCGAACTGCCTAACTCTGGGGTTGCCTTTTCTGTCAACGAATACGACTGTCGTCATTGTCTTTCTCCTCTGTTGGAAACGATTGTAAGTTCACTAAGGTCTGAAAGGTTATATATATTTGCCCATAACAGTCTATTGGGCATCACGACTATTGGATTTACTTTTACTTTCCTTTATTAAAGTAATTACCAATATACTATTAGTAAATACAACCAATAGAACATAGGGTTATAACCGGGAGATTAATAATGTTTGCAGAGCTAGCCGCGGCTCCCGGCGACGTTAGTTTCGACGGGATCATGAGAGGAATTGTCGTTAACAATGTTGATCCGAAAGGTGAGGGTAGGGTGGCTATAGTCATCCCGAAACTAATGCCCTACTTGGACGGATCAGAGGCCCCGACAAAGACGGGGACGAAGACCACGAATCCGAAAAGTCTAATAGACAACGACGACGAGAATCCGTATGATACAACGATCCAGGCAGTTAACTTCTTCTGGGCCAGGCCTACCTTTGCTCTAGATTACGCTCCTGCTGAGAAGACGGTGACCAGCGATGTCTCCGAGATTCCGTCAGGAGCCGAAGAAGGGACTCACCAGACCGTCGAGATTGGAGGTCAGCTGAAGGAGACCTCATACGTCCAGGGTACTGGGACATACAAGATCCCCAGGATAGAATCTACGGTGTTCGTCCTATTCGAGGACGGAGATCCGCAGAAGTGCTACTTCCTTCCCTTCTCACCCACACTGTATGGTGAGGTGACTCCGATGGCTAACGTAGAATCGTTCGCTAATAGGGACACCATGCAGACGAAGGTCAACATCCACGTCCTAAGAGAGTGGCAGAATGGGAACGTTCTGTATGCTGACACTAACAACGATAGAAACACTTTCATCCTGAAGTTCGCCAACGGTCATAGGCTCAAGTTGGAGTTCAATGCGGACTCTTCAGTCGTGACCTTGAATACTCAGAGCGGGCATCAGTTGAAGTTGGTCGACAAGTCGTCGGCTGTGGGCGATGATAACCCGTTGGATGCCAACGACGAAGACGGAGTGAACCACGGGACCTTTGTGAAGCTCGAGACTAGCGCCGGTCATTTCATTACGATGGATGACAACGCTGGATACGAGAAGATCCACGTCAGGACAGTCAAAGGCCACTACATGCTCATGGATGATGTGGCGGATCTCGTGCATATCTACACGTACAGCGGATCACTGATCGAGCTTAACCAGGGTACTGTGATCAACATTAAGACTGGATCTACCGTTAACGTAGAATCTGGAAGTCAGGTCAATGTCAAGGCTGGCTCTGCTGTGGACGTACAGGCTGGAGCCACTATCAGACAGACGGCTGGAATGATCTACTTGAACAGCTAGGGGGAATGATGAGTAAGTTGAAAAAGATGATAGCTCTCTTTCGTCGAGTTTTCCCGAAGGCTTTGAGTGGAAGAGAAGCCATGGAAAAACTCATGAGAGAGACGCGGGATCCTCACCAACAGGTCTACAAAGAGGCGTTCTACTATCATCCAGTCTATGATTGCTCCGGTAAGAGGTTTTTAGGCAAGCCAACCTTCAAGATCAGGTTGATACAGTTTACTCAACATGGGCATCCTACGATGACCTTTACCGCAGGCATGAATCTTGGGGAAGCTGACAAGGTTTGTAAAGAACTTCAAGCCGTCTCTGAGGAGATTAGAGAGAAACTCTACTCTGAAGGAGTTTACTTTTCTCCGATATTACCCGTCTAAGAGAAAACCATGATCAAATTAGCACAGCCTGTAAAACTGCTAGACCATGCATATGTAGAGTGCCCTATTCCAGAGGCATCTCATATCAGGATCCGTCTTCAGGGATGGGTCGGATTGTGCGTGGTACCTTTCCATACTGGAAAGAAAGAGAGCAAAGGACCGTGTTGGTTTTGGAATGAGTCTCTTGATAAGCCGACACTCAGTCCTTCTCTCTTGAGCCAATCCAGGGGAGAAGAGTTGATGAGGTGTCACTGCTTCATCGAGAATGGGAAGGTCAGGTTTCTTAGCGACTGTACTCATAAATTCGCTGGGAAGACTGTAGACATGCTTCCAGTGTGCAAAGAAGACTACGATAAAAGTCATGAAATAAAATGATTAACGAAGCAAGTACTGAAGATCTCAGTTTGAGGAGAGACATCTGTGTTGACCCATGGACATATCTTGGAATTGGTGGATGGGGAGTCAGTCCCTGCTGTTACGTTCCTGATCTAGTTAAGCACGAATACCTAGAGGGTGGTCCGTACAGCGGTGAAGTACAATGGAATTGTGAAGGGTTCGTCAAGTTTCGTGAGAAGATGTTGGCAGTTGGATACAAGAAAGCCTGTCCTGTTGAGATGTCTTGTCCGATATGTAGAGGTAACGGACAAACGGTCAAAGAGCAAATGGACTTACTTCGTAAGAGATTTAAAAATTGTCCAGAGATCGATGAGATAGAGAAGAGTATTCTCTCTGGAAAATCAAAGATCGATACACAGCCTCTCATGGTTTTCCTTTTCATAGGACGCAAGTGTAACACAGCGTGTCCTTTCTGTTGGTCCACTTACATTCCTAACGTCAAGAATCAACTGAACGATAAGAACTTTGAGAAGCTGAAACCGGTATTCAAGAATGTGAGGTACACACAGTTCATGGGTGGGGACCTCTTTGCTCATCCTGACTCCTATATCAAAAAAGTCTTGGATCTTCCCAATCCGGGGACCGAGATAATGACGATTACTAATGGGATCGGGATGACTCCAGAGAAGTGGGAGAAATGGGTGAGGAATGGTCCTCTAACAAGGATATCCGTGAGTCTTGATACCGTAGACCCTGAACATTACAAGACTCACAGACTGAAAGATCTTAGTATAGTCAAGGGGAATCTGGAAGAAATCTTTCGCAGGGACCCCAATCACGGGATCTTTCTTGGAAGTCTTATCACAACCGAGACGTTGACGGATGGGCCAGACCTTATGAGGTGGGGTGCTAAGAACGGAATGAAGTCAGTGTGCTTTGCACCTTACAGAGGTCCGTGGCTCGAAGAAAACGGTCTCGGAAGGTTGGATCCGTGTGGTGACGGATGGACTCCAAAAACTCTAGACGCTGCTAAGAGAACCCTAGATGAGATCGGGAAGGTCAGTAGAGAGACTGGGATTGGAACTTGGGGTTATGAAACAGTAGTCAATAGAATACTGAATTTCGAGAAAAGTGGAAGGAAGAAGGGGGAGATAAGGTTCTGCGTTGTAAACACTGAAGAAAAAGAGGATAACTGATGCCACCAACGGCAAGAATATCCGATCTCGGTGTCGGCGTCTGCTGCTGTCATAAGAGCTGCATAGGGATGGTCGGTGTGCTCGTAACTGGAGCTGGAACAGTGATTGCTGAGGGGATGCCTACATCTAGGATCGGAGATGTTATGCTCGGATTCTGTGGGCATGTCGGGATCATGGTCACCGGCTCTTCTACAGTCATAGCTGAAGGGAGTAACGTTTGTCGAATAGGAGATCTCTTCGTAGGGTGTTTCATCGGCAACGTAGTAACAGGAGCTGGAACTGTAATTACTGGAGGATAGAGAAGAAGCATTAGACGCCTCCTTTTCAAGTTCATTTTCATCAGGCTGAGATCTCATTCAGCCTGGTTTGGAAGTCTTCACCGTTGATCTCACCAGCTGTGAGCTGACACATCAGCTTGCAGGCTCGTTCAACGTTGATCTTCCTTGCGGAACGTTTGATGGCGAATTCCTTCGTCATCCTCTCCGTCTCCCGGTTTATAGCCTCGGCGGCTTCTCCCAAGTCCATCATGATCCACTTCCTTTCCTGGTTCTGAGCCAGTGATTGAACGTGTTGCCAGCGAGGGTGATGCCACAGAACGCCCAGAAGCCAAGCTTCCAGATGATCAGAACATCAATCCACAGGATAGCAATCACTACGAGGGTCATCGTGCCTGGAGTCTGTATCTTCATGGAACACCTCCCTTGATAGATCACTAATATCAGTCTCATTTAGGATGTATTCACGGGAAGAAGGCAAAGCCTCCCCGGGAGCCAGAGCTCCCCCTAATCTTCTACCAGGTAGATTTCCGATCCCTGGGTGTCCTGGCTGAAGCTTCAGCCATGAAGATCTTCTCAGTAGCCTTGCGAATCCCGGCGAGAGCATTCTGATTCATCTGCTCAATCCGGGGATCTCCCTCGAGCAGAGTACCGCGCAGCATGTCTCTTCTCTGAGCCACGGCTGCTTCGGCCACGTCGTTGACATGGACCAAATCATTAGTGACATTTGCGAGTGATCCTGTGAACATTTCTATTCTCCTTGTTGTGGATTTCGTATCATACATCGCTTTAATATGTGATGAAAAAGCTGTTATTTACGGAGAACTCTTATGGCCAATATCAGAGACAATGACAACTTCATCAATCCCAGACAATGGATCGAGGAACAACTCCTCGTGAGGGACTACTCTGACGAAGAAGATGCTAACTACCTCAAGATGAAGCTCTGGTCTCTGGATGGACAGTTCTCTCCTACGGAAGAAGCTGACGGAGAGACAGATCCTGATGTAACGGTCCCAAGAAATCACTGGGCTTGGGTACAGAACGAACTGGTATTCCTTGATAGGTATATCAGAACGCAAGATGATCAACTTCAGAAGAATGACGAAGATGTCATCATTGAAAGGAACTACGAAGAATTAGTGGGGGATAGAATAATAGCCTTTAAGGCGTGGATTATTACGCCCAAGTATCCGGATGACCCTGAGAACGACGAACTCTACCTCGACTGGGAGCAGGACTACATGTCCAGGATCACCCGGCTCTCAACCCAGGATTTCGCCGACTTGTACACACTATATCACTCGCTGATGGTACAGAACGGGTTCGCTTCCGCTTTCGACATCACATCTCTCATTACTGGATATGCAGTGGACCACCTGTCTAAATCCCAGGACCAGAGTATACAAAATATGATTCATGATGATGACGGCAACCCGTTGGATAGTATCAGTGAACCGACCCCAGGAGCACAGACTCCCACAGAGTACATGTATGACAAGATACTAGCTTCCGGAGAGGTTGCGAAAGCAGATAAAGATATCAACTATGTCAGAGAAATGGTCCGATACTGGGACGAGATATGGATAGCCATAACGGATTGTATTTCTGACTCTATCATCGACGAACCAGACCAGCCCGGTAATCCAGATCCGATAGGACCACCATGGGGTGGTGACTCGTGGTACGACGCTGTTATCACCAATGTCATGCTGCGTAGACACAACGTTGTCATGATTGCTGATGATCCTTCACATATGGGACTCATCCTTAATGATGGAGGTTTCTTCTATCCCGTTCTAGATCCAGAGCTCCCGGCAGCTGAAGCTAGCTACGCTATGCAAATCGTGGAGACTAACGTCGGTAATCTGGTCTTACCTGCTGCTGCTACTGTTAGCTATCCAACCAACGTCATTTTGACCAACAACATGATCCATCCTAATTTCATCGGACAACTGGATATTGATCATATTACAGCTGATAGTAGAGATCTTCCTGTCAGAGATCCGTCGAACGAAGATGACGGTTCTCGTTTTTGGGAATACGTCTACTTCTCCGTAGTCAATGTGGTACCAGACTCTGATCCAGGGTATACCTTAGTAAGCTCGCTTACTCTCGGTAAGACCCTTATGAATCTTCCAGATTTGCCTGGAACAGAGTACGACAAGTACGATGGGTATGATGCTAACGGCGACGTCCTCATGAGCAGGCAGCGTTTCCTGGAGCTAAACAGTAGATTAGTGAACATCAACCGCCTTCGAGAGGATAATGTGTCGCAGATCGGCACTAGAGTCCCACTGGAATCTATGGCAAATGCTGACCTTCCCGATATGGAGGCAGACATGCTTGATGCCTTAGCTGACAGACTGAATCAGAAGGTGAACTACACAAGTACTCTCGTAGAGTATTGCGACGAGTGGGTGTAACGAAAATCAGGAGATGTCGAGATGCTGTTTTACCAAGGAACTGCCGGTGAAGCCAATCTGTCCATTGAAGAGTGTGTGGTCTTCTTCGAATCAGAAGAGGGTAGAACTCTTATGGAAGATGCTGAGTTGGAGCCCTTTGAAAAGGGTTCGCTCATTGTCGAGAATGGAGTTCTCACCGAAGAATCCATCGACGTCCTCGGAGCGAAGGTCTACGACTTTATGTCGAAGGCTAAGAAGGCCAATAAGACAGCTGATGGAGTTCAAAAGGCGACAATCGCTTTGCTTCTCGTTCCGGTTGGAGTATATATCATGGTCGCCATTCTGGCTACCATCGGTGCTCTCCAAGCTGCTCTCGTTCTCGCTTTCTTCTACTCCATTTACGGTCTGACCTTGAACATGATCGCGCTCGTTGGAGTAGGGACTGCAGCTTTCTTCGCCAGCAAGGACGCCACGAAGCAGGTCAAGAAAGCAGAAAGAGCTTTGGATGACCTCGAGAAAGCGACCAAGGATCCGAAGCGCAAGGCCGAAGTGGCTGCCATGAAGGAACAGTTCTACCAGTCCATCAAGGGATAACGTGAGAAACACGATACTCAACGACAAGAAGTGGAAGCGGGTCAGAGAGCCTACTGGGATTCTTCTGGTCCCGCTCCACAACCTCATGGTCAGAGGAACAGTTTGGGAGCCTAGGATGCTCCGGAGTTCCTATAGATATTCGTGGGGCAAGTACCAACGGTACTTCTACGAAGACCTTCAAGCTAGTCAACCTCCTTGCCATTTTTACGTTGAGTTTCTTGAAGATGATTATGTTTTCTTTTCCGGGATAGGAAGGAGCCAAGTCTCTTGGTTTCTCTATGAACTAGCTGCCACTGGAGCTATCCCGCATGGTAGAAAGGACGACATACTGATCGTCTTGAATGATGACTTTAGGGAGGGTGTTCCTGATAGGAGGATGCTCCAAGGAATTGCCAATTTCTTGATAACTCCGATGATGAGAGAATATGGTATGGCAGTGAACCGAGTGAGGTTCTTTGATGATGCCTTAGCTCCAAATGCTGCTGAGAAAGCTTTGGAGAATAAGAATCAACTGAGGCGGTTTATCCTTGAGGAGAGCCGCTACTGGGACCACCATCAAATGGAGTCTCATGTCAAGGAATACCTGAAGAGGTGATGAATGGCAGATATACCTAGTAACCCGAGATTTAACTCGGGGCGATTCACCGACATCGCTGATAGTGTCGACCACTCCAAAGACAATACTTTGGCGTTGAATAATACTTCAATGAAGATCTTCTTCAAGGGGCTTTTCGTAATGAGCGAACCCCACGGTATTCTTCATGAAGAGATGCGGACACTCTTTGCTTTTATGGACGATTTTGAGGTGGATGAGACACTCCAATACAGACCTGAATCTGTCTCTGAGGCTCTTTATGGTACACCTGACCTATGGTACATGGTTCTTAGGGGCAACAACATGTTCAGGCCAACAGAACTCGTTGTTGGTACTATCAAAGTGGTACCTCCTAGGTTCGTTGGTAACTTCTTGAGATCAGTGAATAAGGCTAGAGAAGAGATCGAGGTTAGCCGAAAAACTCCTACTGACGTATCTGATAGGACCTTGACTCCGATCGACGTCGACCTGTAAAGAGAAGAAAAAGACGACAAGCCCCATACGCCGAAGCGTATGGGGCTTGTCTCATTTCTCTTCAGGTAGTAAAAACTTTCCTTCATTTTCACCCAGGAACCCGTCAACGACTCCATTCTGTTCTTTCTTTTTCTTTGGAGGTTTCTCCTTCTGTTCTCTTCCCTTCACCATCTTGTTCTTTTTACGACTGACTATGTTGCTACTCGGGTCAGAGGCGTCGTCTGATGGAAGTGAAGCGGCATCAGGGAAACTGTCCTTTAGATTCATCTCAGAAAGCGGTTTAGCCTCATCGATATCCTCTATCAGGCGCATATCGTTCCCCGAGACGTATGGATGCGCGAAATAGCTTGGACCTTTCTCTCTCCCGCGCATCTTACATCGCTTGAACGTGTAGTACTTAATCTCCTTCCTACCAGTTATGACCGTCTCAGGATTTCCAATGATGCACATATCGGAGTTCTCCATGATACCCCAGGCCTCTCCGATCTGGCTGCTCATGAGTTTCTGTCCGATGTTACCATGTCCTTTCTCGGACATCTCCTCGATGATGGCCATAGCCGTCCGATTCAACTGAGCTGCTGTGAGCACAGGGATGCAATGTGCAATAGCAAGGGTTTTCAGTTGATCAACGATTGATGCCAACCTGAATCTTTCCTCTGTCTCTCTGGTCACGGAGTTGAGCCTGCGTAGATAGTCAATGATCAGGAATCTGACCTCATATCCATCTTCAGCAAGTTCTTCAATTATTCCCTCGATGTCATTGGCGTCAATCGATCTGTTGGATTTGTAGCGGTAGAATATCTGGTAGTCTTCACTATCATCCTCGTGACCGACCCCTTCGTCAACGATCTGGTCCACCAGATCTGAAGCATCCCATTCTCTTACGTCTGCATGTTGCATATCACCGTCGTTCACGACGTATGATAGCATCCGTTCAGCCGTCTCCGGATTGTCATTCTCCAGATTCATGAATAGAGTACAGGGCTTCTTCGTCGGATCCATGCATTCTGTATTAGCGTTGTACTTCTTGGACCACATCGACGCATTGAAGAGGAATCCAGACTTCCATTTTCCACTAGCACCTAGAGCTGTATAAACTCTTGGAGCTTCAAAACCATTTCCACCAAGCATTTCATTGAGCATCTGGACTCCAGTTGTGATACAGGAGCCTCCACGATTCCTAACATCAATCGTGTGAGTATAGATATTCATGAGACTCTCACGACTCATGTCGAAGTCCAGTGCAGATTCTTTACCAGATACCTGTACTCGTCTGAGCTCAGCATTTGCTTCAGCTACTACTGGACTCAATTCTTCTTCCATGAACGTCATCAAGTTCCGGAATTCGTTATTCTGGTACCTAATTACTACGTCCTGCAGTCTCCCAGCCACGTTAGAGAAGTTAGCGAACTTCAATCTCGCCGCTATCGTCTCATCGACAAAGTTGACGTCATCGTTACCAATCTCCCCGATCTCGTCAAACTCGTCGAAGACTGCGTTGACTTCATCATCATAACTAGATCCGTCGAGGCATGCCTGGAGGATGTTGTTAGGATCATCCAGTCTTTTATCGACCCTGGCAGCTGCCAGCCTCTGGATTAGGTGAAACCTGACCTCGCGATCTCTACTTCGAGCGAAGTCGTCGGGCTCGAAGAGCTCGAAAAACTCCTTAACCCTCCTCATCGACCGGCGGTTGATTGAGAGGTTGCTCGACATCAAGTAGAACACCACGGTCTCTAAGAAGCCAACAGCCAGGTTATCGGCTACCATTTGGAGGTGTTTTCTGTCTTGTTTTTTCGCCACAGGCAACTTCTCCTTTATTATTCTATCTGAGACTCTCTTGCCCCATTTGGTTATTGGTCGGAGCGTCTCAGCTTCAAGATTCCTTTTCAGGACTGATGATTTGCTTGACCTCGTCCAGGGTGATCGACACATCAGGCGACGTGACTCCAACGTAGCCGTGGACAGCTTCTGCCACCGTGGTACCTGGCTTAGCTAGGAACTCGGTTCGCTGGTCTTCTGAGTCTTCCGGTTTCGGGAGGACTCCTCGCCTATCTATCTTCAATTTCAACCTATCGTCATCAGCAAACCGCTCTCTGACTACAGCTAGGTCGCTTCTCACTTTTTCTCCCTGCTCCATGTCAACGTCAAGCCTGAGATGGATACCTTCGGCGACTTCTTGGATGGACTTAACGTTCTCATCCACATCCGCTTCAGGATCATAGACTTCAGACAGACGCACAGTCTTGTACTCAGGGGCAGCCGTGTTCTCGATCCTGAGAACCTTGGATGCTCCAATTTCAGCGTCGTACTCGAGTCTAATCCAGCCTTTTGGGTGATCTTCACCATAGGCGAAGCGCGTGTACGAACCGCAATAGAAGATCCTGTCCTGCCTGGAACTAGGGACATGGACATGACCTGCGATAGTCACGTAGCCGCTGGCTAGTAGTACGTCAGTGGGGAACACTGGGGCTGAGTGGACCGGCCTTTCCGAGTCGATGACGATCGAAGAGTGGGCCTCAAAGTCGATCATCCCGTGAAGGAAGATCACATCCCAGGCCGGACTCTCCGACTCAGCTTCTATCTCCGTCTCAGTACAGGCCAACCAGTCTGAATAGTACTCCTGCCAATCGACAGGATATTCCTCAGGGATATACAGTACGTTGAAGTGAGGGACCACTTCTTCACCTGTGATGGTATTCACTACCTCAACATTCTTTCCCTTGTCCATGAAATTGAACGTGTTTAAGAGGTCGTGGTCGTGTGTCCTGGTACCCTTGAGGATTCTGACTGGCTTGTGGCCATCAGTGAGATCATCATGCATGAGGTCAACGATGCGTCCTACGAACTTCAATGCCAACATGGCAGCATCGGAGTTGAACATGACCTTGCGGTCAAAGAGGTCTCCGGCAATTACCACCATATCGACTTCCGGAGCTTCCTGTTCCAAGTGATGCAGGAAGCTACCCTCTAGCTCTTCATAGAGCCTTCTAGCAATCGTGTCGTGAAAGTGGATATCACTCACGATGTATATCAACATCTTTCCATCATTTGTCATAGTTTCTCCTCTAGTCTATGGGTTCTCCCCAGACACTTTTGAATTGATCCAGGTTGCCGTAGTACTCGGAGTATGGCTTCAGGTGCTTCCCTTCAAGAGGGGTAACACAGAACCTTTTACCATCCCCGTTTAATTCATCTCGCGTTCTCACACGACTTTTGAGAGCATGTACTACAAACGTCCCTATGACGGGTCCGTCGTCTTTCGTTGATTCAGGCATGCTTCATGTCCTTCCATGAGTATTCCTCTTATCACGGCAATGACTTGAAAGTCAGAACGTGATTTGATTCAGGCCAGTCTTTTTTCGGAATCAGCTTCCGACTCGTCACTGACGATAATATCTTGGCAGAGGCCCATTTCATGGTAAATAATGTACGTCTTCACTCGTCTCACTCCTCAGTCATGAGACACCAAGCTACCCGTCGAGTGGCGATCGCATCAGCTAGAGCGTCATGAGCATTGCCGATGTCAATGTTGTAGTACTCACACAGAACCTCGAGCTTGTGATGCTCAGCGTCTGGAAGGCTCCACATAGCCAACTGTTGAGTATCCCAGATCTTGAACTCGAACGGCATAAAGGCATCATAAGTTCTGTAGAGAGCCATCATGAAGCCCTTATCGAACGTAGATGCATTGTGACCTACAAGTCTAGCAACTTTGTAAGGCTTTCCGGACTTCTTACCGACTTTTCCTACAAACTTGAAGTCTTCCAGGAACTCCGAGAATGCGTTCATCGCTTCCTCGGGATCCACGGCTTCCTCGGCCCAAACATCCTCGTTGTAACAATTCATCTCCAAGGCTTTCGGGTCAGCCTTGTCCATGTCGAAGCGTAACTTGACTTCGAACTCACTGTTACCGGATATAGCACCGATCTGAATGATCTCGTGCTTGTAATCCAACAGGCCAGACGTTTCGGTGTCAAAGAACACCATCTGTCTCAGCATTTCTTCAACTTCAGGGAATTTACTCATTAGAATCTTCTCCTTTTTTCTGATAAAGTCTTGTCGGCTATAATGGCCGCCTTCTCAGGACTTTAACCGTTGGTTAGTGCTGCCGCTACGTAACGATCCCATGACGTTTGTTCTTCTCTGGCAGCCTGTAAAAAGCCTGTCGCGAGAGGAAGGACTACGCACAAGGACACTACAATCACGATCGTTGCAATGATCAACTTCTTCATATCTTCCTTTCTTTTAGGAATGCTAACTCCATTAGAGATTGCTTCCCTCCGAAGTCAAGCCTGTTCATCAGGTGTCTCACATTTTCATCGAGCTCTGGGCGGTTGCGGAACCTTCGAATCTGTTCCCGGAGGATGTACTGTTGGACATTCTGGTTCTCTACCCCGAACTCATCCACCACTCGGAGCATCCCAGGATCCTTGGCTATAGAGAACAGAGTTTCATCCTCCAAATCAGCCATGGTGTTGTAGAACACCCTGTTAGTGATCCGTCTCTTTCCTGTGAAGGTAAGATTCTTGATCTCATAGTCTAGGGTACTTTCAAGGAATCCAAGGGTCTTCCTTATCAGATCAAATACAATATCCTCATCATCATGAGTTCCAGTAAGGCTGCACAGCAGGATGAGTACTCTCTTAAGTACTTCGCTACTCTGGATGTTTTCCATGATAACCTTACCGATCGTACACAACAGTCCTGACTTCGCAAAGTAAGTGTTACCTAGACTTGCGTTGAACAGTTTCTCGTGTATAGTTTCTTTCTCGAACGGCTTGAAGGTTTCGAGTCTGGGCTCAATGATAAACGGGACAAACCCTCTGGCATCAACTTCAGGAGGAGTCTCAGCAGTCTCTGCCTCTGTGGAGGTTACTTTGTAAATTCCAAGAGGTATCTGTGGACGTCCGTGTACTACTGAGTAGAATACGGCCAACAAGCTCAGATCCTTCAGGTATGTAGAGGGCATCTCTCCTGTGATCATTATCTGGTTTTCCGGACCAAGTACGTCCACTGGGAGTAGACTGACTCTATCGTTATCTTCCAGATCTTCTGAGTTGTGATCCCACATGTCCATGTAACATCGGCCTCGGCGGATGGCTTCTGCTAAGACCTCATCACCTTTCACAATCAGTTCAATGACCTTTCTGATATGGTGGTCGACAAAGAAAGCCCTGACGATCCTTTCGATTCCATGGGCTGCGATACATCTGTACGTCTCCGGACCTGTCACAAGGCTGACTGTATGAGTCGCCACCTTCTGAGGGGTCACCTTGAAACGGATGCGTTTGAATGAAGGTTCTGTCCTGTCAGTCCCGGTCACCCGAAACTTACTCAAGTCCAGGAATGCCAGCCTTTTAAGACCCTTTACTCTTTTAGCGAAGCTCCTCTCCGACCTAGCGGTCTCTACCTCAGCTATCAAGGTCTTGACGAAATCTTTTCTATTCTTGGCAATCAAAAACATTAGCGCCTCCTTTCTCGGGTTTTAGCCAATACCTAGTTTCTTGGCGAGCTCTTCGGCCACTAGGCCGGACCCGCTTCAAGTCCGTCCATCTGATCCCAGTCGTCTCCACCGGCTGTTTACTACCGGAGGAAGATTCCAGGCCTTACGATACACCCTCGTAATATTGGTTTATGACGGACGTTACTAAGGACTCTGAGCACATGAAGGACGCACGTCGGCGGAACAAGGAATTAATCCGAACAGAATAAATGGTTGGCAAGCAACCCAGACAAAGAAGAGAGAAGAGCCATGAGCCTGAAGAAACTGACAGAACTTGATCTGTTCAATAGCTTCCCCTCAGCTTATAAGAACAGCATCATCAAGGCCATGACCGGCGATCTCCTGTTGGGGCACTTTACCGTATCCCTGGAGAAGATCAGTGAGGGCATGGGGATCATTCAGAGAAGATACAAGTATGTGTCAAGGCCTTCTGTGATAGAGGCCGTTGGCTCAGCGGAGATAATTCCAGTCTTCGACAACGGTTCAATCATCCCGACATCGATCCCGTCGTGGTTGATTTACAACGAAAAGAACCGAGTAGTAGCAGTTTCTAATCTCTCTCCGTATGCCAAACAGGGTGAGAAGGAACTCGACATCGATACGAAGAAGCTCTTCGGGCTTCTCCAATCCGCGCTTGTCCTGATGAGGATTTATCACAACGAGAACAAGCTGACAAACAACGTTAATCTGGTGAAGAACTTGACTCATGTCTACACCAGAATGTTCGTCAGATGCTTGGATAGGCTCTATTCTCTTAACCTAGACCCACTCCAGACCGATAAGGTAAATTACCTCGTAGCGAAGTACTTCCAGATTGGTGTGATGGGCCGAGCCGATACCCCGTCTACCAAGGGGATTGCTTTCGGGATTATCCCGAATGACACCCCGAAGAGTATCATCGAGAGGACCGATGATGAGATGATTATGGAGTATGACTCCCTTTCATCTTTCGTCGTCTCTCTTGCTGGAACGGTTGATAAGATCCAGCATCTTACGTTGAGATCTCTGACCGAGGCATGGACCAAAATGTTCGGCCCGTCGGCGCTTTTGGCCGTTGAGTCGTTCCATTACTTCGTGGTTAATGTCTTCTGGGCTGCCACCCTTTCAGGTGTCAATTCGGAAGTGTTGATCAACAATCTCGCGGACAAGCAGGTCCAGGCCTCTTTCCTCGAGTTCTTCAGGCTCACAAAGTAAAGCGGGAGCGCGCCGATGAGCACGAATTGGATAAGACAAGAGAGGCTGCTCCGGGACTTGTTCGATACGAACATGTACAGCGGCTACGTCCCGATGGTCCCAGAGGCCGAGGGAATCAGTCAGTTGGATCTACAGGACGCTACGGCGTTCAACAACTGGGTCGATTTGGTTATCAACAATCGGTTAGGACAAGTCTGGAACCGGTTGCAACAAGTTGAGAACCATGTCAACGAAACAGGGGTACGGGTACCAGGGTACATCCAGAATTATCTGAATAGCCTCTGCAATCCGTACTTCCAGAGAGATTTCCAGTATCCCAGTGTTGCAGGATACGTTTACGACAGCGTCTTTGACGCGAATGGTGCAGCATATGATTGGGCTTCCGTCTTTCCGACGGCGGCGGATGTGGTCTTCTTTCAAATGCATGGAGCCAAAAGGCTCGAAGAAGGGGATTACTACACGCTCGTCTACAAAAACGGTAGACCGCTCCCAACAGACGCTTTCGATCTGCACAGTCAGGGAATTGGGTATTCGCTGTTCGTACCGATCGAAGAGGTTGACGATGATGACGTCATCTCGATCGAAATGAGACGGCATTGGAATATTCCCAAGTGGCATAGATTGACCGTCGGTGCTGGATGGAACGAAATCGATCCTTTCATGCTTACTGAGATCGACAAGATTGGTTATCCCTACTGCTATGATGAGTCTGCTGACGACCTTGGCGATTTTCTCGTCTATGTCAGGCATTCTGGGGAGACCTATTTCAAGAGACTTAGCCGGAGTTTCTACACTGCCAGAGAAGACGGTGCCGTTGCCAAGCAATTAGTACTGACCTTTAGTACAGGTCATGGCATTGCTTTTGGTGATGAAGTCTTCATTGTCCCGAATTCAGCAGGTTGGATCATCGATGTCGAGACCACTTCAGGTGGTCAGACGGATTTCGACTTGATCTCAGAGGGATACGAGCGAGATCCTACCGGGGATCCGGACGTATTCACTGGCAGAGACACTACTGATTTTAATGACCTGGACCCGAGCGGGTCTCAGGCCATGATCGACAAGATGCCGCTCCCAGTTGAAAGTGAGAGTGAAATTGCGGTAACGATCCACGTACCAGGAGCTTCTCCAGCCGGTTACAGACTCGTTCCTGGATGGGATTTCAATCTCATTGAGAACACTGGTAGTTCAGGTAGTCCAGTTCAGCTCAGACTGATCAACGGCACTCTGCCGATAGGATCAAAGGTCAGGATTATCAAGCAGGAGCCGAGTAACTGGTTCATGACCGAGACCAAGGTGACCACTACTCCGACAGATGGAATCATCACCCTTCTCAGACATGAGAATTTCCCAGTGGGGGTTACCTACACCGACGTCGTGATGAACAACCAGTATGTCGACAAAGGCAAGCTGGAAAACATCTCCGATGGTGCTTTCAGGATTACTAACTTCCCGTCGAACGAGTACTTGTACGTCAAGTACACGGTGCCGAAGAACGGTATCACTAAAGAGATGAACCTGAACTCTGATTATTACAGGTCTGACCTTGAGAAGTACCTGTACTTGATTGGTTTCTACGTTGATCCGACCACGATACCTGGTATCTTCTCAATCAATGATCTACACGCCGATGACTTTACCGTGAAAGCGACAGGGGCGTTCACTCCGACTGACCTGTATGAACACAACGTCGGAAATGATCTTTACGATGAGACCAGGAATTACGGTAATCCTGAGTCCCAGATATTCAGAATCAAAGCGTCTGGCGAGAACCTGGACGAAGGCAACTATGACAGCAGCGAAGTCGTGGCCGAACGCTTCGTCGTTGGATTGTAAGGAGAGACGAAATGGCTGACGACGTCACCAGATCAGAATACCTCGAGCAATACAAGACTGATCATACTATTGAGGGAACTGAGCTCCATGGAGGAGTCAATGGTTCCGACGAAGAGAGTTTCAAGGACAAAAACTTCGGGGGCTAAGACCCGTAAGAAGGAGTCGTTATTATGCCTCCGAGTTATACCACAGAAATTCCTGATGTGAACCAACCTGGAGCTGATTGGCAGAGTATCATTGGAGTAAGCGGAAACGAGCTCCACTACGGAGACGACGGCTCCGACTCACCCAGTTTTGCCTCCAAGAACTTCGGAGCATAAGTTTTATCGACGTAAAGGAGTAAAGAAATGGCACAGAACGAACACACGCCGAATTACGATATCGAGCTCCCAGACATTGGTGGCGACAGTGACAACTGGGGACAGATTCTCAACAACGCCGTTAGGTCCATTGACGCCATCATGGCAGGACTGACGGCTGGTGGAATCTCTGGTGGGATATTCATCACAGACATCGCTCCTGCAGCAGGTGGAAATGTTGGCTCAAAGGTCACCAGATCAGACGGATTGGAGCTTATCTCTTGTACCTCTGACGACGGTGAAATTGCCGTTAGCGTCATGGCTATCAGTGGAGGAACAACTCTGTTACCTTCAGTCACGGTCAACGGTATCTCAGTGACACTTACTCAGCTCCCGGATCAACCGATGTGGGCTGGTACAGTGGACATCACTCTTGGAGCTTCCGGAGATGTAACAGCCATCCATTCTGATGGTCCGATCAACGCGTGTGACGTTACCATCCAAGTTGGACCTGAAGTATCAGGAGCTCTGTTTGGAGCACTTCCTGGAACTCAGACAGAACTCAAGGAAGGAGACGTAGTCAACCTCGTCATCGATTCTGTTGAGCCCATGATAGGGATCGAGGTCGAAGGCTTTGGTGCATGCCAAGCATCCTCACACAGCTTTGCATCAACGACGAACACGACTATTCAGGTTACGATCGCCAACAGAGGGACGACGCTACAAAACCTCACTGCACGGATTCAAGCCGTAGACGCCAGTGGAAGCCTTGGGGCAGCCTTTGAAACAGGGAACACCCTTCCGCTCAACAATCTGCATCCAACGGTCTCATTCGGGATTACCACATACCCCGGAGCACAGGAAGCCCTCAAGGACTCTGAGACGGCTTCAGTGGTAATCACCACCTCAGATCTGGATGTTGTACTATTCGACTCGCCCAGTGCAGAGCTACTCATTACCAATCCTTCAGTCGTGGAAGCGAGCAAGACAGTTGAGAGAATCTCCGGAAACTACAATGTTTCCGTTGACAATCTCAGAGCCACTGCGACAAGAACAGCTAACGATGCATCCACCGTGGAAAATGTCATCATCCAGATTGCACATGTTGACATGACGGTAGATATCGCCGTTCCGGCTGCCAGACTCAGAAGTGGTGGTAATGCTGGTACTGTCGCACAAGATCATATCATCACCGTCACTGGAAATCAGGAATTCCTCCAGCCTCCCACAATGGTCGCTCCGTCTGGGACGTTCCAAGGAGCAGCTTTCGCAGGGGGACCGATGGTCTGGACAAGAGATCTTCAGGTCCATGATGACGACGTGAAGGGATCCCACGCGTGGGGGAGCTTCGATGCCGTCAACCTGGCTGGAAAGGTCATCAACGTTCCTACCAATGGTGTGAACTACATCATCGGAGGATTCGTCCTTAGGACGCTCACCATCTCAGCATGGCCTAACAGAGAGGTTGCCATAGAGACCTCCGTCTTGGATGTAATGAAGTTGGAATGTACGAACCTCTCGAAGAGTCCTTCTGGTTCTCTCAACTTCGATCACAGGGCTGATCAGGATGATACTCTGGATGAGTACACCATCTTGGATGGCCTTGGTGGATCGGTCGATCCTCAGGGAACCGTATGGTACAACTGTGATCTTCCTAATGCCGTGTCTAACACGGCAGGGACGATGCAGGCCGAGCTCGAAGAAGTAATCTAAGAGATTACCTAGGAGATACTGACATGGCTACACAATTCGAACAGTTTGTCAATACAGAGCTCCCCAAGAGGCCGAGCTTGCCCGTTCCTGCTGGAGGAAACCTTCCGGCTGGAAGAAAGCTAGTCACCACTGGGGTGGGGATGGGTATTAACGATGTAGAGGACGTAGCGTCCTCACCCGTATGGGCTGGAAATATCGAGGTCATCGTTCCTGGACAGGATCCGACCTATCTCGATACTCTGACCGAGCTGGTTACGTTTATCCAAGCCCTCGATTCCGTTCCACCCGACGACGTCCCTGATCTCGTTGTGAATCTTCAGCCTGGGTGTGAGCTCAGTCACCCAGCAGGTGTGGACTGGAATCACATTGGGATGACTATCAACGGAAATGATGCTCATCTCACTTTTGCAGGTCAGTGTGCTTTCCAGACAACTTGTTATCTGCGTGATATCTGGATCACGGCTGACACCTACCTCGACTTGAGGAACTCATACGTTCAGTTCAGTCGGTTGTCTTGTGCCAGGATCGATATCAAGGGAAGTACATACCTTGACCATGTGAACGTTGAGGAAGCGAATATCATCCTCTACAGTGGTATGAATCTGGTATGTACCAACCTGAACTACTCCGGGGCCGGGACAATCTCCGGAGTTGGAGTACTCGCGATCAATGATGGTCACCTACTGGTGGATTCAGACTCCGCTCCGGTGATTGGTCTTACGGCTGGTTTCGCGAGTCTCTTCGACTTGATGGTAGTGAACTCCGGATCCGGCGGAGGTATCACTCTACAGAACACAACGGGGAATCCTCTTCCGAACTCCATCAACGGTGTCGTCGTCATCGGAGGAACGATCGCTACTGGTTCAGCTCCGACTGTCATCGGTTCTATCAAGACTGATTCAGCGATTTCAGGAACAGCCATTGCGAGGATGGATACTGGACGTCTGTTTTCCACCACTTCTATCAGGGCTGATGGTGCTGCTGATGACACGCAGTCTGCTACAGAAAAGGCCGTCAGGGATGCCATCAAGCTTTCCATTAACATGTACGACCAGACTCTGATTCCTGATTTGGCTGCCTCTGGTGAAAGGGCAGCGTTCTGGCAGGATGATAGTGACAACCTATTCTTGGTCGCTAAGAAGGCTGATGGTACTACACATGTAGGCATACAGTTGACCTAATCAGGAACACAGAAATCTTGAGTTTTAGGGACGATACGGCATACCGCCGTATCGTCTCTTTTCTTTTTGACAAGAAAATAAGAGTACTCAAGAGAAACTAAGGAGGTCCTTGATATAAAGAGGGGTCCGAAAGCTTCCATTCGCCTTTATGGGTTATAATTTCTTTTTTTCTTGAGGAAATTTTTTGACGCAGGTGAAGCTAACAAGCAAATGGTGACGCGCGGATCTCAGTCGCATACCAACTGGGAACTTCTTGATTAGACATATATAATGGGATTGCACGGTTGTAGGCTTACCCGTTAATTTCCAACCCGGCCAAATAATGATCTATGAAATGAAAGGAGAATCTGAGAGAAGAGGCAGCTTTTTGCAAACTAAGCCAAGTTTGTATGACAGTCCTTACGAAGAGAGAGGGTGGCACCCTTTCGATCTAAATGCCATGACCTATCAGAAAAACAAGGAATGCATCACATGGCCATCCGTCCCAAGAAAAAAGTAGTCGGAACGAAATCCGGTTCCGCTCCGAAGAAGAAAATCGTTCCTCGCAAGAAGGTCGCTGCGGCTCCGCCTGAGGAAGTCGAAGAGGTCGAAGAAGTCGAGGAAGAGACCGAAGAGGTCGAGGAAGAGGTCGAAGAAGTCGAGGAAGAGACCGAAGAGGTCGAGGAAGAGGTCGAAGAAGTCGAGGAAGAGGTCGAGGAAGTCGAGGAAGAGGTCGAGGAAGCTCCTCCCCCGAAGAAGAAGAAGAAGGTCATCGAGAAGAAGCTCGTGATCAAGAAGGTCGTTGGGAAGAAGAAGCCTGTCAAGAAGGCTCCTCCGACCAAGAAGGGCAAGCCTGCCACGAAGAAGACTACTGCAAAGCCCGCTGCCAAGAAGACGGCCGGGAAACGCCGTGGTATTGTTCTGGGCGGCCGTTCGGCTGGCAAGAAGTCTTTTAAGTTCACTGTCAATGACATCGAGTTGACGGTCCCCGGTGAGCTCCCCGAAGAGGGAAGCCGGATTCCGCGTGACACGTTGATGAGCATCGTGCACGAATACCTCGAGACTTCCGACCTCGGCGCTCCTGAGTCCAAGAAGATCACAGCTGACCTCGTGACTCTGATCGAAGACACTCTGATCGCCGTGACCGGCGACTACTCGCTCAAGTTCATGGACGCCATGTTCCGTCGGGTATTCATCCAAGAGCGTTTCTTCGGCAGTATCATCGATGGCGCATCCAGCAGCCTGATGCCCGCTCATTGTCGTTCCAAGTACGACCGGAACATCGAAGGCGTGGAGTCTGTTCGCGGTGAGATAGATGAAGACGGGGATTTCGTTCCCGAAGACTAGTCCCATCTCGATGTTTCAGGGGTTTTAATACCCAAGACGGGAACCTGGCTTCGGCCAAGTTCCCGTCTCTTTTTCTTCTTTCTCTTAGATTACGCTAACGCTAGTGCGTTGGCGACCCCCGTTCCAAAATGGGGTATCAAAGAGTTTATGAAGGTAGTGAACTCTTCGTTTCCACCTCCTTTTAGAATAGACAAAGTTGGATAAGCTTCGTCTCTAAACAGCGCATTCCATGTATCAGAGACAACTGTAAGACCAGCGTCGACTAGAGACTCGCGCTCTAGAACGTATTCTATAGAACCAACAACTTCTTCGTACCATCCCCCAGGAGCTTCAGTCACGACACCATCTCTAATCCCCTTGAGTATAGCGAATACTCCAGTGGATGATAATCTGATAGTAACAGCATGAGCTGGAATATTCATATCCTTCTTGGATTTAGATACAAAAGCTACAGCATCTCTGATAACTGTAATCTTTTTTCTCCTTCCAAGAGGTAAAAACCACTCCAAGAATAACACTGATGTTCTCTCGAAGAATTCGCTAGTCTCTAGTATGGCGACTGATGCTGACATTCCTGGGAAGACTATCTCTGAGTCCATCCCATCAAAGAACCTGGCGATTTCACATCTTCCGCCAATGGCTCTCGTCTCACTAGAAGTCACGTACGATTCTATGGGTAGACTGGGAAGGGTAGCCGGGGATACAGCCAACCTCCTAGACATATCCAGAATTTCTCTTGACTTTTCATATAGAATGCTCAGTGAGTAAATCCCGGAGAAGAATGTTCTTCCTAGGATCTCACACGAGAGCTTGAAGTCATTAGACAGGACTGACCTAAAGTAGGCCTCCTTATCTTCTTCTCTAAGGAGCATGAGAGAGTCTACCTCGGTGCTCCACTCGTCATACTCTCTGATGGTCTTCATATCACACCGTCCTACTTACTCGATCGAGGATGTCGTAGTCTATGTCTGGGATACCCTCTACCTGTATTGGACTCCCATCTACTTCTGGATTGACCAGAGAACCGGAGCATAGATCTCCAACCATAGCAAGAGCCCGTAGACCATTAGCTATCTCTGAGTTGATGGAACCATGAATCAGATTGCAAGAACTTAGGATAGATTGAACCCGACTTAAGAGCATGGACCTGATGGAGTCTTCCTTTCCAGATAATCCGATGTCACCTAGACTTTTCAGACCGATGATATCTGAGAGTAGTCCAGTAAGGTCTCCTAGTATCCCTGATATGGGATCGAAAGTCGGGATGTTCATGCAATCTTCAAATAGATTAGGAATGTAGGCTAAGCTCTTGGAAGCTCCCGTAAGTTTCTCAGCCATTCCGGAAAGGAAATCTACGTCTATGTCAGCTCCGCCGTCCAATTCTAGTTCAGTTCCTCCCAACAGATCCTCACTTTGGTCCACATGAAAAAGAACTCCATCCTTTAATGCAAACGAGACTGTGGAGATCTCAGCCAAGAGATCGCAGATCTCGCCTATCTTGCTAAGATCTAAGAATCCGCAATCTATCAGCGAACCTGCGATATCAGGAACTACCTCCGAAATCTGGGAGGTTGCTACATTGATAATGTCGCCGGTCCTGTCCTCACGTGCGCCCGCGATTTCTTGGGCCTTATGGAGAACTTTGGTCAGTATGTCCTGTTCTGGTAGGTAAGCCATAGTATCTCTTCGTTAGCTATCGTATAGGACTCTCAATGAGTTGTTCCGATCAAAGAACATCCTATTGAAAACTCTACCACTTTTTGAGAACCAATCCTGGAGATAACGTCCATGGGTGCGTTCAGCTTTACAAAGAACGCTGCTAAAAGTTTGGGCTTTGCGGCCGCCGGGGCGATCAAGACTCAAATGTTCGGTCAAACAGCCGAGCTGATCGAGGAGGTCTTCTCCTCGGGCGATAGTGTCAAAGAGGTCGCATCCGAAGTCACAAGCCTGATCAAAGAGAACGTCGTCAAGGACGTAGGGGCTGCCATGGTGAAGAACACCACGGAGGCCGTTCGTACTGGGAAGTTCTATAGGTCGGAAGAGGAAAAGGGAGCCGCTATGGCTTCCGCTCTCGGTTTCGACGACGATATGATGTCAGATTTTGATACTTCTGATATGGTAGGTAGAGGCGACGACGGGGGTGACAGCGACATTGATATGGGAGACTTCGGAGGAGATTCTTCTACTCCAGTTCAAGTCTCTGATAACAGAGTGACTAACGTCTCCAACAAGTTTTCCATCTCATCGGAAGCTTCCTCACTTGGAAGTAAGGTCGGTACGGCTATCGGTGCTGCTGGTACAGTACAAGCCTCCGCCGTCATTGGTAGCAGTAGAGCTCTTGGTAGAGGAATCACTGCAACCAATACGATCTTGGACAATATCCGGAGTCTGATTCAAGAACAGAAACATGCAGTAATAGCGGGCTACAACCATCAGACTGGTTTGGATTCGCACCGGAGTTCCCTTATGACGGGTATCTCCGAGATGGCAGTCCAGCTTCAGGAGATCAATAGGGCATCTCAGGCCCATCTAGGGGCACTTGGCTTGACTGTTGATGGCAGAGCTAGTGATGGTATTGAAACCAAGTATGATAAGATCTTTACTGAGTACGGTGGTTTCAGTCCGGAAAACTATGTCAGGACTGTCAGTGATAGGATCAAGACTACACTCGAAGATATGAACATGTTCAAGGACATGCTCACGAATCCTCTCGAGTTGGCAATGGACTCCCTCGCTGAGAAATTCTTCCCGGAAAGTCTACAGAAGTCATTCCAGAGGATGGATAACATCATCGGTGGACTCCCGGCCACACTTATGCTTCAGCTTGAAGAGTGGGCTAATATCACTGATGATGGCGTACTCAACACTCTGAAGAGGGGTGCTGGTAGGTTTCTCGGGATGGACAGAGACGACACCAGGGTAGACGCTAGATTGGGGACTCTGGATAAAGCTGTTCCGTTCGATGCCCATACCAAAAAGGCGATCACTGAGGTGATCCCGAAGTACCTCTCCCTTATTCTCAATGCCATTAATGGTGGTACTGAGGGAGATGAACAGATCTTCGACTACGGTACCGGGAAGATGAGGACTCGAACAGAGGTCGTCGATCAACTAAATGTTGAGAGAAGTGCCGCCACACGTGGTGTAGGCTTTACTACAGATATGAGTAGGAATGTCCTGGATTCCTTCAAATTCAATCCAGAACAGAGAAAAGTAGCTGAAAAAGAACTGGAAAAGATTCGTAGCGCTGAGATGGCTGCTAGTGGTAAGTCTGTCGGGGATCTTTCAGCTCCGGGCTTGAATGTCGAGCTCGTAGATGCTTGGAACAAGTCTGTTAAGGGCCTTGGGGTCTCCGGACTGACACAGTTACAAAAAGAGAAACTTGCCTTCAGGGCTAGCGGTGCAGAATTCGGTGATAAGGTTGGAAGTGATATCAAGGGCTCTGCTTTCAGACAAGTAATGTCTGACTCCAGTATGGTCTCTTCCAGGGAGATCGAAGCCCAGAGACGATTGGACGATATCAGAAGGCAGACTGGGGAAGACAAATTTAGGAAGAGACAAGCTAAGGGTGGGCTTGACAAAGACGAGAAAAAGATTGTCCGAGAGTCCAGGGATCTGGAGCAAGAAATATCTAGCATCAGGTCTTCCCGTGACATCCAGGCCTACGAAGTCGGGGGAAGTGTCTCTTCAGCGCAAGCCGTCGGGAGAGTCAAGCCAGTTCCGTTTGATGCCGACGTTAGAAGCGCTATCATCCATACTATCCCCGGACTTCTCAGGGATATTGTCCGCGCAAATGGCGGTGAGCCGACGATCAGAGATAAAAATGGTCGAGCGATGAGGATTGATGTCTCAGCTGCTGCTAGAGAGGGTAGGATCAATAGGGCCTCTGAAGCCTCTATCGCTGCTCTTCCAGAGCCTCCTCCAGATCCATTACTCTCCTTCTTCCAAGATCAGAAGGCTGATATGGAGAAGGCGAAAGAAATCCAAGCCAAGCTTGAAACCGGTGAGATCCGTAAGACTAAGTCTGGAGAGATCGACAAGCGTTTCAAGGACGGTAAAGACGCACAAGAAGTACTAGATAGAGTAACGTCTGTTAATAAGGCTGCTGAAGCCATCGGTCCTAACGAAGAGTACACGGAACAAGAAGATCGTCGAGAAGCCGACAGGATGTCCATCAAAGAGATGCTCTTGCATCCAATTCAAGCCATTGCTGACATGACTGATAGAGTTGGAGATCAAGTTGGTAGATGGTTCTTCGGCAAACCTGATGCTCCAGAGGGTGGTTCCTTGATGGATAGGATGACTAAACCTGTCCGGATTGCTTTTGATTGGATTAAGAATAAGTGGACTGGTATGGTCGATGGGATCAAGAGTTGGTGGTCTCAGGACGGTGGTGGTGCTGATGCAGTGATTGGGGCTTTCAAACCTATCACTGACTTCTGGTCTAAGAAAGGTGGTCTCAAAGACTCTCTTCAGACCCAAGTATGGGATCCAATCAAGGGTTTCGCACAAAGAAGTTTCGAAGGCGTTAGTAAAGGACTCAGTGAACTGTGGTCTGGTGACAAAGAAGGTGGGGGTATTAAAGCTTGGATGAAGGACAAAGTCCTAGATCCAGTTAGTAACTTCGCCTCAAGAGCTTTGAAACAAACTGGTACAGCTCTGACTAACGTTAGAGAGTCTCTCTTTGGGAAGGAAGGGGCTCTTAACAAGTTTTGGAAGAAAGCCCAACCGCACATGGGTAAAGTAGCTGCTACCTTTGGTGGAGGTGCTTCTCTTGGTATCATCGGAGGTCCCATTGGCATGATCGTTGGAGCTGGTGCGGGCTATGCCTTGACTACTGACAAGGTTAAGAACTGGCTGTTCGGTAAAGAGGGTGATGATGGAGATCCAGGGATTATCAAGAAGGCTGGAGACTGGGTTCAAGGTAACGCTAAAATGCTTGGCGGCGGTACTGCCGGGTATATGTTCGGTGGTCCTGTTGGTATGATTGTCGGGGCTGGTGCGGGCTATGCCTTACAGACTGACAAAGTCCAGAATTGGCTCTTCGGTAATCCAGACGAAGAAGGTGATCCTGGAGTTATTGGTAAAGCTAAGATCTGGATGAAGGATCATGAGGGAGAATTGTGGGGCGCAGGCCTGGGCGGTATCGGTGCAAGTCTGGCTGGATTTGGTCCGGTCGGCATGATCATTGGAGCCGGGGCCGGTTATGCTCTTGGAAGTCAGAAGGTCCAAGATTACCTCTTTGGTGAAGAAGGAAAGATCACAGCCATTTACACCAAGGCCACTGATTACCTCTTCGGTAACGAAAAGACTGGTGATGGTGGTCTATTCGGTGAGGGTGGAAAATTCGATGCTCTGAACGTCTGGGTAGGTGAGAATATCATAGATCCCGCCAGGACTTTCTTTACAGAGACATGGACAGCTACCGCCGACTGGACTCGTAAGAACGTCATTGATCCGATGAAGGGGGTCTTTGACCCATTCATGGAGGAGATGAAGGCAGGATTCAACTCTCTGACAGATATCGTGAAAAACGGTATCAAGGAAGGGATGAGTGCCGTTAGTGAGTTCATGGGTACCATGTTCGAAACTAGTTTCGGTAAGCCGTTCGGAGAGATGATCAAAGAGAACTTCCTAGAGCCTTTCGGGGCCCATATAAAAAGCTTCCGGGACTGGCTTGGTAAAGGGCTTGGAGGAATAATGAAGAGGGGGGTTTCCTTCTTACAAGAGAAGGCTGCAGCCCTTAGAGAGAAACAGGCCGCTAGAAAGGGTGCTGCTGCTAGAGCTGCTACGTCTCTTAAACCTGAAGGGACGGAAACTCAGACAGCATGGCAGAAGCATATGGGAGTCGGTGGTACCTCAACTGAGAAGGCTGCTCCTAAGCTGACGGAAACTAGAACGGAAGAAGCTCAATCTGAATGGCAGAAGCGTATGGGTGTTCCTGATAAGTTGGCTGGAAAAGTCACTTCTAAGGATGGAACAGTAAACGAACCTACTGCTGAAGTTACTGCTACTGAATCCGCCAAGCCTCCACCCATCCCGACAGAAAAACAAGATACTAGCACTACTTCCACTGTAGAAAAGACGGGTATTGATTCCCAGTCTAAGGAGCGAGCTTCGATAGCTGCTGCTAGGATAACTGAAAGAGATGCTGCTGCTAGAGATCGTCGCACTTCTAGAGTGGATAGAGATGAGAGGCGTAGGACATCGAGAGCCACTAGAGATGCAGATTTGGATATCAAACTCAAAGAAAAAGCTGATGCTAGACAAGCTAGAAAGGAAGCATCTCTTAAAGCTTCTCCTGCTGCTCAAGCTCCGGCTCTTGCAAGTGCTACTTCAGCTTCTGCATCCGGAACAACTGCAAGTCCTGCTCAAGGTTTTGGTTCTATGGTGGAGACTGAGCGTCACACCAAAGATATGCTCAACTTCATGAAGGATCACTTGTCAGGTACTGGAAAGAATCTCGCTAGGCTCGTTAAGAAGCTTGGCATTGACAAGGATGAAGTCGATGAGAGTGCCCTTGGGAAGCATCGGGGCTTCTTCGGTCGAATGTTCGATAAGCTGACTTCTCCGTTCAAGGATATTGGACGAAAGCTCAAGGATGGAATTCAGGCTGTCCTGGATGCTCCGAAGCGTCTGATGAACAAGATTAAAGACATCGTTACTGATTCATTCTCATGGATCAAGGACAGAGCTCAGGATATTTGGGAAGGGGTCAAGGCCATCGCGACAGAAGTATGGGACGTCACCAAGACGGTGACGGGAGAAGCTTGGAAGGCTGTCCAAACTGTAGTACCTGAGCTATGGAAAGGTGTCACTGCCATAACGAAGACTCTTTGGAAGGGTGCTGAAATAGCCGCTAAGGGTCTCTGGGATGCTGGTGTGTCTGTTACTAAGACGATGTGGAGTGCAGCCCAAGCTATAGTTCCGGAACTCTGGAATGGTGTAAAGGCTGTTACTACAGGTCTATGGGGTGCTTTGAAGGATGATGTCATTCCAGCCCTATGGAGCGGTGTGACTAAGGTCGTTAACGGACTCTGGGATGGTGTCAAAGCCCTCGGTCGAGGTATTGGTAGTATCTTTGGAATAGGAGCTGATGCTGTAAGCGGTCTTGCTAGCGGGGGTAAAGTCCAGCTGGTTAAGATTATAGGTTCAGTAGCCATTCCGATGTACGGAGTTGAAGGACCTGGCTTGGGAGATTTGAGTGAAGATGAAGTCTCAGCTGGTTCTAGTGGTCCGGGGGTCTTGGGAAGAATCGGAGGTTTCATAGGAAGGGCTGTCAGAGGAACTGCATCTGCGATCTCTGAAGGAGCTAGCGCCGTGTTTGGCGGTTCTGCGTCTATGACCAATCCTTCTCCAAGAGAGACTTCTACCCCGACAAAAGCAGAAGCTACTTCAGTCCAACAGGTTGAGATCGTCAGATCAGTAACGTTAGTTACCAGGACGGCTGATACAGAGCGAGCAGCTGACGAAAAAGACGAGACTATGGACCAAAAGGCAGAGTCTAGTGAGAGAAAGGCTATTGCTGAAGAGGCTGACAGAGATCGTGATAGTACTAGGATGGACGCCAAGCTCAAGGACAGAAAAGCTGCAAGGGCAGCTAGAGTTGCTAAACGTCGTGATAAGGTCAAGGAAGAGAGAGATGTTACTGATAGTGGAGACTTAGCTGACACTGCAGCTATAGGGGGAATGACTGCCGCTGACGATGATGCTGACGATGATGTATTAGATACCGTTGGCGTTCCAGCTCAGAGGAAAGGTGGAAGAATCAGGAACATTGGTCGGAAGGGGAAAGCTGTTTGGCGAGCAGGCCGAAGTATAATGAAGTATGGAGCCAAACGGGCTGGTGAGCGTGCTCTACTTAAGATGTTTGGTAAGGGTGGCATTAAGACCATGGGTAAGGGTCTCACTAAGGTTGGCGGTGGAGCTGCTCTGTCTGCGATTCTTGCTGGTGTAGAACTCGCCAGAGGTGGATTCACAGGACACAGGGGTTCTGAAGAAGCTGGAGTTGGTGAAGTTGAGGGGATGATATCTGGAATGTTGACTGGGAGTGCTAAGAAGAGAGGCACTCTGGCAAAGGTTTTTCGTACTAAAGAGGGTGGGGTTGGTGAAGCGGCTGCTGGAATGGTCGGATCTACTGGTCGAGGAGCTATGATCGGTGCTACTTTGGGATCGATCATCCCTGGAGCCGGTACTGCCGCAGGAGCTGCTGTCGGCGCTGGAATCGGCGGGATAATGCAGGCTCGGAAACTCGTGATGGCTCCAGATGAATCAGTGATCAAGGCCAATACACTTGTACTAGCTCTGAAAGAACGCGGTGTCGTTAGAGATCCGTTCGGCCCAGGCAAATACAAGGTCATGGACTGGGATTCAGTAGCGATGATGCCTCCAGCGAATCTGATGGAGCTTACTAGGTCGAACCTATTCAGTGGTAGGACTAAAGATAAGTTCAAAGATATCGCTAAGAAGCGTGGGTTTGGGGAATTTGTCAAAGAAGAAGAGAGAGAACAAGCTATCCTCGATGAAGAGGAAAGTATCGGTAAAAAGCTCGCCAAGGCAGTCTTTAGCCCGATTGCTGGTCTCAAGCTGGCATGGATGGCTGGGAAATCCATTATGTCGATAGTTCCGAGTATAGGTAAGTGGCTTTTCAGAGGTAAGGAAACCAGGGAAGCTGATGCACTAGCTAAGGCTCTGACTACTGAAGGGGTCGTTAAAGATCCGCTTGGGTGGGGAAAGTGGAAAGTCACTGATTGGGACGCTATCGGCAATCTACCTGGAGATAAACTAGATCTCCTCTCGAAGTCGAGTAAGTTTGGTAAGGCCACCAAAGAGAAAATGGCAGCTATCGCCAAATCCAAGGGCACCGTAGAGAAGGAAGAAGAAGACAAGTCCAAAGAGGCTATAAAGGCCGATAAAGATGCCAAGGATAAAGAGTCCGATGATTTCAAAGCTATTCGTATCGTTGGTAGTGCTGCAATACCAACTTACGGTATTTCTGAACTTTATGGTTGGCTTACTGGTTCTAAGAGTGAAGAAGAGGGTGATGCTCTTGCTGTTGGACTGGAGAAAGTCGGAGTACTCAAGAATACCTTCGGGTGGGGCAAGTGGAAAGTCTTGGATTGGGATGCCATCGGTAAGCTTCCTCCGGATAAGCTCAGGCTCTTGCAACAGTCTTCGAAGATCAGTAGTTACTCTAAGAGAAGGATCGACCTCATAGCCAAGGCTGCTGGTAAGACGATCGATAAGGAAGAGCGTGAAGATGACAAGACTGGGATCGATAAGATCAAGGACAAGGCTTCGGCCGCACTTACCAAGTCTAAGGAAGCTGTCGGCAAAGCCTGGGACATGACCAAACAGAAGTCTGCTGCAGCTGGGGCTTTCATCAAAGGTTTTGGAAAGGGTCTACTCGACTCAGGAAAAAATCTGGTCAGCAATATAGCCAAGGCTCCTGGAGAGATTCTCGGGGCATTCAAGGACTGGGGTAAAGCTATCTGGAATATGGGCAAGGACTTCGTTGCTAACATCAAGGAGAAGTTCTTTGGGTTCATGGGCAAGATCAAAGACTTCTTCATTAAAATCCCCGGCATGTTGAAGGATGCAATTAAGAATGCTATCAAGGGCATCTGGAACAAGCTGTTTGGTAAAGAAGAGGGCGGAGAAGAAGATACTGCCGCCTTCAATGAGTCCGTTGCTAGGCTCAAGGGATCAGGTCCGAAGAGCGATGAACAGGCGACAGGTGCTTCTGAGTCAGTTGCTAAACCTGAGACCAGAGGTCTTTCAGAAAATGGAGTTAAGCGCAGGGTCAGCAAAACCTTCATAATCAACGGCGTTTCAGTCGATGAAGAGACCTTTAGGAAACACAAGGCTGAAAAGGACGCTAAGTGGAACAAGATGCAGTCTGGTTTTGGGAAGATGGGTATGCCAGAGAGTCCTGAAGAGGCCTCTGAGATCGAGCCTGTCATGGACAAGACTCCGGGTATGATAAAACCGGATATGTTGTTAGGGTCATCGAAGCTTAGTACATCTGGTGGACCTATCCCGAAGCGTTCTCCGACAGCCACTCCTGTCTCGGTTGTTAAAATGCCGACGACGGCAAACAGGCCAACGGTAGAGATGTCTCCGAGAGAAATGTTCAGTCGTAAGGAAGACATCAAGACTAAGATGCTCGCTAGCTCAATAGTTGGCGATCAGAGTAAGATGCTGACACTCCTTGAAGCTATCGCCAGCAACACCAATAGGACGGCAGATAACATCGAGAGTGGAATCCCGGTTAACCTGAAGGTAACTAGCTCAGAGGCTGGGAGTGAAAAGAGAAGTACAGATAGCTCTATGTCGTCTGGACCCAATATGTTTGTCGGAGGACAAGGTCCGGGCCAATCAGATGCTGAAGGTCGGGATAAAACAGCTAACGCTTCCCTCGCAGTTCCTGGGACCATACTCAGAATCGCGAAAGGATGATCCGGTTAGGCCAACTTAGGATTGACGAAAGAAGAAACGAACCGGAGAGTACTCCATGGCTACGACACCAATGAGGCTTAATAGGTCGATAGTTGGGCTCCCCTTGGGATTCACCCAAGTTACGGATCCCAACTACCGGGTATTTGCCAAGACGTTTATCCAGAACGCTAACATAATCAATATCATCCCAGGAAGACCTGGCTTTAACGATGGAACGATCAGGGATGCCAAGTATAAAGCCTTGATGGAGCTGATTCGCAACGAGCCTAATGGTGACATGGACGGTCTTTGGAAAACAGGTTCATTTGGGAATGACGGACAACCGGTTCCGAAAATGAATGTCGATTATTACAAGGATGAGGATTCTGGTAAAATCGACAAGGAATATGAAGAGAGAGATGTTAGGTTCTATTCTTTTGATGTGGACTTTTCAGAGTACCGCCGAATCATCAACGTTCTCCTGAACGAAATTGGAGCCAAACTGGCTGGATTTTCTCTCGGACATAACATCGAGGCCTTTCTGGATACGACTAACTGGCATAACGATGGACTTCACTTCTTTTGTGAAGCTGCTACTACTGTGTCGGAATCAGCCAGTAATGAAGTCAGCGAATCTTCGTTGGCACAGTCTACCAAAGAGATCCAAGCTAAAGCCCGTGAAGTGGCATTTAGTCGAGGATTCGCCTTCAGAAGATCTACTGGAGAACTGGAACAAGGTGGAAGTAACTTTGGAGCCAGCGCAGTAGCGATGGCTCAGAGGGCTCAGAGTGCTATGGGAGCCGCTGCTGCCGCCTCTCAAGATATCGGAGCTGTAATCACTGGCCTTAATGCTACGATGAAAGATGCGGCTTCGAAAGGTGAGCAGATCATCTATCCGAAGATGTGGAAGAGCTCTCAGTTCGAGAAGAGCTATAACCTGAGCTTCAAGTTCGAGACTCCGTATGGAGACCCTCAATCCATCTTCGAATTCGTGTACCTCCCGTTCTTGATGCTTCTGACGTTCGCTCTCCCCAGGCAGGTCAAGCCTGATTCATTCAAGGCCCCAATGCTGGTGCGTCTGGACTCTCCAGGTTTAATGAGCTGTGACATGGGGATGTTTACCAGCTTTAGCTTTGTTAGGGGTGGAGCTAGTAATAGTTGGGCGGCGAATGGACTACCCCGAGTTATCGATGTAACGGCCACTGTAACCGACATGTATCCGTCCATGGCTGTGGCCACCAACCAAGCCCTACTTCGCCAGAACATCGGACTCTCGACGTTCCTGGACAACATGTGCGGGCTTAATGTGATGGAAGCACATATCGCTGACTCTCTCAGGGCAACCATCATGGGCAAAGTCTCGCTTTTTACTGGAGCGGCAGATTCTGCTGTGACCAGTGCTAAGGACGTCGTCGAACACATCGCAGATAGGATATTTTAAAGGAGAGACGTAATGTTATTCTACAACAGTGACATCATTGAAGAGGCCAAGGGTCGTGGTCGGATGGGTGGAAAAGCCGCAGCTGGACCTGGTGGAACTTGTGTTTGTCCGAAGTGTGGTCATACAGAGGACCACGATAGGACAGAACCCTGTACCGATAAGAAGTGTCCGAAGTGCGGCACAATGATGACTCGGAAGGAAGAAACTGACGATAACGAGGAGTAAGCTAATGTTGACAGAACAGGGCGCGGCTATAAGAAAAACCGTCCTGGCAACGTTCGATCATAAGGACGTGGCGCGGGCTGACAAGATGTGGACCGACTGGGAGGAGAACAACCCTTGGTTCTCGTTTGACTTTGTCCTCATTGGACCGTGTGTCCAGTACAAAAGGCACAAGGATGGGGCTAGATGGAAGTACGTTGACAAGGACTTGGAAAAGTGGCAGACTGGACTCCAGAACTATCTCAGGAGAGAGCTCCCGGAGGACTACATACCAATCCAGGGACAGATCAGGGTATGGGCTGAGGTCTTCAAGATGCCACCGAAAGGCACAGCTAGATCGAGACTTGTTCTCATGGAGAGAGGTCATCTCCAACCAGAGAAGACCCCCGATACCGACAACTACGTCAAGTCCATACTGGATGCGATGAAAGGGGTGGTCTGGGTTGATGACAACCAGTGTACTCTTGAGAGTTGTGAGAAGTTTTACAGCCAAAAGCCCCGAGTAGAGGTTTACATGGAGTACCGACAGGACAGACTGGACATATAGGAAACAGACATGATCTTCTACGAAAAAGCTGAAGAACCCGTCAAGTACCATATCTTTGGAGCTGTTCTCGGCTGCTTTTCCTCTCCTGAAAAAGCTAAGAAGAAGTTTGACTTGAAGGTCACTGAAGATCTCGATGATGATGATCCGTGGATAGCTGTGGTTGCAACGAAAAAGGCTGTCACCACCGAGACAGTCGCAGAGTTTTTCAAAGAGTGCACTGAAGATCCGGACAGTAAGGAAGTTCCTTACTACTTTGTCCTCCGGAAGGATGATAGTGGTGAGGAGTTCGTTGTCTTCACAGATGAATTCCGTCTGTACCAGATCGCAGATGCGAAGGGCAAGAAAGCCGCTATAGTTGCTGGCCTGAAAAAGGGGCTAGTAAAAGAACAGTTGGATTTCAAGTAAGGAATAGACATGCCCGTCAGAGATTTCACCGTAGATGGCCTTTCCTTGGAGAGGCTGTCCAGGGGCGTCGATTCCACAAGGGTCGCCGCCCATAAGATCGCGTTCGATGCGGTCAATGCTCTACTTCTCCCTGAAGAGGGGACGGGAGAAGTAACGACGGGTGGAAGAATAGAAGAGGCAGCTGAGATTCTTGGACTAAAGTATGTAGGAGAACTCCAAGCTCTTTCCAGGGACAAGTCATTGGGACTATTCAGGTTCGTAGCTCTTGGTGAATTGGAAAACAAGAGACCTTTGACAGAGATTCTAACCAATCTAGCTGCTGGAACTTTTCGTGAATATCCTGATAAGATCACTACTTCACTAAAGCCCTTCCGCACCAAGCTATCCATCTCTCAGGAAATAGAGACTAGAAATCAGAAGATACTTCGGGAGATGTGGGAGACTGCTATAAGTACCTACTCACCTCCGGTACCTAATCACTACGTTCCAGCTGCCACCTCTGTCGAGGGAGTAGCAGATGCCATGGCTCGTGCCGAAGGAGAGCCTTTAGCGTATGTGGATTGGACTGCCTCAGAGGAAGCCGTTGGTAGAGTGGACCTATTCTACTTTCTTGAAGCAGATGATACTTATGAAGATCTATTCACAGTTACTACTGATGAATGGGAACCTGAGATAACTCCTCCCAAATATCCGGATGAGAAATGGGTATTTACTCCTTCATTCATGGGTGGTAAGTACGTCACTGAAGATTCCGTGATCGACCTCATACTTCCTGTGACATGGGGAGATGGTGATAGGTATTTTGTGGAGTGGGGGTATAGTCGTACTGAACTAACGACGAGACGTATTAGGAGTAAGTACGTCTCTGAGATTGTTGAAACTAGAGAGGGTGGACTAGAAGATAGCTTCGAGAGTGAGTCCTTCGTGGTATCTGAAACCAACGCCGTCAACTTTCTCAGGACTACTAATGTCCTCGGGAAGTTCAGGGTAATCAGGATCTGAACATGGCTATCGAAGAAGTAACCAAGATACCTGCTTTGATTAAGAGACTCTCAGGTCTACTAGAGGGACATTTTGGAGATCTTAGAGAGGCTGTGGACAAGATGTCCGGGGAGTCCTTTACTCCTGAAGGTACCGCCATCAAGACTGTCGACAGAGTAACCTTTCTTAAGAGAAAACTCCTCATCAAGTACTTTGCCTTTGATGCTGAAGGGCTGACGTCTCGGAACTATACGTCGTCCGGCGGGTTGAAGGGGAGGATTATACTATGACCAGTGGAACGTACTTGAGAGAAGAGGACTTCGTTCATACTTCAGGCCCAGATGTGGTCAGTATCAACGAATCAGTAGAACTTGCTGAGAAAGCTATGGTTGAATTAGGATCTCCTGCAGACGGAGGACCAGACGCCGACATTCAGAAGGCTGTCAAGGCGGCTGTCGCTGAAAGAGCTGAGTATTTATCGAGACCTCTCACTGATCTAGAGATTCAAGAGATAATTGAAGAAGAATCCAGAAACAGCGCTATCATCGGGACGGCTGAGGGTACTTATAGAACTTGTCCCGAAGATAGTTTCGATCTTAACCATTTTGTATCTAACGCAGACAGGATGGTAGTTACCCCTGAGAGGGTGTCGAAACTCAGAGAGGTATACGATACTATCCTTACACCAGTAGTCCAGTTCTACGGTCCCGCAGAGAATGGTTGTAGACTGGTTATCGTTAACGGACTTTCATCTCAAGAGAATGTGGTGAGTTCTATTTCAGGACACATGGCAAGTCAGCATGTTGTTGGCAGAGCTGTAGATTTCAGGATCCTCGGTGTCAGTGTAGAACAACTTTTCCGAGACATAGCTGACGGCTTGATTGGGGTGGACTTCGGAGGAATCATCAGAATGAAGTCGTATGTCCATGTTACGGTTCCATATGAGATCGACGGGCACCAGATAAGAGGATTAGCTATCGAACCAGATGCCCTTGGATCCGACAACGACTTGTCTGTTGTTTGGACCTAGTGGTCCGACCATCTTTCTGTATTCGTTAGAGAAACATCTTAATGAGTGGCAGCTCCACCATGAACGAAAAAAGGAAAAACGGTCATGGCCGATAGAAGAATAGATAGAATCATCAAAAAGCTCGACGGGAGATTCTCTCCAGAGCATGAGAAAGCGCTTCGAAAACTGCTTAGTTTCCGGAACAAGCTTACAAAGTCTTTCGAGATAGGGTACATCAAGAACCTGATAGTGGGACTGGTGGAAGAATCTTCTTACGTTGATTTCTTCAATTCCAGGGCCAGAAAATTTATCAGTGACGATCAGCCTGTCTTCCGTCTCAAGGTCCCCATTACTGATGAAGCCCTAAAGGCTTATCCTGATGGAAGACTGGAAAGAATGATGACGAAAGGGTTGAAAGTTGAGAGTGCCCCACATCTAGAGGCGGCAACTGCTTTCAAACTTACGGTTCTTCACTATGAAGTGATGGACCCTCTTCTCACCCTCTTACTTGAGAAGGTTAACAGACTCAGTGAAGAGGATGAGACTCTCTCTGTTGAAAGAGAAGAAGTTTTCAAAACCCTCCCAGATGAAGAGGATCTTGGACGTTTCCTCATTCCCAACATTTTCAAGGTGTTGGTAGAGAGCGTCAAGGGAGATCTCGTTATCATGGAATACGTCCCGTAAAGAAAGAAAAACGAAGGAGACAAATCGGAATGAAGGCAGAACAGGTCACCGTAGCCCGTAAGAAGCTTATCGAACTCTGCGAAGAATTCGGTCTCGACTACGTCATCTGCGCCGGAAGGGTAGAAGACTCAAAGGAAGAGGACAAGGGAACTGCACACCTGTTGTTCATCGCTCCTCACCTGGAGAAGCGGAACGCTGACATGTACATCAAGTACAACTGGTTGATGCGCACGACGATGGACGTCATGAGCTTTGCCAGAACGATGGTGGACAATCTCATCGACCACCACAAGCTGGTTACAGTCCCGGCCGCGCAGCTTCAGCAGCAACAGAAGATGGCTCAGATCCCCGCTCCGAAGAAGGTCGAGGACAAGGCAGACGTTCAAGACCAGGCGAATATCACGGTTCCTCCTGGGGCTGGTGTAGTCGAAACTCCGGTAACTCCTGTTCCCGAGACCGTCGAGGAAACCGATTCTCCTGAACCTCGGATCTCTGATGATAAGCCCAAGACCAAGAAGAAAAAGAAGAGCTAAGAAGCTCTCGTCGAGGAAGCAAAGGAGGCTAACGGCATTGCCGTTAGCCCCTTTGTAATCGTTTCTGGACCAATCCTAGCAGGCTAGGACTCTCTCCACCATATTGTCCAAGTCCTTGACCAGATTCATGGTATTGAGGGTCTCGACGATGCAGAACTGTACCGATGCTTCACCGACAGCTCTGTCCATATCGAGCTCGCCTTCAGCTCTCACCAGAGTCTTCGAAGTCTCCCGCAAGATCTTGGACATGAAGGTCCTCTCGCCGGGTTTGATCCTCTTACTCCGATAGAGTTCCATGCCTTCTCCAAGGCCTGCATCAGCCTTTGCAGGTGTCTCACCGTCGATGTCTTCTTCCATCTTCTTCTGGACCTTGGCGGCACGAATCTCAGCCTTGATTGCTTTCTTGGCCTTCTCTTTGACCATCTCAGAGATCTGGTCTCCAGCTTCTCTGATGGCAAGATTGTTATTGGGCTCCAAGAAGGAGCAAGCCACGAGGTCCTTGACAACCTGAGATTCGCTCTCAGTGAAGTCCCGCAACTTCAGTGTACCATCCTCGAGAAGTCCGGTCACGAAGCTGACGGTATTGTCTTTGATTCTCTCGCCAAACTGATCAATGGCTGACTCATCAAGCGGGAGACCCCGAATCACAACACCAGCAACCATCTCAGCCACTACGGTCCTAGCCTCGGTCGTCTTTTTGTCCCTCTCACGAAGCCTCTTTGTCTTCGCGGTAGACTTACTGGACAGGGCACAGGTCCCTTCCTCAGACAACACCTGGGCCTTCTTACCAGCGGCGATAGCCGTAGCATTGGGACCAAATTCGTTCTGATTCTTGACTGCCTGTTCAGCCAAAACCTGTTCGGCCTTGGATCTTTGCTCAGCCCGGCGTCTCGAAGTTCGGTCTGGCCGCAGCATGTCTTTGAGTATACTCATTTCAGTGTTCCTCTTTCTTTTCTTCACAGCCCGCGCCACGGCAGGTGATTTAGTACGTTTAATTCTATGTTACTGTCGATGGCCTAGATGTGTTCGATTTTCACCGAGTATGCCAGTCTGTTGTCAACCACTTCGGTATTCAAGTTAAGGAACTCAGGCACGTATGCCACCAACTCCTCCTTTGTCATCTCAGATAGGTCGTCAGGGCTCGTCCTCTCGATAGACTGTTGACCCAACTGATTCATCCCCACCACATTAATGAACCTGACCTCTGGGAAGGTGGTTTCCAACATGGTGACAACGTTCGACATAGAGAGTACGCCGATATCATTGGACGACTCGACATGTGCCGCAATGGCTGCGATGATATCACTGTCGATGCTTGTGTCTGTTCCAACCAACCTGATTTTGATCTCCATGAAGATGTTGGAAGAGGTTGTACTGTGATGCCTCGCCACTCCATAGGTATTGAAGAACTTCATGCTAACTTGCGTATTGTTCTCCAATAGAGCCATGTTAGAACGAAGGATATCCTCATATTGTTGAAGAGTCTCATGGACATCAACACTGGCATCGTAGTCTGAGAAGTACTTTGTCCCGATAATCGGGACGCTCCTAAGGACCAACGTACCATCGCTGTTGAGTAGAATGTCAGACAAGATCAGATTGGCCAGTGGTTGATGTAGAGTGAAGTAGTCAGAGCTAGCGTGTACAAACACTGCAACCATCCCAAAGAAGCTCCCGCTATCAACTCCGTTCCAAGGACTACCATCCCAATACCATTCGGTTCCATTCCAAGACCATTTGGAGTCCGACAGACCTTCCATTAGTTCCAAATAGTCTTCTCTGTTCTTCCGACTGTCTTGGGCTTTGTTGATCATCACCCTCTCGTTATCGACAGTCTCGACTTCGTACGGATCATACAGTACGAGAGTTTCGATATCAAACTCTTCTGGAACATTGATCAAGGCTAATGGATTTCCAGCCGAGTCCAGAAGATTTCCTGTCAGAGAAGGATTAACCAGTTGTAACCGGCCTTCACCAGCTGTGTCGTTGACGATAACATCCTCAGTCTCGATCTTGACAAACCACTCAGTGTCGCTTCCTTTCTTTTTCCCAAGGGCGACATAGCAGATGATTTCATTGCTGGAGCGATCTCTCAGGGCCAACACGACTCTCATGTTGGAGGACTTCAAGATATCAGCGTTATTGGGATGATAGTTCTCGTCTTCGTCGATATTCGTCGCCATGTCCAAGTAGAACGTGTAGAAGTTATCATACAGTCCGTTACGCCTAGCGTTAACAGTGTTGACGATAACTTCGAATGGGAAGCGGAAGTCTGAGTACTGGTCAAACTCCACAGTAATCCCATTAGCCACGGTTGTTCTATAATAGACAATACGTGGGAATGGGTCTAGCTTCACATACATGAGATGAGGAATCGAATAGACAAAGGATCTCGAGTCTCCGAGATATGCCTCTGGAAACTCTCCTTCCTGTAGGAATCTGTAGCCAGCTCTGTCCGGATCGTATACGACGATCTCCCCGGGTCTAATGACAAAGTCCCGGGACGAGATCCATTCATAGTCAGCCTTCAAGTCCACTGTGTTAGTAGGGACCACCCTACCATCACCATCTCTTAGAAGTAAGAAGACTGTGAAGAGCCTTCGTAGAATGTCGTCTCTCTGTTTGACGAACATTAACTTACCCTGATTGATCGAACTGGTCTCGACGAGATTCTCGAAGAAATACTCCAAGTCTTTCTCAGTGATCAAGTTATTTCGGACCAGGATTTTCTTAATCAGCTCCCGTTTCAGCTCTAGAACCCCGAGTCTGTCTTTACCACCAGCAGCATCTGATAGGTTAGAGACTACGACCTCCATCGCAGACTTATCCTTCTCACTAGTAGAGTTAGGATCTCCTTCTTCCCTCACGAATTGAATGCCGATGTTGCCATCATACTGAAAATTACCGAGTACGCCCTTGGTAGTGAACACTCTAATTCTAACGGACGAGCCAAAACCAGGTCTCTCTGCTGAGAGGGTTGGGAAGTAGACCTGAACGGACTCTTCAGCCGGATAAGCGAAGTAACTCAGTCTGGTCCAGTCGTAGTAGTCCCCGGTAAGGGTTTCCTCTTCCGCTGCTGAGATAGGTTCTCCATCCTCAGTAAATGCAACGGCGTTATTGAATTCCTTAGAGATCTCCATGTATTGAGAGTCAGGTGTTGATCTTGTTGGATCCTGGACCTCTACTTTGAATCCTGCCAACTGGTCTTCGAATTCTGTCGTGTACGAGACAAGTTGGTCAACGTCACTAGTGAGTACATCAAATACGTACTCGTTCAGGGTCATCTGCCAAGCTTCGAGCTTGAAGATATACCATTTCTCCCCGCCGATGACATTGCTGTACATCTTGATGTACGGGTTAGTAGTTTTGTACTCTTGGAGATTGTAATCATTCAAGTCGTAACGAGCCTGGAATACCCATCTGTTGTTGGCGAAGTCAGAAATGGGAACAGACTCATCCATCCTGGAGATGGTGACGAAAACTGAGCATGGAAGTAAGAACTCAAACTCACCGAAGACGAACTTCGTGGCCTTGTTGATTTTGAACAGCCTTGTTGCTCCGTCGTCATCGGGATTCAAATTACTATACTTCAGTATCTCACTCTCACGTATTGCCATGGACAGATATACTTTGGACGAGAAGGCGTTCGCCACCTCGTAATTGTATAGCTTGGCAAAGTTGTAGATACTGGAGTCCATTGAAGCTGTGTTCAAAAAGAACTCATCGTAGAAAACATTTCTGTGGAAGACTCCAGTCTTTACAATCGTCGACGCCGCTTGTGCGAAGAAGCCAAAGATACTAGGCTTCAACGTCGATATCGCAATATCCTCATTCTCGTCGAAGAAGAATGTCTTCGCGAGGCTGAGGAGGTCTTCTTCTACCCCGTAGGTGTCGTCTCTGACGACTGGGGTCGTGTCAGTTGTCGTCGCCATCTCTCACCTCGTTCATATGATTGCGGGTACAGAACTCTCGCTCGGATCCCCAACATTGTCGAAGACTAAACAGGGCCTTTCCGGGCCTCCGTTCCTTGACTTCATGATCACCTTCACCGCGCTCGCGCCGAAGACATCATCTCTAACTTTAGCAGTTCCACCACTACCTGAATACTCGTTATGCTGGATTCCTCTCAGCTTGATCCAAGTTTCATCAGTGAATGACTCTGTTCCAGCTCCAAATAGACCAGTTATCCAATCCCAAGTCTCTCCCTTTGCTCGAGATGCCAGCTTTCCTGATCCCTTAACAAAGTTCCCTACAGACACTCCAGGCCAGACGATAGCATCGTAGACCGTATTCCTGTCCGATTGGGCTTTGATGGAATCATTGAAGTCTGTTAAAATCTCAGGCTCAAGGTCTTCCTTGTACACAAAGGCATACGGGATTGAAATTTTGATAGGAGAACCATCTCCTGTGGCCATAGCACTATACGGCATCGCCGTTGGAAAGACCCCAGTGAACTTAGACCAAAATTCAATGGATTCACCATCTGGTCCTATCAAGAAATAGTAAAGAGACGTTTGGTAGTCTATGATCCGGTTGGTCCGGAAGAACTCAGCTGGGAGAACCTTACCACTCTTCACCTTCTGAATGTATTCATACCAGCACTTGTGTAGATTCAGAACGGGAAGTCCTTGAAGCTCTTCATACTCGATGCTGAATGACCCACCACTCCTACTGTCGTTATCATTACCAGCATATTGATGTTTGAGCTTGTTCCAAGTCTCAGCGATTGTGTGAGGATTTGAGGTTGTATCTACAGGAGTGAAACCCATGGCAGTGTTAGTCAGCAGTTTGATCATGCTGGACACGCCTTTTCCCTCGATACCGAACGAGAGAGCCTCTATGATAGCCCGACCTCTAGACGTAACAGTCCCTTCTACGTGTTCCTCCCAGAGTTTCTGGAAGTATCGGTAGTTTTTCAAGTTCTGTCCGGCCAGGTTACAGCTAGGAGCTGTCATGAAAACGTACCATACTGGACCGGTAGCAGGTTCTCTCCAGGCCCCACGGGTCCTAGTCCTGTTGTATACATTGAATGGGTCTAACACCCGGGATGGGTCCATCGAATCTTTTATCGGGGAGTCCTGCTGAATCCCGCCCCTGACGGTACCCGTTCCGGTATGGATATTCGCGTCAGCCATCGGTGGGTCTCCTGTCTCGGTTCATTCTTTATAGCTCCGTCTATTGATTGTTTCGGAATGGATCTACGACAAAAAGTGACAGAGACATATATTAGGTCATAGCTTACGGGTTTAAGTCTTACCTAGACAGTTCAAAAAGATCTAACAAAGGAGGGCCCTGATCATGTCTGAAAGGAGGCGGTAATCGACTTCGATTCTGACCCTGCCACCAGGAAGATGTTCAACGTCTTCAGGCAAGGAAAAAGATTAGAAGAGATCGACCGCAAGTTTCATTCTCGGATTGAGAAAAAGCGCCCCTCACTATCGGATCACCTGAAATTTGCTTTCAGGGAAGTATCAGAGGAGGGATTCGCATCCAGTCGAAGAATGTAACTCGTTCGTGGCAACGGGAGCCGAAATCCCGGAAGACCCGAATCCCCCTGAAGGAGAGGTAGACAACATCCCAAAGGGCCAGTCTATGACCGAGCCCGATATACAATCAACTGCCGCAGTTCCAATGGGGGCTAGGGACAAGGAATTCTAGGACGGTGGGGGAGGGTCACTCCTCCCCCATCAGTCCTCTTTTTTCTTCCGAACTGGTAGAACATCTTATTGCAATGAGAACTCTATACTTGGGATATAAACATCGGAGAGATTAAATCATGGCAGTCGACGGCGGAATAATCAACGATATTGTGAAGCTGGCTGGTCACTTCAAGGATAAAGTCTGGCAGCCTGACGTCAATCTCGATACGCTGAGAAGGCGTATCAAGGGTGAGGGACGAAGTATCAGTCGGCTCGCTAAGAAGTCTATCATGCACTTCCCTCTCATCATCAGTGATAGCTGTGATTTTGAGATGGCATCGGCTTTGGCCACTGCAATCGAATATCGCAGTGCAGTCTTGGTGAAAATGGTGATCGAGCGAATCGGTATCATCAACCTTGAAACAGGTGAAAGTAAAGAAGGGCTTATCAGTAAGATCTCTGGCTTCGATATGCTCAGAGACGAGTTGGAGGGATGGGAGAATGTTCCTGAACTCAGGTCTCTACTTGATGGAGATGGCGTATTTGATCTCTCAGAAGAGATCGGAAACGGCCTCAACTGTACCGACATTGATGGAAATATCCTCATCGTTGAAGCAGCCCCTTTGACATATGCTGACATTGAGAAAATGATCGGTATCCCTTCTACACCCGGTGGAAAGGCAGCAAGGCTTCCAAAAGGAGAGACTGCAGAGACTGTCCTTCGCCGTGAGGTCTTGAAGATGGAAGCATCTTATTCACGCGCTACCACTCCGGCTAAGAAGGTAAATCTCGAACGTGACATCGATTTCCTCAATACCTATCTTGCTGATAGAGTCGCTATCGAAATCACCAAGAAAAATGTCGAGAGAGATGAAGCAGAAGCTGATGCCGAAGAGAAGGCCGTCAGAGCTGAGATGGCTAGAGTGAAAGGTGAGATTGGGACATCATGGGCTAACGTCGAAAAGAAAACTAACAAGGCTGAGCCCTTGAAGATCTCTGTCGACGTGGAGTACCATACTCCCGGCTTCATCAAGAATACCAAGTTCACTCTTGGGGTCAAGACCGTGATCCACATCGTTCCCTCTACTGAGATGACGAAGTTCCTCCCGAAGGCCAAGTTCGATATGAGCTTCTTGATCAAACTGGCCCGTCTATGGACTGGTGAGACCAAGTTCTTCAAGGATTTCGTCTTCAACCTTAAGGAAGTGAAAGATAGCTTCCGTAAAGAGAAAGCTGGAAAAGACGGTTGGTATGCCAAACTGAAACGCCTGACGTCTGACAACAGCATGAGACGAATGATTGGTGGAGACGTCATGTCCACAGCCACCTTGGCGGTTTCCATGGAAGACGTCGAGGAAATGCTTCGGGAGACTGACGGTAAGTTCGATCTCTCCAAGAGTAGTACTGCTAAGGGAGTTGTCGAAAGCTTGAGTCTTCTCAACCTCGTTATCATCGATGAAGTAAATGACAGGATCTGGTGGTACGATGAGGCTGACTCTGACTTCGATGTGAAGAGCATTGATGGCATCAAGAAGGAGGATAGGGAGCTTACTCAAGGCGACCTCCTCAAAACCATCCTCGCGGTGACCAAGTAACGCACGGGAGCATAGAAAAATGAGCAGACTTACAGGAAACGAATATACCCTCCCAGAGAACCCATCGAGAGACGAGTCTCTCGAGTTCTTTCTTTGCGAAGGCCCTCATGAGAGGCACAAACTGGTGGCCTTGGACGAGGAAGTCAAGACCACTCAGATGAACATGCTGATTCGGAAGATGATTTCCACAACGGCTCCGAAGCAGGATCTCATCGATACCAGATCGATTGACAAATCCAAGGGTGATATCACCAAGGTCCCGGACTACTACAACGTAGAAGACGCTCTCAATGCGATGACGAATCTCACCAGGAGACAGGCTCAGGTCTTGATGGAGCTCAGTATGCTGAAAGGAAAGATGAGGGAGTATACGAGCGACTTCCAGAAGGCCTACAGAGAGAACAATCTCTTAGCAATCTGGTTGTACCAATCGATGGTCATGAGTCTGTTCTATGGAACGGTTTTGGCGATCTCTACTTCAGTGAGAACTCAACTCGATCAGAGTGGAATGACGATTGCCTATATGGAAGACAGGGGGCTGATGGCCAACTATGTCATCCAAGACATTCATCACTATAACCAGGCTTTCAGGTCTGGAAAGATTGCTGAGTTCATCAAGACCGGGAAGAAGGGTAAGAAAGCCCTTTTTGGTGACGGCACTGATCCTATGATGGTTGAGCCAATAAAGGTGGCTCCGATAAAACTCAGAGGAATTGGTGAAGAGGTCGATGATGAAGAGAACCAGAAGTCTGTCAACGAAGACTTCGGAACCATTCTCGGAGTTACCGTTGCAGCGATTGCAGCATTCTTCTTCGTCATCTATCTTGTTCGCAAGAGTATCATCTTCTTCTACAATCTTCGGAGACATTTCAGTAGGGAGTTCATGATCGTCTCCCAATTTCTGGAAATCAACGCTGCCACTAAGAAGAGTGGAGGCGTAAAACAGAAGCAGATTAAGTTGGCAAAACAGATGGCCAAACTGTCTGACAACATTTCTGTGAAGAATGATATCGCAGAGAAGACCTCAAAGGATACAGTACGGAGAGAGGTCAACACAGAACACGTTCCGAAAGATAGCGTCCCTGCATCGGCCGGTGGCTCCCCCCTAATCTGACACAAGAATCCCACCTCCAAGAACTAACATCAAATTAGGTTTTTGAGAGGCCAACATGACAATGCGACTGACACCGGATCTGGCATCGGATGAAAGTCGCGCACAGGAGCCCCGGGACACTACTCGCACCCTGGCTCTCCTTGACAGATTTTTTGGCGAGAGCCCCCTAGACGCGTTCACCGGCCGGTAAAGGCCTGAGGACCCGCTAGGGGGTATACTTTCTACTGAACCCTTGATACGGAGAAAAGACCATGCTGTTCTTGAACGAATCAAAAAGCAACGGTGGCGGCGGACTCGCTGTGAACCTCGACGAAATGCTGAAGGATCCGATTTTCAAGGAGATGACTGACATCTCTGAGGAAATGGGCATCCGCGAGGAAGACTACGATGTGTTCGGCGAAGGAGCCGAAGGTATCCTCGAAGTCGCACTCGAGATGGAGACTGCCTGGGGTGCCATCATTAACGACGCCGCGAGCCTTGAGCATCAGGCGATCGTGAACGAAGACCAGTCGATCTTGGATGAAGGCGTGAAAGAAGTCTTCAAGTCGATCGGCGATTTCTTCATGAAGATCTGGAACGCCATCAGCGGTTGGTTCAAGAAGACCGTCGCCAAGCTCTTCTCCAAGTTCGGCAATCAAGAGAAGTGGTGGAACGGTGTGCGTGGCGATGTGACTGTGAAGTCCATCAAGATGAACGGCAATGCAAACGTCGCAGACGGTAACAACGTCGCGAACGAACTCATCGCCGCTGTCAAAAGCATCGATACCATCGGCGCTCCCGACGCTGAGTCCCAGACTGCTGGCCAGATCAAGGCCAAGATCCTTGGTGCTGAAGGCGAACAAGAGTTCACCGACCAGGGCGTTTCCATCGTCCTCAGTGGCTCGACGAAGTACTTGGCGCATGTCAAGAACATCGTTGCTTCGGCTGGTACCGACGCCAAGAACGGACAGCGCCTGGCCAAGGCCGGTGCTTCCTCGGCAGCCAAGGGCGGCGATGATGCTGCCAAAGCCAAGACCGAAATCGAAGGTCTGAAGAAGTCGCTGGCCGGGAAACAGCGTGTTGCTGGTGCCGTTGTGAGTGCCTACAGCACCGCCATCTCCCAGGCTTCGACGGCCGGTCGAATGCTGCTTTCGGCAAGTAAGAAGGGCGCCAAGGACGACAAGTAAGTCGTTCCCGTCCTGTTGAAGAAGACGAAGACAGACGTTGGCCTCACCCGCTCGAGCGGGTGAGGCCTTCGTACTGCTTTGGGGGCGGAAGGTTTAGATTCCGAGGATTTCCAGTTCGGCCAGGATCGGCGAGTCAACCTCGCTGCTCCCGAACCGAGATACGATGTACGCTTCTTGGATCCTGATGGCCTTCAAGAACGGCTCGTTAGCCTTCTCGGAATCGACGACTGCCTTATCTGCCTCGATCAACGCTTTCTCACTGTCCGTGAACGCCACGATAGCTGCTTCGGCTGCAACTACCGCTTGGGTGGCGGTGGTCTTGGCAGTTTCGGTTGCGGTGACTGGAATGGTCTCGGCTTTGGCTTTGGCTTCCTTTACCTTTCCTTCCAACGATTTTCTGCTGGGCATTGAGTCGAAAGCTGCAGCTGCGGCTTTGGCGAAGGCCTCGGCTTTGGCGAAGGCCTCGACTGTGGGAAGGGATTCGTCCATGAGGCCTTTCAGCCCCACTTCCGCCTCGTTCCGTTCCGTCACGAATTCCGCATGCGCTGGAGTTCCTGTACGTACGTACGGATGGGGGGTGACACCTGAGGGGGTGTAGAACGGGTCGATGGCTTTACGAATTTTGTCCATGACTTCCATGATGATGATACTCCTCTTGGAATTGGTAGTTTGATCGGTTCCGCCCGATTACACCAGAAGGTTTCCGATGTACGTACATAATATGTGTTGAAAGAGACAGTATTTACGCCTCAACGCCAATGGCGTTGAGACATAAAGTTTCCAGATGGAAACATCAGTTCACATTGATCACTCTCAACCCAGAATCATGGATCATCCGTATCTTATCACACAGGTAGGCGTTCTGTTGGGCACCTTGCTTGGCAATTAACGACAGGTGGGAGATGGACCTAAGGAGGGCTTCTTCGATGCCAATGACTCCGGAGTCGTAGAGCTCGGAGTATATGCCGACCACTGGGTCCATCATTCCCATGGCTTCGAATATATCCTTAACTGAAAGAGGCTCTCCATCCTCCTCAGCCTGTAGCTGTTTAACCAGCTGAGCAAAGTGATCGTTCTTCATATTGTTTCCTACTCTGTTTGTATGATCCTCCGAAGCCTGATACGGGCGTACGCTCCGATAGTCCCGCGTCCACCTCCCCTTGGGTTAAGGATGAACTCCAGGTCTGCTATTCGGTACTCCCCTCCCAGGTCCATGTCGAAAGAGTCGTTTTTGTCTATTATGGTGTATTTACGGTTCAGTGCGAAGACCTCCAGATCGGCGTCTCTTATGACTAATTCGATCGTCTGAAAGTTCTTAGATGCCTCTACCTTGAACTCGGACTCTAGTTGCGGATGTGAGAACGGGTTCCAATACACAGCTTCTTTGAGACGTCTGTTGTCATTCGGAGTTGTTCCGAATGTAAGATCCAAGAAGTTCTTTTCAACATCAGTCTTCTGCGTGCTACTCCTGACGATTGCCCTTTCCCCGTAGATCTCCTTCTGGGAGTTATGGGGCCTGGATAGTCCAGGTGTGGAGATCGTTCTGACGACGTAGGAATCCGCTTTAGCGTCATAGAATGTCATCTGTCTAGAAGGAAGCGCTGATCTGTCTCCCTCTTTCTCCGAATACAGTTCTATAACTACATTTGTAGTTATACCACTGACCGGAGCTCCCCCAATTACAGCGTTCCTATCCAAGATCCAGACGTCCTTGAAATCGAAGAAGAGATCGATCCCGTTATTGTAGATCCCGTAGGCTTTCTGTAGGTACCTGACAGCTCCTACAAACGTTGTCGGCGGTACTATGATCTGCTCGTAGATCTTCTGGTTATGGAAGGACCCTATGTGAAAGTCCATCTCCGTCCGAGCGAAGTTCTGGTTGATCATATACAACATGACGTCGTACAGCGTAGTCTCCGCGAAGATTCCACTGCACAGCGTCTTATTGAAATACAGATGTTCTCTCTTGAAGAGAAAGAGCTTCATTGGATACTGTGGCATCGAATCAGCTTGGTCCGAGCTATCGTCCGCATTTAGCTCATCGGTAGGTTCTATAACTTCCTTAGAGATGTCGATGGGCTTCAGCAAGACCCCGTCATAGTAGTTGAGATGGTACTCTTCGGGGGTTTCACCGGTCGGATCGAACTTGTTTATTCCTATGGTAAAGAGAACGTCGTCTGAGTGTTCCTGAAGTCGGAGGTGTTCCGCCTTTGTTAGACGAAGTTCCACCATCAAGTATGCAAAGACTGCTTCAGAGAAGTTGTAGTGCATGACTACCGTTACAAAGCGATCAGTCAAGTCCAAGGGTTCTTCATCCCCTTGGATAACGGCCTGAAACTTTACACCATACTGATTCCACGCCGTAGTGATATTGGCATCAGCTTCTCTGACGTTCTCTTTACCTATAATGGCCATGTTTAAGCCTTCCTTCTACGGTACGTCCTCTCTTCTCCTCCAAAGAGGTGAGAGAGTTTCATTGGGTTCTCGCTGAAATGTCTGTGGTTGGCCGCGTAGAGGGAGTCAGTATCCTCCTTGTTGACTATCTGGTTTCTGATGGCCTCAGCCAGGGCTGGTCCAGCGTCCTCCAGATTGCGGGTGGCATCGATAGCCTCCCACTCCCGTCTCAACTTGGAGATCCTACCTGGCTCCTTAATGGTAAGTTTCTCCAACTCCTTACAGAATGATGCTGCGTCGTACGGAGTCCCCTGGACGATCACTCGCTCATTGGCCAGTTTCTCCAGGTACTTCACCGCTTTCAACAGACCAAATCTGCTCCAACCTCTCAGTCCTGTCTTGTTAGCGGTTCCAGCTATGGACAGAGCTGGAAGGATCATAGAAACCCCAAGAGGTCCACCGTCGTGCTTCCCATCTGTCAGGTAGTTAAATACATCCAGTTTGGTAACAACCCTAGAGTGATCTCCTTTGAGGGTCAGAATGTGACAGTCCAGTCCGAGCCCAATGTACTGCATGTAGACCTTGTTGTTACTCAACAACAAAGAAGGATGTCCTGTGAAGGGCCTCTCAGAAAGGATCATGTACGGGAGAGCAACTGGATCCATTTGGCCTGTATCCAATAGGTAGACGTATGGTATCCTTTCAGATATGGACTTAAGCAGGTCCAGATTCGTATTGACGTAGATTGATGTAGCTGAGTACTCTCCTTCAGGGTTACGACTATCTCTGAAATCGGCTTTGTACGTTGGCTCGAGCTTGAGACATCGGTCGCTTACCTGGTTCGAGTAGAACATGATAACGTTAGTCTTAGCTCCTTGTCTGGTCCAGAAGTAATTTCTGTAGTGACCACACAGGTTGACGAGCTGAGAACACAACAAAGGACCTTCGTCTCTATCAAGGACTTCGCCAAGATCTTTGAATCGTTCCGTAAAGAGTGGACCAACGATACTTCTAACGTCTATGAACAGATTGACCTCTCCGGTAACGTCACCGTAGGGGTACAGAATCTCCGAGAGTCTCTCGTACTTGATCATTTTGGATATGAGTATGGGAGCTAGAACTGACATGGTGTTATCTCCTTCTATCTAGTGTTTTCGTCCTGTTGTTTCGGTGATAAGTAAAAGGGATTCCGCTAAAGCGGAATCCCTTTGTCGATGTAATATATGTCTAGATTTCGGCAATCTTTCTTCTACTTCTTGAATTTCTTCTTAGTCCAACGCCCTTCTATAAGACCCTCTAAGAACTCGTCATAGTTCTTGTCAGCCACTTTCAAGTAATGGTGATTGCTCATGACCATGGCTTTGTCTTTAACCCTCTCAGTTTCAATGTCCCTCTCTCTGTATCCCTTGTTATCAGTGGCCTTGATTTCGATGACCAGATCAAGAGAAGGAAAGAAGAAGTCAGCAAGGTAGATATGCTTCTTCCCGCCGTGGTTGTACTCCACAGGGAAGGGACATGGGGCGATGACGTCAGCACTCGGAAGGTTCAGGAAGATATCACAGTACTTGAGAAACTCCTCTTCATACTGTCCAGTAAATGTCATTGGAGTTCCGTCACTCCAACCATACTCACCAGAAATTCCTCTGCGAGCTAGCATCTTCTTCTGAACATCAGGATCGTCCAAAAGATGGGTCTTCCCGTACTTCCGTTGCATTCTCTCACGGAACATCTTGATGTACCGCTCTCGGCACATCGGTCTGTTACAGAGCCTATTGTACTTCTTGGTATGTTCGTTGAATTCTGACTCTTTACCACAGATGATGCAGGTACCACGGGTCTTGTTATTCCTGATATTGAAGATGTACCTAGCGGGGCTCATTCCTCCAAGCTCTTTTTCGTGATGCTTTCGGAGGTGCCCTTCCAGGGTCGATTGCGACACAAACTTCGAACGACAAAGTGGGCATTTTCTAGGTCTACTCATGGGCTTGCGCCTCCGTATATCTCTTTCCGGGATGGGCTTTCACCCTGGATCGTTAATGGGTTGTTGCTGACTCTATGGAATGGCGTTTCTTCGCTGAGACCAGGCCCTCATTCCGGAGCTTTCTCGCATGCGGGTAACAGAACATTGGCAACATAGATCCGGGAATTATTCAAAAGGAGCCAAGTGACATGGCCGGAGACAGGACGAAAGTCATGCCGGAGCTGAGATTGTCAATCGACAGCTTCAGGCGAAGTGCATATCACAGTGGGCTTCAGGCTATAGCAGCCAGAGCTCAAGTGCTATTGCTGATGGAACCAGGAACTTGTGTCGATAATTTCGACATGGGGGTTGGTATTGGAACTTACCTATTCGAGATCTTAGACGACGGACTCATCGCTAGGCTTGAGCTTAGGATCTCGACTCAGTTGAGAGAATATCTACCTGATATCCTCATCGAAAAGGTAACGGTAGCGAAGGCTGAGGCTGAGACAATCGAGAGAGCCACCAGCGTCCTTAATGTAGTGATAACTTTACAGAAAGCCCTCGATGGCGTAAAGGCGATCATATACCAAGTCTTCAAAGAAGACGACGGAACGACTCACGGTGAGTTCTTCGTTTAGCGCGGAAATCCCACGCGGAACATGGTAATTGCGAAGAATCCAACTGAAAAACGGGAGATACTCCGACATGGCAAACGAAGCAAGTAACACTCAAGGATCCTCCGAAGAAGCCCCAATGAGACGCAAGCCTCCGGTTGATCGGAAGAAACTCGAGAAGACGCGCAAGGAATTAGAGGTTAAGGCCAGAGCCGAATCTTCGAGTACAGTACAGTACCCTGAAGATGGAGAGGCTGCTGTCAACCCGATGGAAACTGCGAGGGCCCGGGCTGAAGCATCTCTGAGAGATTCAGTGGTTGAAGACCTTCCGGAATCAGGAACTGTCGTAGAGACCGGTATAGAGACTACTGTAGAGACTGGTCCAGTGATTGATGTAGAGACTGGTCCAGGGACAAAAATCGAACCGAAAAAGGGAGAGCCAGAAGTGGTAGTTAAATCCGATGAAAGACTGAAAGATACTACTCCGGTACTGGAATTGGCACCCGAGCCTGAAAAGATCGTTAAGGCTCCGGAAGGGACTCCTAACTTCTTGGAAGCTGCATACGATACAGCCAATCAACAAGCCCAAGAGAAGAAGGACTCTGAAAAGAAATCAGGTGGGGATTCTATCCCGAATCCTGACAGAGAAATCCTCGATTCTCTCGTAGTAGATCTGAGTCAGCTGGACATCCAGGAAGCGAACCTGATTCAACGGAACAAGTTTGCTCAGACCGCTCTCGAAACCGATGCAACATACCAAGTGATCGCTCTGCGTTCGGCTTACTCAGCTGGAATGAAAGGGTTGACGTTCAAAGACAAGGATGTCCTACGAAACAGTAGTGCTGACCCACTCAATGAGCGGAAGCGGTTCTACTCCACCGTCCATGACAAGATCGGCCCTTGCAGTGTTGGTGAAATGACGTTTACTGAGTTCTTGAAGGTCACGGCCTTCGATGACCTCGATACGCTTCTCTTTGGCATCTTCTGTCAGACCTATCCAGGCGACACTGAATTCACAGTAACATGTGGTAAGTGTCACAGGCCGGTGCAAGTGAAGGTCAAACCCGCGTCGTTCATCAAAGTACATGACGATGCCATCTTTGCGTGGATCGATGAGGTCATTAAGTCCCAGATCAAGCCCATGGAACTCCTTGGGCGTTCACTGGTCCACAGGACGAAAAGAATCATCCTCCCGAAGTCCAAAGTGGTCATCGATGTCCGTACGGCCAGTCTTCAAGACCACTTGAACATGCTTGGCTTCTACACCAGTGCAAGTAATATCAAAGGCCAGAGGGAGACCTTTGGTTCGATGATATATATTAAGGACGTGTTCCTGCCCAACATCGAAGCAATCAGGAGGACCGGAAAACCCGTGTTCGCCCCTCTCGAAGACTGGGCTGAGAAGTTCAGGGTTGTCTGTGATCTTCCTTCCGAAGATGCTGATGAATTGAACAGATGCATCAACGAGAAGGAAAGTGAGTACTCAGTTTCTCACCGTCTCAAGGCTATGCCATGTCCTTCGTGTAAAGAGGACATCGGAGACATCAATATCGACATTGAGCGGCTATTGGTTTTTCGGATGGAGCAGACCTCGACGCCTTCAACAAGCGACAATCAGACGACGTAGTGTTCTATATGGACGTCTTCGAGGGGCAGCTTAGTCTCGAAGACGTCTTTGAACGCTATGAGATCGGAACTCTCCAGCGGCTAGGAGAGGCCCGATCTCGGTTGCTTGAAGAGAAGGACAAGAGGCGGCGTGAGATCATGGAAGATCAGGAACGCGAGCGTAAGCGGCAAGAAGCCGCTAACGCTAGGAAGCAGAGGAGGTAACGCCGCCTCCGTCGTGGTAGGGTCCGGCTCGCTAAATGTAGGGGCCTACTAAAACTTGCGAGGGGCCAGCTCTCAGAGCTGGTCTCTCTCCTTAAAGCAGAAGGGAGAAAGGTTTGTAATGGGGACGACTCACCAGGAAAGAATGCCATACCTGAAGAAGTTGACTGATGTATCTGACGGAGAGGATCCAGAACTGGACCTCCAAAACTATTCTGACAGTCTGGAGTTCTACAGGAACTACCAAGTGCTCAGCGAGTTCCTCGTATGGATCGAGGAGTCGCTGGGCTTGGAACACGGGGAAGTAGAAGTGGGAGAAGGATTCAAGAGTCTAAGACTTCATGAAGAAGTCGACCTAGACCCTTATGACGCTGAAAGTCATGAATTCAAAAACTTGATCTTCACCATCCCAGTGATGGAATCTTCTCTAATCGTTGAGTGGATCCAGACTCAGATAGAGAATTTTAAGAGCAAGGCGAGAATCAGGAGTGTAGTCTTGGATATAGACACGGGATACTTCCTGATCAAGATCACCGGGCACGAGGATCCTCTCGTGGAAGAGACTGACTTCGACATTGCGTAACAAACGAGGAGAAAAGAAGAGATGCCAGAGAAAAACAGCAACCTGCTGGGGCAGGAAGAGACAGCCGAGAGGATCGTGATGGTCCTGAATGATGTGACTGATGCAGTAGGGGCAACTCTCGGCCCGGGTGGTGGTAATGTCCTGATTCAGGACCAAATGCTTCAGCACTTCTGCACCAAGGACGGGTATACCGTTCTGAGTAAGATGGCGTTCAACAATGAGCTGGACCGGACAATCCTCGGTTTCCTTCAGAGGGTTTCCTCCAGGTTGAATAGGACAGTCGGAGATGGGACAACGACAGCAGTCTTGGTAGCCGCTGATCTACTCAAGAGCCTTCTTGAAAGTGGTGGTTGCAATGCTGCCACTCTACGGGAGATGAAACAGACCTCGGAGTTTCTGTGTTCCGAGATCGTGAATCTGCACAACACCAAAGGGGAATACACTGACGTAGTATTCCAGGAAATCCTGAAGGATGTTGCTACGATCTCTGCCAACAACGACCCGGTAATCGGAACTATCGTTGCTGATGCCTTCAGTAAGTCTGGTGGGCATGGAGTTATCACAGTCAAGGAGGCTACAGGTCCATCCTCTTCTATCAAGGAGTCGAGTGGTATCGAGCATCCCAGGGGTATGATGCATCACTCTTTCGCCAACGATCAGAACCGCGAGAAGTTTAAAGCGGCCGGAGCCGTCCGTATCTTTATGTCGAGAGAGAAGCTCACGGCTGACGATGTTCGGATGTTCAGCCCACTCTTGCAGCACTGCATGGCTTCCAACCAAGCCCTTGTCATTATGGCTCCAGCTTTTGACGAGATGTTCTTCTCATTTCTATACAAGAACAAAGCTCAGTTCCAGGAAAAGCTGGTGATCTGTCCGTTGGACATCGCTGTCGAGTCTCCCCACGCCAGAGAGGTGTTCGATGATCTCGTAGCTTTTACGTCATCGACTCCGTTCGACATCAACGAACACGCTACTCTTCAAGATCTATTCCAAAGCGTCGAGACGATCGATATGCTCTTGGGAGTTGTCGGTGAGGTCACTATCGAAGAGAACAAATCTCTGTTCTCCGGGATGTCCCCTGAGTCTTTCGATGCAGCCAAAGAGAGGCATGCTCTCATCTTGGAAGCTTTGAAGGATATCGAGGAAGATCAAGTCAAGGACAATATCGAAGAGCTGGTGAGACTCAAACGCCGATTCTCTGGACTGAGTGAGAGTGGTATGATCACCATCTTCGTCGGTGGAGATTCTCCTCAGGAGCGTCGGACTACGTCCTTCCTGGTAGAGGACGCTGTCTTCGCAGTGCAAAGTGCTGCTCGGAGCGGGATCGTTCCAGGTTGCTGCATGGGAGTCCTGCAGATTATCAGCAGAATCTACGGCGATGGTGACAAAGTCCCTGAATCTGAAATCCAGAAAGGATGTAGTCCTTCAATCCTTCATGCTATTGGTACAGCCTATACCAAGGTTGTGGCCAGAATCATGGCGAATGCTGGAATCGGAGAAATTGAGTGTACTGAGATCATCAAGAGGTGTACTGACTCCGAAGAGGTTTACAACGTGGTCACTGGGGATTTCGAACCCGCCAACGAAACGAAGGTCGTCAGTTCGACCGAAGCAGACATAGAGACTCTGAGAACGGCTGTCAGTATTGTCGGTCTCCTGGCCGGAAGTACTCGGTTCATGTCCTCAGGATCGTTCGTAGGAACTGTCGGAAATGCTGGACCTTTCTGACTAGACATGGAGGCTAGAGATGCCTACGCTGAAAGAGCTCATGACCAACCCAACCGGGCCGGGGACTGCTCATACGGCAGCTCGGTACCGAATCATTGATGATCTGAACCGACGGTTCGGGGAGATGATCAAGGTTGGTAAAAGGTTCAGAGCTGCTGTCTATAGGACAGATGATCTTACCCTCTTCTATATCCAAGTCCCTTCTGAGACTCTGGAGAAGAAGCGGTTCTGGTGGGACGTTCTAATCGAGGCTCGGGCAACCGGAACCAAGAAGTCCCTCATGGACTCTGACGTGAGACTCTTTAGCAACAACCCCGCCTTTGTCTTTAGTGGTCACGCTTATGTGGCTAACAAAGGCTGGTTCTTGATCGAGTGGTTGAAGGACAAGTTCGACAAGGAGATGTACGAGCAGAAGCCAGTTGTTGCAAACCCGAGTGCAATCTTTGGTTTTGATAAATCATTCTTCTTCGCTGCTACGTACATTCTCCATGCCAGGCTTCACACTATCAAACATGAGGATAAACAAGAACTGAAAGAGAAGGAGGTCTCGAAGACTGTAGAAGACTTCGAGACAATCTTCAGGAAGTACGAACGAGTGGTCAAGATTGAGGCAGCTGAGAGAAAGAAAACGAAGGATCGGGAGGCTGCTAAGAAACGAATCCAAAGGGAAAGACCTTCTGGGACTGCAAAGAGGGCTAAGGCGGCTCGGCCTGCCAAGCGAGTGTCAAAGTCAACTACGAGGAAAGCTAAATCTACGAGGAAGGCTAAATCTTCAACAGGGAAACGTCGGAGTAGGTGAGCATATATTAGGGGCTAGCGGCAGCATTGCCCTTGACAATAACCGAACGCAGAAGGGAGAGAAGGATATGAAGGGTATGAAACTAGTATGCGAATTAGATGAGGATGCGAAATCAATTCTCATTAACTTTAACGAGATTCATAAGTTGGGGGATGATCGGTTTGACACCATGAGCCTCACTAAGAAGAGGTCATACGCCAAGCCTGAGTGTGCAGGAAGAATCAAGGAATCCATACAGGTATCGTTTGACAAGTCGGAGATGGCGGGCATTGAATTCATGTGCATTCGTCACCGGATTGAAAGTTATCCGGAGTACTCTGAAGAAGATCTAGCTCGGGACTGCCGGAAACTTGTATGGGAGTGCAAGGATGCAGCTGAAGAGTTCATTGACAAAGTCTATGTCCCGGCTGGCGAAGGGACTAGAAAGAGGAAGAAGGCGAATGTCGAGCTTCAGTTTACTGATGAACACTCGAAGATCGTTCTGAAAGCCTCTTTCCTAATGAAGGTTTTGGTTCCGTTGATCACGGAGTATCTGTCCAAGAGGGGCCACGGGCGCAACGATCGACTCTTCTTACTGTGCTTCGAACCATGCTTTGAGGCTGTAGACCGTGATGGGGTCAACATCAAGGACAAGATCTTCAAGATCGTGTCTTCTCGGGTTCGTACTACAAGGTACTCTGACAAGACGATGTGGAACCTACTGTTGAACATGGCAGTGGATCCCAACATCATTAGTTCGCAGTTCTTCAGGAAGTTGATGATCGACATCATTCCGAAGTTAGAACCGACGCGGCCTGTGGTGAGTTATCTCCACGTGACGTTGAAAAACCTTCTACAGTATCAGTTCAAGGCGAACTTTGCCCTGACCTACCGTCCTCAGAATCTGTATGAGGTAACGGACCCACAGAACGAACGCCTTACGAACTTCGAGAGACTTGAGTTCCAACTGGCCCGGCTTGATGAAAGCGCATCTCTGGTCACGGAAGCCAGACTGTCAGACTTGATCGTATCGTGTCTCAGGCACCCTAAGATCCAGATCACCCAAGAAGAAGTGGAGTATTACAAGGATGGTGTCCAGGTTAACACCGTCCAGACAAACCTGATGTTCCTGTTCTTTGCGAAGAGGGTCGGACGATACCACTCCATGTATAACCTTAGGTTCGGCGAGTATGCCATTCTGTTGGTGTTCTTTAAGAAGTGGCTTCGAGCGAACGGGTTCGAGTTCCTGTCCCGGTGGGTTACTACGACGTTCCCGGATGGTATAGACCTGGAGCGCCGAATCGTTTCTACGAAGGACTTCGTGAACGGTCTTTTAGGTTCCCAATCGTATAAGTACCTCTCAGAGGTCAAGTACCGTTATGCGTTAGGGAACCTGTCGCGTAACAATGTGTTGGCCAAGCTTATTTCGACTATCTTCGTGAACACATCGGTCGAGTTACCCAGCTACGAGCAAGAGATGGGCGAGATTGAAGTTCCGGCGAAAGATATCAATACTTACCCCATAAACCGGATAACGGATGAGGTACTCAAGCTGGTGGAAAGCATCTGAGCGAACATGACATTGAGCGCGAGGAGTGACCGTGGAACAAAAAGACGTCGATGGCTTCGTGGAGAGGCTGAAAGAAAGGATCGACGTCCTCTATGTGGACCGGCGTGGTAGAAACGCGTCGGTGAGATGCCCGTATTGCGGGGATTCTCAGAAGAACCCCATGAGTGCGCACCTCAATATCCGGTTGAAGAACCCGGAGTTCCTCATATGGAGGTGCGTGAGGTGTGAGGCGAAGGGGGCAGTAAGCCCCGACTTCGTTAGAGACCTCAGGTGCTTCGATGACGGTGCCCTTAGGATGGCTCATGCCAACCTATCTAGGGCTAGGAAAAAGTTCCGTCCGAAGACTGGAGGAGGGTTCCATCGGTTAAAGCTCCCGATCCATCTGGATCGGGACGCTTGCCGGAGGCTAGGCTACGTAGAGGACAGGTTAGGTATCAGTATTCCACCATCCAAGGCAGGGCTGAACTACAGTATAATCGCAGATATCGGCTGGTTCATCAAGGTGAACGGGCTTAAACTTGAGGAGGAACCTAAAACCATAAAGCGTTTGGCTCGAGAAGGAATAGGATTCCTCTCATCAGACCATTCACAGTTAGCAATCAGGGATACAACCGGAAATTGGAAGAAGAGATACTACGCCTGCATGTTGTATGGTGAGGATCCCTTTTCCAACAGCCTCTTTGCCGTTCCAAAAGAGGTTGAAGCCATGACCGAACGAGTTATATTAGTGATGACTGAAGGTGCCATGGATTTGCTCGGAGTGTCCTATCACATACTCCCCGATCTAGCGGAGAGAAGGGACGTAATCTTCGCAGCAGCCGGTGGGAAGTACTTTGCTTCGGCCTTGAAAGCCGTTAGGACAAGGGGCTTCCTTAATCTAGACGTTCGCTTCTACGCGGACGCTGAGGTTGGACTACCGTTCTTCAGGTGGCTCAAGAGAGAAGACTCTCTCTTGAAACACGAAAAGATCGAGGTTAACTACAACTCGATCGGAAAGGACTTCGGTATGAAGCGAGAAGAGATCAAGCTCAGAAGAGCAATCGTATGAAAGAAAGACTTACCGTCAGCTTTGATACCTACCACAACTCAGGTGATGAACTCAGCATGGACGGATACGTCCAGCTTGTGGAAAGGATAAAACGTAGTACGGTGGGAGAAATCGCAAGGGAGAACCTAAGAATTATGAAAACAGAAACTCAGGAAGGTGTCGTTAAAGTTGAGCCAAGACACGCTGCTACCATGGCAGCATCACTCATCTCAAATGAAAGAGAATCTATCGTATCAGTGAAACTTCTCGAAGGCTCCAACGAGATCGAGATTATCAGGCGGATCAGAAGTGACATGGTATTTTGCTCTATCCCTTCCAAGTCTGCACCAGACGAGGTTTGGAAAGAGGTCTATGGAGTAGTAGATGGAAAAATTACCATGATCAGAAAGGTCAGGGGAGTCCATCAACCCATTGAGCTCAGGGGTGAGGTAATCAGCTTCCCCAAGGACGATTGAGAGTAGAACATGCCATTGAGAGGGCCGGGAGACCGGCCCTTACCTTTTCAGTTCTTCCAATAAGGAGGATAGAACAATGGCACGATCCTTGAAGTACAGAGCCACCAAGCTCGCTATCAAGTTGTTTGGTAGTATCCAGTTCCACAAGTATCCGTTCTGGATGTCGTTTGGCAACACCAAGTACAAGGTGAGAGGACCTGAACAACGACATGTCATCAATATCATGAAGCCCGGGGATATGATCTTCAGGCGATATGACGGCTACATCAACTCTATCTTCATTCCAGGGTACTTCAGCCATGCTGCCCTGATAGTTGACGACAAGACAATCATTCACGCCACAACTCATGACGTCGTTAAAGAAGATATTCTGACGTTCTTCAGGACAGACCGGATCGCTCTAGCTCGAATGACCGGGACTAAGAAGAAGAACTGTACGGAGGCTGTTCAGAAGGCCCTCAATGTTGAAGGTACTGAATACGACTTCGAGTTCAAGTCCGGTAACGAGGAAATCTATTGCTTTGAGTTGTGCTGGGAAGCATGGTATGAATTCCTTGGATCATCAACACCAGGTAAGCCAATCCTAGCTGACGATCTCCTACATCATCCCAAAATCGAAAAGATCCACGATAGTCGGGATTGGCAGAAACGCATCGGCTAGACCCAAACTCATATTACGTACAAGACGATCCCCCAGTCCTCACGGGCTGGGGGTTTCTCAACAAAGGGAACATCCCCTTAATGACAATAAACAAGCTGGAGAAAAATCTATGGAAAAAGTAGAAGGATGGGACGGTAGAGAGTTTGCCCCTCTGTATAAAGACTTGCTCTTTATATTCGCAGACGGCTCCATAGCCGGTCAGCGAGAAGATAACGCTACTGGAGGAATCGGAGTAGTATTAGCAAACGAGGAAGCGGTTCTCCACAAATTCAGCAAGTGCTACAAAGGTCCAACTCGGGTTATGTGTCCGACTCAGGTCACAAACAACCGAATGGAACTCAGAGCCATCATCGAAGGCTTGAAGAATTTTGTGCAAGACTATGAGGATCCAGGTTCCTACAGGATAATGGTTGTATCGGACTCAGCCTACGCCATTAACAGTGCTAAGGACTACCTGATCAAGTGGCAGAAAAACGGATGGCAGACCCGAGAGGGAAAGCCGGTGAAGAACCAAGACTTATGGAAGGAGCTGATAAAACTCTTGGAACACCAGTGTTGTCCTGAAGTGATCTGGCAGCATTGCCGTGGTCATCAAGGAATACCACTAAACGAGCTAGCAGACAAGTTGGCACAGTCAGAAGTAAGATAGATTAGCCTTAGGAGAAGAGAAAGGATTAGGACAGATGATCGATCAGGGCGGAACTCAGAAGATGACGGTACACATGGAGATGATGATCCCGGAGTGATTAACCGAAGCACAAGTCGAGACTCTTATTCGATTAAGAATGGTTGATCAGTCCCGAAGCGCAATCGGGACTCCGGAAAACCAATCCATGAGCGACGGAGTAAGGCAGCTTCATATCGGTCCCTTGTTCGTGGACAGACCGAGTCCAGTGTATCGGGCAGAACCCTAGTAGAAGGAGGAAGAAGTGACAATCCAGCGCAGATCGAAAGGGGGACGAATTCCCCCTAAAGAACTCCCTCTTGAAGAGGGTAGGAAACGGAAGAAGAAAAAGAAGGGTAAGAAGAACAAGAGAGCTATGGTGCCCTTCGAAGAAATGACGAATATGGATCACGCTGAAGCAGCGACCGAAGCGGCAATTGCTGCTGGGAAGTCGTTGATCAGGGCGTACAGAAAGGATCCGGTCGTCAAGGGCGTGACTGATGTGTTGAAGGGCCTTCTGGAGGATTAAGTAATGGCGTTCCCGGACAGACAGAGCTGGACTACCGAAGCCCCGTGTGTCCGGGACTTCGTCATACGCGAGTACGACCTTTCGGCGGCAGGATTATCAGTGATAATGGAAGAAGGCCTTATCTCAGCGGATAAGGCCGCTTCCATTGCCGCTCTTCCTAAAGAAGAAAGGTTGGTTCGTGTCGGGTTGATGTGCAGAGACGATGACAAGATTTTAGAAGGGGTCGAGGAAGGAACCAAGAGAGCCGTGAGGCTCTTCTGTAGAGAGAATGGTATCTCATCGGATGACATCGTCTCCGTCAAGAGAGATGCAGTATTCTCTACGATCCAGGCCTCGAAATTGAAAATCGGTGAACACCTGAAGTTCAGGCTTGCTGCTAGGTACTCGTCGTTCTACAACTTGAACGGAGTCGAGTTCTACTGGTCGTCCTGGAGCAACAAGCTCACGGTGAAGGGGCTAGGGAGTACAGTGGAACAGGCACACTCTCAGTACTTCCTCGCAGTGCTTGAGAACATCATGCGATCGGCCGAAGAGGCCCCGTATGAAGGTTTGATGGGAATACTTCAGAGAATCAGAGGAAAGTATGTTTCTCTGGATCTGGATGAAGAGTGTTACAGGGAGATGAATAGGGTCTCCAGATTCCGAATGAAGATGATATTAGCAGGACATGAGTTTTACTCCGACATTTTCCCGGGTTGGGAAAATATGGATCCAATCTACAACTACAGCAACTTTCTAGTGCCGTTGATAGCGGCGTTAGTCTAGGGGAAAGATGAAAGAACTAAGAATGACGAAGACCGAGCCTCCAGCCGATCCCAAACCGGGATCAGCCTACATTGAGTGGAAAACGGGTACAGTCAATGCCTGGAACGGAGAGAGCTGGTTGGAAATCATGAAGATTCCAAGCCTCTATGAGCTGATTGTCCAACTCTCTTCTGGGATCTCCGGAGGGGGTGTTACCCTCAGCCCAATCACAATGCATCAAAGAGTCAACATTGGAAATCTAGTCCAGTGTATGATGGGGATGATGTATCTTGCCAACATCTCGATCATGGCTAGGAACAGTACCCACAAAGAGATCGAGGAGTTTGTCAGCAAGTCTCTCTCGGAGATGTCTGAAACTGGTAGGTTCATCATAGAGACAGGAGAAATTCCTGACTGGGCGAAACTTTCTGGGTTTGAAGGGTCTATGAGTGTGTTGCAACAGAAAATGCTGTCTTCTAAACACATGCCAGCCGATATCTGGACTGACGACCCAAGAGCTCCGAGAGTTGACTGGAAGGCTGAAGTCGCTTTTAATGATACCACTATGGGCTATCATGAGTGGGCATTGAATGTGATTAACAAGAGTGAGACGAACGAAGATACAGAGTGGAAGTGTTTCACCAGGTATGCGAACGGTCCTAAGTTGTTATGGCTGGAAAGACAGCTAGACGCTGTTGGAATCAAGCACCGAAGGAATTTGTGTAATACGCATGCACCCATTCTAGAAGTGGACAAAGAAAAGATCGAAGATGCTCAGAGTTTTCTGGATCCGGTGGACGATATTCCTGATGATTCTCCACAATTCACTGACAACTTGGATAAATTGAAACTTAGGACAAAGTTTCCCAAGGTCAGACAAGCCTTGGAAAATAAGATGAAGGAGATCTGGAAGGAAAGCTTTGCAGAGATCCATGATCTCAAGTATACCCAATGGGTTAGGAATAGGCTTTCTACCTTCTTGAGTCGCGTAGGGGTTATCTTGCACAAGATGACTGTTTCCATCGAGGGTGAAGATCTAGTGGTCGTCGTCTCTCTAGATGGAATGAAAGTTCCATCTATCATACTTCATTGTAGTATGAAAAAGCCAAAGGAACCAAGATCGACTCCAGTACGCCGAACTGAAGAATGTAAGGAACACCCTTCTGGTAAACATCGGTGGCTTCGAGGCAACAGATGTGTTTGGTGTAAGAAGACCAAACAGGATGTGGACTTGAGTAAGAGGTAACAACCAAAAGGACGAGTTCGACTAGGAGAGTAGTATGAATGTAGACACAGCCACATTGATGGTTAGAGCAGCAGCTATTGCTGTTGGAAGGAATCCTGATACTTGTCGGGCTACCGTCATTAGTGGCTGGTGGCGCGTCAGACGAAACAAAGACAACGAAGAACTCGGTGCTGGAAACAGTATCGAGATTGCGATTGCTCGTTGTACTCTTGGTAATGAATGGTCTAAACTTCCCAAGTTTGGTAAGAACAAAGTGGCTAAGATGGTCAATGACTTCCAGATTAAAAGAAGAAGAGAGGATGATAAAACACTAGCTAAGAAGCTGGTATGTAACGCCGACGCTGTTCACCATGGAACGGAGGTCCCTTTTTCTGACGTTGACACCATGGACGAAAGACATAAAGAATGCATAATCCATGCCTGGGAAACTGGACGGATCTAGAAAGAGGTACTACATGCACGTTTCATATGCAGAATTACAGATTCTCCTCGCTACCACCATGGGATCACTCAGGATTTCTGGTGGTCATGAGATATTCACATACTCGGCAGCCCACAGAGAGAAAGTGATCAACTCCATCCACAACAGGATGGAGCTTCTTGAACTTAAGCTCTTAGATCCTGACGACTGTGAAGAATGTCAGGGTCTTGGATGGGGAATCTTCGACAGCGACATTCGTGGCTTGGAGATCCAGAAGTGTGATTTGTGTGGGAAGTTTCCTGACGATGAGACGGCTCTCAGGCATGCCCGGTTCTTCCTGGCTACTGGAATCCGAAGAGCCTACTTCATGGCTGTCAAGGGAATGATCGGAGGAATGCAGAACAGCAGTCCTTGTGGTCCCCTGTACGATGAGATGAAAGAGAGATGGGACACGATCTTCGGCCCATGGGATTTGGTCAGGATGAGAGTCGGTCCCAATGGAGAGCTGAACCAAGTTCGGTTCAGATTCATCGGGATCGATGACAACGAAATATGCTCCTTGACCTGGACTACTGAGAAAGAAGTACCATTTGATGAGATAACCAAGGAGGAAAAGCGTGGCTAGTGCAGAATTGAAACTGAGACAAATCATTGATGAGTTTGAGGAAGCTCAGACCAAGTACTCAGACTGGGGTGCTTGTGATACTGAACCTGACCACTTCTTTGAAGCTCTTATGCGGAAGGCTGTAGAAGGGAAAGATTTTCCGGTAGTTAAACCGGAACACTGGCAGCTTTTCTCCTCAACGAGAGGATGGAAATCCAAAGCCAATGTGTTGAGAAGAAAGGCGAAGAAGGCCTTTGATGCAATGCAGAAAGCTCCGCATAAAGTGGTACTCGATGTCGCAAAGTATCACGGATGGGATCATTGACTCAGCTCCTAGAAAGGAGCTAAACCCTTTTTAGTAGATGAAAATGAAAAATGTGTGTCTCGAATGTGGAAAGAAAATAGTTGGTGGAGGATACATCCTCTCGCTTAGAAGATGTAAACACACTGGATTCGCATGTTCTCAAAAGTGTTGGAAGGCTGCAGCAAAAACTTGTAGAAACAATAACGAACAAAGGAAGTGTCCTTTTCCGAAAGAGTGCTTGATAAGAAGTAGATCTGAGGAGTAGGAGACTGAAAGGAAGTACAGTGGCTAAGATAACGGCGATAGCAAAAGAAGCACCTGATGACTTCATGGAGCAGATCAAAGACAAGATCCGCTTGGAGTTCGCTGAGATGGTTCCAGAGGATAAGTGGCGGGAGATGGTTCATTCAGCTGTCGACAGCTTCTTCAAGTCTCACGAAAGAAAGCAGAATCATCACCCGTACAACTGTGAGATCGTCAAATCTCCCTTTGACACGATAGTACATCAGCTCTTGGTTGATGAGATCACGGAGAAGATGCAGGCGTACTTCATGAGTCCTGAGTGGCAAGGCCAATGGGGTCTAGTATCCTTATCTGGCAGTGAATGTAGTTACGTTGCATCTGAAAGGATGAAGGAGCTCATGATAGAATGTGCTCCGGAGATCATCCAGAGGATGCTAGGAAATACGCTGCAGAATGCTATCCAGGGCTTGCAATTCAGCACATGATATTCCACAAACAATGGAAGGAAGAGAGAAAGAAAACATGACAAAGAAAAAACAATCTGGAATCATTTCGGAGGGAAAGACGAAGCAGGTCATCGACATCGGTGGGAGGGGATTCGTCACCCTCAGAAACAAGGATGACATGACGAAGCATGACGATCCAAGTCAGACGGAAAAAGCGTCTGGTAAAGGAGAAGTCGCTACGAGCATCACGTGCAAGGTGTTCGATATCCTGAAGAAAGCTGGTATTCCGGTCGCCTTCGACCAGCGTGTGGATGCGAGGTCATTCAGAGCCTACAAGCTTGACATGATTCCCTTGGAGGTGGTGGTTCGTCGATATGCAGTGGGGAGCTACTTGAAGCGCAACCCTCGTCTGTCCCCGACTGGAGAGGTCCCTCGCCGCTTCTCGAAGCTCGAGTATGAGCTGTTCTTGAAGACTACTGATGGAGAATGTGACTTCGACAACACGCAAGTTGCGAGTCTCCCGTGTGATGATCCGATGATCCAGATCAAGAGCGACAAGACATGGAAACTTCATGATCCGAAGATGCCTGTCAGTCAGGAATCCCACGTAGGATCTGTCAAGGCAGCAGTCGATCCAAAGCACCTGAAGTTGATCGAAGAAACCGCTCGCCGCACGTTCCTCCTATTGGAAGGGGTGTGGGCTACTCTTGGGTGGCGACTGGTGGACTTCAAGATCGAGTTTGGTTGGTGGACCAATCCGCAAACAGGTGGATCTTCACTGATGATCGGCGACGTCATTGACGGTGATAGCTGGAGACTTCGGTCTCCGAACTGGGATGAGATGTCGAAGGAGTGCTTCCGCCAAGGGGAGACAGCCTCAGATGTCACTCACAAATACCAGTTGGTGAATGAGGTCCTTCAGAACTTCAGCATTACGAAGGACGTTGTGGTCATCTGGACTGGCTCAGAGAAGGATGATACCGAAGGCTTCCCAGTCGCTAACAACGATTGGATCGAGACCCTTGGAATCTCTGATTCCGGACACAAGTCTACAATCAGTTGTCTCAGACAGCTGGAGAGTTTGAAGTTCGACTACCGCAACGGCGTGATAATCGCTGTGGCAGGAATGAGCAACGGACTTGGGCCGATCTTAGCTGCTCATACTGAGTGGCCATTGATCAGTTGTCCTCCGGATGACGGACATCACCAAGACATCTGGAGTTCCCTTCGGATGCCGAGTGCTGTGCCAAACATGACTGTTCTCAAGCCGAGTAATGCCATGGCGGCAGCCTACGGAATCCTGGCTCAATGCAATCCGTACGTCTACATGGTGCGGAGGTACACTGCTGAGAGCTTCGACGAAGGCGTCGTAGTCGAGTAGCGTGATAGAAGGGCGCATACCCCGGTGGAGGGTATGCGCCGTCCCAGACCACTTTGCCGGCTGTGGTCAAGTCTGTTTTTTCTTCCTCACAGGTTCGTCTCGACTGAACCTTCGTGAACCGCTCGGTTTGTTGATATGGGGTTTGACAGGAGCCCCATCTTCATGGAGGATTTGAAGTCCTCCGTCCTTCACGGCCTGCTCGTTCAGAGCTTCCGGTGGGATGTCGTACGCTTCTTTGCTCATTTCAGAGTCTCCGGGTTTTTCAGTTCATCCGAACATCGAATTTGATAGTCTCTAATTGAAAGTTAGAACCCACACAGGGAGAGAAAGTATGACTGAGATTCTTAGACAGTTTTCAGGTTCGATCGAATTCTGGGGGTGCGTTATCACTGGAATTCTACTTCTTCAGACCTTCCTTCAACGTAAGGGTGTACCAAAGGTTAGGATACCTCCTCCCAAGTTGGACTTCAGTAAAGACATGGAAACCCTGATGTTCTTGATAGACGTCAAGATTAGTACGAAGGTCCAATATACGGCAAAGAGCAAGTTGGACCAGAAGAAAACAGGATTCCTCAGGGATGACGTTATCGAGAAGATGTCCATTGAGATCGTTCAAGAACTTATGGAAGAGATGTCGAATATATACATCGCAACTCTCTCCAGGTATTTCCGTGGAAGAGAGGGAATAATTGTGTTCGCCTCCAACGTAGTATATACTGCCGTCATGGTCAAGGTCCTTGGATTGAACGATGTCAAGTTCGCTGACATGGACAGACAGGCTAGGTTCAAACAGATCGCTAGAGCTAACAGAGCCAAGGTCAAAGAGGAGAATTAAAAAGGGGGATTGCACGATTGTTACAACCGTAATATGAAAGTTCGTTTTCATTATTCACGGTAGATGAGGCCCCTACCCATTGGGTAGGGGCTTCAAAATCCCTCTTTTCGTAGAGATTAGGCTCTTTCAGCGTCTAGAACCTGGTCAGACATCCGTTGGCAGTGTCCTTTGTCGGTATAGCCTTCAGAGGATATAAGGATGATCTCACCTTCGGCATTCTTAAAGCGCCAGCGATACTCTCCAGCAGCGTCAAGGTAGGGTTCTACGTCGAACTGCTTGGAAAGAACAAAATTCATGTTCTCGACCAGCTTTTCCCTCTTGTCGTAACCTCTCGGCGTCCGCGCAAGAACCTTACCGTTACCGGCTTTGATCCGTATGCGCCACATCCCGTTGACGTCAGTGTACAGCTTCAACTTCATGTTTCGTGCAGCCATTTTTCTATGCTCCTGTTTTTCATTGGTGCTTGGTCTGCTCGTTTTCCCTGATTGAATGTTATGCCTTTGAGATAGCCGCTTCTAGGTCGATCTTCCCGACTTGTACTGTCGTATCATGGAAAGCCTTCATTGAGAGGACCTTCAACTTCTCACCAACTCCGTTGAACGTTAGCCCTATGTTCTTGATACCGATGATATAAGGGAGTCGACCGAAGCACTTCTCACAGATCTCAGGAGCCGCGCAGTACAGAGGAGAGCGCATCCTAACGACCTGCCCTAAATACTTTTCAGAATTCTCGCTCGTTATTAGTACGAGTTTTCCCCGATCAATTACGTACCGGAACCGGAACATGCTGATGTTCTCTTTTGTCAGCTTGACCGACAGAGTTCTTGGTGTCCGGCAGTCGCTACCGTCTGGTCCAAGGGACACACCCTGAAATGCGGCGGTCAACTGCTTGGAAATGTACCCACTGATACGGGTCTCAATAGCCCTTCCACCCGCACCCTTGATCAGGATATTGGCTCCGATGTGCTGGTCTTCTGGTGGAGATCCATCAACCAGATTACCGAGACTGACATCGAACTTGCTCGGATCTTCAGGCTTGGGAGCCAATCCTCTCATGAGAACCATGTTCTTGTAGTTGTTGTCAAAACTACCTCTCGCTCCAGATTCGAAGAAGTCCATGATGGAAGATCCCGCCATCTCTTCTCTGGCGGAAGCAATGAGTCTTTTCTCTATCATAGAGACAACCTCAACGTCGGCGCGGTCAATAGCGTCCTTGTGCTTCTCTAACAGCTCCGCCTTGAGCTTCTTGGTCTTTGGTGGGATCTTGAGGTCTTCCATATTAAAACCAGGAGCCGTGAATGTAACCGTAGAGTATCCCAACCAACTGATTCTGTTAATGAAATCGACGTAAATATCCTCGTCGATCTTTTCCTCTAGGAGAAGGTCAGTGACCCTTCCGACTATCCTTTTGATAACTTTGCTATTCAATGGTTCGTTGGCAAACGGAACCAGGTCTCTTAGTTTCTCGAATACCATCAGATTGAAGACATACCTACCAGCGTTAGTCCTGATTGGACTATCGTTTCCGATTTTCCCCTTGGGAACGGTTATCCGGTCTTGAAACGATGCCAACGGAGGACCGTCATTCGTCCTGGCGAAAGTTCTCCGTATGTAAGTAAGAGTAATGTCTGAAGGAGACATCGCCATGAGGGCGTCAACAGCTTCCTTCGGCATTTCCCTTTTGATTTTCTTATTCTTATCAAGCATGTGACCCTCCTGTTTTAGGGAAAAGGTCGGCCAGTCGGGGCGGACCCCGACCGGCCTGGAACCGTCATATCTACGGCCGATTCGACGCCTTTAGGCGAAGATGTAGTATTCGATGGTAATCTCTTTGGTCCCTGACAGCATCTCCGTGGCGAACGTGATGCGTGAGAACATCTCGACTTCGGCAAAGTCCGGATCAGGAGTGCCGCCAGCTACCTTGTTCGCCATGTACAAAGCCAGCTCATTAACACCCTGACTACGGGCGTCATTCTGGTTGATATCGAGTGTCATCTTCATCGAGATCATGTGCGAACCGAGAGTGATGTCCCACTCCGGAATGAATGAAGTCGCAAGATTGAGCCGCTTGAGCCAGTATTTGTCTTCGCCGCCTTCAGGAGTGCCCGGAGCGGTGTTGAACAAGTTCATCCCGTAGTAATGAGTATCTTCCAGTGAACTCAAACCTGTTCCTGTAGGAACCGTTCTGAAAGGAACGATAGTAGCAAGCTCATCGTTCTCAGGTTGCGGTGGGTCTGGTGCGAACGGGTCCGGACCAGTAACCCCTCCCGTACCAATACCGAACAAGAAGATAGAGCGGTCAATCTCGTCAGCAACAAATGGTGTAGTACTCTCACCCGTGAGACCAAGGCCAGAAATACTGTTTTCTTTGAAGAGACTCTCAAGAACGTATGTCCTTCCTCGATGGACAATGAGGTTCTTCTTGATCATCAACACATTGCCACGTCCGTCTTTAAAGACGGCCATACCTCTCAGTAGAGGTTGCTTGGCAGCGGCATCTATCTCGTCCCGGACCATGTTCTGGATGGAACGCTCGTCGAATCTGAGAGTTTTGCTTTCGGTATCCATGGGTTCTTTCTTCCTCAAGTTGTTCTCGTGTCCGGGTTACGACACAACTGTCATTTCTATTGCATCTCTCGTCCTGGCCACCTCAGTAGTCCTGACTAACCTGGAATGAAAGTCACTGGCCTCGTGAAATGAAAGATTGGTCAAGTAGTCATTTGGGTCTCCGGACCACGCATGTCCAGGTGTCTGTTCGATCATCGTAAGGACAGAGTCCCAGAAAGTCAGATCGAGCGTGTCCGTCTGTGGGTCTCCGTCCATCCACTTGAAGCCGTCTCCAGGGGATAGCCTACTGAGAAGGAAAGGCTCAAACCCCGGCTCATCGTCTACGACGCTAATGGGTTGTTCGTCTATGTGATTTCCGGGAGCGACGACGAGCCTGATGGAAGGATACAATGAATCTCCTAGACCGACGGCATCTCCCTCTCCTGGCATATTACCGAATTCAGCCCAGTCAAGAAGCTCGTCTCTGATAGTGTAGTCCTTGACCTTCAAAATGGAAATAAGGGCCATGGAGTCTAAGGCTCTGATGGATCCATACCACGTTGAACCTATAACAGGTTGACCTGTGGAAGGATCTAGTCTTAGGTCTCCTAACTGAATGACGAAATCGCTCTCATCACTCATATCAAGCGGAAGAGCGTAACTGGTCCTGACTGAAACCTCTAGATCGTCGTCGTTATCATCCAGGATCATGTAGTCAATAGGAGGTTCGCTGATACCTTGTTCCACAAGGTAGTTATCGTACATCCCTATCTCATCAGAATACTCTACCGATACCAAGAACCTCGGATGTACTTGTCCTCCTGCTGTACCGATACCATCGTCCGAGATCCTTGCAGTATCTGTCCCGTAGAAGCCTCCATGGAGACCGAGGGTGAGCTCATCAAAAAGATGAATCCTATCATCAAATGGATCCCTGTGAACGTAGTAGACAGAGAACTCTCTCAACTGAGTGGTATATGCCTTGAAAGTATCCACCATCATCTTGATGAAAGTCCGAGTCAGGTTAAACAACTCCATGTTGTTGGTAACACTCATCTCTCCGTCGATCAGTCCAGTGTCTCCAGCAAATGTTTCCACGATGACGTCAGCGTCGTCAATGAAGTTGTCGATCAAGGTGATGATGTCATACAAGGCGTCGTTCGAATCCTTACCACTGATGAATGCATAGAGTCCTGGGCTCTCAGCTGCCAAGTACTCAGCATAGGTATCGTAGCCACTGAAGAGCTCAGTATTGAATTGAGCAATGAACTTGTAGTTGTAGATGTCCTTCAGGACTTCATAGCGAGACTTATTAGTCTCGTCTATCATCAACTGCCTGAGCTTGGCGGCATACTTCAGGTTGTCCTGGTATGTCCTGACGAAGTCGTATGGAGTCGTCTCTTTACCATCCAGGTCAGCTGAGTCGTAGTTGGAATTTTCTCCTGGAGTCAGATCTCCTCTGTCCGGTAGGGACTCGAGATATGTCCTAACGTCATCTCTGAGGGTAGCTATGTCAACATCATCCCAATCGACCCCGAGGAGATTCTCGATATTGCCCATAAAGGCTGCAGCTTTTTCTCCTTCAGAAGAAGCTGGGAGATCAACGTCCCAAGCTGCTTGATCATCTTCTTGAAAGGTAGGCTTGTTCCTATGGGCGTTTGCAAATGTGTACGCCACTTGGTAGTAGTCCTTGACGATTACATCTTCCCACCCCATGATCTCCATGGTAAGGGCGTGGAGTGCTATCATCATATCCAAGATGTGAATAGGTTCTCCACTGATCTTGGAACTCTGGACCGTCATCTTGTAGTTCCCAGGAATGGCCAAGTCGCCAGCCTTCTTGAACTGGTACAAGTAGTTGTAGAAATAAGAGTGGTTCAGAGTACTCTTCAACATATCAATACTGACGTCGATTCCGAGGTACTTGGTATTGAGGTATGTGAAGTCATGGACTGCAATCTCTTCCTCAGTAGCATGCCAGTAAGGATCAGAGCCGGTCACTGAATCAAACGTTTCCCATTTAGTCGTCGAACTCAAGAAAGCAGCTTCAAGGTTCTCCTCATCATGTTCTACCTGAGCAAATTGGAGGTACGAGTTTGGAGGCATACTGATCGAACCATCACCCTCTCGGGCAAAATCCTTGACCAAGTAGTACTTGAAAAGCTTGATGTCGTCAAACCCGAAAATCTGCATGACATTGACAAGTGCCTGTGTCGTACCCTTGTGTTCCAGAAGATAGTTGATGTTCTTTAAGATGCGCCGCCGGTACTTGTCCGGGACGATCTCGAAGAAATCTAGACCATAGGATGCAAACATGTTTCGTATGGACCGTTCGTCGAATGCGTCGATATCAAACGCTAAGTCCATGCGGGCCGTGATCATTCGCTCGAGAGTCATGATACTGACGACAAAGTTGACGTAATTCCAGTACCGCTCGTACTTACCCAGTCCCTCATTATGAAGAACAGAATTGTAATAGTGTAGACTAGTGTTGAAGAAATCGAGAAACAAACCCCGGAGCTTCCGGTCGAAGCTCTCGGGATAGAAGATTATCTCATGGTCGTCAGCAGTTCTAGCCTTAACTACAGCTACCACCATCTTATACTGGTCTGATGTTTCTAGAGTACCAGACTCTCTTAGACCAAGGTTTTCCAAGTAGGTAACGTAGTACTCGTTAGTCTCTACGTAATCATCGATCTCATTCTGCGCCATTTCTCCAGTGGGGTCACTAGACTCATCGAACGGGGTAAATCCTAACTCAGCACTAATGAGATTATATGCTGCCTTAGAGGACAACAAAGTCTCGGCCGTCTCGGCTTTAGCCGAGTCTTTAAATACCAGGCTCCGACAAAACTCCAGGAGCGCTGATATCTCATCAGCCGAACTTTTCGGGAGGTCTGGAAAGTTCTGTATCATGCGTCCATTCCAGCTTTTCGTGATTTAAGCTCAAGTCTACAATGCCTTGTTCCAGCCCGTGGGAACAACAAATTAGCGATTTCACGGTGACAGTATAATACAACCGAGGACACTGTAATGCTTTTTTACCAAGATCAAGATGGTTTGGATGAATCGTTGCTCTTAGTACTGGAAGAGAGCCGAGAAGACTTGGTCTCTCTGCTCGGAGAAGAAGCTTTCGAGATGGCCAAGGCTGGACTCAGAGGAGACGAGAGTTTCCTGACAGAAGGCAAAGAGGACTCCATCACAAAGAGTATCGGTGAATGGTCAGCAGAAGTTAGCAGACTTATCTCCAAGCGTCGTCGCTTGAAAGATGAAGCTGGTGAAAAAACTCTCATCTCCCTTCTGGGAACAGGAATCGGGCTCATTGGACTTCTTTTGACAGCAGGAACTGGAGCCTCAGTAGGTTTCGTCATCTTCATCGTTGGAGTGATCGTCGGTCTGATTTACGCTGTTCAGGCTGGAATCCTCAATGATAAAGCCGACAACATCACTACGAGTCTGATCGTCAAGGGTAGGACACTCATTCCGGAACTTCAGCGGCTCAGAACGAAGGCCAAAAATCCTGTGGTGAGAGCTGAGCTCGATAAGTTGATTGCGGTCTTTGAAGACAACTTCGCTGCTAGAGAACAGGAGTCTATCAATCTTCAGCGTCAGCAGACAGCGTACGCCCGTGGTACATTCATCAATACTCTCTAGTTTCATCACTGTTTTTCGAGAACTTCATGGTGACCGTTCCCTTTCTAGGGAACGGTCCCCTACTTCGCTACTGGAACATGAATATTGCGGAAGCTAGAATTAGATTCAGGAGGATTTAATGGACAGTAGTGATCACGATGGTTTACATAACATAACGTCAGTTGAGACAGCAGATGGTCCAGAGCTTCACTCTGAGGGTGGATTCTACGTCCAATCCTTCTTCAGCAAGGAACTGAGCGGAAAAGACTGGCTTAGATTTGTGAACAGTGTCAAAGGCATGATTCGATCTAGCATCGAATACAAGCTCTTTATTTCCGGTTGTAAGATTGATCTAGACCTAAACAACTGTTCCTTTCTAGGAAACATCATAGGAGAAGATAAAGTAGATATCGAAATCCATCATTGTCCTTTGACACTTCACGATATTATCGAGATCGTTGCTGACCATATGCTGTCCCAAGGGGATACCATAACGACAATGACAGTAGCTCATGAAGTCCTGGCTGCTCACTTTATGGGACTAGTTGGAATTCTACCACTGTCAGAAACCATCCACGATCTAGTACATTCTGGGAAAGTAACTGTCAGTATGTCTCAGATCTACGGAAACGTAGGGGGTTTTCTTAGGGCGTACGTTGGAGGAATCGATGAAGAGACCCTCTCCAAGATTCTATTAGCAATAGAGCTTTCTAAACGAGGAGAATTGGTTCCTGAAGGAACTCTTGAGTTTTCAACCCCTGAGGTTAGAGTAGACGGAGAGCCATTGACGTTGGACGATGTGATAGCAGCTCTAACGGAAGCCATTTCTAGGGAGAGTAAGGACACCGGACGCGGATAAACGCTGTTCGTGCCCATATTATAAGGTACATAATTGATTTTCATGATTCCGGTTGGCAAACACGGCCCCATGCTAGGGGTTGTAACACTCGACCGGGCAACACAAGGAGGACCATACCACGAAAGTGGACATGTCTGACAAGTGATGACCAGAAGGAAGCCCGGATTGGCTTCCACCGGGCTTCTGCGAGTGTCGGAGGCGCACATGGGGCGAAGGGGACTAACGTCCTCCTAGCCCCAACTTTTTCTACGATCCGAGATAGAAACAAAAACCGAGGAGAACGATCATGATCTGGAGTGTTTTAGCAGCACCAGCAATGAGAATCCTGGAGAGTACACTCGACAGACTTATCCCGGATAAACACGCACGAGAGAAAGCTCAGCAACTCCTTGAGGAGAAGCAAGCTGACTTCGAGAACGATTTCGGTATGGCCTTGATGGACATCAGTAAAGCCCAGCTCGATGTCAACAAGGTTGAAGCCGCTCACAAGTCGATCTTCGTTGCAGGTTGGAGACCATTTATCGGTTGGGTTTGTGGCATGGGAATCTTCTGGTCTTTCCTCGGAGCACCTATGGCTGAGTGGATGGTAGTATTCTTCAAGCCTGAGAATCTGGCCCTCGCTGAGCTACCAAAGATCCAGGTGGGACAACTCATGCAGCTGGTCCTAGCGATGCTTGGTATGGGTGGTCTGCGTACCTTCGAGAAGATGAAGGGCGTTGCCCGCGAGAAGTAGTATTTGAAATGGAGTGAGCATGCGTGTATGGCTTACTATGGAGTCTTGAGATACCAGACGTAACTAATGCCTTTTCTATATCATATTACTAAGACGAACTGGAGAATCTGAGTCTCGCTATGAGACTCCTTGGTCCCTATTCGATTCAGGAGGATAGGTCGGTTGGACACTGACCTCAACCCCTCCTCGAAGATGCTTGGAATCATCGGTGAGACTAGTCCACAGCCTCCAGTTCAACCCCTTCCCAACCATGCTCCGAGGTAAGAGGAGCTCCTGCGGAGGGAAAGTGCATCCGCCGATTGCCACCTGACAGGCCGTCGAAGCAGCAAGTGGATACGAATCCACCTCTACAAGGAAAAAGGTCATGGGACCTGCTTCGCAAAGTCCTCCCTGAGGATAGAAGGGCACTCGAACGCGCGACGGGTGAATATATCTATCATCGCGATGTGGCCCGTCAAAAAGCCATGCTCCTCCGGGCCCGAATGGACCCAGTTGAGTCTCCCTACAGATACCGTTCTGATTTGGCGGAAGGGGAGTCCTATCAGGTTTGGTGAGAGACCATAAAACCTTCACCACGCCATGGCTAGGAAACCGCGCAGTCATTAAGCCCTCAATAGGCCTCCAGCTGCGTAGCCACCGTTCTGTACGTGTATCGATGTAGTACAGAACAACGCGAGAATGATAGTCCTTCACAGGACTTTCATTTCTTCTTCATAATCACAATTCCGGAGAGAACTATGCCCAAGAGCAAAAACGATAGAGAGATAGAAAGAGAAGTTGACGGGGTCGATGGCGACAGCTACGGCTTAGTTGAATTTTATCCTTCGTACGCTATAGACAAGAAACGGTGGGACCGCTTTGTCAAAGCTGTGGAGTCCATCATTCGTCGGTGTTTGGAATACAAGGATTATGTTACCTACCTGAGAGATGAAGTCGACCTGGATGAGGATATTTTCTTATCTAAAGTTACATCTCAGGATGTCAGGATTGAGATTCATCATAGTCCCTTGACATTGTATGAGATAACTGATGCAGTCGCTAATCAATTCATCAGGAAAAACGAAAAACCCTTTAGCTCATTCACTATAGCGAATGAAGTAATAAGACTCCACTATAAAGATATGGTAGGAGTCGTACCGCTCTCCAAGACTGTCCATGACCTCGTTCATTCTGGTAAGGTTCTCATCCCGATCTCGGCCGTTCATGGGAACGTCCGGGAGTTTGTGAAGCAATACCACAGGGATATGAACAGAGATACGCTAAAGAAGCTTGAATGCGCTCTCCTTCGTCGGAAAGAAGACATAATGGAGATCAATAAGATCCTCAAATTGGATATACGATACAACCCCTCTAGGACCTTAGAGGAATTCGTCTCCGAGATAAGTGGTCTCCTCCCAATGGGTGATGAAACAGATATTAGTCCCGAGCACAGTGACAATATCCCCTTCTAGTGAGAACGACCAACCAGAAAAGAGGAGAGATACGATGGGAATTTTTGCGGATAAGCCAGAAGGAAGAAACGTACCATCTATTTTTGACAATGGGAATGTCCCAGACGCATTCCTTTTCACCAGCAAAGAATGGTTATCCGAGACATCGGTGAAGATTAACAAGAAGAGACCTGGCTCTTATGCTAAAATCTTCCGGGAAGAACTTGCTGAGATTGGAAAGTCACTGGATGACATCAGAGAAGATTCCTTTGTTGTGAATATCAAGGACTTCGCTATGGCAATGGCGGCATTGGAATGTCTCAGAGCTGGACTTCTCATGGAAGCTGGAATTATCTTTGCAGATATGGACACTGCACCGAGAGATAGGTACGCTTATCTCTTGAATAGATAAGCTTCGAGTTTGTAATCAGCGAACTTCGAGGAGGACAGAGAATGAATAGGTACAAGGACTGTGAGCATAGAGCTAGGCCAGAGGTTGTGTGTCCTCTTGATCCTGAGGGAATTGAGAAGGATGAAGTGATAAGTAAGAAGTGTGTCCTTAATGGGAACGTATGTCCTCGAGAAGTCAAAATCGAATGTCGGCGGTACAATCCTACTGGTCGCTGTTGCCCTGAGTGTGGAGGTGTCGAACTTCATGAAGAAATGTGTTCGTCAGGTTCCAGTTTGGGACGCTTCAGCTGTTTCGACTCCTTCGAAATACATCCCATGTTCATGGGGCATTTCGTCAAGGAAGGTCAAGTAGAGATTTACGAAGAGGTCTGTGAACCGAATAAGGCTACTAAATGGTCTATATACGGTCACTACCGTCGGGAAGACAAAAGAAGTGGACTTGATTGCGTGGCTGATTGTCGGAGTATGACGGTAGCCATGGCTTTCAAGGTTCTCCTGGACGAATACTTGAAAAACAGAGCGATAGGATGATCAACTATAGAAACTGTATCTGAAGAACAAAAGCAGAGAGGAGGCGGAATGAGATTACGAGTAACAGACCTTACCAAGGGTTTCGACGCGGAAGCAGTGATTACCAACCATGTGGCGGTGGATTCTAAGACGAATCAGTTCACTCCGGACGGTATATTCTCCGAGGAGATTTTCGGGAAGGGGATTAGTGGAGGAATGAGTTTCTCCTGCCTGTGTGGACGCGTAAGTGGCCGGTTCCACTCAGGAGAGACATGCCCTGATTGTGGGGAACAAGTCAAGCATCGGTCCAGTGAGATCTCCAGGCAGGGGTGGATTCTACTGGAACCTTACTTCATTATCAATCCGTTCTTCTACAAGCAGTTCGAACGGGTAGTTGGTAAGGAACTCGAAGGGATTGTCCGGTATGATCCTAAGCTGGACCTGGACGGTAACGTACAGAACCCTGGTGGGACCTATGCTAACCTTGGAATGATCAGGCTTCGGGAACGTTTTCGTGAAGTCCTGGACCACTTCCATATGCAGAACAAGAAGAGAGCCTCATGTCGGGAAGCTTACGAGTTCATCTGTGAGCATGAGGATCTCGTGTGGGTAGACCGTTATCCTGTCTACAGCTGCCTGCTGCGTCCGGCGATCGTCATTCAGAAGCAGTTCACCTTCGCCGAGGAGAATAACTTCTTCAATCTGATGATCAACAACATCAATACCATCAAAGCTAAGGAGGGTTTGGAAAAGACTGAGTTGTCTACCCTGCCTCTTCTGGCTGAGATTCAGTTCGCTTCGAACCGTCTGTATGAGAAGGTAAACTCTGTCCTGGCAGGTAAGACCGGGTTTCTTCGATCCACGTTGCTGGGCTCTAGGGTCAACTTCTCAGTGAGGACCGTCATCATCCCATTGCCCATAGGGTATGAGATGGGTGAGGTTCTGTATCCGTATCTGGCAGCTGTGGAGATGTTCAAGTACGAGATCATTAACGTTCTCTCCAGGACAACAGGATCGTACCAAGAGGCGTCAAGAATCTGGTTCTACGCTACTACCTGTTTCTCTCAAAGGGTGTACGACATCCTGGAAGAGTTGGTCGAGCGTACTGAGGGAGGACTCTCAATCCTTCTGAACCGGAATCCGACCATCGAACTCGGTAGTATCTTGAAGGTCAAGATTGCTGGGATCAAGCGGGACTACAACGACCTGACATTGAGTATCTCGAATCATATCCTAGCACTCATCGCTGGAGACTTCGACGGTGACGTCATCACGACGGTTTCGTTGAAAGACATGGCTCTGAAGGATCACTTTGCTCCGCTGGAACCGAGGAATCTCGTAGTGTCTCAGGACACTGGGAAGTTCAACCGGAAGCTGGCACTCGGTAAGGACTACTTCATGGGCCTTGATTCGTTCCTAAAGTAAGTACCAACTCGGGGTAACAAAATTGGTAGACGTGTTCCTGCCGGTAGGTTATAAAGTCCGGAAATGAGGAGGCCGTTGCGGGTTCGAGTCCCGCCCCCGAGACCAACTACAAGTAAAAGGAAGAACTGATGGAGTTGTTAAGACTGAGCGACGACGACAGAGGCCGGTTATATCGACTGACTCAGTCGATGGACAATTTGTCGAAGGCTATTGATGGTCATACTGAACAGACAAAGATCATCGCAGAACAGAAGATGACGGCTTCTCTCGTGGGTTTCGAGGATAAGAGTGCTATCGATTCTGCGGTGGCAACTGAGATGGCCCAAGACAGATTCCCAAAATCATGTGACGAAATTCTCAAGGATATCGATGTGACCGTCCGAAGGACTTCAGCGAGAGAGACCGTGTTGAGCATCAAGGGATGCAAAGACATAGAAGATGCCAGAGAAAAGGCTCTAACACTGGCTGGAAACATTGACTTCGGAACCTGTAAAGAAGGTGAACCAGACTACGACGTAGCCAGGTTCGAATGGTTCAATCCGGATGGATCCAAGAATAGTGAGGAAGGCTGACACTACTTCCTGTAGGAATGAAATAGGGGGAGGGCGTGAAGCCCTCCCTTCTATTTTTTCTTCTGGGAACATACAATACTGAGGACCCCATAACCAAAGTCAGGGAAACTGGAATGAATTCAACTAAGATATTCACTGCCACAGGCAACATCAGCTACGTTCTCTCGCAGACCGCGAGGGTGTTGTCTGACTTCTTCATCCGGAAATTTCCTCACGGGTACTTCAAGGACGTAGTGATCGGGTCGGAAAGTATCTCTGTCAGAGAACAGAGGCACTTGGAGGAAAGGCAGACTACCGATAAGGTCTCTGATGAATTCATCAGGAAGACTCCGGCTTTGTCCATCAAGCCCATCTACACGATGGAAGAGACTATTTCTGAGAACCCCACTGAGAACAAGTGGAAGCACATAGCGATGAATCACGGTCATCTTAACGAGATGGCTGGGAGTTATCCTCATATCTTCTTTGATGAGAAGTACGACAGGTATGCCTTCACTCTTCCGAAGTTCCATAGGTTGAACTTTGAGGTCGCCATTCGAACAGATGGTGAAATGTCGATGTGGGATGCGATGTCATGGTTGAAGCATGGAGTAATTTTCAACGAGTTCTTCTATATGAACCGTCACCCCATGTCAGCTGTCATACCGAACATTATCGTCTACGCGCTGGCAGGTGAATATGACATGGATCTGGAAGATGAGACCGATAGGGCCTCCTTCTTGGAAGTCTTACGGGGTAGTTCTCGCCAGGCCATAAACGAGATCGTGGATCCTTCTAAGGCAAGACCATTCTACATCTTCAACTATACTTCCAACCTGCTGCTCAAGTTCGATTCACTTCCTTCCGGAGAACTACAAGAACAGGACCAGTCCAAGAGCCGGGGAGAGATTACCTTCTCAGGTCAAGTCCAGTTCCATACTCCGACCAACTTTGCTGTTGAGACCAGAGACTTCGATCCGAGCTATGGAGAAGTCATAGAAGACGTCCTGAGAGAGTCTCTCACACCTTCGGTTGCTGTCACGAGATTGGCCATCTCTCCGAAATCGGAGCTTGAGGATGGGAAACAGTTGGTCTTCTTCAAGGGTTTCGTGACTGAAGCTCCAGCTTCCACCGATCAGTCCGTCCCAGTCTATGGAGATGAGAAGAATCCTTGGCCTATCAAGGGTAGTACTTTCATAGACAACGGTCCCGGACTGGTTCTAGTTGATGGATGGAATGGTGGGATAGGAGCTCTGAATACGGTATTCGCAGAGGAAACTACCTTTGTCGACGTAGAAGGTGAGAGCGTTCAGTTGATAGAATCTACTGATGGAGTCTTCGAATTTCAATCTAACGACATCAACTTCGATCGCAGACGTAGACGTCACAAGGTCGTGATCCGGGCGGCATGTGACATCGAGAGGATGGAGTTCGACGTGATCTTCGGGAACTATGAGGCGGAACAGTTCCTCTCAAGATTCAGATTCACCTGGCCCAGTAAGTATCAGACCTTTGAGCTGGGAATTCCTATCCCGAACGACATCTGTTCCATCACCATTAAACCGACGGTCCAACAGGCCTGTAAGTTGTGGTTGGCAGAAGTCTCAGTAGTTCCGAGGTTCGGCACCGTCTTGACGACCTTGACCGAGGACCTAGTCCATCTCAGGGGCCATCTTGGACTCGTAGAGAATGTCATCGATTCCAATATTGCAGCTGGAACTGACAACGATGTCTTCTTCGGGATCAGAGTCATACAGAAGGGTGCTGATTACCTAGATCAATCCAAGTTGTCGATGGATTGGGAAGAGAAGATTCTTACAGTCCAGAATCCATTTTTCAACACAACACACTATGTGGCTCTGTATGCCGACCTGAAGCAATTCAAGAACGTAAGAGGAGTAGAAGTATGAGCAAGCTACAGATTGACAATTTCAAAACAGAACTTGCAGATGTTTCTAGAGTTCTGATTCCTGGAGGGGGGAAACTTACCTCTTTGATGGATGCTACGCATCGGAGGGACCAGTGGGGTCCTATTGGAAAAGGATCTTGTGGATACAGCAACGTAGTATTGGATGGTGATGGAAAAGCTTGGTGTTGGGGATCAAACTTGTATGGACAGCTTGGACAGAATAACATGGGAACGAATTACAATTCTCCTGTATCTGTCTTTGGTAATCACACATTCGCAGGAGTGTATGGAGGACACTACAAAAATATGGGAATCAAAGAGAATGGAGAACTATGGATTTGGGGTTATAACGGTTCAGGAATACTTGGCGATAACTCGTACCCAGGAAAAAGCCAAGAGATGACGCCAATTTCTGTTCATGGAGGACATATCTTTGCGAAAGCCGTTGCTGGGTTAACTAATGCCATGGCGTTGGATACAAACGGGCATTGTTGGTGCTGGGGCCGTAATGGATATGGACAGCTCGGTCAAAACAACTATAGCGTATTCGAAGAGAACGATAAGTACACTCCTACTTCCGTCATAGGTGGCCATATTTTTGTAGATATAGCTATTGGTACCTGTACATCATATGGGCTGAAGGAAGATGGATCTTGTTGGGCCTGGGGATCAAATGAAAATCAAAACCTCGGATTAGGAATAACTGATGCCAAAGTTATGACTCCTATGATCGTTTCAGGAGGACACTCTTTTGTAACGATTAATGGCGGAAATGGTAATGATGCGGTTGTAGCCATTAAAGAGAATGGTGAGTTTTGGGGATGGGGATACAACATTAACGGTGTTCTCGGACTTGGTGACAACCTGTCCCGAACGGTTCCAACACTGATGAATCATGTTGACATTCACCTTTTTGTCCAAGCTGATTTAGGATACAATTTCGGGATTGGATTGAAAGATGATGGATCCACCTGGTGTTGGGGATCAAACTTGTATGGACAGCTTGGTAATGGTGTAACCATTGGCACGGGTAGCACTAATTCTCCAGTTTCCGTTCTTGGAAATCACAGTTTTGTGCAAATCAAGGCTGGAGCTGTAACTTGTTGTGCAGCCAAAACCAATGGAGAAGTCTGGAGCTGGGGTATGGGAACAGCAGGTGGACTTGGAAACGGGTTTGATCTGAATTCCAACGTACCAGTACAAGTAGTGAAGACCTTTCCTGTAAAGGTCTAAGAAGAAAGAAAATGAAATTAGAGCCCCCTACCTGTAAAGGTAGGGGGTTTTTTATCACTTACCAAGGCCTATCGTTTACGCTTGGACTTGTCTCCGGGATTGAACTCCGTAGTCAGCAGCTCTTCATAGTTCCCTGCCATCTTCCAACTAGCCACCTCCGGCTCTTCACGTCCACATACCCGGCATTTGAAGCCGTTACCGAACGTCATACCGATAGGTTCCATGTCCTCGCCACAACACTTACCGTCATTGTCTTCCACGGTCATTCTCCTTTAAATAGCAATGCGACACGATCCGTCCTTACCACCACAGGCGATAGTCTCGGACTTAGTAGTATTGTCCTCTTCTTCTCTCATCTGAGTGTAATCAACTGGAACCATCTCTCTACCGAGATCTTCCCATCGCTTACAGTTATGAACGCGCTTGAGACACCGGGTCATCTTGATGGTATTTCCGTCGAAGTACCTATCGGCGAACTGTATAGCTCTTCGGACCCAGTCTCTTCTAGATTCTCTGACTGCTTCCCAAGCCTCTGCCACTCGCCTCGGAAGACCGATATCAAGCTTCTTCTCCAGGTCTTCTCCCTTCCCAAGAGCGCAGCCGCAAGCTGCCCACAAGTCATCGTCGAACGCGTGCATCCCATCAACGATTAGACCGCTGGACATGATGGCTCCGACGCCGTAGTGCTCGACGACTTCATCAGACGTAAGGACTTCACAGAACGGAGCTTGTGGAAAGTCCAAGTCCCCACCGTCAGATAGTAGAGTAACTCCGGTGAAACGGTGACGATTCACGTAGATAAACTTAACCACTTCTTCCCACTCTCCATCCGCAACGTCAACCGTATTGGAGACGTTGTGAGTTAGGAATGGCATGGCACATCTTTCTTCTACCTTCCCTGCACCAACCCAGTTCTCTTGAGTCAGTTTCACAGCATCCAAGAGTTTCATGGCATTCATGTCTCTCTTCACGATGCCCTTACCACCTGTCTCGATACGGAAAGTCATGGCCCAGTCCGTCTTGTTGACGTTCCAGACGCTTTCTTCCACGGCGAGAGGGTTGAGCTCCTTGAAGTAGGTTCCAGTAGGCTCAGTCTTGTTGGTCTGGACTGTCCGGAAGTACCTGTGAGCATGGTTGTAGTGAATACCAGGGCTGATAACTCTGAACACACAGCTTGTTGAACCGGCTGGCTTGATACATGTACCACGAGCACACGGCTTGATACCAATCTTGGCAGCCAGTTTCTCGTTCGTATCAAGGACAATCTTAGCCCCATTCCGCTGTACCTCTGGGTCCAGTGCGATGTCCGGGTTCTGCATCATTCCTGTCATCGAAACCCCGATAAGAGATTCAAATTCAACGATGTCCTTAGTAACTTGTCCAAGATAACCGAAATCCGTATAGGCTGCCTGGAGCGTCCCGAGGATGGTGGCACCGTGGCACCTGTCGTAGAACTCTTGAGGAGTACTACAGGTCGCTACATTGATCTCAGTCAGGTTACAGAAAGCCCAGCCAGTCTCTCCTGTCACAGGATGTTTCGGCCAGAGACCTATCTCTACACACGGATTGAACAATTGATCCAGATCGTCCACCCATAAGAACCCAGGCTCACCCCACTCTTTGATGTGCTCTATGAGAGTAAAGAAGTTAGAATAGTCTGTACCATCCCTCAAAAGGACTGCTGAGTTGTTGGAACGGCCTCTCTGCGGATTCTCTTGGTTCCAACGCCCAGTCTTGGCTCGGGCCATTGCTTCATCATCCGCGCTGAAGGCACACAGACAGGCACTGCGTCTGACCCCACCCGCAACCACTGCATCCGATGCGTACATGGTAAGGTCGTAGGCGTCGATTGGATTAAGTCTGGTCTCCCCTTCTTCACAGGTAATACGTTGGAGGAGATTCCGCATCTTCTCCAAAGACTTCTTCAACGGATCAGGTCCAGGAGCTTTACCACCGTAAGACAACGGAGCTCCGAGAGGCCTGATAAGACTGAAGTCGAAGTTGACCCATTTCCCTGCGAACTCTGGAAAGGGGTGATCTGTGACAAAGTAGCTAGACATCAGGATACCAACAGAGTCAGCCCAGCCTTCAATGGTATCGGGGATGACATACGTCACCTCTTCACCTTTGGGACGTGCGATGGCTGGGAGCTTAGCGATGTGGTGTCTTTGGACTGAGAATCCGGCTCCACATCCACATAGGAGAACCCAAGTTACTTCTTGGAAGAACTTGGCCCGATCACAATAACTCCCTGTACAGTTGTACATACGGGCATTCTTCTTCAGGATCGCGTCCCCACCAAATTGGAGTGCGCGTTGGGAACCCAGGATCTCCCTGTCAAGCATCATCTTCTCAGCCGTATCAATGTGTTCATCGACGCCTACGCCATCGAATCGAGCTCTGTGCATCTCAGTTACTCTCAGCGTCGACTCTTCGTAGATTTCTCTCCTTTTCTTCTCCGCAATGTAGTTCGAATACTTAGAGGCCACCACGAAGTCGGCCAGAAGCTGGTTGTCTGTCGCCATGCGTTCTCTCCTCGATGCGTTCCCGTCTGTCTAGGCTCTGTAGTGAAAATCCCATTCATTGAATGGGAAGTCACTGCATTGCTAATATAGGTCCAATTTATTGTTATATCGGTCCTCGGACGCAAGGACTGACGGATACACGTTTTACGAAGAAAACAGCAGAAGAGCCCCTGCCCTTGTAGGGCAGGGGTCGTACTGCTGAGAGGTCGATTACCAACCGAAATTATGGAGTACCATGACAGGATCGGGTTTAGCGTCAGTGATAGCTGTACCATCGCCACATTGCCCATCGCCATGAGATCCCCACATCCAGAGAGAACCATCGTCCTTTCTGGCTGCTATCGTGGCCTCGTTTGCTCCAATGATGTCTACAAAGGAATGATTTCCTGTTACAGACACCGGCACCAATTTACCTATTGTAGTTCCGTCTCCAAGTTCTCCGAATGTGTTAAATCCCCACGACCACACTTGTCCATTCTCGTCTATGCCGTACGAGGAACTGTGAAGCCTGGCGACTTTAACGAAAATATGCCCTCCGTTGACAGAGGTTGGTACATTGAGATCTGTAGGAGAAGTATTGTTACCAATTTCTCCATTTAGGTTGTGACCCCAAGACCATGCAGTACCATCTTCTCGAAGAGCTATAACATGGTCATAGACCTGGATATCGACAAAATTGTGTCCGCCACTAACGGAAGTGGGCACAAACTTATCGCTTATAGATCCATTTCCTAATACTCCATATGTCCCGTTTCCCCACATCCAAAGAGAATCATCCTCCTTGAAACCATAAGAAGAGTCAACGAAATCACCCCAGGCATTGCTAGTTCCGATTCTGGTGAAGACATGACCTACAATCATCACAGGAGATGATCGGTGTACTATATCACCGAGTCCAAGCGTCCCATTATCATTGTTTCCCCAAGACCATACAGTGCCATCTTCTTTAATGGCAAGAATGCGTCGAGCGTGGACTTCAATATCGACGAATGAATGTCCTCCAACGACAGATACTGGCGTTAGTTTATCGATAATCGTATCATCACCTAGCACTCCATCAGCACCACTACCCCAAGACCAGACAGTACCATCTTTTCGAAGACCAGTACATCCCCCGTCTCTAGCTACGACTTTCACGAAAGTATGATTTCCGTGTACAGAAACTGGAGAGTTGTACGAAACAATACTTCCTACTCCCAGTCTACCAGCAACACCACTACCCCAAGACCATGCAGTACCATCTTCTCGAAGAGCCACAGCATGATTTTCATTATTCTGCTCGGTACAGCCGATCATCCTGAACCTGTGTTCTCCCGCTACTCTGGTAGGAGAGAGTATAGCCAGTGTAGCTGACCCGATTCCACATTTCCCGTCTGTATTGTTTCCCCAAGCCCACAAAGACTTATCTCTCACGTCAAAGGCAAATATACCTTCATAAGAGAGTTTGATTGGAGCAAAGATCCCCCCGATTGGAAACCAATGATCCCAATGGTGACCTCCGAGACCATCGGGTCTCAGTCTGATACCAGTTTTGTTCGGAAAGCCTTCAGCATCAATCTTAGATACGTCTAGTTTGCTCATTCGTAAGTCTCCTATGAAAAGGTCCTACCTATTTCAACCTTCTCATTACTCGACGAGGGTTCTCGTCCGGGTCAAGACGTCATCACCGTCGAGAGTAATCTCGCCGAGATCGTACGTCAGGATGTTTTCGGGATTCTCAGGATCAGGCAATTCGATCTGTCTTGCCGGTTGAAGCTTCAGGGCCAGGGTCCGTGCTTCGTGGGGAGCCAGGAGTTTTCCACCCCAAGCAGCTAGGCCCATCTCGACGACATCATCGAGGATCTCAGGGCTGGCAGTGATAACTTCGTCCGAACAGACGAATGCACAGATCTTCCGACTGTCTTGGTCTTGGCTGTCCTGCACTACCACACCGAAATTGTCTCCGAAAGTCACCAACTCCACATCAGGAGTAAAGTGATACATCATGTTTGTCCGACCGGTCCCACCGACACTGATGTCGAAGGGCATGATCGGGATGCCATGGTTGATGTCTTGGAGGACAAGCGAGCAAAGCTTTGCATACTGAATGTTCATCTGAGTTCTCTCCGATGTTAGTGAGTTGTTAAGGGCACAGTAGTTTCCACTCTCCCCTCTTTAAGGGGTAAAGTCAGGAAACAGGTTGTCAATAGTTCTGTTATCAGGAACGTCTCTGATGTCTTCCCACGTACTGGCAGGATCACTCTCTAGACGATGGACTTCATTCTTAATCCCTCTACCAGAGACAAGCCTGGTGTTTATCGTCGTAGCTCCGGTTCCGTAGAATGTCAATACATCAGTCTGATCGTAGAGAAGGAAGGGGAAGTCATCAATCGTCGAAACCGTAATCGGGTATGGAATGATCCCAGCTATTGAAGCGATGGACATTCCATTCCAGGTGGACTGATCAGGGATCGTGAGAGAGAAGTTTTGCGGATCCTGACCGTGACAAGTGAAGACAAACCCATTGTCAGTTATCAGATGGGAAGTCTTGCTGTCTACCTGTCTTATCCTTTCGAGAGCTGCTTCCTCTTTGGACATCACCTCAGGGACGAATGGTACAATCTCCGCTTGAGGGATATACATGATGATGTGAGCATTCACCAGCCCTTGGAGATTCTCCTGGGCTAGAAATGTCCGACCTGCTCCGACGAATCTGGAAGGACCAATGTCACATAAGCATTGGAGCCTATAGTCGCCCTCGGCGTTAACAATTATCTTTCTGAGTCCTGGCATATCAATCTCCTCGGGCTATATGCCCCACTTCCACATGAGGTAGTTCTCGTAGTATGACCTTTGAGCATTAGTCAATACCGCGTTGTACAGTCTCAGCTCTGCGAAATACATGTTCTTCGGTCCATCTCCAGCATCATCGATCCCAAGTCTGTAGGCCTTTATCCATCCTATGAAACCAGAGGCGACGTTGGCCGATGCTACGAAGACCCCATTGTGGAAAGTCTCCATATAATCCACACCGTCGGAATTGAGGGTGATTATCGAAGGGGATGTATTCCCACCTGCGGACTCAGCTTGAATGGTGCCAAGTGTTCCGTTAGAGCTCTTGTAGTGGATCTCGAGAGGACCACCGGCCGCCGTATGAAAAAGATTGAATGTGTCGTTACCACCAGTGTTATCAGATGCGAAAAGGCAATCACCAGCTGTAGGAGTCCCTACGCTCTGGTATACGATTACCATCGACCAAGGTCCTGGAGCATTCGGAGTAGATCCGCTGTTTCTGAGACCATCTTTGGACCCGTCAAACTTAATGGTCTCTCTACCACCGAATCCACCATTAGAAGCAGCGGGAGCTGTAAAGAAATTCCCGATCCTTCTCATGTCGTACCCGTGACCACTGAGGTCATACAGGTTATTCACGGCAGGATACGGACTAATGGATCCAGGTTTAGAGATATCAAGCCATATCTAATCTCCGACATCCGGAGGAGGGCTCTCAGGGTCCGGTATACCGTCCGGACCTCCGGAACCAGATGGAACTACTTGTGGCATCATGATTAGAGGCTCCCGACTAGGACAGCTACCAGCCCGGAGGCGTCAGCATTGGTCCCCTGAGTGACGACGAACGTCACAGAGTCCCCTTCTGTAAGTGTCGGAGTACCGGATAGGACCGTCGCTGTCTCAGTATCAGGCAGATCGTCTATCACGACTGCGGAAGCAAAAGCATCTACCCCATTTACCTTCATCATCACGTTGGCTTCAGTCGGACCAGTATCAACAACGATCTGAACCAGGTAAACCGCCGATAGGACGAAGTCGTCTCCGTGATAGATGTAGGTGAATCCATTGGCTTGTTTGAAGAGGTCTGTTGTGGAGAGAAGCGACGTCCTCATGACGAGATGTAGTGGTCTATTTTTCGGCGTACTACTGCAGCCACCGTTGTCATCCACATACTTCTTAGTGGCCGGTTCGTAGTCAGTATCCGGAGTGAACGGAGTCGTATTGTTAAGCTCCAGGACGTTCGTCTTAAGAGCTTTCCCGTCCAGTGTCGTTTGAAGGCTTGTCACGTCACTGATAGCGTGACTATGAGTCGTTGCCGCTTTCCCATCAAGAGCCGTCTGGAGGCCCGTTGTATCTGAGATGACATGGGTATGTACTATCGGTGCATACGTTCCAGCATGGGTATGATCCGTATCAGACTTCCCGTCAAGAGATGTCTGAAGACCAGTCACATCTACGATAGCATGGCCGTGCCCGACAGGGGCATATGCTCCGTCGTGAGAATGAATCAGTGCTGCGTAGTCTGAATCATGATCATGGGCTAGGGGGCTGTAATCCCCGGCATGGTCATGTCCGTCGTTGCTCTTACCGTCGAGGGCGGTCTGTAGGCCCGTGACGTCTCCGATGCCGTGATCATGACCGGTGTCTGTCTTGCCGTCCAGTGCTGTCTGTAGCCCTGTGGTATCAGAGATGACGTGACCGTGGCCATCGTCGCTCTTATCATCCAAGGAACTCTGAAGGCTTGTAATGTCGGAGATGGTATGGCCGTGACCAACCGGGGAGTACGTCCCGGAATGGTCGTGGCCTGTATCTGACTTACCGTCGAGAGAGGTTTGGAGGTTGGTGACATCAGAGATGGTGTGTCCATGACCGATCTGACTGTATGTGGTATCATGGTCGTGGCCTGATAGGGCCTTGCCGTCGAGTTCTGTCTGAAGACCAGTCACGTCTGCAACGGCGTGAGTATGTCCTGTATCAGATTTTCCGTTCAGAGCGGTCTGTAGGCCCGTGGTATCTGAGATAACATGGCCATGACCGGTATTCGTCTTCCCATTCAGGATGGTCTGAAGGTTAGTGACATCGGAGATCAGGTGCGAGTGAGATACATCAGCATACGTCCCGATATGATCATGCCCTGTATCACTCTTACCGTCCAGTTCCCCTTGGAGACTCGTTGTGTCAGAGATATCATGAGTATGGACCAGCGCAGCTTTGGCGTTTAGAACGCTCTGAAGGTTGGTCACATCCGTGATCGCGTGAGTGTGTACCTCTTCTTCCCAAGCCGAACCACTCCACCAGACAGGCCGTCCAATGACGATATCAAAGAAGTACTGACCCGGGAAAGCATCGACTGGGCGTTCAGCAGTTGTTCCTCTCAAGAGAGATGGATCGATCCAATCACCAAGACTCCAACTCGAACCGTTGTACCAGATCGGCCGCATGAGGCTGGTATCGAAGTAGTACTGCCCGTCAGTTGGAGTTATCGGCCTGTTGGCAGTCGGTCCAAACACCAAACCAGAGAGCGTAGGGGCTTGGACCCAATCGGTACTGTTCCACCAGATCGGTGCATTCAGATCAGTGTCGAAGTAGTACTGCCCGTCGAATGGAGTTGTTGGCCTTTCAGCCGTTGGTCCATAGACGTCACCGGAGCTGATACCGGGTATATCTGACGTCCAGGCTATTCCATTCCACCACACGGGGCCTCCGACATCAACGTCGAAGAAAAAGTACCCTATGAACGGGGGAGGATCCGGCCTCTCGGCAGTCGTCCCTGACGAGGTTATCCAATTTCCGAGGAACATGGCTGGGCTCCTAACGTGGTTACTGTCACGGCCGGTCCAGTCCGATACCGACCTGCCTCTTTATTCTTAATGGAATGTTGTTCACTCCGATAATGCGTCCAACATGTCTTCGATAGTTCCGGAGACGCCTATGGCGACATCCTCCGGAGACGGGATATAGTCGTCCATTGTATATCCTTCAGGGAAGACGTCTATGGTCTTCTTGGAGGCAACGCACGGCCTAGTATCGAAGTCTTCCCACATCTTCCGTTCACCGTGGAAGACGGTCGTTCTGTATTCTTGAGATCCATACCTGAATGGAAGTAACAGGTGAGGTGCTTTGCATGTTGCTACCAGGAAGATCCAACCTTTGAAAGCTCCTGCGATATGAATCGGAGCTGAATCATTAGACAAGAGACCGGCTGCCAATGAACACGCAGCGAAGAGCGTTCTGAGGTCAAGCATGTTTCTCAGATCAAGGACTCCGTCCGGGACTTCATAGTCAGCATCGAGAACCAATCCCTGTTTGTCGTTGAGATAGTTGCCGATGAGAGCGACTTCTGATCCGTTGTTGAGAAGCTCGTCTACGACTGACGACCACCAGTCTGTACTGAAGGTCTTTGTAGTCCATCCTTTACCTGGATGTACGAGGACCCTGTTGTGAATATCCTCAAAGGCTGTTTCTTCAAGCCTGAGTATATCCTCGTTGTCCACCTGAAGCTTGATCTGTTTGTCCTCATCTTTGATAGTCCCATGCATTGTCATGAGAGAAGCAAAGTCTATCGGATGAGTCAGAGTATGGGACATAAACTGCCATGAACCATCTCCCTCATCTGGACTCGTCAAGGTCTTCATCTGATAGTACGGGGTATCAGGCTCTCCCCTGAACTCTCCAGCTCTATGGACCCTAACCTTCTCAGAGACAACATGCCTGAAAATCTCCGGCCAGTGAGTAGTGACGTCGATTTGCGAATCTACGCTGTACTGTCGAATCAGTTCTCTGACCACTGGTTCTACGGAAATCTGATCCCCAAGACCTCCAGGAACCTGGAGAAATACGTGTCTGTCGTACGAGTAATCAGGGCTGTCTTCATTCCATTTCTTAAGGTCTCCCAGCATCAAGCCAGTAGCAGTCTCCTTATTCGGAGCTCCTGCGTAATGAATGATGTGCGCGTCGTGTCTTGGAAGACCGACGAACTTGTCCATACAAGACATCCGGTTCAACCTGTAGTCTAGTCCCGTGAACTTGAACTTACGTTCCAAGGCCCGACAGTTGATGAGAGTCTGTTCACCCTGGTCACATTCGAACCCAAGTTTGACATCTCTCGGATCGAAGAGGAATCTATGCATCCTGGAAGCAACGAGTATTCCAGTATTGTAGTAGCTTCCTTTCCAGTCTTTTGGAGGCTTGAACCCGTAGAACTGAAAAGCCTGTCTCATCACCATGACTCTATCCGGTATGAAGGCCCCTTCGTCGAAGGCCCCGACCTGCTCTCTCGGCACTAGGCCGAACAGGTCGGGGCAATCATCCCTGACAAGGATGTCCGAGTCCATCCATATGACTCGGTCGAACTTGGTCAGAATGTCAAACAACTGGAACTTCTCAAAAAACGCTGGGTTTTCAGGGAATTTCCTCTCTGAGATCTGGATGAACTCTGCACCTACAGACTTCGCGTATCTCCTGATTAGAGGTAACGTGACCGCACCCATTGCCTCGTAATCCTTACCGTAACATGCCGTGACTATCGCCTTTTTCATGACTTAACTCCTATGTGTGGGGTTAGTGGCGATTGGTTGTTCATATCAAGGATTATGCATAGCCTCGAATTAGGGTCGGAATTGATCTATCCACGGTTGTCCCGTCACCTAAAGCTCCATAAACGGCATTCTCACCCCAACCCCAGAGTCTACCATTCCTGTCAAAAGCGAGAGTGTGGTTACCACCACATGAGACAACCGCAAACTTGTGATCTCCATGTACTAGTACGGGATCAGGTTTGTCTGTGGTTGAAACTCCATCACCAAGTTTCCCACGATAAGAATCACCCCAAGCCCAGCACTCACCGTTCTCTTTTAGACCTACAGCATGATCGGTACCACATGCGATTTGAACAAATGAGTGATTTCCTGTCACGGAAACCGGAACTGAAGAGTTATTCAGATTTCCCGATCCGAGTTGTCCAGAACTTCCCAATCCCCATCCCCAAGCCTGTCCTTGGTCATCAAGTCCTATGAAATGGTAGTAGCCAGGTCGTATGTCAACCCATGTATGACCCCCTGATACTTGAGTCCATCCAGTATTATTGTCTGCTGCAGAACCGATCCCCAACTTCCCGTTTTCGTTGTTACCTGTAGCATAAAGAGTTCCATCATCTCCAAGAAGAATCGTAGCGGCGTATACGGTAGCTGATTTGATGAAAGTAGCTGCAGGGCCAATGATGATAGGCTCTTCTTGTACTCCAGTAGCCTCCCCTATTCCAAGTGCCATTTTTCCACCCCACCCATAGGCGGCACCATTTAGAAGGATCCCAGAGATATACCCCTGACAGGAGTTAACGTTAGCCCACTGATAGTTTCCTCTTACTGAGTGAGGATACCATTTGTCACTGAAATCGCCAACTTGTCCTAAAGCATAATTGGCACCATCACCCCATGCCCAAAGTCTATCGTTCTCATCGATGGCATATCGATGTCTGGAGGTTCCATCTCCAAAAACTCCTTTGAATCTGTGGTTGCCGAACACTTCAACAGGTGAGTGTATGGAAGTGTAGGCAGTGGAACCATTACCAACTTCTCCACTATCATGCCTTCCCCAAGCCCACGTTTTTCCAGCACTATCGATCATCGAGCTACAAAAATATGCAGCAGCGAGCATTTTCTCAAGAATATCATATTTGAAGAATCCTTGACCTTCTGTATCTATTCTGATTTCTTGAGAATTGATACCTCTTTCTCCAGAATTAATATTCTTAGGGTTAATAAGACTCATGGTCTTTCCTCCTGATTTATCTTCAAAAAAATTGGAACGGGACAACCGGGGGTTCCGGTTGCCCCGTCCAGGTTCATTCTTCTTTTGGTTTACGCTTCGTAGCTGATGATCAACTCGTCGCCGGTAATGATGTCCTCGCTGAGTCCAGTAGCTCCACCAGCGCCGTTGATGTGGATCGTCCTTCCTATAACGTCGAAGTCAGGGTTAGAGAGACCCCAAGCTGCGTTCTTCTGCTCCGACCCGCCGATGACATTCACCCGGACATTGGCAAAATTCTCCGGAATACAAGCCAAATTGAAGAATCCAGCAGCAACTTCAGCCAACGTAACCAAGTGTCCTTCAGTCCTTGGAAGATTGTCAAGGAGCTTTGATATTCCGATTGAGATGATTCCCATCTCGTTACTAGCTGGAATGTTCTCGCAGAATGCGATAGCGTTCCTACCGAAGATGGAAATAACGTCAGCGTAGACATCATTCACGATCCGGTCGACAGGAGTGATTTTCCTCGACAACATGTCAATCTTGAAGAGATTTGCAGTCTGCGATACACCGTTTATGGTCCATGCGGTTTCTTCGCTAGAAGCAAGACCACGAATCTTAGCTTCTTTGCTTGAGCCAACATAAATGGCATCATCAGTAGCAAAGAAAACACTATCTCCTGTACCGAGGTTATCAGACTTCAGTATGTCTCCGCCGTGACAGACTTGTTCGGTTTCGTTGGTTTCTTCGTTGTACTTCACAACGGCAAGAAGTGGAGTAGTGGCGAAACGAGTGTTAATCAGAAAGTAGATCTCTCCGTTTACCACAACAGCATCAAGGGCATGCCTGAAAGCTCCAGGATAAAACGGATCGGGATCATCAAGAGGAACGTAGGAAACATTCCCACCTTGATCTCTCATCACGAATCCGTCACTTTCCCCAGTAACATCGACATATCCAGTAAAGACTTCTCTGCCTTTCCATTCAGTCGCATTTGTAACGTAGAACGGACTTCCTGGAGTACTGACATCACTCGGAGTTCCGAAGTAGAAAGTCATGTCACCAGTCTCGGAATCTACCTCGTAGATATTGACATGTGCTGAAGAGCTACCATTTATGGTTCTAGGACACATCAACATGCCCCTGTGAACGAAAAGACCGTTATCTGCAATGAAGTCATCTGTTGTATTCGTAGTTTGCCACAGGTTTGTCCTGGTTCCATCACGATTCACTCTGACAATCTCGAAATCGTTGCATACGTAAAGACTGTCTCCGTACTCCACCATACTGAAAGGGCTTGGTGCAGATCCTAACGCAAAGAAATTTGGTGAAGTGGTTGGACCGAATATCCATTGTCCGTTCGTGTAGTAGATACCGACAATGTCTGAAACGTCTCCACTCCATGGATTTATAGTTAACAGAAAACACGGGTTCTCTTTGAAAGATGCTACAGCTACACAGTCGTATGATGTGGAGAGTCCTTCTACAACGTAAGAATCAGGTTCGATCGTTGCTGCTGCAATGTCGTCCACATATTTCATCGTCGCAGGCTGGTAGTCCCCAGTCGGCGTGAACGAAGTCGTATTCGTCTTAGCCAGGACATCAACAGTGGCGGCCTTAAGACCAAGAGCTGTAACCAACCCAGTGATTTCGGATGTCGGATGAGCATCAGCGGCCTTATGCGCTGTGACTGCTGCAGCGGGAGCAGTACCAGCAGCCACATCACCAGCACCGGTGCCAACATTCTTGGTAGCAGCATCACCCTCATCTGTATGAGCCGACATTGCATGAGTGATAGGAGTTCTGGCATCGGAGAGGCGAGCGTCGTCGCCAGCAGCCACACTGCCAGCACCAGTTCCGACGTCCAGCAGAGCGGCTCCACCGAGATCGGCAGCATTGGCCTTGAGACCAAGAGCAGTATTCAGATCAGTTTGAGCTGAGAGAGTACCACTGATGTCACCCCACGCTGTAGCTCCTGCACCAGCGGTGCGGATTTCCCAGGTGACAGACGGGTCGTCAATGTAGACGGCGTCTTTGTCTTGATCATCAACGTAGCAGATCATACCTTCGATAGCCGGGGTCAAGACTTCCCATGTGGTACCAGTAAGGTCCCACATAACGATGTCACCCTCGGTTGCACCATCCCAGTTGGCATGGGGAGTTCCGGTCAGCTTGTACCGAGCCCGATCAACGAGCTCAAGCTCTCCTGCTCCGCCGCCACCGTCATAAGTCTCGGGATCGACCGCTGAATCCTGTTCGTTGATAACTGGGTCGTTGGCGTCAACGAGCATGACGTTCCATTTTCCACCCAGAAATTCCATAACGTCCCAACTGTTACCACCATCCCAGTTGGCATGCGGTGTAGATGAGTTGTCATCCAAGATGTATCTGTCACCCTCGACCTCGGTCGGAGGAACAACATCCCGATTGACAATGTTGATGACCTTACGGAAACGCTGGTATCCACTCTCCAGCGCCGTTACGCTGGATACTAGGTCGACGATCTGACCATTGACGGTCGAGAACTCCGTGTTTGCTTTGCTTGCAGACCAGACTTTAGTGGCACTGGTGCCACCGTCTTCGATGAGGACATCGGTGAAGTCGCTATCTCCCGGGAGAAAGGTAGCCAGGTCCACGCCCTGGACGAGATACTTGGTAGCCATATCGTGTGTCTCCTGATTCGCTCAATCCCGACAGATAGAAAGACTGCCAGTAACTTTAGTTTCGTGTGAAGGCTCTACAGACTAGACGTCGTCATGAGGACGAGTATCGACAGACGGTGCCGTGACTTTACCCCCGTCCTTCATACACCTGAGGTCGCTGAGAATCTGTTGTTCAGTGATAACCGTCTTACTGACTTTATCAACGACGGCATCGTTGAGATTGGCATGAGTGCCTCTGGCGGTCTCCAACTCTCCAGCTACGGAAGACAGGTCAGCTCCGACCGGCATGGACGGATCCTCAGCACCCTTATAGTCCGTATTGTACCCTGAAGCCTTCAGTGCAGCCGTCACAGAGACGACATTATCATCAAAATGGGTAGCGAAACCGTTTCTGTTCGGGGTTGTGATAGCTCCTCCACTGGAGATCACAGGTTTCTGGCCTAGAGACGTTGGAGTCTCATTGACGAGAGTACAACTGCACAGGAAATCGTTTGTCACTCCATCCCTGACAGGTGTTCCAACGATCGCGTAAATTCGATCGTAGATAGCTCCGGGATCACAGAATAGATCCCCAGCTTCAGGAGGATTGGCAGTAGCATTTTGTGTCGAAGGATATCTTACCTCGAGCAAGATATTCGTGAAGTTCGGGTCAACGAAAGCTTCAGCGAAACTTGTCTTAACGTTAATTCCAGCTTTAATCATTTTTCAGTCCCTCTGTGGGTTTGTGTCTTGAAACTCCTTGAAACTAGACCAAGACTAGAGTGGGAATACGAATTGGATCTTGAAAGAATCCGCTAGTACAGCGAGACCCGCAATTCTGACATCTGTGTCATTGACATCAGCAACGTACATAATAGGACCACTCGGGTCGCCACCAGGCCATGTCTTCTTATAGCCACTGGACACGAGATCGTCGACGACCTGCATGAGCACAGCTTGTTTCGCGCGATTGTGGGTAATATCCAGGACAGAAGCACCAAGCTTAGCTGCTGACCATCCAGCAGGAAGAGTCCAGCTGTCGCCTGCAAGCGATGATACCACAACTTCAAAGACCTCAACAGCTCCAGAAGCACCAGCTGCATGACTATGAAGGGTAGTCTCATTTCCTTCAACGAGACCGGTTTTCTCCGCTGCGCTAAGATGGCTGTTGGTAGCATCACTCTCATGCGCTGTGACTGCTGCAGCAGCGGCTCCCACTGGTTCAGCACCATGAGGATTGGTCAAACCAGCATGAGTACTCAGAGCGCCAGCGTGATCAACGTCTGTGACACTGCCCAGACCGACGTTAGTTTTAGTAACGACGTGGGGATTACCGGATAAGATGTCGGCATGAGTGTTACCTGCTGCTGCTTGTGTTACCGTCGTGGCGAGAGCACTACCAGCTTTTGCGGCACTGGCTTCAGCGGCTTCAGCGGCCGGAGCTATGACATCAACTTCGTCTGCACCTTCTACGCCAACGGCTGTCGCGTATCTGAGGTCGAGATCCTGTTCAGTTCCACCAATTCTTCTTGTTACGAATTTCGAATCCATTTTCTTAACTCCTCTTCGGTGATCGGGGTTGTTTTACCGGAGCGGTTACTTGCCATTCCGAGCTTGGACTAACGCGGATACTTCCGCGCCGCCCCGGAAACATTCCAGGTACCTGTTTAGCGCGATATCTGTGCCGTAGAATTTCAAATGAGATGTTCGGTGGCACTCAATCGTTCCCTCCAAGCAAGGTTCCAATGGGCTCAACAAGGCCACCTACGCTTCGGCTTAGGCAGACGATTACGGGGGGAAGTGGCCCCTATGGGCTGCGCAGAACAGAGAATTGACTTCAAAAAAATCAATACATACGAAACGTAATCGCGAGAGGACAGCACAGATGATAAAGCTGGAGAAAATGAGACCCTTGGTGGTCTATAGAGGGGCCCAAGTGGCTAGACTCACCTCCGGGAAAGACAGATTCCGGAGCGTATATTGCCTTCTGTTGTCGCCGAGCGATTCAGCAGCGGCCTCTTTCTATGCTGCTAAGCCGTTAAGATATGTGTCAACCAATGTCAGAGCTGCATACATGTCGAGAAGCTCTAAGCTTCCACTTCCTGGCCGAGATGGGTCCAAGAGACTCCAGAACCAGCAAGCCTATTACAAGGAAGCTAAAAGGCTTCCCATGGGCAAGGTTCGAGTTACTCGAACACAGATGGATAGGTACAACAAGGAGAGCATGATACATGCTGTCCATGGAGAACTGTCTAGGATTCTCGGTGCTAAGCTTCATCCAAACCGGAAGATTGATGCTCTTTTGTCTTTCATCGACGATAAGGCAGGAGAAGCTGAGAGCTATACGACCAAACTACTTCTTCTGAACGGAGATGAAGGATCAACAGTTGATATCCTCAAGCTGATCGACAAGGCTATCATTCTGAAGAAATTGTCTGATGGACATGGGTTTGTCCCGATGGTCTTCAGTGCTGAATCTAATTACGCTGTCGTTCTGTCATTCGATCCAAAGCAAAGACATAGATTGGGTAAGATTCTAGCAGTCATTGAGAAACTTCAGCGCAAGGAAGAGTTGACTGACGAAGAATCCTCAATGGTTACAGATGGAGCTGCCGAGGAAGAAGGAACTGGTCCTTCTGGTACTAACGAAGAGGTACCTGAGGAAGATGTTAGAGCAGAGGTAACCCGAAAAATCATGTCTGCCGTCGGGTACGTCCCGGACGATAACAGTAGACATCTGACATCCCAGATGTCGGAGCGTATCGAAGTCGCGGTTCTGAAAGCTGTCCCAGCTGTTGACCTGGAAACCGCTGTGTCTGCCGCGCTCGACATTCTCCTAAAGGATGAACAATTCTCAGCCGAACTTTCTACTGCTAAGAAGGAAATCAGAGAGAAGAGAGCCGCTGCTAAACGAGTGGCTGACATGGCTGTCAAGCAGGAGACTATCGAGATCCAGACTGAGGCCGGGGCGGTGAAGATGAGTGACGTGTTGTCAAGTTCCGATACCTCGTTGGATCCGTTTGAGATAGCCGACCCATCTATCGGCTTTCCTGAAATACGCACGTGTAAGGCGCGGACGCTTTCCAGTTCGTACAAGAAGAAAGCAATGCTCAGGGATACTGTGGAGGTCATCAGGGCTTTCAACGATGACCCAGATCTTCCTCTCTTCGTCGAAGACATGCAGATGGAAGACAGCTCTGATACCTTCAATCGAAAGACTACCATCCGGGTTGTCTATCGTGAAGGACGTAAAGGTGGGAAGACCCATACCATCCGCGTCGATGTTCCAAAGGTGACTGATGAGGGATACATGTTCCTCAATGGCTCCAAGAAGTTTATCGCAAAGCAATTCATAGCCCTACCTGTTGTCAAGAAGCGTTTCGACGAAGTTCAGATCACTACGCTGTACAACAAGGCATTCGTCAACCGTAAAGGTCAGAAAGCCTCTACGCAGGTTGAGAGTCTCCGTAAGTTCTTCTTGGGGCGTAAGAGACAAGGTATCGAGATTTCCACTGGTAACATGAGTAAAGCCAATGGAGATTACCAGACCTCATTCGCCTTTGATGAGCTGTCCAAGAATTTCTCTACTATTAAGGTAGCAGACTGTACTATCAATTTCTCTCTTCAGAGGTTGGAAGAAGAGTTGAGCTCTGAGTTCGGTAAAGCGTACGGTACGTTCCTTAGTGAGAAGCCTGAAGCTACAGTTGTTGCCCGCCAGGGTAAAGGAGCGTTCTTCTTTAAGGAGAAGGATTCTCTGATGCTCCATGATCTTTCAAGTGGCAAAACTGTCGATCCAGGATTCTTGGACGTGACAGAGCTTCTTGCCAGTAAGGTAGATGAGACAGGAGAAGAAAACGCTTCTGAATTATCCTCGACCACCTCCGGAACTAAGTACATGTATACTGTCGTTAGGATGGTAGGCAAGACTATTCCGGTTGGCGTGATGCTATCGTTCAAGGAAGGCCTTGAGGAGATGATGGATCGCTATGGGATCAAGTATGAGTTCCATCCCAAGCGAACTAATCTGAGTACTGAAGAGAAGTTCCGTAAGGGTGTCATCCGATTCAAGGATGGATGGCTCTACTACGAACGCCGTCATTTCAAAGACGATCTCATCATGAACGGTGTGGCTAACATGCCAACGGAAGAATATCGTCTAGACGCGATGGCTGCTGAAGGTCTCCCGTATATTGACTACTTCGACGAGGAATACAACAACCGGGGTGTCTCTAAGAACTTCCAGAACTTCTGGCAGAGACTGATTGACCCGATCACGGCTGATGTCCTTCGTCGTATGGGATTGGCTGACGATTTCACCGGTCTCCTCTTGCACTGCAATACTCTCCTTGCTGACAACCAGTTCATTCCAGCCAGTGATGTCAGGAACTATCGGATCAGGTCCTTGGAGATGATCAACCAAGCTCTCTATCAGACCTTGGCGGAAGCCTTCAGAAGCCTTAAGATCGAACGATCTGCTTCAGGAGCTCCGAGGAAGATGCAAGTCAAACGTGATGGTCCCGTCAAGAAGATCATGGCGAGTCAGAACGTAGAGACCATCTCCCTTCTTTCACCGCTGGTAGAGTCCGAGGCTCTGGATAAGGTGACCTTTAAAGGCATGGGTGGAATCAACGTTGAGGAAGCTTTCACTGATGAGTACCGTACTTACAGTGAGACGATGAAGGGGACCTTCGGGATCTTTACACCGATTGACTCCAAGGCTGGGGTCGTGAGATCGTTGTCATACAACGCTGACGTCGAAGACGTTAGGGGTTTCATCGAGCCTTCGAGTGATGACAAGAGTCCCTCAGAGCTGTTGAGTTTGATTGAGTTGCTCAATCCGTTCACAGTATCTCATGCTGACTTCCAAAGAATCGGTATGACCGTCACTCAGCAGAAGCACGTTACTCCGTCAGTCAGGACCTCCAAGCCGCTGATCGGTTCCGGGGTTCACAAGGCAGTGGCCCATGTTATCGGTGACGACTTTGCCTTCAAGGCCAAACAGGAGGGTCAAGTAGACAAGATCGATCTGAAGAATATGGTTATCATCCTGAAGTACAAAGACGGTACTAAAGGTGTCATTGATATCAAGCCTAGGTTGGTTAAGAATGTCAAGTCTGGGTTCTTCATCGAGTCTCATTTGACTCCACAAGGTCTCAAGGTAGGAACAAAGTTCAAAGCAGGTAAGATACTTGCGTATGATGAGACATTCTTCAAACCTGGATCTCCCTTCTCTGGAGGAGCTAAGTCCACAGAGTATGCTAATGGTTATTTGACGAAGGTAGCAGTCATGTGTGATGCTAACACTTTCGAGGATAGCATCGTAGCAACCCGGGATCTGTCGAAGGCTCTTGGATTCAATGTCGTGACTGAGAGGGCTGTGGCTCTTGGGCCGAACTCTAACATCTCCAAGCTCTCCAAGATAGGTGATGAGGTCAAGGCCTCTGATCCCCTCTTGATCTTCGAGTCCAGCTTTGATGAAGCAGAGATCAATGAGGTTCTCAAGCGTCTGGGTTCGGAGTTTGGACAGGAGATTTTGGAGTTAGGGCGGAATGTTATTCAGGCCAAGTACACGGGTAAAGTTGTCGATGTCAGAGTATTCTACAATAGACCTCTGGAAGAGTTCGGCCCATCCGTAAAGAAGATGATCGATGAATACGTTGTCGCCAATGAACGTCGTGCCGGAATCGTAGAGAAGACCAAGACTGAGGACATTATTCAGGTTGGTAAGACGACGCAGACCATGTATCCGAAGCTCTTTGGTAAAGACTTTGATGGTGTAATGGTCATCTTCTTCATCTCTCATTTGGATGAGTGTACCACCGGTGATAAGGTTTCGGCTCAGGTTGCTTTGAAGGGAGTCATTTCTGAGGTGATTGATGACTCCGTTTCTCCGATGTCTGAACAGGGGGACGAACCAATCGATATGGTAGTCTCTCCGCTTTCAATCATTAGCCGAATGACGGTAGATCTCTTCGCTAACTTGTACTGTAATAAGGTTCTCGTTGAGCTGAAAAGAGAAGTCAAGGAACTCTGGAATTCTTAAGTCAAAGTTAACTTAGCAGGTCATTCTTCGGGATGACCTGTTAATAACGAGAATTAACAATTAATCAAAATAAGAATTCACTAAAAGGAGTTGAAAATGAGATACACTAGACTTACTACTGAGGAATTCGTTCATAGATCAAGAAAAATGCATGGAAATAAGTACAACTATGATAAGACAAAGTATACTGGGCAGAAAAATAAGGTTATTATAACATGTCCAAAGCACGGAGATTTCGAACAGCATCCGTATCGGCACTATGAAAGAGGTCACGGCTGTCCGATTTGTTCCAATCGAAAAAAGTTCAGTGTGGAAGAGTTTTCTCATAAAGCTAGAAAAAAGCATGGAAATAAGTATGACTACTCAAAAGTTTTGTACATTAATAACTGTACACCTGTTGTCATAGTATGTCCAAAGCATGGAGATTTTGAACAACGTCCAGCAGACCATATAGCTGGGAAAGGTTGCTCTACATGTGTAGGGAGAGCTAGACTCACTAAGAAAGAATTCGTTAGGAAGTCTAAGATAAAACATGGTAAGAAATATGACTACTCAAACTCAGAAATAGTAAGTACCAATAAGAAGGTCGTTATAGTATGTCCTAACCATGGTCCTTTTGATCAAACCCCTAATCTTCACATGAACCAAGGAACTGGATGTCCTGTTTGTGCAAAGATGAAAAGAGGAAAAAGTAAGTCGATTGCAGCGGCCACTTCGTTCATACACCGTTCAGTTGAAGTCCATGGAACTAAGTATGATTATTCGAAATGTCATTACTCAGGGTGTCATTCGAACGTAACTATAGTATGCACGAAGCATGGTTCATTTGAACAGACTCCTGTCAATCATCTCCAAGGTAAGGGTTGTCCTAGGTGTGGAGTCCAGATATCTAGAGGCGAAGACGAACTTTTGACTTTTGTGTCAGAGTGTTGCAAAAATATTGATACATCTCCTCCAGTCCAAGGTGACCGCTCAGTCCTTTCAGGGAAAGAGATAGATGTCTTTGTTCCTTCATTGTCCATAGGTTTCGAATTCGACGGACTCAGGTGGCATAGTGATGAGTTTAGAGATTCTGGACATCTCTTAGAAAAGACCGAAGCTTGTCAAGCCACTGGGGTTAGACTAATCCATATTTTTGAGGATGAATGGAGAGATAGAAGAAACGCCTGTTGTTCCAGGATACGAAGTCTGCTTGGAAATGACGATTGGAAGGTAGCAGCTAGAGACTGTGAAGTCTTCCAAATTAGCGCCAAAGAAAGAAGAGACTTCATGACGGCAAACCACACTCAAGGAGATGTAGCCTCTTCTAATAATCTTGGACTTTTTCTGGAAGATGAACTAGTAGCAGTCATGTCCTTCGGGAAAGCTAGATTCGGCGGCGGTGGGTCTGAGATGCTAAGATATGCTACCCTTCCAGGACACAGAGTAATGGGTGGAGCTGGAAAGCTGCTAGCCTCTTTCGAGAGATGGAAATCTCCTAAAAGGATCGTGAGCTACTGTGATCTTCGTTGGGGGAATGGTAGAATGTACGAGGCTTTAGGATTCAAGCTACTGAGAAAGTCAACACCTTCGTACTCATATGTTGGAATAATGAAGAGAAGAGAATCTAGACTTAAATATCAAAAGCATCTTTTATCAAATACGCTTGAAAGCTTTGATTCATCTATTTCAGAAGGTGAAAATATGAAGGCTAATGGATTTTACAGGATCTATGATTGCGGATGCCTTGTTTTTGAAAAGGAGAGTTAAGAACGAATGGAGATTCTAGGGTTTTAAACAGATTATTAATTGAGACTCAGGAACTCAAAATTAAATCAGGAGATCTAAAAATGGCCTCTCCAACAGAACAAGTAGTACCAATCAGTCATCTGGCCCTCTTAAATCTGAGGGTTAACGACAAGCAACAGGCCGGACTCGGTGCTCACGGACATGTCATCAACGACGTATCGTCTTTGCAAGTCGCCCTTGATGAGAAGGCCCCGACAGTTCACACGCATACCGTGGGGAATGTCGACGGTTTGCAAGGAATTCTCGACGGGAAAACCGATACCGGACATGGACACACCGTCGGTGGCGTATCAGGGTTGCAAGGACTTCTGGACGCCAAATCTCCGTTGATCCATGCACATATCATCTCTGATGTGACAGGTCTTCAGACGTCGCTGGACGGGAAGGCTCAGACTGTTCACGCTCATATCGTTTCGGATGTTACCGGACTTCAAGCACAAATCGATGGTAAGGCTCCGATCGTTCATGATCATTCAGGAGTCTATGATCCGACTGGCACGGCAGCGAGTGCTATTAGCGCTCATCAAGCTGCTGACGCCCATGCTATCGCAGATGTCACCGGTCTTCAGACAGCTCTTGATGGCAAGGCCGCGACTGGTCATATTCACGCAGCTGCAGCTATCACAGGTCTCGGTGATTCAGCTGTAAGAGACGTCGGTACAGGTGCAGGTAGTGTCGCTCAAGGTGATGCTCCAGCCAGTGCTATCAGCGCTCATCAAGCTGCAGATGCACATGCTATCGCAGATGTCACCGGTCTTCAGACAGCGATCGATGGTAAAGCGGCTACAAGCCATGTTCATACCATCGCCAATGTCACCGGCCTTCAGACTGCCATTGATGGTAAGGCTGCGACTTCTCACGTTCATACCATCGCCAATGTCACCGGCCTTCAGACTGCCATTGATGGTAAGCAGTTGATCCAAGGCGGCGTCACAGGTTCAAGACCTGGAAGTCCTGCTGACTACGAATACTACTTCGATACCACTCTCGGTCAGCCGATTTGGTTCGATGGAACCAACTGGGTAGATGCCACTGGCACCACTGTCTAACAAAACAGCTCTGCTACCTGAGGTGCCTCATCGGCTTAGGCCGATGGGGTCCTCTAACCCAATTTTCCATCATATATTAGAGCAGAGTCGGGGAAAGGATCCCCTATATAACCCAGGAGGAGAAGAATGGACAAGTCGCAGATCGGAGAATTTCAGAAGTTGGCCGAAGAATCCTTCAACGGTCTCACGTGCAGCAACGATGGAGGCAAGTTCGCAACGCGCAAGCGTACTGGTCGCCGTCCCGCTGATCAAGCCACGAATGTGTTTCTGTCCAGGGCCAGGAGCATTGTCCTGTCCTTGTGTGGATTTCTCGAGGGAATGTTGACTCAGGAAGCGGCCGACAAGATCCGGGCTAGCCTGAAGAAGCTCGAGAAGAAGGTCGAAGCCATCAACGACACGAACATCAAGCTTCAGGAAGAACTGTCGCTTGCCAGCCTCGCCAAAAGTCAGGCTGAAACGCATGCCGGAAGCTTTGAGGAAGAGCTCAAGGTCGCCAAGAAGAAGATCAGCTCTCTCAAAGGTCAGTTGACCAAAGCCAAGAACCAAGTAGAGAAACTCAAGGACAAGTGAGGAAGAATCGATAAGGACAAAGGGCGGAAGAATGAAGACGACAAGCAAAGCGGCCCGCTTCTGGGTCCCGAGGGCTGGGTGGCAGATCGACTACTTAGCCACGACGCAACTGAGGGTGGACGACGAGGAGTACATAGCAGTACCCGACAAGGGAACTGTGATGTGTGACTCTCCGTTCCTCCGAAAGGGCTCGCTCGTTGAGATCAGCACCCGGAGTGTAACTCTCCGGGGAAGGGTGAAGAAAGTCAGTAGTAAGGACAAGAGCAGGGGTGATGGAGCAACTGTCACCCTTGGGGACGTCGCTTTTGACGGACCCTGGCGTTCATGGCCTAAGTTCCCGACTGCTATCGGGGAAATTGAGGTATTAGAGGACCCTAACGAAAGGGTTGTCGCCTCAGGCTACTCCGGCACACAGGCAGGCTACCGAAAGATGAGGGCTAGGGAGAGACCGATAGAGATGACGGAAAGGGTACTCGATAAGACCCAGGCGTTTCACGCTATCCTCACTCTCTGCGATATCCCAGTTCCCCCAAGCGAACCAGTCTCAGGTCTGGACAGTGAGCAGGTACGGAGTTTCCTATCTGGGATCAACGACTGCGAACTGACAATGAGGGCTACGGCCTTCTCGTTTGGACTGGTAGCACACGTCGGTGGAAACTTCTACCCTGACAGGTTCCCGGAACTCGAGAGTGTCTGTAAAGTCTTACAGCATCTCTACGAGGGATTCTCTGGAAAGCCCTGGTACAAGCGCGACAGGTCCAGGGGCAAACCAAGTGAGATTAACAACCCGCTGAAAGGTTTGAGGGGCAAAGGATACAATCCCAAGTATCTGAAGTACCCTTCCGAGAAACGTAAGGACAACAAGCTGATCTGTGTCGTTGTAAACGATCGTCGTGAAGGTATGAAGATCCATTGGATCGAAATCGACCTCTGACGTGAGATTCCGCCCCGGGTAGAGCCCGTCCCCCCTTAAAGGGGGACGGGCCTACCTACCTTTTTTAGGTTCGGAAACATCGAATCAGGAACCAGAGTCCAGAAAACGTGAGTATACACAAAAAGATCCAGCACCAAATAGGAGAATGAGACATGCCCGAGAAACGTTACTTCGTCAGTTACTTCCGCGTTCAGGTTGACGGCAAAGCTCGCGGTCCCCACATTGAGAATGGCTTCGTCACTGGCGATCCGATTCTCTGGGCCATTCAGTGTCGCAAGTCCCGGCCTCAGGAAGAGATCACGTTGATCTCCTACCATGAAATCTCTGAGGTCCAGTACGACGAGTACATGGAAGTCGGATCCCTCGGAAACGTCGAAAAAGAAGACAATGATTCTGAGGCCATCGGTCCTGATGATTTCGATGCTCATGAGGTCGATGTTCCTGAAGCCGACACTCAGGACAGTTCGAAATAGGTTCCGTCACAATACCTCGTACTCCTATCACATGTAGATCAGTAATGAAATGCTGACTCATAGGGGTACGAGGTGTTTGTTGGCGTACTTGTAAATAGCCAATATGAGGAGGAGACATGCACGATCCGAGTACACTAGCGTTCGAGTTCAGGCTACCCTGGTTCAGGGCTAGTCGGTTCCCTGGCGGTAGCATATACAACCCTCGGTGGAAAGCCGGTCCAACGATATGGGTCATTTGGCACGAAGACCCCCAGAAGGGTCCAGGTGGTGATGACAGCTGCGGCTGGAGTTTTGTCAGACCCTCTGAAGAAGAGTATAGTGAGGTAGAGAAGATTGCTGAGTTCGCATGGAACGAGGTGTGGGACGAGTACACGGGTGTAATGAGATTTCCCCCAGAGAGTGTCGCCCTTCAGCTGATGACCAGAATGGCTTGGCAAATTGGCTTCAACGAGGGTATCGGAAAGAAGGAACTCACACCGAAAGATCTTCTATGGATCATGCACTTTGCCTCAAATCCGATCGATAGTTGCAAGAGCAGCTTTGACGGAGGAGCTGAAGATAGGTACTTGCATAGAGCCTATGGTGGTAACGAATTCGGTGATGGTAGCAATCCAGCAATCTTCCCAGCTGATGGTACTCCTCCATTAGGAGATATCAATAAGGCCAGGAAACGTTTCGAGACTATCGTTGCTGAGGAGTCCGTAGTTCCAACTCCCAAACAGGTCTTGGAATTGAAGAAGAAATTCGTTTCGGGTGCTAAATGTCTATGGTGGGTCTATCGAACAGAACACCGCCCATGGTACAAACATCCTCGGTGGCATTTGAGGCATTGGAAAATCCAAATCCCTATGCTCCAACTCCTTCGTCGGTGGATGTTCGACAAATGTGAAGGTTGTGGTAAACGGCTTTCTGGCTCTGTTTCAGCGATTGGTGGTTGGAACGCCCCGTACAAGGGAAAGCACTGGTGGAACTCCAAGAAGGGACTCTGGCATTCAAGCTGTCATTCTGCTAAGTGTAAAGCTGACCGTGAAGCAGCTGAAGCTGAAAAAGGGTTTCCAACTAAAGTCGAAGACATACCTTATGTCAAAGATGGAGGTACTCTGTTTTATGACGGAGGTCTGAAGAAAGACAACAAATGAGAGAGGTACGCGTAGCAGCCATACAGTGTACATGTGGTGAAAAGCCGGTGGTGATTACTGGGAGAGATCACGGGATCATCATCGGTCGTTTCGCAGCTCGTGGACACAAGACTCCAGTCAGGTGCGAGCAGGGATTTATAGACAGTCAAGGACAGTTCATCGGAAGGGCGGAGGCGGCGCAGATCGCCTTTGCCGCCGGACAGATAGAGAAAGAAAAACCGTACCTATGCAGCGAAGATCTGCGCAGGGCCGGACTCTAACGAAGGAAAATCATGAAACACGCAGATATTGCAAGAGCACTGTTTGAAATCGGATGTATTAAATTTGGGGAGTTCAAACTGAAGCTCCATGAAAAGGAGCCGGATGCTCCTTTGTCTCCGATCTACGTCGACCTGAGGGTACTTCAATCCCACCCGGATGATCTGAAAGACATCGCTATGATCATGAAGTGGGATTTCATAAAACTCGTTAACGAGTTGAATTCCGATGAAGGAAATCTATGGGTCGCTGGAATTCCTATCGCCGGGATACCGTTGGCTACAGCCCTCTCAATCAATACTGGATATGGGGCCATTATGCCAAGGATTGACAAGAAAACTCATGGTTCTGGGGCTTCCGTTGACGGATCCTACAGAAAGGGAGATTTTGTCTTCCTAGTCGACGACCTTATCACTACATGTAGTTCCAAGCTCGAGGCCATTGAGGTACTTGAAGCTGCCGGGCTTAAGGTCAAGAGGGTGATGGTCATCCTCGATAGGTGTCAAGGTGGACTTGAAGCCCTTGGTCGCAAGCAATACGCCGCAAGAGCTCTACTACGACTCGACGAGGTCATGAAGTTCTACAAAGAACAGGACATGGTGACTGAAGAACAGTACAACAGAGTCACTGACTATATGGGCTGGTGAACGTAAGAAGAGTCTGTGTGTGGCATTGAGGAGGAAGCCGTGATCATCTTGTGTTCCTTCTGGACTGTTCCGGAGGGGTTTACCCCTATGTCCGTAGCTAGAAGGCTTCCAGACACGATGGAAATGACTCAGTTGAAATTCTTAGCCCCGTTCGACACCAACGGGGAAGCTATCATGCTGAGATCTTTCAACTCTCCTGAAGGTTATTACAGGACCTATTTCGAGGGTCTTGAGAAACGTAGAGAAGTCGTGACAGATTGGTACGGAGGTCTTCGAAAAGACGTTGACGTTGCTCTATGCTGTTGGTGTAATTCTCGATTCGGAAAGGCTAGAGAACAGGTCGATGAACATGGAACATTTGTATGTCACACCGCTCTAGTTGGGATGGTACTCAAAAAGTATAGAAAGGACCTGGAGGTCAGGTTCGACAATGATAGAGAGAAGTATTCATACTGGAGGATGTGAGATGGACGAAGAGAGAAAGAAGATAATCATAAAGAAGAAACGGCTCATATTCATAGGAGAGTGTGAGGGATGTGGGGCTGATGTGATGTCCAACAACAAGAAGTTGTGTAGAGAGTGTGGGGCATTACTTTGCTCTGATTGTGCAAACTTTGAAGGATGTCCCTTGTGCGATATGACTATGTAGCATCGTACATGTAAAGATAGAAACCCCTTACCTGGATCTTCCGGGTAAGGGAGTTTTACTTTTCTTCCCGTAAATACCTCTTTCTTTGATACATATTACATTCGTAAGCTCCATGATTTTCATTGAGCTTAGGTTACTCTACACCTATCATGTTGAAGGAGAGATTGAGAGGGAGAGGATATGATAAACTTGATGGTTGATAGTGTGGACAAGGTTCGCGTTGCGTATGACGCGATTGAAGGAAAAGGGTCGTATGATCGGGATTATCCGATGTATGGACCTGGATACAACGAAGAGAGACCTGATACTCTCTCGTTTGAATGGGCTGAAGGACGCCTGTTGAAACTCCGTATGGAATTGGACTGTGTAAGGGACGAAAAGTATCGCAAGGAAAACCTGATGGAACTGGTGAAAACCAGGGATATCATTGCTGAGATCTATGGTAACGGCGGCATTCATCGTTACTATGTCCTAGCAAACGGATCTGTAGAGTTCTCAAGAATGCATTTGGGGTATGCTGCTGAGTGGAAGTTTGGCGGTGAGGAAGAGGCCTTCAAAGCTATCATAGCTGTCGGATTTGATATCCGACGCTGAAGAGACGACACACGAAATACGAAATTTGTGGATCGAAGCGTATTCAGGAGAGGACCATGAGGTCCTTTTTTCTAAGGATAACAGAAGATTGATCTTAGAATAGAGGAGCATAGAAAAATGGAAATGAAAGTTTGGATCCCACCCGTATTGACGGGAGTGTTTGCTCTCACGGGTATCCTTACGTCTTACTTCATCTCTAGGAAGAAAGAAGAGGGTGAAAAGTACAAGAGAAGATACGCTGGCGCGTTGCGCGATTGCTTGGCGTTCTACAGGCTTGAGGGCCTCTACATTAAGGCTCTCCAGGAGATCGATCAAGCTAGAGGCAAGCGAAAGCCTATGACCGTCAAGAAGGAGTTCCGGGCCAAGCTCCGGAAAATCCACAACCTGAGGATAGGTAGGTACGCCTCACCAGCGGCGATAGAGGAGAGCCTGGACGAGGTCGGTTGACTGTCTCTATGTCTCCTTCGGAACATGCTATTGACAAGAGTCATGGGACTCCCCGCAAACAACATCAAGCTGGGAGGCTTTTAGCATGGATACAGAGCCAAGCGCACCGGCGCTAGAGACGGCAGAAGACGGACCTGACAGGCTGACGGGCATTGTTAAGTGGTTCAACCACGGTATAGGTTATATCAAACAAGACAATGGTGCCCCTGACCTGTTCATACATTATACCAATATCGACATGGAGGGCTTCCGGGTAGTCTATCCCAAAGACAGGGTTAGTTTCGTCCCGGACACCAGCGACAAGGGCCCAATAGCAAAGCAAATCCGTCAGCTCAAGAGACGGAGCGGAGGGCAAGATGGCCAGAATACTTGACGATCAAGGGATCATTCAGCATCAGATCCAAGAGAATCTGACAAACGCTTTGGAAGACTACAGCGACATGCTGTCGTCAGCCCCAAGCTACCTAGCGTACTACAATAAGAAGGTATCAGCTTCTAGTCAGGATGCTCACCTTGACGTTGTATACCAGGTAGCAGGCGACGAAAGCCCTGTTCGCTTTAATAGGATCGACAGTTTCCCGATCTACGGACTGGAACAACTGACGTTGGATCTCAGTGCAGGAACGTTCGGCCCAGAGGCTGAAGTATCCTCACCGGCTTTGATTCTTCCTGGAACGATAACGCCGTTCCCTGATGATTTCATTGCCATCGAATACGATGATGCTGGGACCATCGTGGTTGCCATGTTCCAGGTGACATCAGTCTCCAAGTCCATCATGAATTCCAAGCGCTTCAATCAGCTGACTATAAGGCTCTCTTCGGAGACTTTAGCGCAGGTGGAAGAGCAGAAGGATGATGAGCTTGAATTTAGTGTCACAGACTACGAGAACAACAGAACTCCAATTCTAAAGAGTACCCTAGCCCAATCTCTCAGGAGATGCCGGAGCTTCAGGGAACAGATGTCTGACTTGTACGGGACCTACTTCTATGATAGATCTACCTCATCGTTTCTACACTACGATGGTTCGCTCCCTGGGAAGATCGTCAACTATATGGCCCATCATTCGATGGAAATCACGCAAGCTCTGGAGTTTCAGACTAGTTTCTACGATAATACATCAGTCTTACTCTCTCCACGGAGAGAGGCGTACGTGTCTATGCTCGCTGTAGAAAAGCAAACATTCTATTACGCGATCAGGCACCCCGAGACGTTGATGAGCATCACGTCGGAAGCTCTCGTAGCTTATAGGTCCAGTGAAGTAACGTCGATCTTCTTCGCTTTTCCAGGTGATTACTACGAAGCCATGCATCCATGTGTGACTGTTCCGACCGATGCGTTTCAGATAGCCGTGGGTGATCCTGGTTTCCTGGCACAGGCTCAATCTCTCACTCTGTTCCCGGGAACAGGAAGAGAATTGGAGAACTTTATCATTACCTACTTGGCTGACAGACTCGACACTGAGTCTGAAGTCATCGACCATAACGCTCTTCTCGACATGGTACCTGACATTGAGATCATGCTGGACCTTAGGAGCTTTATGCTCATTCCATGTGCTCTCATCGTCCTTAAGGCGATTGAGGAGAGTATACTGGGGGTAACGTCGCCATGACAGTGTTTTACGACGGGCTCCTACATGAAGACTTCCTTTCTGGAATGAAAAGTGTAAGTGAAGTCTTTGTCTCCAAGCTCAAGAATGGGTCGGTGAAAATCAGAGGCCAAAAGGACATCCTGAGGAATCTGACAACTATAGATGGAAAGATTATACCTGGGTCGCGGATAATCCCTCCAAGGAGCTATGTTGTCGGCGAGAGTGAGATGCACTCCTCTGAAGCAGGTAAGATTGCTAGAGGACTAGCCTCTGAAATCCGGGTAGAGAATCCAGACTTCAAAGGGACAGTGGCTTTTACTCTTCATCCTTACATTTCAGTTGGACGACCTATAAAGGCTTGGACGGCTTTCGTTTGGAACCATAGAGGAAAAGTCGGTAAGGATGGGAAGATTCGTTTCCCAAAGGATCAACCAAAGAAGCTAGAACTTCTGTCGATTTACATCTACTACAAAACCCCAACTGAGAGAACCGGTTTCCTTAGGATTGGTGGAGAGTACGATGCAAGAAGCAGTGCCACGATCAAGCTCAAAGAGCGTGGTAAGACGGTGTTCATCAGCATCTGAAAAACAAGGAGAGATGACGTGATAAACGACATCAAGAAGGAAATTGAGGCCGATGAGGATGCTGTAGCTACCAAAGAGATGGTTCGCCACTCGGTAGATGAACAGGACTTCGAAGACCGGCATCTCGAAAGGGCTGAAGCCACTGAAACAGAAGTGAAGAGACAAAAAGTAGAAGGGCGCCTCTTCCTGTAGGAGCCCAGAAACCCAAGGAGAATGGAAGAATGGCAGATCCAAAAGTTCTTATCACGGTAAACCACTCCGGGGTTATCCCCTTCATCAACCGTAGGGGACCTATCCTGAGCAACATCTCGGTACCGAAGTCGGTTGCCGACAAGTTGAAGAGTATGGGATACAAGGTGATCATCAAAGAGACCAGGAAGGCCCCAAGACCATCCACACCGAAGAAGGTGGAAGCTTCGATTCCGGATGCTCCCAATCCCGGGGCCGTGGACGATGTCCCTGGTGGCATAGAACCTGCGGAAGAAATCATTCCGGAGCCCAAGGAAGATGAAGCCATTCTCGAGACTCCGAAACTCGAGGAAGTTGACGAAGAGGAAGTTGACGAAGAGGAAGTTGACGAAGAGGAAGTTGACGAAGAGGAAGTTGACGAAGAGGAAGTTGACGAAGAGGAAGTTGACGAAGAGGAAGTCGATGAAGAGGAAGTCGATGAAGAGGAAGTTGACCTCAGCCTCATCGAAGCCATGACGAAGAAAGAACTCGTCGCCTACGCCGCCGAAATGGAACCTCCCATCGAACTCGACATGAGATCCACGAAAATTGAGATGATCGAGACCGTCGAAGCTGCTCTCCAGTAGAATCCTGAAGAAGAATCTCGATGTTCAATCCCCCTACCCAATTGGGTAGGGGGATGAATACTGCCGAGAGACTTACTTTCTAGACCTCTTACGACTTTTACACCGCTTGCTTTTTATGAAGGTCCTACGCCGCATACGTGGGATCTTCTCTATTCTCTCGGTCTCAATAGATGCTTCGACTTGAATTTTACCCATAGATCAGTCTTCTCCATCGACCGAAACAAGGTCAAATCTCACCTTCAGTCTCATGACCCTTGCCCAACGTTCCAACGACGACAGCTTGATACTGTGCCGTTTCTTGAGCCCATAAGTCAGGTTGTAATCCCCAACGTCCTGAAGCGTGATATTCCTGTCGTTGATGGCCTTCTTCAACTTTCTGACCATCACGTCATCCTCATCATGGATCCTGTAGCGAAGGATTCCACTTGGAAGAGACTTGGAACCTACATCGTCTTCTTCACTGTGACCGGCTGGTTCCATTTTCTTATGCCGACCTCTGTTTTCCGGGTCATCTCCCACTTCCGATAAGACGCGCATCGCCTCACTCAGAATGCTCTCTGGGATGATAATGAACTCTTCTGTCGACTCGTCAAACCAGAGACCCGGGGAGGGTACATCGGTATCCGACAAGAGTCCACGGAAGATGTGATCACCACCGTCAACTCCGTAGGTCTCGCCGACCTCATAGTCAACGCCTTCGATCTCGTATGCTATTTTAGGCATCCGTTCTCTCCTTCCTTAGCCTCTCGATTATCTGCTTTCGGAGGTAGTCCTTGTCTTCTTCACCGAAATTCTCGACGTCATCGATCTCAAAGTCCACGCTGGATTCGGAGCCGTTACAGAATTCAATCAGCTCCTCCAGAGACATGGTTAGTACGTCGGTCTCCGTTATTCTGAGGTTCATATCGGGGTCGATTTCAGGTCCAGCCCTCTGTGGGCCGTGACATGAAGTTGCTAAAGCTAAGAGTCCGACACTTATGGCCGCTATGTCAATCCTTCTGACATATTGAGCTAATGACCACATCTCTCCGGACTTCAACTCAGCATAGTCTCCTTCTCCAAACCAGAACCTCACGACTGCTACATCCCCATCATCCGTCTCGTTGACGGCCGGTTTGAGGACGAAGGATTTACCCATGGCAGATTGCATGCTCTTAAGGTAACTCTTCTTATTGACGGATATCCGGTCATGATGCCTCTGGAACGCCACAGAATTAAGCTGGAACCATTCACATGCTCTGTCCAGTATGTCAGCCAAATACGGGATATCCAGCGGGGCAAAGTAGATATCCTGGTTGTACTTGAACTCCTTAGCTATGTATTTGAATACTAAGAAGTCCCTAGTTGATACATCCAACGAGTACGATCCTCTCTTACCCCAATGCCTTACCTTGAGAGCTGGAGTCTCCTTCTTACGTCGATCGCTGTTGAATAGCTTTACGACGGCAGAGACTCGAAGGGAATTATTGACATAGAGCAGGCGTTTTTCGACTTCCCGCATCTCAGGCGGGAGAACGCTGCCTTCTTCGAGCATCAGCGCCCCTCCTTCTCGTTAATATCTATACGACCGGCAGATTGCCGATGGTTTGTTAGTTCACGACTGGTGTTTGTGCTTCCATTCGACGTAACGGACGGCCACCTTCCTTAGGTACTGCCGTCTGCGCTTCATCATTTCAACGCATGCCTCTATGGAAGAATCAGTGAAGTCCACGAAGATAGCGGCCCTGTTGTTCCGGAGTCTACCCAGAAGCTGTAGGATCACCGGTCTGGAAGATATTGGAATGAAGTTGTACATTACGTCAATGTCCGTATCGATGGCTGTCCCTAAGGACTTTTCCGTCGTTATCACGAACCGTTTGTACAATTCCTGCCGTCTTTCTTCCTTCTTCTTAGGACCTAGACTACTGAACATCCCGATGTCACAATCCACAATTCCGCTGGCTATGAGTCCTGCCCTGAATGCAGAGCATTGTGACAGAGTCTTCAAGACAATGCAGTGGATCCTGCCGTCCTCATTGAACTTTCCAATATACTTGATAAGCATCGGGAATATTACATCCAGATGACCAAGGCTATTCTCAGCCCATTTAGGTAAGTTGAAGCCATGCTTGTTATGCATTCCCACCTGAGTCGACTGGAGTGTCTTGGTTTCGTACCTTACTGAGTAGACTTGGTGGTACTTGTCTTCTTCACTGACCTTGGCAGACCCACCACCCCATGCGTAATACACAGGGAGCATAAAGCCGTACAACTTGTTCTCCCGCCAGTTAGTCCTCTCCGCCGTAGCGGTGAGGTACAGATTGACAGGAACGTCTGAGTGAAGATCCACTCGACAAGTGTCGTACATTTCAATGTGAGCCTCGTCGATGATCTTCATCCCAACGTCGGTCTTCTTACAGAACTCCATTAGACTCTTCGGGTCGCGCTCAATAGCACTAGCTAGAGTCTTATGGATTGCCACGTAGAACTTGAGGTTCGGGTCGCTGGCGCACTTGTCCAAGCTCTTAAACCCCTGAACTACTCCGATCTCTTCACGATCCACGTCCGTCAGCTCTGTTATGCGCGAGAGCCACTGCTCTAAGACGTTTGTGTTATGGACTACAACTAGGGTTGCGTACCCGTAGTCACAGGCGTACTTCAAAGCGATGTACGTCTTACCCATACCCGTACGAAGTTCCAAGACATGTTGAGAGAAAGCTTCTCTACCATCCAACCATTCTAGCGCCTCTCTTTGGGCGTCATCTCTCGGGTCACAGAGACAATTCATGTCAACCCGCCTGGGACTTGCCAAGTCTCTCTTGGCATGGATCAACCTGTGGTCTGGAAAGGCTTCCATGAGCCACTTAGTAGGATAACACCGAGGGACGACCATAGTAGTTGAACCATCTGGCATGGATACTACCCGAAACGCTTGAAAGGAGACTTCGTGCCGAGACTCATCCCAGGCAGAAAGAGTCCTCTCTATCCGAGGTGTTTCCTCATACTCGCTCACCGTGATGAGCGTGTTGTGCACGACTATCTCTCTCATCAGGTATTTCTCCTACAGTTTTATCGAATTCCAGACCTTATTCCGAATGAAGTTGACGGCCTTCTTATATTCATCAATCTCGTCGAACTCGATCTTTATCGAGTCTCCATCCGTCAAGTTCAAGGTTATTGACTTGACCTCAGTCTTAACGCTCACAACGTTGTCAGCGTTGACCATGTCTAGTTCCCCGTCCTTCTCACCTAATATTATCATCGACATGCTTCGAATTCCCTCTCAGCTTCACTATCACTTCTTCGGCAAATCTCTCGACGTACCGCATCTAGTGCTAGTTGGTGTTTACGAATCTCGTATCCGTACCTCCCCTTGTTTCTCAGATGAGCGAAGTGACCTTTCAGTTCCGTAAGCTTCTCGTCACTGGTCATGTATCGGAGTCTACAATTCCAGCATAGACCATGCTTAGGACCAAGAGATCCGCATCTGATCATTAGAGAGGTACATCTGGGATCTTGACACTCATCCATAATCTATCTCCGTGTACTTCACGGGATCATTCTCATTCACTAGTTCTAGTAGCTTGGGCCACCATTGCCAGTCAAACCCATTGATAACGGAGAAGAGTCTGTCCAATTCCGAGATACCTCGTAGAGAAGACCATGTATCAGAAGGATCGTCATTATCTCTGACGACTCCTTCCTGAATCTTCAGTAAGGTAGGTACGTCCAGACTGAGCCTTTCTCCAGGATTAACGACGAAGTATTCTCCGTCCCCGTGAAAGATTGGAAGACTGAGTCCCATCTCGAAGTAGAATCTGTTGGCCTCGAATGTAAGTCTGTTATCATCCGTGTTTTTCAAGGAGAAGTATGCGTGGTCACTCCAATGGAGGTTCACGAACTCGACACAAACCTGGGCCAACTCCTTAGGGATGTTCTCCCCTTTGAAGTCGGCCTCTTTTTTGACTGGGCCTGTCTTGGGTTCCGTCGATTTTTCCATGACCATTGCTAGTTCTGCGTCCAGGTGAGTCATCGCCTCAGACATGGCTGTTCTGGCCTTTAAGAGGCCCGCTAATTGTATTGTTGTCATTTAGTTCTCACCTTTTAAAGACCTGAATATAAGGCCGTTGTAGTTTAGGGTTATCCGTAGACGATTTCTCCGAATAGCGCCGCTTGTACGATCACATCAGCCACATCAGCATCAGCCATCCCAGCATCATTACTGCAGATACTTTGGATTAAACACCCTTTGATCTGGTCGCCAACCCTGAACTCCGGGTTGAGAACTCTTTTGATTCCTTCTGCGATATCCATGAGGGTGAGCTTTCTGGTCTGCTGATCGTCGCCGTCATCTTCTCCCTCATAAAAATGAATAACGACAATGATTTCGTTAGCCGCTACATCAGCTCTGTACTCACTGACAGAAGCCCAGTACCCGGTACCACCTTCGATGGCGGTGATAGCGATGTCCCTTAGAAACTGCTCGTCTACCTTCTTCTTGATTAGAAACTCCGCTTCCACCTGTTTCTTCTCTAGGACATCTGTCCTTGTTCTTACACTTCTAGATCAGGCATCTCTTCTGTGAGACGATTTACGGCATCCTCGTCAGTCTCTTCCCGAGTTTTACCCTCATCGTCATCGTCTTCAACATCATCCACTGTCTCAAAGTCGATGCCGTCGATTTCGTTGGCGAAGTTATCGAGATTGTCGATTCTTTCAGTGAGAATCTGACCGGTCTCGCTGGTATCTTGCAAGTGTTCTGGCATATTGTCGAGAGACTCTTGACATTGGTCCCGGAGCTCTTCTGCTCGTGTCTTCCAATCCTCGGCCATTGATTGAAGATCCTCGCGGGTTCCCGGGCTGGCGTCTTCCATCTCCTCCCGGAGCCCATAGGCATCGGTGAGGAACGCACTACCAGTCAACTGGGACGGCCTGGGACGGTTTTTGTATCGGATCTTCCGACCCCGACGTCCAGGCTTAGCCCAGAAATACATTTCGCCTTTTTTAATCCCCTCTTGGAGATAGTCTTTGGCGGCTTTTACGTGATGCACTCGTGGCATACTAGAGTCTCTTTCGTGATTTAGGACCATCAGGGTTGGAGGCTACTTTAGCCACCACCTTCGCGCACTGGGCACAGATCCTCAGTTTGTTGATTCCAGGTCCAGGTCTTACACGCCAATGCTCTCCTTCATCCGCATGCTCTGCGTCGTCAGGATATGTGATCGTGGCGTGTTGATCTGACCTTTTTCCACAGACGTGACACCAGTCGTTTGGTGATTCGTGCGGCTCGACATAAGCCATGATAAAATTCCTCGGTATTTACCTTTGGGATTTTGATCTGAATAAATGGACTGAAGGACTCACATTTCTCACGAGCCTGTGGATAGTCTCCATCAGAATTCTTTCTGTCAGGGTGAGTACACCTGTTCCAATCTATTCCTGGTTGAGGATCCCAGATTTCTCTGTAGTAAGTACATTTGTCACATGGAGTCGGGTTAGTCGGTATTTTCTTGAAAGTGCGACCCAAAGCTCAAGTAGCCATTCTCGAAATCTTCATTTTCCTCCTCCCTGGCAACGACCCATTCCCAATAACTCTGACGTGTGTCACCGTTAGAGACTTCGGTAGCCCAGTCTTCGACAGGACACCCAGGGACTTCACCCCAATTCCCATACTCGATCTTCAACGTTGAAGCTCGATCCAGAATGATAGCACCGTCACTGAGGACGATAAACCTCTCGTTCGGTCTCGCAACCCTAGTGATGGCGGCTGATTTTGGATCGTCGTGAATGTGATCCGTATTGTGTTCTTGGGTACAAATACGTATTCCGGTAGCATCGATACCGATGGCGAGTACTACCTCTCCGCAGATTTTTTTCTTACTCATGTTTTCCTCTTTATCTTTCTCGGTATTGTCGTTACTTCTGTGAAAAGAAACGGGCTACCCCCGGAGGGGTAGCCCGTTTATCAACCTTCGATTATGGTCCCGTTCGGTCCCACACATCATCTCGGGAGGAAGATTCCTTGTCGAGCACGTATAAGTAAATACTAGGCTTCGACGAGTTCAGCAACCTGCTTTGGGGCCATAAAGGTATTGTTTCATCTCAGAAGTGTAGCCAACCACTTCGAACGGACATTTGAGAATGAGGCGCCTTCCGTCGTTGGCGGTTGTAGCTTCTTTCCGAGTGTTTTGCGAATTCGACAGACTGTTATCCTGGTCCGTTTGGATCACAACCGAAGTATCCCGGATGTACCGGAACTCCCACTCGGTGTATACAGGCGCTACGGCCCTCGTTACAATGTCCTGTAAATAATCTTCAGTCAGCAGCGTCGGATCCAGGGGAGGACCGTCAGCGAGAAGGACTGTTAAGACCCCCTCTTCCGACGATACGCCTCCGGACCCGCTAAGCGCAGCCAGGGCGAAGACCAACAGGACGGCGATCAGGACGGTGACGAAAAGATTTCTCATCTCTTTTCCTTTACCGTTCTCTCTCTAATCACGGATGTTCCTTCTGGACAATCCAGGAGGCCGTGACTGCTCAATAATATGTATCGGTTCTCCGTGTAGAAATTCATTCACCTCTAACGTGGGACATCAGTCTCCCCATCAGCATTCCCATAGAGTTCTCTGTTCCTGATCTGGGCCTTCTCGAGCTCATCATGAGCATCGTGCTTCCACCGCTTGAAATCTCTTTTGCTCTCGCATTCAGTAAGAGCGACTTCGAGATCAGCAGCTCTCACAGCATCCAGCTGACGCAGCAGTTTCAACAGGGCGTCAGAGTTGCAGAAGTTGGGATCTTTCTTTCGGGCGGCTTTGTGGATCAATTCCTGCTGCTTCAGGAGAGCATCAAGAGTGTCTGCTTCTGCCACTGCGTTCGCGTCGAGGTCGTACTTTTGTGCGACCTTGATGAGTTCGATCTTGTCTATGTAGTTCGCGTCATAGAGGTTCTGTGTCATTGTCCGTTTTCCTTTTTCGGTTTGTGACGGCTTCCTCTTTACTTCAGACAGACTCCTATTCTTAAGAGTCTCTATTCTTGGCAATCTTCTTCAACTGTCATAAAATTCATTGCCCAGTCAGGGATCGTATACTTCATATTCTTAGAAGCTCCCTTACCGTGCTTTCTTTCCATTTCCTTCTCCCACCGATACTTGTCCCAAAGAATATACGGTATTCCGGTGAACACGAAAGGAACCATGCCAACAAATCTGCCAATGTTCCTTACGTTCTTCCAGAAGTTTCCTTCTTCCTTTTCTGGAGGAGCTTCACCAAAAAGTCCTCCGGTCTTTGCATGTACGTATCGACCCCAGTTCTCTTCCCATACAGAGAGAGTGTATTCACCAGACCATAGCTCATAGATCTTCCCGTCTACCATGGAGAAGTACAGTTCATCGCTACCTATATCTTCGATGAAGTGTAGCTTAAGCCTTTTTACTGAATCCAAGAGCTCATCTTTATGTGGTGAAGTATCAGGATTCAAGAGCTCATCCCACTCATTTTTGAAGTAGACTCTCCTCGCGCTAGCTCCCTTGAGGTAAGACTTCATCCCCTTCACAGTGGAAATCTTCTTCCAAAGCTTAAGAGCTTCCTGGGGTTTGTAACCCTTCTTATCTTCGACGATAGCGATGTTACCTGACTTGTCCTTGAAGATCGAGGGTAAATCCCTGATATCCGACTTCGGAGAAGGGGGATTCATTCAGTATTTCTCTATCATAAAACAAAGGCATATCTCTATTCCCTCAGAGCAATTCGGTGTCTTATCTGCGTCATGATCTCCACCAGTCCGACAGCGATACTTCTTTTACAATATCGGTCAGTTTCATTAGTGAAGACCCCCATCATTCTTTCAGCCTTATCAACAGCTTTCTCCAGAATAGCGGCTAGCTCTTTTCCGTTGTTGGCAGTAGCCATCATGTCAGCTACTTCCTTACTTCTGTCATAAACGGGCTTATTACTCCACTTCTTTCCCTGAGCCCACGGCATCACTCCATCACGGGTTTTCATCAAGAGGAAAAACGCATTCTTGTCGCTGCTGTCTTTCTCGATCGATATTCTAGCGATATTCTCTTGTTGATCCGTAAGCTTGAAACTGGAGATCTTCTTAATCTCAGGAATCATCTCCTTCGCGATCTTCACGGTCTTGTTGAGACCCCTATCAGGATTGACAGAGAGCATGATTCCAAAATGAGTGAAAGCTCCGTCCACATCTCCAGAGATTTGAGTTAAAAAGCCCTTCCACCAACCCTCTTGTAGTATGTCGGTATCGTAGAATAACATATCTCTATTCCTTCAGAGCGTTGATCAAACACCCTTCGGCTGTGGCTGTGAGTGGGTTCTCAGCGTGACGAACTCCCTTGATGTCGAAGGGGAACTCATGTTCCTCGATAGCTTGGCCTACCAATTCGACAAAGCCCTTCGCCTTGGATGTTCCACCGGAGATGATTACTGGAACGTCTTCAGGGAACTCAGTGTCAATTCCGTCCAGACCTTTGACGATGTGACGTACAGTGTAGCCGATGAGGTCCTTGTAGTAATACGTCAAGGCTTCTTTCATCCGCCGTTCCTTACGCTTCCCCTGAGAGAAGTCATTCAAGTCGAAGTCTTCACGTTCTTTGATCATCGTAAGACGGTTGGGAACCTGACCCAAGGAAGAGGCTGCATTCCTATCGATCCAGTCACCACCACGGGCACACGAGAACGACATCACTTCAACGCCTTTGAACGAGACGCCGACGTTTGTCATTCCGCCACCGAAACTGATACCGATACCCGTGAATCCCTCACCAGCACATTCAGAGTATACGATGGCCACTCCCTCATTGAGAGGAATCGCCTTGTAACCGAGTGACGTGATGATGCGGCGGAAGATATCCCGGTGATATACGACTTTCACGTCGCTATCAATCGGGTCGGCAGGAATCGAGTAGCAACATGGCTTCTCGCCATCACCTTTTCCAATCAGTTCCCGAAGCATAACCGCGAGAATGTCTGCGGAGTCCAACTCTTCGGGAGAGATCATACCCTCTCGCATCGGACGCTTGGCTTCTTGGTTGAAGATGTTAGCGAATGTGAATGCCTCTTCGGAGAGAACGTACAGCTTGTCCTCGATCTTGGCATAGCTGACCTTCTCCAGGTCCATTTGTCCAGCGTATTCCTCCGGGATCTCCAGGAATACGTTCCTAAGGGTGGAAGTCTCCACGCCATCGCCAATCATTCTGGCGGATACGAGATTCATAGTCCCGACGTCGAGCCCAATAGGCATGACCTTCGCAGTAGTCTCCACAGGGGGAACTGCTTTCGGGGTTGGTGTCGTCTTAGTTACAGTTGGCATAGACTTACGTCCTCTATTCATCGGCTTTCGCGATGCCGGTTTAGGTCTTTCTGTTTTCGCTTTCCTCGGAGAGCCGAGGTTCAGGTTGACTGTCATGTCTCTTCTGAAGCTCGCTGTTTGGAACGGTTTCATCGACGTCCCCTATGGGCCGCCGTCGCTCGCTTTCTTGAGTGCAGCAGCGGCATTAGCCACATTTTTCTTGTTGGAGCTTGTCGAACTCCCTTTGAGGCTGACATCTGCGTCTGCATTCCCAATGTCGCTAGGTACAAACCCAGGACTATCATCCTCAACAGCAGATATCTTCCGTGGAAGGACTTTATGAGGTAAATCCCCCTCTATAGATCTGACGGTAATACCGTCAGCTAAAGCATCTTGTGCGGCCTTGAGTTTGTCCAGTGTCTCGCCTCCAAGGGCGGCTTCAACGGCCTTCATTTTCTCAAGGATCTGTTTCTGGAGGGTATAATCTAGGCACTTGTAACAATACCCAGTACCTCTCCATTCTAGCTCGTTACACCCTGTAGACTTGCATCTCGGCGAATTCCTCGGGTAGTTCGAGTTAAAGTCCTCGAGGAACGTCTGAAACTGTTGGTATATGTTCATGTCGGTTCCTCTTTCGTTCATGCTAATCCATTGTATGTTTCTAGAAAGCACAAATTACGAGGAAGAAAGACGGAGGGGCTTAAAAGCCCCTTCCGTCTGTTGTCTCACGGACCGATAAAGATCACACGAACGTACACTTCTCCAAGTAACGAGCGGCACCTCCGACGCCACCGTCCGTATAAACCCCGGTAACTCGGAGCTTTCTAGTCCTCGCATCTCGGATCAATCCAGAAACCACGATACGAAGAGTCTTACGACCATCCATCACTTCACAGACTCCGGCATTGAAAGAATGCTTGAAGTTCTCCAGGGCTAACTCTGAATCCATCGCCAGTGCCTGGTCCTTCAGAGCGTTCAACTTGTCCGGGTCTTTGCTTCGGTGGTATTGCTCTTTCTTAGGTTTGGGTTCTTTTCCCTCCGCACGCTTCTTCTTGCGAAGATCTTTCACCCGCTTTTTCTTGAGCTCTTCCAACCGTTCTGCGTTGTCCGGATCGAACATAAACTCCGGATCCGCCTTCTGCGGATGAAACAGCGATACCATCGCTCGAATGGCGATCACTTTACCGTCGTCGTCGAGAACTGGATCAGGCATGAACCCTTCCATATATGCCAGCCTTTCCAGGCCGGACGCGATCTGACGGAGTTGTTCACCAGACTTCTTCGGGTCCCTCATGGCGACGACAGCCATGTTGAACAAGTGCTTGATTTCTTCTGATCTCTGTCCTCTCACTACTTACCTCCTTTTTCCAGTTGTCCGCGATAACGGATCAAACTGTCAGCGATCACTTTGATGTTGGTGCACGGAAAGGTAGAGACTTTATCTTTCTCTTTCCTTGTACTTTGGCTCTTGTCTGGAATACGAATGATGGTCCCAGATTTGTCGAGAGTCTTTCCCCATACCCTGAACTCGATGGTTGTCCCCTTGTTCTTGGTATGGACATTCTGACCTTGCACCCAATACACGACTCCAACTTTCTCAGGTTTCAAGTCGCACTTCTCAACTCTGACGATACACCCTTCCAATGAAGGACAGATCTCACAGAATTCGATCGGGTCTCCCTCAGACATCTCCATGGCTATGACTCTATCAGCCTCAACCTTGGATGTAGTATCCAGCTTCGGGTCTGGGAGATGAGGCTTGAAGGGCCTTCCAGCCTTGTCTCTAATCACCTTGCGGTGATTATTGGCTCCGCTTCTCAGAGGTTCCACCAAATCTTTTCTGGCGTTGTTGTTGGCATCGATGATAAGTTTGAGAGGGTCGTTGGGATGACCCCTACAAATTGAGAACTTATAGTTGATGAACTGACATTCCCCTTTTAGAGGCCAGTGTACTAACTCAAGGTAGTTAGGACCTTGTTCCTTTGCCGCAGAGACGAAGTCAACGGAGTAGCCTAGAGATGCGATATAGAGTTCCAAACCCTCAAGGGTTCTTTCACGAGCCCTTTTAACATCTCCAGCCACACAATGATAACATAGATCCAGAATTGAATTCCAGGTCTCTTTAAGCACTGTCTCTTCAGACTGAAGGAGGTTTATCATTACTTGCATTCTTATCATTCTCCTCTCTCCGATGACCCTTTTTACCAGGACCAATCTTCCGTTTCTTACCTCGACTATCATCCCAGATCTCACCTAGCATAAGGCGTTCCTGGTTGTTGTCGTCGATGATCTTTTTGGAGGATTCGCCACCCAACAGCATCGTAAACACTGCAAACTGTTTGGATCCCTTTGGGGTCTCATAGATCTTGATGATCTGGTGTGGAGCCTTGTCTCTAGCCCTTCCGTACTTAACAGAGTACCCGTTATAGAGGATCGTTTCCTCTATCTTAAGCATAACGGCAAGAACGTCATCTTCGAGAAGATTCCCGCTGACGACTCCCAGCAGTTTGTCCCACATGTATTTCAGAGCTTCGGACATCCACTCTCTTTTCGCTTCCGTCGCCATGTTTCCCTACCTTTCGAAGAAGCAGTCTATCAATGAGGAACCTTCCTTACGGAACGTCCTGGCTGAGTTAAGCTGCTGTTTGAGATTTTCGAACGAAAGACCGACGGTGACACTCTTCCCGTGAAGGATGGAGTCAGCCAGCCTTAAGATGACGTAGTCCGGTGATTCCGTATGGAAGTCCGGCCTTTCGGAGATGTCTTCCGGATCCCGTATCAAGTTCCGCATGATGCACTCGATGTGAATCATGTCCAACAAGATACCGTTGCCACTGAGCAGACCGAACATCATGCTTACCATCTCATCAATCGTTTCGGCCCCAAGATGATCCTTGTTTTCGATCAACGCCTTGATCTGATTGAGAGACTGAGTGATCTCCTCGTTCTGGATGAACACTGAGAAGATGACCTCATCAACGAAGTCCTTGAGTTTGATTTCGAACTTTCCCTCTGATGTCCTGAAACCTGGTAGGGCTTTCTGAAAGTCATCAGTGAAATACAGTTGGGCTGGGAGTGGAATCCTGAGTTCCCTCGACGAGGTAGTCAAGGTCATGCCGGTGATGTACTTCTCTCCAGTACTCTCGTCGTCTTCGACGTCATCGTCATCTAAAACCAACGTGGCATTGAAGTCCGGGAGGACTGTGACGATGGATCTATCAACAGAAAATGCCATCAAGAACTTCTCACCCCAATCCAAGTCAGGAGAACGGGTCTGAAGTAGATGCTTTGCCGATAGAAGCCTCTGGGTGAACTGACTGGTCAAGAACAGTACGGCAACGATGCCGACATGCATGTCCTTGTTAACTCTCCAAAGATCACCATAGCAAGTCCGACAGACATCTGTCCCTGCACACGTCATCGGGGATCGCAGAAATATGGTCTTTCCGATCAACGACTCGTTGTCAGGATCCACCATAACCAGCTCATCTGATGTGGTGGTCTCCTTATACCATCTTCCCTTGATACGAGAAAGAGCATCTTCGTCAGTGATCTCAAATTTCACGCAGTGCTGAGTGCCACAGTCATCTTCTTCACTGAGTAGTGTGTCGATGGTTAGTAACGAGAGCTTCCTGGTGAGATAGCCCGATTGTCTGACCGATCTGTGAGTCGTGATCAGGACCTTCCTGGCCGTCTCTGACATCAGAAAGAAGTCTTGAACGTTCCTCAGACCTCGCATGAAGTTGGTGTCCGGAAGCTCCGGAATGACCTCTCCAAACAAGTTCGGCTTGGGACCGATGCTGACAAGAATCTGTTTGAACTGATCCGAATTGGTATTCCGTAGAAGCGCCTTATAGATCTGAGAGTGCTCCGAGAGGAGATCTTCTGCTTCTCTCATGAGCTCGTTGATGCGGAGTTCAACCTTACGGAAATCCCCAACAGCACTCATGTCCGTGTGTAGAATCTCATCAAGCCTAGGAACCTCGTCACAGACACGTCCGAGCTCCCAGAGGTTTACGGTGCTTCCTATTCTCACGTTAGCGTCCACCGCTAACGATGAGAGCTCAGCGATGGCTTCAGCTACCGCTCTGTTGACTGCCCCGACGTCCTCGACCTCTCCAAGGGCTGTGATGGCCATATCGAAGTACTCAGCCATGTCGGACCCATAGACCTCCGAGTCGAACCAGAGCTCTGGCTCCAACTCCACTCCGAACTTCGGGAAGATAGGAAGTACGATGAGGTTGACCATCAACTCTTTGCGAGTGGTCTCAATCTCGTCCCCATTCGGGAAGCCGATCCTAAGGGACTCATTTCTATAGTCATCGAAGTGAGATCCCATGACCATCCACTTAGTGCTATCACGGAAGTCTCTGCCGCCTTCCAGCAGCTGTTCTATCTCCATGCGCGTTATATCCATGCACCTATCTCCTATTTCAGGGTTTGTTGTTCCAGCGTCCTGGACCTAATATGAGTTTCAGAGCAGGTCCAGGGCAATGATCTCATAGACCCATGTATACTTCATGCATACATTCGGTTCAGAGATCCCTTTACAACAAGTATTGTAGACGTTGTGATCGATAGCCCAACATCTATCAAGGAATTCCGGAGGATTGTCACGAGAGATGCTAACACCTGACTCGATCTCATAGAACCATCTGACGAACTCCATAAAGGAGTAACCGAACTCGGTGTCAGATCTGTCGTTACTATCTTTCCACCATGCCCTCGTCGGTTGTAGAACTCCCACTCCGGAAGATACAAAATTGGCAATCTCGCATGCGTTAGCAGGAGGACTGTCAGCCGTTGTTCCGTCAAAATATCTGAATTTGGATGACGTTCTCATCTGCTTCATGATAACGTTGTCGAGTCTACGACCGGCTTGGTTCAAGAACCTATCGAGCTTATCTGACCTTATGTAGCTATGCGTATCGAATGAAAGATTCTCTCCATGATGAACGATAGACGCCATCCATGAAGCTCTTGCCACATGGTAACAGACTTCTCGGCAGACTTCCAGTCCCTCCATGCTATCATACCTGATGTTCAGCATGAGAAGCATATCAGCCAGACCGGTGATACCGACTTTCCGTCTAACCCAGGAATCATCTTTTTTGGTGGTATAGATTCTTTCCATGGCCCTGTGGGCATACCACACTGCGTTCTCGATTTCATCGTAGTCAATTCGACGATCATCTGTGAAAGGATCGCTGACGAACGCCGGAAGAATGATATGAGCCACTCCATTGGTCTTGTTGATGTTCGTAGCAAACACCACCCTCTTGGAAAAATGAATAGCCTTCTCTCTATTATGGTCCCAAACCAGACCAGGATGCAGAGCTAGGGAGGCTAAATCCATTCCGATCTCAGCCTCCCAGCCCTTCTCCGTTGTCCAGTCAGGAATCTTCGTATCGGAGGTGAAATTGGCTGAAGCCAGTTTCAGAGCTCTGTCATAAGATGCCTTCTGGATGAAATTAATCATTTCTTCTTCTTTCTCCTGTTACTTCGCTTACTAGCCTTAGCCGTGTTGCGCTTGGTCTTTTGGCTCTTGGAACGACTCTTCGTTTGCTTGGATCCAAAGCCGACTCCTTTGGCTCCTCTCCCTGATCCTCCATACATAGCTCCGCCCATTGAGGAGGCCATTGCCAATAGCATAGCCGCTGACGCGTCTGGGGTCTTTTTGAAAGGGAAGACTACTTGAGGTTTCTCTTCCTCAGGACCAGGCCAGTTTTTCTTCGCTTCCTCTTGTTCCAGCTCCATCTCTGTCTTCACCGGAATTATCTCATTCAAACTACTTTGTTTCAGCCCCTCTATCATCATCTGAGCTTGTCTGTCCTGGTTGTGTCCCGGTCCCAGTACTCCCACCTTCACCTTGTTTGGTTTTTCGCACACGATCCATTTCCTCCTGGTAGGCGTTGAGAGCCTCTTGCTTGAACTTGTAGTACACAGCCATCCGGTCTTTCCGAATCTCGGTGCACATGTTGAGAACAGCCCTAGCTGCCATGCCTCCAAGCTCTCTCAGTGGGACGGCCTTTGCTTGTCCTTTGCGGACCATGAGAGTACACTTCTTGTCAGAAGCTCTCAAGCGTACCATGCATCTCTCAGGACCGTGTTGAAAGGCTACTCTAAGGGTTGCCATCTGGTCGTTGTTCAATTTCATCGTTTTCCTCTCCTTGAGTTTTGAATCTAGATAGAAAGGCATCAATGACAGCTTTCTTAGCTCCTCCCTCAATTTCTCCCCTCATTGCCTCTAGCTGCTCCCTGAGCACGTAACTGCTGATGAGCTTTGGCTTATTGGTTACGCTAAGGATTTCATTAAAGACACTAGCTGCTGCAAACCAAAAGGCATTTTCTGCCAGGTAATAGTCCATAGTTCCAGGAACTAAACCGGCCTGCTCGACGTATGCCTTTAAATGGTCTGTGATTGTCATCATTCTCTCCTGAAAATTTACCGGTGGTCCTGCAAGGGCTCCGGTCGCCCTCCCATTACATGGCTCCACGCCAGTGCAAGGGGTGCCGTTTACATAAGGAGACAAGGATTGTTAGACCTTGGACCCGGGATGCTCGCGGATTATACTAAGGAATCGGACCTGACCCCCCAACACCCGGGTCTAAAGTAGAGTCTGTGCTATGTCTTTCAAGAACTCGTCAAGCCAAGGCTTTAGCATCATTTCAACGACGACTTTGACGGTCTCCGCGATAGTGGTCCTACCCTGTTGGGGGATCCCATCCTTAAAGACCGTGATCTGGTTAGTGTGGATTGTCTCTCTGATTTTGATGGTAATACCACTATCTTCGCTGATACTGATGAACATGTTGTCTTCGTCATCGTCATCGATGAACGCAAACATGTTACCATCTTCGTCCCACCCCAAAGCTTTGAACGTGTGGTCCAGAGCTTTCTCGATCTTTTGCAGTTTCTCGTACTCAGCCAACTGTCAACCCTCCTGCCTTTTTTGGCATCTTTTTCTCTTATGAGAAGTCCATCAACACCGGATTTGTCTCTCCCTCACCGAGCGTATGTCCTGGAAATAGGACAACAGAAACGCTAGGATCACGGAAGTTTTCGTTGTGGCTGATGGCGAAGACCTGTGATAGGTCAAGCTCCTCAACCTGGTTGTCTAATATCTGTGCGAAATTCCCTCTGTGCTCTTCGTCTAAGGTAGCATCTACCTCATCCATAGCGAGAATCGGGAATACATTGACGTATCGACTGAGTAAAGCAAGTGAAACGATGGTCTTGACCAAAGCTCGCTCTCCGTCGCTGGCATAACTGACGTCCGGTAGAATGTCACCGTCATCCTTTAGAACAGGGACCTTGAACTCCTTTTCACTGACTTCAAATCCGACCCTGAAACGGCCTCGAAAAGCCATGTCGAAGAGTGTATTTGCTGTCACTTCAGTAGAGGCCATGAATTCTCTCATGAATGCAAGTGGGAGACCCTTCTTAGGATCACAGGCATCTCTGACTGCAACCTGTTTAACGTAGCTGGCCTGGAACTCATCGTATCGAGTTTGGTACTCGTCCAGTTTGGAGATCTTGACCTCTAAGAGTCTAGTTTTCTCAGCGGCAGCATCCCTGGACTTTTCATCAGTCTCCATACTCTCAGTTTGTTCTGTTAACTTCTCTCTGAAATCAGAGAGTTGCTTTATCTGCTTCCGAACCTTACCAAGAGACTTCGATACCTCAGTCAGCTCTTCTTTAGCCTTAGAGTACTTCTTCACAAGAATAGCTACTCTATCAGCTCCTCTACAGACTTCTCTAGCTTCGTTGCGACGTCTTTCAGTCTCAACTAGCTTTTTGAGCTTCTTAGAGATAGCAGTCTTCCTTTTAGTAACATCATTCTTGGATTCGGTTATCTCAGTCTTCAATCCGGTTACCAACTCCACGCTTCCTTCAACAGTTGCAATCTTCTCTTCAGCAGCTGTTGCATTCACGTTATGTCTCTGGATGTCTTCCAAGTATTCCAGATAGTCAAAGATAACCTGACATGACTCAGCAGCACTTCTGAAATGAAGTTCACCGGTTTCACCGACGTACGAAGCGACAGAAGGAACATCAAACGGATCCATCCCTGAGAAAATGGCTCGAGAGAACGGTACAAGATTGTTCTTCTTGTTCTTACTCTGAAGGATAACACCTTCAAAGGCTTCGCCTTGAGCTAATAACTCTGCTAACTGTCTTACATACCCGGCTGCGTTCATTACAGCAGAATAGTATTCAGCTGCTTCTTTCTGCTCCAAACCTTTCTCTTTGATATCCTTCAGTTTCCTCTTGGCCTTTGGAATCATCTTGGCTTTCTTACTTCCTTCTACAGCATCCTGGAGGAAATGACATGAGTCAATGGAGCAATCCTCTGGTCTGAGATTGAGTTCATCAGCAGCCTTGGCTGCACGTTCCAGTTCCTCCAAGTCTTCTTTAGCCTTGATGTAGTCTTTTCTGAGTCCTTCAGCTGCATGCTTTGCAGTAAGCGTAGCTTCTCTACAACTGGGATCAATGATCTCTTCAGTGATACTCTCAAAGAAGTTGTCATCTTCGTCAGCTTCGACAGAAGAATGGAACTGAAAGATCTCAGCGACGAGTCTGGAGGCTTCAATTAAACCCATCCTAGCTTCGCCCCTGTAACGAGACTCAGGAATATGGTCAGCGAGTGAAAGAAACCTTTTGATAGTCGAGTTTTTCAGAAGAGATTGAGCCTTCTTAGTAGAGGCCTTTTTCTCAACCTTTTCGTCCTTGGCTACCTTCTGGAGTTTCTTGATATCAACTCCTCGTTCTCCGACAGAAGCAAGCCTGCGCTCCTTGACAGCCAAACCTTTCTCGATCTTGATCAATTCGTTACGCAGTTCACTCATTCGTGAATCCTGTGTATCAAAGTCCTGTTCCAACCTAGCTACGGTTGTTTTCGACGAAGTTTGAACCGTCTCTACATCTTCGTAATCTACGCCAGTCGTTTCCACAACAGTTTCCAGCTCTTCCTCCAAAGACTCTAAAGATTCTTGAAGCTCAGTCTCGAGCTCGGCTTTGGTTTCCGTACCATCACCGATCTTTTCAACCAGAGTATCAATCTTACTCTGAGTTACAGAGACGTCACCTTGTCGAATTCGCAGAGCTTTATCCCGACGCTTCAGTTCTCTTTTAGCGTCGTTCATCTCAGTGTTAACTTGCTCTCTGTCGTCGTACCGTGAGATCTCTGAGGCGAGATACTTCATAGTTTTTTCACTAGTCGAGCACTTCTTCCTAACATGCCCGAAAGCTTCCAAGTACGGCTCTACTCTGGGAAGATGAGACGTAATGAAGTCTTTCCTCTGTGCTGCGGACAACTCCACGAAGTTGGAGGTCGTTGAAGCCAGTCTACCGACCTTGAAAAATTCTTCCGTCAATCCGAGGCGTTCGACTAAAACATCCTTGAAGGTACCAACTCCACCATTCTCGTTCAGTTCAGTCGATTTCTCGTCACCAACCTGAGAAATCTGGATGAAGCTCTTAGTCTTCGGCTTCTTACCGGAACGTATATAATGGTGTTCAATGTCGTATACAGTATCACCGTCGATCAGTTGGATCTGTTTAAGACCGTCTTCATTGGTCCTAACCATAGTGTCTTCACGACCATCGAAGCTCCCAGCAAAGGGATGTAGGTGAGACATAGTAGTTGACTTGCCTGAGCCATTGGCTCCCATGAACAAGATTACCCTAGACGACATTGACTTTGGGTCCGGAAATTCAATCTCGATGTCACTACGACCGGTCCCCGAGAAGACTCCTGTAAAGTTAACGAGTCTTAAATAAGATATGTACACGACAGTTCCTCCTGTTGTACTAATTTGTCTATTTTTTGTTGGATGAAAACGAAAAAGCAGGAGCCCCGGGTGGGGCTCCTACCAGGCGGAGGATCATCATTGATGCTTTTGTTCTTCGACACGGTAAAAGACGAATTTCTTCGTCCTTACCACTTCGATGGCGTTCCAGTATGCGTTGTTCCAACTGGATGGTTTTTTGATCGAGTGATCATGATAGTATACAATATCAGTCCTGAGCGGGACTGTCATCTTAGCTACATCTAAACACTCTTTCCAGGTATCTCGATTTAACCCATCGATCTTCGACGGGTTACCTGAGATAGTCCAAAGGGTACTACCCTTCCCGTTGACACATGAGAAGGCCTTCGACTGGAGGACTACACCTCGTGTCGACTCAATGCGACCAAAACCTATATGTCCTACCCGGTTCAGGATCACACTCATCACGAGTTTCTTCTCCAAGTGATCAGCATTGGCGGCTTCAGCGAAGATCACACGTGCTACTGTGTTGTCCTGCGCTGTACATGAGACGGCGAAGACCATTGCTAGAACCATACAAATCTTCATCTTTCAAATCTCCTTGTTGGAATGGGAGGCGAGGACCCTCTAGGGAATGGTGGAGGGAGGGAGAAAGGGTCCTCGCCAAATTGTGGTTTAGAGCTAGAGACTAACTCAGTATAGTCCCATAATATGTATATGACACTTCTACACATACGTTGGATCATAGAAGAAAGGAGGGCCCGAAGGCCCTTTCCGGCTCCTGACCGGTCCCTTTCCGTTAGAGAGTGCGGAGGAGTTCTTCCAAGAGGCTGGTACTGCGACGGCGGCGAACCACCACACGCTCAACCACGACCTGGCGGCTCCGACGGCTGTCCCGCTCGATCACCTTCTCAGCTGCCCTGACAATACTGGACCACATCTGACGTCGATTGGGGCAGAGCAGGACGGCACGGGCGACTTCTGTTTCCTTGGAGTTGGGACAGTATGCCCGCTCCAAGTACCGACAGATGACGTCCTCGGCATCCCGCAGTTCAGACAACCAGTCACTATGGTTCCAGTTGTACAGGATCCAGAGGGCGGCGTCGATCTCTTCACTGCCAGTGTCTACTACCATGCGGCGAACAGGAACTGTCCGTACCCGGGGAACCACCACGATTTCTTCCCGTATGACGGGAGTTATAGCGACCTCAGTCATCACTTCTGCGATTTCACCAAGAGCCTTGAGGATTCTGTTACTGCTGTGCATTGATCTTCTCCAGTTTTCGTTTCCGTGTTTCTTCAAGTCAATGCGGTAATATGAGACCGAAAAGCGTATAGCTACGGGGCATAGAAAAAGGAGAGCAGCTGCGGTTGGCAACCGGCGCACTCCTTTTCCTGATTGCCATTCAGGGCTTGTGCAGGCATGGTAGCTCTGCGTGGCTGCACTGACCAATTTTTAGGCAGGTCTTACCGCCACCGTATGTACGGTGAGCAAATAGCCAGTCGAGTGACCACTCCGCTTCGTACAACCCGAAGGTTGACTAGGCGAACTTACCGATCGGGAGACCCAGTTCCAGGGCTTCCTTTACGGTAACCGTCTTCCCAGCCAGGTCCTGCGCGGGTACCTGAGAAGGGCGGACGGGATCGCCAGGATGAACCGTGAATACCACGGTCTTCTCCTGCTCCAAACCGAGTATGATGGCGCAGAACGCCACCTTCTCAGCTGGAACTCCTCGAACCACCGCAGAGACCTGACCGGTCTCCTTCGGATCCTCGAGGATGACGACGTGGTCGCCGGGCAGAGCTGCGAGATCGACGGTACCGAGTAGTCCCTCGATTGGCGCTCTGAAGGCTTCACAGCCTTCCATGACGTCCGGGTGAGAGTAAGACTCCCACTCGGCTGCCACAAGCGCGTCCTCAAGTTCCTTATCGGAACCGAAGCCCACAAAGACACTCCCTTGCTCCTTGCCGGAGCCCTGACGATGCATCACCAGGGTCGACTCGAAGTAGTCAGGAATGACCTCACGGGTCGCTGCTATTGCCCGCTGGATTGTCTCGGTGATGTTCACCTAGAGCCTCCTGCGACAGACTGAAACCATTCCAGTCTAAATTACTAATATGTATCAGAAGAGTAAGCATTCGCCTCACCCACTCTTCGACAGCCCACCACGTCACTGGTAGGACCAGTATATTGACTGAGCAGGCAAATGCTAGAGCAGTATCGCTGTCAACTAGTCCCATACCATTCAATAAAGTGAGAGCAAGTCCTCCCGTTAGAGCTCCGGCACACCCAAATGTTCTAGCCCATGACTTATGGACTCGATACATTATTCCTGCCTCCATAATGCTATGCTCAATACCATCGTCCATAGCTCCGTATGTCGTTCCCACTCCAATGTTGTTGATCGTCGCTATGATTAAACACAGAGGATTCTTCACGAATACAAACGCTACCATGGTGAACGAACTAAGAAGGTCCAATGCTATAGCCCATGTCCTGAGACGTTTCAAACTCGTTTTAGCGAACATCGGTCTGAGTATTCCAGCTGAACTGCCAAAGCATCCCAACATAGCGATAGTTGATAGCGTCAAATACTCTCCTTTGAGTTTGAAGAAAACAGCCATGAACACAGCCGATACGAAGCCGACAACGAAGTCCGACAGTAACAGCTTCCACATACGCCTTATCGTGGACGCATCTTCCCTCAGTCTCTTCATCATACCGACCTCCTTTGTTAGAGTTGACTCAGGACGTCGGCGTAATATGTGCCCGAAGCGCCTAGTTGGCACGCTTCGGAAAAAACCAGCCCCACGGGGTTTACCCGTGGGGCTAGTCGCAGAAAGGAGATGACCCGCGGCAGCTTCTGGTCCTCTCAATCAAATGTTCAATTCTCGAGCTACTAGACCTTCATGGCCTTGATCTTGCTCCGCAGGTCCATGAGATTCTTCCGAAAATCCTTGGACGTCTTGGACTGTCCATGGATAATGCGTATAACGAGGTAGATCCATCCACTGGTCATCAAGAAGGAAGCAACGTCTCCCCAACTGATCTTACCGGAGGACGGAGTCGCATCGATGATCTCATCAAGATCCTCGAGAGCTTCGTCCTTGTCTTCCTGAGTCTTGATCTCAGACTTCATCTTGTCTTTGATGTCGGTAAGGAGGTCTTCATCCTTACCGAGCCAATTGCGCTTGAGCCAAGAGCCAATGCCGCCGAACATCTCGTCCAGGAGCTCTCCATCTTCTTGTTCTTTTGCGTAAAACAGCATTTCTCTTACCTCTCCAGTTTGTTTAGTTCGAATTCAGAGCAATGAGTTGTTCATGGATAAGATGTCCGGTGACAGCACCAAGTACTTTCTTTCTTTACGTCAATTCTTCCTACTTGAGGATTCCTTTTTCAAGGCCCTGATAAGACTCTTGTCAAACTTCACTTCATCTTTCGATTCTAGATCAGCCAATGCTGCTTTCACGAAATGATTTTTGCTTTTCAAGGCCCTGAGTACAGCAATCCACTCTTCGTCCGGCTCCAAAGATTTGTAGTATTCGAGATGATCTATCAGCTCGGAGAGCTTACCCCAATACTTGTTGACCATAAGAGATTTCTTCAACCGTTTGGCCATTTTGTCAACGAGACTCTCTCCTTTCATATTGAAAGCTGAGAAAGCCATATACCTATAGATAGACTCCAACCAGATAGCAGCAGTAAACTCTCCACCTGGATCGATTGCTATTATTGACGACGGTTTGAAAATCATTCCCTGTTTTTGAGATATCTTTTCATATGACGCCACACTGATTCTTCCGGGTTCTTTGATAAGTTTCCCAGTAACAGCGTCAACAGTTCTGTAATTACTCACAGCCTTGCCGCCACCCTTCGTCAATCCCAACCAGTCTGAGAAATGAACCATGGACTTTCTTGTCAGCGTATCTAGGCATATTCCTGAAGGTCCGCTGTTCCGGAGAGATCTTGGTCTTAATCCACTGAAGCTGCTTGAATTTCTTCATCCGGCCGGTACGAGGATTGCGCTTGCGGTGTTTGATCTTCACCCTTTTAGCGACAGCCCACTCACCTTCTCCAAGCGTCGGCTTAGGAATCTCATTGAGAAGCTCGACATCTTTCGCTTCATGGAAAGTCATTTCAGCGAAGATCTCGACAAGATCATCGGACCCACCAATGGTAGTTTTACTTGTATCCGTTTTGTCATAAAAAATCATCCTGTCACCAGCCTTCTTTGTAGTTCCATCAAGTTGTCTCTGGACTTTGTCAGTGACTTCTTTTGGATTCTGGAAAGTTGCTTTCCGGACGTTGACTTCATGAATCTGTCAAAATCCTTGATCTCGTTGTTTACCATGACAGAGACGGCTTCACCTCTCTTCATTGTGGTAAGCATCGATGCGATGATCGGGACTAAGACAGCAACAGCGACGGCAAGAGGGAACGAAATAAGGGCGAACGCTCCTCCGAGCAGGGCTGATGAAATCGCTATCACAAGGCCTTCGATGAAGAACCGAATGAAGAGACCTATTTTCTTGCGAATACTGGTCTCTTGAATCTTTAGTTCTCCGCTATTACCAGTGGCTGAGTTCCTGAGAAACTGCACTTGTTTGACGAAGCTCTTGGAATCTTCGATCAGCTTGTTCTTGTCATAAAGGATCGCTGAAGACGCAGCAGTACCGACAAGGGAGGCTCCTCCGAGGAAGTAGGCTTTTCTCAAGGCTTCGGACTTGGCGTCCTGTACCTTGGTTTCTATTTCCTTCTTCCATTCCTTGATATTCTCTTTAGCTCCTTCAGCAGCCTGATCCCCCGCATCTTTAGCTCCTTCTCCTACAGCCTTACGCATAGGTTTCATTGCGTAATCGATCAATCTGTTAGCTATTGACTTCTTCGGAGCTTTAGCTTGTTCTCCAGCAGCTTTCGATGCAGCTCTTTCTACAGCGAAACCCCCTGTATCTGGAACGGCTACTTCTGTTCCCTTAGCAGATCCCTTGCCAATCATCCTACCGAAGTACTTTCCAAAGGATGATTTGAATCCCTCGTCAAGTAGCTCCTCGTAGAACTCAGAGTCCTCAGTGAGAGTAATATCGCCCTCGTCAAAACCCATTGCTTCCAAGAGCTCCTTGCTCTCTTCCATCATCATGAGCTCACTGGTTCCCTCGACGACAGCAACCTTGTCAAGGAATTCCAGGGCAGCCTCGAGCATGGCATCCATCTCGGAGGCTTCTTTTACTTTTTCTTCAATTCCAACGATCATATTCATGTCTCCTTGGGTTCAGTTTCAAGAGGTTCCTTAGAGGTATCCCCTTCGGAGTATTTCCAGTTGTATTTCACTTCTCTATAGAATTCTCGAGCTGACATCTTCTTCTTAAACTTCTTCGGATCCATGTAATGCCATTCAAATCCATGGCCTCCCTGGGTATGAGAGTTCATCATCACGTAGACCCTCTCAGCGATCTCTTTCACTGAGTTGAATGGACCATGTATCCCTCTGAACATGGCGAAGGAATGCTCGAAGTGGTACCACTTCCTGTCTCTTTTAAAGACTAGGAAAGCATGATTGCTGGTAAGGTACTGCTGAATATGAACAAGTTTGTGTTGTATCTCGAACTGGGTTTTGAAGACGTGAGCCGCAAAAATAGTCTGCTCGTAGCACGTCCCTATCTTTTTCTTAGCGACGTCCTTTGGAAGTAGAAGAGCATACTCGTCCCACCATTTCTCGAAGATGTCACTGTCGCCTTTTGGTGAAGAATGCTCTGTTCCATCTTTACCGATCCACCCGTATTCGAGTCTGTCCATCCACTCTAAGAGCTCTTCCGGAGTAGATACCGGAAGCTTTAAACTTCCGTGTACTACTTCAGTAATGATGTCTTTGTTGTAGAAAAGCATGATTACTTCCCCAAACAGTAAAACTTTTTAGGGTTGGTAATCACAAGAAAGACTCCACCCTTCTTTTTCTTCTGGAAGCTCATAATCCTGATTCTACCCCATTTTATTATCTGGGAATCAGATGGGACGTATACTAAAACTATGATTTCTTCGTTCACAAGCTCAGTGTTAAGAGCAGCTTTAACAGCAGCTACGAGAGCTGTTCTGTCAATTCCACCCTTCAAAACTACATCTCTGTAGCCTTCCTTCACATCACTTTTTGGACTATATCCTCCAGAAGCTTCCTTAAACGTCAGTCCAATTCCATCGGAGAATATGTAGTTCCTCATTTTGATGTGAGCTATTCTTCTCGGATCATCAACACGCATCACATTTTTGGTCCCCACCACCTTCGCCTCTCCAGCGATTATCCTAGAAGTGTTGAGATTATGTATCGACTTTTTCGGACTGAGGAATATTCTACCGAATATACGTTCGCTTTGGAAATAATGGTAGAATTCACCACCACTAACTACTCTCGGTCTTTTCAAGTCACTAGGACTTATACTCTTCTTAGACTGTATCTTCACTTTGTCCTGAACAACAGTGTATTCAGAGTAATCTAGGCTATGACCGTGAGTGATATTACTCCTATTCTCAGTAGCTTTGAAGATCCAAAGTTTGTTATTGTGTTTCTTATGTGTCCACAACCAATCTACAAATCCCCCCATCAGATTCCTATTGCCGTCTTTATCTAAGAACTTCGAGCTATCCTCGTTCTCAGAATAGAATCCATCCCAAGCTGAATCATTGTCGTCCATGATCAAAAGTTCACTAGCGTTAGGTCTCGTAGCGAAAATAGGAAGTATATACCCTCCGGCGTATCGTACTTTCTTGAACGTAAGAACCTTCTTAGTCTTAGACTTCCTGTACTCGTCAAATACCCAGTTAGCGTATGTTTCTAGAGCCCAGTTAGCAGCAGAAGCCTTGTTATCCTAAAAGAATACTCCCAACCCAGAGTTTTCCTCTAGATTATTACTACTGACCCACATTTGAGCGTCAAGGAAACCTCCATTGATCTCGTATCTGGATCCATGGTACAGGTCCATAGTCCCAAAGAAAGGGAAAGCCATTTCATCAATAGGTTCCCAGTTCGTTGGAATACTATTAACTTCGCTGTAAAATAACATATCTCAATCCTTTGTCATCATGTACAACGAAAGCACAGCCTCATTACTAACGTTTCTGGACGGACGTCCGTCAGCCGTCACGAGACTCATCTTACTCTTCATGATCTTTTCAGCTTCAGCGTTGGCTTCCTGGGTGAACATCCCGACGAGACTCATTTGATCTCCGTCGAAGTCTGCGCCAGTGATTCCAGTCATAGTATTGTCCATCACTGCAGCTTCACGCCACAGGTGACCGTAATTGATATCCGGGTAATTGTCAATCTTTCCAAGAATAGATCTACGTCCTTCGGCAGTTCCACCTGGGGTGAAGTCGATCGTAGTAGTTTTCTCGGTAGTGACAATGACTGGTTTGACAACGTTGGTTGACTGATGTGACGTTACTGGATAACGAGTGATGTACATGTACTTGCCTTTGATAGCCTCTCGGCAGGCAAGAAAAAGAAGATCGCACACCGTAAAGCTACGGCCCAGAAACTGTTCAAACAACTTGAGTTCCGTCTTGTTCCCTTCAGCATCTTCCAAGAGGATCGGACTGAACCGCTCTTCCTGGGATCTGGCGAACATGGAGATCATCTGTTCGACTCCATCATCCGAGATATTCTCGGAGAGAAGATCTATACCCTCGACAGACTTCTGCCCCATGATGATACGCCTCTTTCCAGCTAGGATGGACCCAAGCATCTCCTGTACTGCCTTTACCACGAATGGTTGAAAGGCAACACAGCAGATGTGCAAAGGAACGCCCATGTGAGAAAGAGGCACTTCAGTATCAGTGTACCTATCAGCCTCGGACATCTTACTGGTTGTGATGACTACCCGAGCCGTATAGTCTAGGTTCTTACCCATAAGGAACCGACGAATGTAGCCCCGCTTACCAAAGGTCATACGGGACATCAGATGATCATAGAGCTCAACTAAGACAGTCTGCATCCTGTACGACGCTGAGTGACCAACCAAACCAAGACCAGGAGGGTTCCTCTTGACTGCTTCAGATGCTCCAAGGACCCTAACATAGAACTCATTCACTTCACCAATACCGATACGTCCGGTATCTAATTTGGCAAAGTTCAGATCTCTGTAGTGACATGGAATTATCGGCCACTTGGTCACGAAGATCTCATCCACCTTCAGTTGGCGAAACATTGAGATCTTCGTATCACGAGACTTAGTCCCGGAAGGCTTCCACTTGATGGTCTTAAAGACAGAGTATAGCCACTCCAATCCTGTACCAGCATCCTTATCACCTTCTTCTGCTTTGGCAAGATCTCCAGCCTTATCAACCTTGAACAAGTTCATCCCTTCGGCCACGGCCCGGATTTTCCGGTCCATCTGAACGAGATGTTTGTACAGGAACGGGTGTATGACGTGTGCATTGAGGTCGATATACCCGAACCTTTCTTTCCTATCCCTAGTCCCCGGAGTACCGAAGATCTCAAACGAAAAGATCCCGTTGGACGTGGGTGTCCTGTCGGGATTGAGGTAGATCGGGTTGGTAACGGCCTTCAGGCTGTTGACCTCCACGAACGTGTCTATTTGGAATATGTCCGTCTTCATGCGTCTCGACTCTCTCCGGCTCTTGGAATTTGAGTGAGGTGTAGTCAATATCCTGTTCGGACCTAGATTACCGGGGATGGCCCCTCTGAACTTGGAGAGTAGTACCTAAGGGTCGCCCCTGATTCAGCCATAGCCTGGATGAGAACGTCTGGAAAGGAATCCTCCCCGTTGTATCCGTATAGGGGCATAAGGAATTCTTTTCCTATTGGATCGGTGTTGGCTACCACGTCACACATTACGGCTACGCTATCGTCACAGAATGTGCAGTATCCTCCAAGGCCTTTCTCATTGATGATATCGGACTTAGGCTGGTCCAACGGAAGAAAGAACCTACTAGCTCTGGGCCAGAATTTCTTACAGAATCTCCTCTTACTCTCCAGGTTCCTCGGAGTATTGTGTGAGACAATGGCCAGTTTTATCACCTCTTTAGAAGAGGCAAACGAGAGAGCTGCTCCCAACTTAGTAGGAACGAGGTCATCGTAGAAGTCCAAGGTGTCATAGACCCTGAGGGCCTCTTCTTGAGATACCCCCATGTACTCGCTAATGTTGTACTTCGTTCTGGCATCTACTGCCAGAGGGTTGACTAATTCTTCATCAACCATCCCGACTTTGAAAGCCTCTACAAGCCATTTCGGACAGATGCGGACTAGGACTTCGTCCAAGTCACATACCATGAGCTTTATGGGACTCTCTTTCACGATCCCAGGAAGGAATTCTGTTACTTTCTTCTCCAGGACCTTCGGGTCTTTCTCGAACTCGAGCATTGTAGGCGAACCTACACTTAGGTGCGCCTGCTCAGATCTTTTCATCTTTATTCCTCCAGTGAAAGAGGACCGGACGGCTTCCCGTCCAGTCCTCTTAATTCATTAGATCAATCCCGTCCTAGAACGGAATGTCGTCTTTACCACGTCCATCGTTGTCGTTACCGCGATTGTCATTTCCACCATCACCTTCATCTCGCCTCGGTGCTGGTCTGCGGGGCCTGGAAGACCTGTCGGCCGTGCGACTTCCTCCACGGTCACCACCACCACGATCATCTTCGCGGTTTCCTCCACGGTCACCACCACTACGATCATCTTCGCGGTCACCACCTCCGGGACCCCTGCCACTTCTTCCACGCTCCGGAAGCGAGCAGTTAGTTGAATGGGCCACGCCCATTAGGCTGACAGCCAAAGCACTCCTGATCCAGGATCTGAAGATTTCGAGTGCCGGACGATATTCCCGTTCATTCCCCTCAGATCCGAGGGTTTCGACAGGAACTTCATACCACGATTGCTCAATCGGATTCTCCGGATCAGGATCATCTCTTTCGAGTTCGGTCATACAGACTTGGAACTCTTTGGATTCACCATCCAGACCGATGCCGAAACTGACGGACTTGATACTGTTCCCGCTCTTGTGGCTGAACTCAATCATGTCGAGACCACCAGCAATCAGGTCCTCAACGGACGCTGAGAGCATCGCCAGTTCTTCTTGATTCAGTGTCAGCATCACGCTGTGGTCATAATCGTACATCTGAGCACCACGCCGAGCTTTCTTGCCCTTCGAGTCCTCATTGACGTTTGTGACTTTCACGTACCCGACGAAATCAGCAAATCCCAACTCCAAGGCTCCAACCTGGGAGTTATAGACCTGCGCCGATCTCGTGAACATTCCGCTTCCTCTTCTTCTCGCCATCTTCATTCTCCTCGTTTTTCTTGTTCTTCCGGCTCAAAACCGGACGATGTTGGAGTACCGCGAACGATTCCTGGCGTCGAGCACTACAATGCCGACAGATTCCAGGAGGATGAGCGCGTTCCTCACGTTGTCATGGACGATCATTTCAACGTCCACAAACGGCTTGACCCAGGATGGGATTTCCTTGACAGACCTTGGTAAACAAACTCTGCTGAATCCGTGGTGAGCAGTCTTTTCATTCTCAAATACCAGGTCACGGACCCTGGCGGCTATCTTTGCATCCTCTTTTTTCAAGTTAGTAACAATAGCGTCGAAATCCCCTTCGGAGATTCCAGCACACTTAAGCATTCTGACGTTGTCAAGTGCTTGGATTGGAGTCTCTGGGTAAATATCGTTCCACACGACTGTTCCCCGTACAACTGCCTGTCTGTATGGTTCCTTATAAAAGCTGAAGCCGCTGTATTTCGTCGGTTGAGCGAACACTAGCTCGCCGTTCTCGATGCTTTCAGCGACCATAACCTCATAAGCTACAAATTCCCCTAAGAGATCTTGGATATCGATCTCTTTACACTCAACTATCTTATCCTTCAATACGCGCTTGAAGTACTCCCTCGTTTTCTTGTTCACATTAATTGTCTTGATCTTTAGACCGGTGATCTCGAATTTTGGAGGACTAAGTAGTTTACCTTCTCGAGACATGATGCTTCCAGCATATGACTTTTTGTTAGGAGTTAGCATGATTCTGGAGAAGATGAATTCATTCTTCAAATCCAGATGTTCTGATGCTTCGATATTGGTCCTACGAGCATAGTCCTCTAGGATAATATCAGAGTATCCAGCCATCATGAAAACCACTATGTTACATAGGCTGATTCTTCTGTTAGGATCGAGTTCTCCAATATCGTAGGTGTCAACTACCCACTTGACGAACGTGTCCATCAACAGGAATGTCGAATCAGTGTCCACTACAAGGACAGACCTTTTCTCAGAGTGCTCACAGAAGTCCATCCTGTCCTGATGGAACGTTAGTAGAACTACGTAATCATTCACCACCGCCCACAGAGTATCTAAATTTTTCTTGAGCGTTGGATCATCAACTTCTCCAGGATTACCGGATGGGATATCATATCCCAGAATTTCTACAAGGAGATCAGAGACGTCACTCTCTACCAGAAACGCATAAAGATTGTTCCTGTAATACAACCTTGCGAGTTGATCATCATCCAAGGATTCAAGAAGGGTCTGAAGTCTTGCAGACATCTGAGACAAGATCTCTTCACCCTCTGAAGGATGTAATCCTTCTGGAAGCTTTCTCGTCAGTCTCTCATGGATATCAGAGACATTAATGTCAGTTGACAATTCGATCTCATAAGAGGAATCTTTGTCGAGAGAGGCTTGTACGAACTCGAAGACGTCACCCCAACATTCGAAAGCCCAGTTATCATCAAGGAACTGTTCGAACGACTGTACTAGACTAGTGACTACGTTCATACCAGTTCCAGTCACAGCTGGAGCAGAATTCGGATCATAGAATATGAAGGCGGGCATTCCTATCGAGCCGTAGTAAGCATTTACTAAGACTTTAAAGACCTTCTGGCGCATGTCCAACACTTCTTTCTGCTGGTCCAAAACCTTCTTGTCATTTCCCTTTTTTCCTTTAGCCTTGTCTTGAACCTCGAACATCCGTTTCTTACAAGCCTTCCTGGTATCTAAAAGACTCTTCACAAAACCACCAGCGACGTTGTGTCCTCCAGCCCCTTCCCTATTAAAGAGGGTTCCATTGCCGGTGATGATTGGTTTCACTTCTCGAAGTCGGTCTAGGACCGATAGTAAGGAACAAGTCCTCTCTGTTTCAGTATATGTGTTAGAGAGTTCAATCTGTGTGTCTTCTACCCCTTGGATTGTTTTACTTAGAGTATTAATCTCACTCTCAGTGAGTTTTCTTCCGGCTGCTGTCTCAAGCATGGCAGTGGCTTCCGCCGAGTATTCGTCTAGAAAAGCTCCAGTCTTCATGTGTAATTTCTCCTGCGCCCAATCCTCTGAAATTTGACGATTTAATGGACGATTTTTGTTTTAACTAATTAGTAGTTCTGAGGGTCCTTGAACCCGAAACCTCGTATCTAATATCTGTCCAAGGGGGGCGTTGTCTGGAACATCTAATTACCTGACTCTATCGTTAAGTAACTGTCTATTGACAGTGACTAAAAGGGATGAAAACAAAGCGGAGACAAAGACTATGTTGTTCTTGAACACGGGTCCGGAAGAAAAGGTTCAGCTGAGCGAGGATCTCGTGAATGAGATGGACGAGCTCTTCGACGCTCTCGAGATGGATGCTGAAGAGATCAGTGAATCACTGGTCGAAATCAACGAATCCGTACTCTTCATTGACGACGACAGTACTGAGAGTCTCACCGAAGAAGACAAGAGCTTCTTTGACGAACTCTTGTCGGAAGCTGCGCCGAAGATGAGTCGCAAGATTGTCGTGAAGACGCGGAAACAGAAGTTGTCGCTCATGCGTCAACAGGCCACGATGAAGTTGGCCAAAGCTGAGGGCGGCGGTCTGTACAAGCGTTACGAGAAAGCTCGTAAGATGGAGCTCAAGCTCCGTGAGCAGATTGAGAAGAAGTACAAATCCAAAGCGCGTCAGACGGTTCAACAGACCATCTCTGGCGGCGGCAAGAAGAAGAAGAAAGCAGCCTCAGAGAAGAAGTAATACCGCTCTCCCACCGGGAGTAGAGGATAATTCCGGAGCCGAAATACAGGAGAGGAAGGCCCCATGAGCATTTTTGGAAACGAAGCAGAAGAGCAAGTTCAGGAAGACGCCCTTATCGCCATTATCGTCGAGGAGGCACAAGACCTTGGCCTTTTGGATGAATCTGGCAAAGAGATCTCTGACGAACAGATCCTGACCGAACGGAAGCGTGCTAGCTTCTCTACGGAGATCAAGCGCGTCAAGATCACAAAGAAGCAAAAGATTGGTCGGTTGGTGCAGAGGACTGCCATGGAAATGGCTTCTCGCAACAAGGATGCCAACTGGGTCCAGTGGAAGAAGCACCGGGCGATGGCTGAGAATTTCCGGAAGAAAATCGAGACCAAGTACCGGAGTAAGGCCACTTCCGCCGCTCGTGAAATCCTTTCCGGTTCGGAGGGTAACAAGAAGTCGTCTGATCTGCCCAAGGGCGCAGGCGCTAACAAGACCTGATCTTTCTCCCCGGCGGCTCCGGTGGAAGAAGACGAAGAGAAACCCCCAGGCCTCATTGGCCTGGGGGTTTTTCATTCCGAAAATAAGGGGTTCACGTCCGCTGGGGAAGAGGGGGAAGGAGGGAGGGACGAACGTGAACCCCGATTCTTGTCTGATTGATTGTTCAATGGATCAAATCGATCGAGATCTCATCTGGGACCTCAATTCCTTTAATATGGAATTCCTCTTCGAACTCCAAAGCGCAGGTCCCGTGCCTACCACCTCCAGGAATGATATTCTTGACCGTATAATCTCTACCACGACATCGGACTCTGCTTCCCTTCACGACTATGTGATTTCCGGTGCTATCAGAGCACTGATTCACCATGGTTAAACTCCTGAGTTGAAGATTTATATCTACTCTGTCATCCATTTCAACATTCTCTGGCCTATCTCTAGACCAGTCCTTCGACCATGCTCTCTGTACTCTTTCTTCTTTCTGTCATTCCGACAGATACAGAATGCTTGTGTCTCACAAAACTCAGCCAACATCTCAGGAAACTTTTCTCATGTAAAGTTTGGGCCTCTGTTCTTTGGATTGTAGAATGTTGCGAAATGGTGAACCGCTACAGCATGACAGTGTAATGAAATCCTATCCAAATCTCCGTTTCCAAGCTCCATGGTCTCTCCTAAAAGTGGTACACCCGGAAGGACTTGAACCTTCGACCCGCTGATTAAGAGTCAGCTGCTCTGCCAACTGAGCTACGGGTGCACATGAATACTGTTATGGAACCAAAGCCAAACCAAGTCCCCAAGCGTCCTGGAACGCCTGGGGACATGATCTGAGTGAAGGTCCTCGGTAGACCGCCTGTGGGAGCGGTCACCGAGCGCGTCGTCGGGGATGGATCGGATCATTTGCCTCAATGATATGGAGTTCCCGAATCGTCTAAACGGAAAATCCTAAGAGGATTCTTTAGACATCTGATCGACTAGCCATTGAGGGGGATTGTTCTTAATGTCATCGAGCTCTCCCGAAAACATTGGCCGAGCAAAATGTTCTGGTATGTTTGCGTCGATCCACTTCAAGGTTGCCGCTCTGAAGGATCGAAGGACAATTTTCGGAAGTATTTCAGGATATCCATCCTTCCTCTTGTCCAAGCACTGGATGACACTCTGGTATGAGGGATCCTCGACGACCATCTTCATGATGGCATCAGCATGGTGAGAGAACATGCCCATTGAAATGAGCTGGGACTTAATCCATTCTCCCATTGTCCCCGGAGCATACAGAACTTCCTCTTGAGTGAGAATTTGTTCAGTCATTTTCTTCCTCAGTATTGATCCCCTATCCAAATGGATAGGGGATTTGATGAATGGTGGAGGCGCCGGGAGTCGAACCCGGGTCCTAGATACACTTAGTAATAGCGTCTACGTTATAGTCTATGTTTGTGCCGATACGACTCACCTTATTACAGGCATGGAAAGACACTCCACCGCTCCGAAGAGCGACATTGTGAGTCGAGCTAGTGGTCCCGAAGGACCGTCCACGTGTACGTTAGCTACACGACCCGTGGGTTCTTTACCCGATACCTATGTTCTTTTCGCTGACGTGACGAAACTCTGTGCCTCTAGGGCGGCGAGTTCGGCCGGGCATTGTCTCGTCAACTAGTTCCTTATGCCGCGAGGGCAAGAGGAGCGGGGAACTGCATAACCGGTGTGGTTTTGGCAGTTGTGTTTGCAGGTCGATGTTTTTACAGAGGCCAACGACCCATCCTCTGAACGCAGCTATCACCTTAGTCTACCCAGTCGAGACCATATTCGCCCCCGAAAAGGTGTGGCGGCCTGGGGTGGACCTCCTCGGGGAATCACCCCCGGATCATCGGTCCACCCCTAGCGGCCCAATCATGTGTTAGATCGATTCCCAAAGCTCTAATCCGAGCATAGAAATGATCTGAGGTCTGGGTATTCTGTCTCCAGTCCTCAAGCAAATGAAGGTCTTTGCTGAACACTTATTACACTTTACCACGCTGATCCCTGGCAGTCGTGGGTCTCTCATCCCACATCTCATACCGTACATCGTGTTCCCACAAGACACGCACGAATAACTGCTCTTCAAGATCGGCATGTTCTTCCTTTCATGTCCGGACAGAATGTCAGTCCCCATCCCTTTAAGGGGATGGGGGACTGACTGTGTTGCGAACACAAACTTGTTACCAACTCTTCCGGTACTTGACCAGTTCGGCTGGAGTCGGCTCTCTGAAACCAATTGCAGTCTTTCTAACCTTGATAGTCCGACCTCTTCGATTTGTCAGAGTGAATATGTCATCCTGAATCTCAGAGACCGTCCATCTGGTGTCGTACAGTGTCTTCCCACCAGAGGAAATTTTCCTGCGAGGGAATATCGCTTTATCTCCTACATTCATGGGAGCCTCCATCCATTTTTCATGATCGTCTCCCTCTCTTGTTCCTCTAGATCTTTGAACTCATCAGTCACGTCATGCGCAATGGCGATGACAAGCTCTCGATCTTTCCCTAAGGAGAACTTAGATATTCTAGTAATCAGAAAGTTACCGAACTTCATCTCGATCAACATCGCCCTCTCTTGTCCATCCTTCAACACTTCAGATATCATCGTGTTATGTCGTTTAATGCAAGAGCTCGCTAACCACTCATCTACTAATGTCCCATTAATACTCGTGATACCGATAAGCTTACTCATGTGAGGAAACACTTTGTTGACAAAGAGAATCCTCCCTTCTGAAGAGAACACGAGGACAAACTCCCTGGACCTTTTAAAGGCCTCTCGAGCTAGAGTTAGAGTTACGACGTGTTCACACTTTTCACATTTCTTAAGCATGTATGATACATACGATATTGCTAGAAGTATAGACAGTGGAAGTAGCCAAAACCATCTGGCTAACAATTCGAGGTCCAGCATATGTGACTTCCTTTTAGACTACTGGCACCCCGGCCGCGACTCGAACGCGGGACCTACGGCTTAGAAGGCCGTTGCTCTATCCAGCTGAGCTACCAGGGTACTTTGAGCTTGAATTCGCTCTTTTTCCAATATTCTTCGATTACCGACTTTACGTCCGTCCTCATCTCAGAATCCTCCAAAAGAGTAGGAATCGGAGACAACAGCCTAATATCCGTTCGAAAAGGCTGTTACTCTTTCGACCCTTCTTCTTTCTTCCCTTTTTTCAAAGCGTCTCTGGCTTCCTGAATATTCTTCTCTACCCAGAAGATAGTGTTCTTCGCCTTCTTCAGATCCCACAGAACTCTGATACCTTTTCTGTCAGGAGAAAACACTCGTCCATTCGAACTGACAAAGATCAACCACCCGTCGAATCTTCCAATACCTCTGCCAACGTACTTGGCATCTTTGCTCTTCATGAAGTTGAGACGTTTGCCAGCGATCTCTTTGTCTTCTTCCCGGTCGCTGTCCTGGGTCTTGACGACGTCGTAGATCAATCCCTGCCATTTCAGGACGACCTCATCTTCAGGATCAGACATGTCCTTGGCTTTTTCTCCAAGGGAAAGGAGATGTTTGATCTCCTTCAAGAAGGCGCTCTGTTCAGCAATGAACTTCTCAGGATTCTGTCCTTCCTTGTGCTCCTCGACACCAAAGCCGACTTTCTTAGCGATACCCTTTAAGGCTCCCTCGACGTCAACTTCCTTGAGGAACATAAGAGAGCGGTTTTCTCTTACTTGATGCATGTCAGAGAGCTCCAGAACATCGAACATGTCCACCGTATTACCTTTCTCGTCCGATGTATGACCTTCTGGACCTTCGCCAGCGTCAGGTAGGAGCTCTTCTTCACTCGCATGTTCTTCTACAGAAGTGACCTCTAGGGCTCTGTGCCAGAACGGTACCCCGACGAGGTCACCGATCTTGAACTTACCCTGATCCACTCCATCGCGAGCCACATAGATGGATCTACCCCTCTCAAGCTCGTCTTTCAGGAAAGCTAAATCTTCATGAAAATTTTTGAGTCTATGAACAGCGAGTGAAGAGTCATCAGAAGTGACATTACCCATAGCCTCGTCGAGAACCGACTTCGAGATCACGTTAGCCATAATGGCTTCTTGGATCGTTCCTTTGAAGATGGTCCCCTCATCGATGGACTTCTTTCCATCAACTCGGTTGGCAACCTTGTAGGCTGTGGCGAAGCACTTCCCCTCCCAATTCTTCCGGTTCTTATCAGAGTTGCCTTCTTTCTTGAGCTCTCTGATCTCACACTCATTCCACACCTTGAACCACGCTTTGCGGGCTTTAGGAGAGTACTTGCTTAGATTTGGGTGACGCTCCATGGCGTCTGTAACTCCTGCGAATGGCATCTCTCAATCTCCTATGAATATTAGAAGCTGTTTTTGACCTGCTTCAAGGTGAGTTTCGTGAACTTCGTCCCCAAAAGAGCCCAGGCATTCTTCTTACTTCCTTGCATCCGAACTTTGAGGCCATGTCATGGAGTGGAATCCAATGACCTCTGCTTTCTCATAAAACAGCATGATTGCTTAATTCCGGAAATGTTGACTACTCAAGGATTGAGAACCGAAAAGATTCATGACTGTTAAACTATTCTTTTCAGATGCTTTCTTAGGAAGACCTTCTGTTTTAGCTTTAAGATCTCCAAATTGTTGCCACATAATTGTCACATCGGAAAGAACCAACGAGATTTCTGAGTCGGAAACCTTCATAAAGGCCTTCATTCTAGCCAGAAGTTGATCAGCTCGAATTCGTTGCTCTTCCCCTTTGGACTTAAAGATCAGAAATTCTCGTTCGTCTGGAAACTCTCCTGACTCGATACCCTTTTCCAACTTCTGAATCATTGGACGAAGAGCCTTCTTCATCTTCGGAACGACCTTCTTCACCTTGGAAAGAGTTGACGTTACAAGTTCTACAGCTTTCAGTCGATCAGACTCAGTTCCATTGAACGGCCCTTTGTATTTACCGCTAGGGTCGATTATCTTCAAAACTTTGCTTCCGCAATACGAGTTAGCCTCTCGAGTCATATCTCTCCAATCGTCTAGGAGATCATCGACTTCTTCGTAGGCAGACCGTCCTTGTCTCTTTGAATCTATATCTACTTGCTCGTAAAATAACATCTTTCTATGCTCCTCCATCTTCATCGTTCTTGTACTCTTCAGTGTAGTATCCGGAGAGTACTTCAAGTTCATGTTGAACTAACTTAAGAGCATCGTTGCTCAACATGTCTCTTCTCATAAGATAAAGTTTTGTCTTGGCAGCATGAAGTAAGGTAACGAGTTCTCTCTCATCCACATCCGAGAGCATGGGAGTAATCTCAAACTCTTTTGCGTATTCGTCTAGATTCAACATGATGTTCTACTCCTCCTCATCACCAATCTCAACGATCTCAAGTTCTTGATCTCCGCTAATCCAGGTAGCCTTTCGAACTGACTTGTCTCTATTCAAAGCTATCCTAAAGTCATTCATGTCTGCCCCTGAAACTTCTTCCAAGAGCTCATAGTCATCATCGACTCTGAGGATGACGCCTTCATCCGTACAGACGTATTGACCTTCCATTTCGACGACATCTTCGGTCAAGTCTTGGTATGCGGTTTCTCCAGCTTCATCGAGCCCTTCGATTGCATCAGCTACTAACACAGCTGCTTTATCTGTGGCAGGTTCTGTGGAGGGGTCTCTGTCCTGAGATATGCGTGCATAGAGTTCGGCAGCAAGACCAGCGAATTTAGAGACATCCTGTTCCACCTTTACATCCTTAATGCTCAGGTCAGCTATCAGTCTCTTGATATTCACAAGAAGCGTCATCAATGAAATTCGGTTACCTCTGACGTTGTTTAGATTGGCGTACATATTGTACATGTATGTCAGCGGACTCGGTCCCGAATTATGCCGAGCGCGATTTTTCTTAGCAGCAGCCTTCTTCTCCGTTATCTCAGAGGATATGTCGTCGGCATCTCTCTGGAGCTTTTCGAGCTCAGCGATGATGAGCTCCATCTCGGCGGTAAAGTGGTCGACGTACTTGCCCAGCGAGATAGCGTCTTTTTCTTGATCAGACATGTCGGACTCCCCTTCTGTTCAAACGTATATTAACGGTCTTACTCAATAGACTGTTCGAAGACTAACCAACTGATCCGGTGTCGCCTATAGGTTAAAAGCCCTTATGAAAACATGGGATTACTTAAGAAAAACAATCAAGGAGGATAATTATGCCGGAGAGATACCTTTCAACAGTAACTTACGTTAACAGTCGCCGTGGTTCCAACTCCACTGGTAAGCTCCTACTTACCGAATGTATTGACGGTGAAAAGAAGCTTCATGTCGACAAGAAACCAACCTTAAGTTTCTTTGTGGATATGGACGATATCGAAAGAGATAGAGGAGCGACGTTCGTCCCCATCGACGAGGTCGTACCAATAGAGAAAGTTCCGTATGGAGACGTCGGTCGGACCATGGCTGAGTTGGCAGGACTAGAGACGGAGTGGGAGCGTAGTATTCGTGACCGGACGAGCTGGAATATGAAAGAGTACATGCGGAAGCTGCCATTCTTTCATGGTACTGATATCCACGTAGAAGATCATTATATCGGCCGGTGGATTGACAGATATCAAGGGGAGATCAATATAGCTCCAAATCTACACAAAGCCCACTGGGACATTGAGGTTGACAGTTGGGATGGTAATCCTTTTGACAGAGAGAACGCTCCATGTCCGATTGACGCTATCTCGTTGTACAGTGGAAAGTTGAACACGCTGTATGTCTTTCTACTCCGGAATGAGGATAATCCTCTGGTAGAAGAGTTTGAGAAGAATCTAGAGGCAAACGCTGATGAAGCGATTGATCGCTTCGATCTAGACGAGTGTCGCATTACATTCTTCGAAGATGAGCGGAAGCTGATCTTGTCATTCTTCAGAACCGTTAACGAAGAGCTTCGTCCGGACTTCCTCGGAGCATGGAACCAGGGCTATGATTTTTGCTATATGGAAGGGAGAATCAAGAAACTCTTTAGGTGTGAACCTTCGGAGATCATGTGTCCTAAGGACTTCCCCTTTAAGAAGGCCTACTACTATGAGGATACACGGAACCAGGATTGGAGCACGAAGGGTGACTATGCTGTCGTAGCAGGATGGACGAATTACATCGACCAGCTCATTACGTATGCAAACTTGAGAGCTACTCTTGGTAAGAAGGACGGTTACGGTCTTGACGACATTGCAGAAGAAGAAAAGGTCGGCAGTGGTAAAGATCCCATGGATTGCTCAATGAGAGAATTCTCGAGGACGGATTACAAGAAATACGTCTTCTACAACATGAACGACTCGATTCTGTTGCACAAGATCGAACAGAAGACCAAAGACATCGACCTCATCTATCAGATCGCCATGATCACTCGTACCAGAGTGCATAAGGCATGGAGGAAGACGGTGTCCTTGAGAAACCTGGCCCTGAAACACATGTTTGATCAGGGACTCATAATGAGTAACAACAGAAACGTCGGGAGAAAGCATGGAGGAAAATTCAGAGGAGCGTGGGTGATGAGCCCTGAAAATAATGCGTCCCTCGGGGTGAGGGTCATGGGTCACCTACTGAACTCGATCTTCGAGAATGTCTGTGATTTGGACTTGTCTTCTCTGTATCCATCTATCATTCTGTCGTGTATGATAGACCCGTCTAACCAGATTGGTAGATTGATGTTTAAAAGCGACAATGACCCTGGTGACGAACTAGGATACAAGTTGACAGCTGATCTCCTTAGAGGAGATATGCTGAAGCTAGGACACCGATGGCTAGGACTCCCGGCCAAGGATGAACTGTTGAAAATACTGGAGACTTGAAGAATGGCGAAACTTTACGGACTGGAGATCACAAGCGGGTTGGACCTTAAAACCATCAAGGAGGTGGCGATTGGGGTACTTTCGTGGTATCCTGAGGTCAGGAATATCCACGGGGAAAAGATGATGGAATTGATCAACCCCATGCACTCGGAGAATACATGGGTCAAGGCCAGGATTTGTGACGAATCAAGAATCGACTGCTTCGGAGGGAGTGTCAGTGTCTCGAATATAGATACTGCTGTGGCTGAGATTCTGGGTGTGGCTCAAAAAATGGGTCCAGAAGTCGATGCTCTCGCAGCTGAAAAGCATGTAGACCGTCCCTCATGGGGACAGTACTTCCTCAAACAGGCAATGCTCGCTAGTGAGAGGTCTACGTGCGATAAGATTCACGTAGGATGTGTCTTAGTGAAGAACAACTTCGTACTGGCGACAGGGTATAACGGTTCCATGCCTGGAACACCACACTGTAACGAGGTCGGTCATCTCGTTATGAACGAGGAAGACGGTACTAAAGGGTGTGTTCGAACCATACATGCCGAGATCAACGCTATCGGACAGGCCGCTAAGAGGGGTGTGAGTACTGATGGTGCGATCGCGTATATGACGTACACTCCATGTATCCCTTGTTACAAAGCCTTGGCAGCTGCGGGAATCGTGAAAGTCTACGTCTGCGGATGCTACGACGACCCGGAAACAGACAGGTTCGTCAAAGAGGCTGGAGGTGCAATCCCCATTTACTCGTGCGATGTACCAAGTAATGATATCTGGTACTTCCCAGATGAATGGCCATCAGCAGTCAAGCATCGTGGTCTGAAAGTTCCTGAGAAGACTCATTTTCGTTGCGAAAAATGCAAGGAAATGAAGTCTGCTGAACTAGTCTGCACTAAGTGTGAGATCAAAGTCTGTCATGACTGCATCGCTAGCCGGAAATCCTTTGAGTGTGAGGATTGTGACCACGGAATCCATATGTGTAAAATCCAAAAGGTTAAACACTGATGCCAAAGATGAGCAGCGAACAAGCATACAATCTCTTCATGTCGATGCTCAGAAACAAAGAGCAGATCGTCAGAGAACTCACACGAGACTTGGATGTATGCACTCGGACCAAACTCGGATGCATTCAAGTCGATGATCAGTGGGATCTTGTTGAGAAGGACCACTGCAATGCTCTCAAGAAGCTACGAACGGCGATCAAGACTAATGGTCGTCTCGCAGCTATGCTGGAGAAACTTATATTGATAAACTTGACTACTCTCCTATCGGGCGACTTCGATGCTAACGCTGCTAAAGTGGCGATGAAGTTAGCTCCGAAGGTTCGGGAGACGGAACAGTTACAGGAGATGTTGAAAAACAAGATAGAAGAATAGAATGAAGTTCGACAATCAGCATATCATGGTGACTGGTCTTTCCGATAGAGAAGGTCGGAATCTCTTGGATCAATCCATTGACATGGTAATGTGTGGAGAGAAGATCGGAGAGGTCTTGACGTGGTATCAAATCCGAGACAACGGATGTACGATGCTTCTGTTCACGCAGTACAAGCCTCGCAATCCTCCAAAGGAAAAAGATCCGACGTGTTTGCCATTCGCTATGGACCGAGAAGCCATTAAAGGATTCATCTATTCGTGGCTCATGGGAGACGGTTTGTACCCAGAATTCGATGAGAGTTCCTTTGATGGGAGTCGAAAGAAAGGTTGGATCGTGTCCAACTTCAGACATAAAGATCCTGACAATGCCTTGTGGTTCTCATCGACTGACTCTGAGCATGGTTACGGAGCTATCTTTGAAATTCGGAAAACATGGGCTCTTTACGGAAAGTGAGGTAGGTAGTTATGACTGACAAAGCGAAGCTTAGTAAGTCAGGTGATATTGCCAAGTTGTCCTTTCATTCATACACCAGTCTCGAAATCGGATTCAGAGCCATCGGCCTCCCTGGAAGAGGGTGACATGTGAAGGATGATTATGAATTCTCTGGTAGTGAGATGTCCTTTTCCTTTACGGGGACTGTGACGAAAGGGGATATGAAAGCTCTAGTGTCAGCATCAGCTTGTAGAAAAGATGACATGGGAGTATACCTCAAGGTCTCTGTCAGTATCGATGAGTGGGATCACTGTGTTTCTGCACATAGTGATATGAGGTGCGGAGTTCACGCTTTAGGAGCACTCATCGTCCTTGGGAACATGATTGAAGAAAGAATAGGAGAACTGACATGAAGCCTAAAGCAGGTCAGAGTCATGGTAAGGCACTATTCGGATGGGTCTGGGACGTCAACCAGGTTTTGAAGAATATTGGTTCCGAATACGCTATGGAGAATAACGTCTGTTACCATGCTCCAGGTGTGGGAACCACATGGTTTTCTATTGTCAAGCTTGAGCTGACACCAGATCAGAAGAAGTACCCATTGCTCGAACTGAACTATGCAGCAAACGGTGGTGAACTGTTCCAAGCATACAAGCAGTACAAGTCGTTCGTGGAAGACGTTGTCGTTCATGATCGTATGATTCGAATACTTGGCGGGTCAGTTCCGGATGACGAACTAGAGAAAAGGGGATTCCCGGATAGAGCTCTTGCTGACTCGATGAAGAAGACTACCTTCATAAGTAACTCGAGTCTACACAAGAGGCACAAAAATACATATGACATGTATGTCGGGGATCAAGATGTGAATTCCTTCGAGATACCGGATGGAGTCCAAGAAGCACTAACTTCAGGGGATTTCCCTGTAGTCATCATCGAGAAAGGCCGCTTCCTTAGCGTAGATAAGAAGCTAAGACCTGGTGAAAAGGGACTGATACAAGTCATACTCGATCGGAAGTTCCTTTTGCCAATTTCAAAGAAGGCTGGGATGCTCGTGCATGTCATCGACATGGAAGACGGTAGAGTCCTCGTGGGAATAGATTGTGAAGAGAAGAGGTACCGTTGGGAACAGTATTTCATGACCGTCCAACTGTAAAGTGACGCCAGGGTTTAAAAGCCCTGCGCGGGAACCGTCGGTACCCCCCATTCTGGGGGGTGCTGACTTTTTTCCCGAACATTACAATTAGTGGAAAGTGTATACAGCTTACCGGAGATAAGCCATGCCTGAGAACCTAAAGCCGAGAGCGGTTGTGGAGGCCTTCATCGAGGGCTTCAGCATCGATTCGTCCAACTTTGATAGGTACGACCGCGTACTAGGTCTTCCGTACACGGTGTTCGTAGAGGTGATCAACAGGTTGATCGATGGGTCAGTATCAATGGATGACTTTAACTCAACTCTCTCGAAATACGAGAAAGAGTTTTCTTCAGGGGCGGATCCTGTCAGCTTCATCGACTTACTTAATTCCACAGCCGGTGCTGCTAGAAGTGCGATTCTCAATGACATGGAGAACGTCCTTCTTGGGTCTGCTATGCGAAAGATTGATGATAAAGAGGTGGTCCCATCTAACGCCGTTCTTCCAGTAGGGAGATCTGAGGCAAGGTATAACATGCAGGTAGCTATTGCTACCGATGCTGGAAAGGATCCAGGTGATATAGACCTTGACGATATCATCCTCAATATGAGCGAGGAAGAGGCTGGTAAGTCCTTGGAAGTTATTGAGGCGGAGAGAAAAGCTAGAGAAGCCCGAGAAGTCATGGACGAAGCTCAATCCCGTCACGATGCTAACCCCAGTAATTCACCCATCAGGTCGATGTATGCCGCCAAGACCGTTGCATACAATAAAGCCAAGAAGATCCTTCGGATGGCGATATCGAAAGGTAGGAGATAAGAGATGCCACTCACAGAACTTGAGATAGTAGAATACATCAAGGGGTTGAGTCTAGACGAAGACGCAGAGGCGTACGAGGCCTTCAACCGCTTTACCCTTCTCTCGAATGAAGTCTTCACTGAGTTGATGGAGAAGCTTGTCGATATCGGTAGCGGAGTAGTCATTAGTGACTTTTATTCTTTGACGGTGATAGACGACGAGAGCGTATCCCTCAAACTTGAGGAACTAGCTACCGGATCATCTGAGTTGGCTGACGCCAGAGCCATCATTATGGCTGAGATCAAAGTCAGCACAGATGCCATCTACGGGTACGACGCCTTACGTTTTTCTTTTGTCTCCGGAGCTGAGATCAGTGGGACCGTAGATCCTGAAGCATTTGAGAAGTACGTCGTTCGTTCCATGCAAAGAAACGATAGGTACATTGTGGAGAGGGTGATAGACGAGACTAAAGCCGACACTACGAAGTTCTGGTCATACTCGACTCTCATCAACAAGTTCTCTGAGATTCTCACCAATCCCACATTGGGAGACGCTCTTATTCAGTCGGAGTACTCTACCCAAAAAGCCACCAACATGTTTTTGGATGCTCCGTACCTACTACAGGAAGAGTCCATTGACTATTGTTTTAGTTTACCTCATGTCATGGTAGACACTCTCGGCGTTTCATCCATCATGAAAGATGACCCATTCGTTGACTTCTCTCTCAGCGAGCTTTATACGTACGGTTCTCCTGGAGTATGGGACATTGAAGTCAGAACTTTCTTGGAAGAAGCGGCTCAGAGATACGTTGACCAGGCTGGAGCCGAGACGCACCAAGAGAGCGCCAGACATGTTTTACTAGATGCCTCTGACGGGTATCTCTTTGATGACTCTGTATGGGGGTCGATCGAGACGTTGAAGTACAGGCATATCCAAGCTGCCACGTCTATCACATGGATTATCCCCTATGAGTTCGATATCAGTCTTGAGGAGATAAGAGCCAGAGATGATTTGGGTGAAATACTGACTGTGGAATCTGTCAGCTGGAATCCTGGAGAAACTGTTATCGGGTTTGAAGAAGCCAGATCGGGAACAGCTAGCGTTCGTCTCATTGAGATGGACTTTCAAAAGCAGTGGTGGAGAGCGCAGATCCTTCGGTATTACCTTCCATCTCTAGACTACTTTGCTAAGAGTGCCGGAGAACAGACGGCCATTGATACTGAATGGACTGATAAAATATCTCTGATGAGGACAGATTTAGCCTCTGTTAGAGATCTCTTAGTTCTCCTTAATGAGAGACTTGAGCTCTTGTTAGTCCCATCAAACGTGTAAGGAGGAAGACGTGAGTGTAGACATAACAAGCTCCTCGCTCTTTACAGCGCAGGAAGTACAAGATTTCTTCGAAAGCAAGACTCGTCCTGGAGAGTATACCCAGATGTCGAGACTGGCTAATTTGTCTAGGGATTCTTTTATCCCGTTGACAAACTGTCTTCTTCTGGAACTGATCAGTATGGAAGATTTAGCTGGACTCAATACTCTAGATCAAGCTACCGTAGACTTGTTCATCGAGGAAGTCCTCTCCAGGAATTTCCTCATGGTACACCAAGCTGGGGATCTAGTCAAGAAAAACTTTGTATTCACCGATACTGGTATCAATCTTGGAGACACAGCTGACGAAGCTGATGCTCTCTCTTCAGGAAATCCACAGAAACCTTCTTCTAACCACGGATTGAGGTACGAGTTCTTCATGACACGGAGAAGCTATCGGTCCTACGTTGACTCTACTGAGTTCGACGACGCCTTCGAGACTGAGGTTCTTCCTGAAATCCTCGCTTCCGACGACTTCACAGACATATCAGCAACAGACGTTAGAGATGTATTCCCGCTCGACGGGGACATTGCCATGACTGATTCGGGGAACCCTATCATTGACGCGGGAATGAAGTTGGCCTTCGCAAATGCTTACGAAAGGCTATTCTCATACTTTCTCCCAGTGCTAGAGAACAATCTTGTCAGTCGCCTTTGTATCTCGTCACCATCGCTCTTTTCCAAGGTTGACTCTGACTCAGCGGTCTCATCTAGTGCCCTGGATTGGTTCTTCCCTTATAGGAACACTAGGAACGTCCTTGATGAGGTTGTCGCTCTTATGGTAGAGAACAGTGATGATACCATTGACGAGTTTAGTCAAACGATAGCTGACATCTCGACATTCATAGGAGATGAGAGCTTTGAACATGCCCCTTCTAGGGCGCTTAACAGATTTCTGCTGTTCTACAAAATCGTTTCTCTAACTGATGGGACGTTGTCAACGCAGCAGGTCAGTGATATAGAGAACGGAATAACAGTGCTGAGAGGAAAGCTCGAAGCTCTCGTGAACATGGCGGCTCTTATCCGCTCCGAGTCCGCGAGTAGGTTGAAAGTAACCAGCACCGACATCTAGGGATAAAAACCATGGCAGTGACCACCGAAGAGAAAAAGAAACCGAAAGGTCCGGGTAAGGGCCTGTTCGGCGTTGAATTCAAGAGCCTGAGTTCACTTAGGCGAATGACAACGTCATCTATCCTAGGGATGGACGAGAAGTTCCTGGAACAAAACAGGAAGGATGATCGGGACATTAGGACGGCTATCAACAGAGCCTCCAGTCGGATCAAAGATGCAGTCGGATCTGACATTTGTGAATTCTTCTCAGCTGTCACGATTCAGAAGGCCAATGACCCGGTCAATGGGAAGCTAGATCCTGATGGGGCTAAGAACCTCGTCGACATCCAGAAGCTTGTGGAGAAAGCTGAAGTCAAGGGACTGAACAAGCTTTTGATAGCAGAGAGCGAAAGAGTTGCTCTCTATCATGATTACCGTCGGATTAAGGACATGATTCCACAGATGTCCCAAGCTGTTGATACCTATGTCGACAACATTATGAGTCCGGACGACTTCACTAAGATTTCTCTCACCTACGGATATGAGGGAGAGGAACTTGAGGAAAGCGATCGGGACAGGACTCAAACTAACCTGAAATTTCTGGATACCAAGTACAGTCTGAGCAAACGCGCCAGAAAGATTCTCAGGAACTCTTTGATAGACGGGGATTACTTCCTCGCAGTCATTTCTCTCAAGAAGGAACTGACCAAACTTCTATCTGAAGATGGTGTAGACTCGGCGGCATTCGAGGGTGATTCTCTTTGGGATCCGGAAAACGCCAGAATCTTCAAACAGAACAGACTGACAGAAGGCGCATTCGTCAAAGTGATGGAAGGTTTTGAGAAAGCCATTGATGAGGCTTTCGACATCGACGAAGAAGAAGATGAAAAGGCAAAGAAAGAATCGGAAAAAGGTAAAACTGAGATTAATGGCTTTTCGGAAGATGTTATTAAAGCTACTATCGATGGCCTGAACAGTAATCTCCTAGTGGCAAACAATTCCAGTCTTTTCCTTGCTGAAGCTTCTGAAGATGCTAGGAATCTTGGAGAAAAGGACGAAGAGAAGAGCACTCTTCTTCATAATCCGTTCGATCCTAAGAACAAGAAGAAGGACAAAGACGGTAAGCCGGTCGAAGTAGCTGGATCTGTGCTTAGAACCCTTATGCCTGAGAGGGTAGTTAAGCTCGAGGTCAATGACGTCTGTTACGGCTACTTGTATTTCGAACCTTGTTCTGAGGGCGTCGACTCTGGTGAATACCTTATCCGGAATACAGTCAACGCTGGTAGTACATGGGATGCCCTCGTTGGTCGGAGTAATACCAACAAGGTCCAAGCTGCCAAGCAGAATTTCATTCACAAGCTCTTTATCAAAGGAATCGCCAAGAGGCTAAACCGCGATGTCCTGGAGAAGAACAAGCAGTTCGCTGATGTCATCTATAACCTTCTCCAACAGGATTACCTGATTCGTAAGAAGGTTAGGGTTACGTACCTGACCCCGAACGAATGTGTTCACTTCGGTGACGATACAGGTGAAGGTGTCTACTACGACTCCTTGTTCCAGTCCATTCTGTTCACGGCAAAGCTCTACATCTCCATCCTGACTGCAACCTTGATGCACAGACTCGTTAGGGCTCCATCCAAGCGGATTTTCTACATCGAGACAGGTTTGGATAACGATGAAGGAGCGGCAGTCAACACCTTTATACGGGACCTTAGGTCCAAGGAGTTGACCTTTGACGATATTGCTTCGTCGTCTATCAACCATCTTCTGGCCCTCATTGGGTCATTCAACGACATCTTCGTTCCTGTCGTCTCTTCGGAGAAGCCAGTGGACGTGGAGACCATTGAAGAGAACTCGCCGCAGATGCAGGACGAGTTCATGGAATGGTTGATGAAGGCGCTGACGGCTGGGACTGGCATCCCGCATGCGTTCATTGCCGACTCGGAAGCCGTGCAGTTCGCTAGGTCCCTGACCATGGAGAATGCCAAGTTTCTACGCTCCGTCGTTAGACGTCAGCAGAACTATGGTGAACAGTTCTCCATCTTGATTCAAATCCTGTACCGGAATGAGTACGGCGATATTGAAGCTCAGGAAAGTACTGACAAAGAGAAGAAAAAGAAAACCAAGAAGACTGAAGCTGAGAAGATTGAAAAGAAAGTTGATAGCAATGACGCCGTCGTTCTCATCGACATCTATAAGCTCTTCGTCAGATTCCCTCCGCCAGCTTCTTTGAATGTCACTAACTTGAGTGACCAGATTAACAACATGTCTATAGTGATGGACTTCTTGGTATCCTTGACCGTTGGAGACAATGACGAAGCCAAGGTTAGATACTTCAGGTTAGCCATGGCTAAGGAACTCATGACCACTATCCCATGGGACAAGGTTGAGAAGATTCTCAAGGAAGTCGAGGAGAAAAAAGCTAAGAAGACTCTCGATAGAAAAGACGGAGAAGACGAAGAGTTCTAACGTATAAAACCGTTACAATGGACGGATTGGCAGGAGAACCTTCGGGTTCTCCTGTCTCTTATTCTTCTTAGAGAAAATAAATCCCCCTATCCCGAGGGCAACGGGATAGGGGAATCATTTGTCATCTCAGTCCGGCTTGGGCTCAGAGATTAAGCGTTGACGGCGTTTGGCGCCTCGTACTCATTTTCCTCGCGGAAGTCGAAACCATGCTGACTGTTCTTCAACAGCTGCACCGCAGCCTCGTCGACCTTGGAACTGATGTGCATCACACCAGAGAACGGTTGCTCGATCTCGACCGGCGCGTTCTGCGTACCCTTGGTGTAGACGAAGTGAGCCAGCGGAATCCGCCGGGGGAACACTGCAGTCCAGTAGCACGCGAACTCGATGATCTTTTTCTCGAGGTTGTCCGCATCCGGACGCGTGACGATGTACATGAGCTCACCGGTGTGGTTCTTGGCCCGGTAATCCATGCCGTACTGCTTGGGATACGTGGCAATGCCGGTCTCGGGATCCCGGATGCCAGTGACCCAGTGCTGGTACGCATTCTTGATAGGACTCCCGGAGTACTCCAGGTGCCGCAGGGTGAAGTTGTTCGGCTTCGGACCCATGTTCTGAGCGATCTGATAGGCATTCGTCGCGAATCCTTCGGTCACATCGGCCGGAGTGATTTCGAGATCTGCCAGGCCATCAAAGCCCGCAAAATTCTTCTGGGTCAGAAGTTTGATGTTGGGATACTCATCGGTCACCCATGAAGGAAACCGCGTCCAAACGATGAACGCCATTCCCACCAGTAGGGGATCGAAGTACAGCACGTCGCTGTTGAACCCACCAGTGTAGAAGTTTTCCTGGGCTGAATTGGCTTCCGCGTAAATTTCCTCGGAGCCACTATTCATGCCCTCGCCGGGTCTGACAATGCTCATGATACTCTACTCCCTTTCGTTCTCATTCAGTCTCTTTGTGCCCTAGTCATCGCAACTCCCTCCGGGAAGGGTTCCATACCCAACCCGGTGGAAGCAACTCTGAAAATTCCTTACTTGACGACGAAGTTGATGATGACGCGTTCCAGGACGGCCGTGAAGACCATCTCGATTCTCACACGCGCAGTCTTCTGCTTCCTGTCGTAGTCCGAAGAATACACCTGACCACTGATGGAGCTGCAAGCACCATTGTCACGCCACTTGGCGAGATAGTTGTTCAGGTTGTAGTTCATGGTACCGAGGGTCGCGTCCGAGATGAACTCGAAGTTGTAGTCCTCCATCATTTCCTCGACCTCACGCTGCATCCGGAGAAGAGCGCGAACGTGGTTGAGGTCTGACAAGGCCGACGTGACCGTCTGCGAAGTCAGCTGTCCATACAGCATCGTCCGTCTCGGGTCCTTCTTGACATAGTTCACCTGCTTGCGGTACAGACGTTCCTGCCACTGGTCTGTCGGATTCCATGACAAGTTCTCGAAGCCGCTGATGACTCCACGCCGGGGACCGACGAAGGGCCAGTGCAAGCCGTTATTCTTGTCATTGAGCGGAACCTTACCAGCGATGAAGAACGGGACCGTGACCTTGACGTTCCGACCAATGTACTCATCGAACACCGAAGCGTCCTGAGAGAACATCGCTGTGAAGAACGTGCTGTAGCCGAGGGTTGCTCTCATATCCAACGCCTGTTGCGGATTGGCTGTGAAGCCAAGGTCTGCACAGAACACACAGTCCTGACGTAGTGTGGCGACAAAGTCGTTACACGCATCCTTCACGGACTTGTTGTAGTTCGCGTCGAGAACCATGTCGATGGGCCACAGCTTCTTCTGGAGGATTTCCTCGTTGATCGCACCTGTGTACGCTTGGACCAGGAGCTGGTCACGGACAGTGGTATCGATTAGGCCATTGGCTGTCATCAGAGATCCCACGGAACCGCCAGACAGGGGAACGCTCTCATCGAAGTTGACATCACTCGAACCGTCACTGTCAGCATTCATGGTCTGTACGACCTTGATACCTGGAGTGAACACGCTAACTGCACCAGCCGGAATGTCAACTGCATCTGCCAGCTTCAAGTAGCTGTCGACAGCATCGATTTCGTCGATCTCGACGATTTCAGCATCAACCATCACGGAATCGACTCCGTTCTGGAAGACTTCCAACTCAACACTTCCACCAACCACGAATGTCGCGGCTTGCGCAGCAGTTACGCTGATGAAGAGAGCCGTTGCTGCCACATCTGCGTCAGTGGGAGTCATGTACGTCACGCCATCCAAGGATCTCTTGATCAAGTTGGCTTCACTGAACTCAGGCAGGGCCGATTCAGTGATGACGTCACCAGCTTCGTACTTCACCTGTTTGAGGTTGATAGTGTAGCCTGCATCGATCGGCAGGACCGTACCGAGCGTCACTGTCATAGCCGTCAGATCGATGGCTGTGATAGAGTTCTCAACGATGCTGTCATTCACGCCGTCATTGACTTCCAACAGACAGTCGCCAACTGCAAATACACCACGACCGAGGTTATTCGTCATGGAAGCCAAGGTAAGCTTCACGATGTCAGTAGGTACTGCAACCGCACCGATAGCCAGTACAGTAGTCGCATCTTCCCAGACGTGAGTCACTGCTTTCAGCTCATCAGTGAAGATCGGTGCAACGAACTCAATCCGACCAGTGGTGACATTGATGACAGAACCGATCTCAAGTGCATCGACTCCAGCAGCCACGATCGGGCCACCAGGGTACAACAGGTTGGGCTCTTCGACGTAGGCTTTGTCGTCGTTCGGAGAAACGTCCATGGAGAGGGTAGTTTGCCCACTCGACAGAACGTTGAGACCATGGATGTCGGTCACGCCGCTGTACAGGTTTCTCTCACTCAGGAAGAAGGGATCCTGAAGTGCGGGATCTGTGGTAGCGTTGAGCTCTTCACACAGGGCTTCGTAACCGTCATCGATCAGGACGAACGTGGTACCCTTTCCATAGCGTTCCAGCACGTTACTGATGAACATGCTTTCACCACTACGATCCAGTGCAGTCTCATCGAAAGCGACCTGATACGGTCCTTCGACCACAACATTCACACCATCTTTCTGGTGGTAGACTTCGAGGTCGAACACGCGGAACTGGTACGTATCGTCCAGTGCGTCGTTGGCAGTGAGCTTGAACTCCAGCTCATTGTAGTATTCTGCTCCCCGACCGTCGGCCCGGAAGTAGCCTACTGCATGATGCATGAAGCCGTCTGCAATGATGAGGTCGCCGTCGATCGATTCGGCGTACGCGAGAATGGCAGACTCAGAAGCAGCACCGCCTACGACTCTCTTGGTCCTGGAACGAATCAGAACACGGCTCTCATCGACTTCTGCCACCTTGGTGGGAGTGGTCGAGTAAGGACCAGAACCGAATACGCCAGTACCATATCCGCCGTTGAGACGAATGATGGCTTCGTCGTCGTCATAGATCGGGATGTCGAGGTAAATACCGCCGCTTCCCGTATCCGTGCCGTCGTACCATTCCTGGAGTTTCTCAGCAGTGATGAGGATAAGCTCGTTGCCGTCCTCTTCGATCACTGAGAAGTAATAGTTCCCGGCACTCTGGACAACCTTCTGGATGTCCATACCGAAGAATTGCCACTTCTTGATATCGACGTCCTTGGTTTGGAGGTCAATGATGGCATGCGCGTACAGGGCATCTTCCGGAAGGACACGCATTGTGACCACAGTCCCGCCTGCCTTGATCCACTCAAGAACATTCAGCTGGGCTTGGCCGTACTTGGAGCTGTCCGGGTCTCCATGTTTGTCCACGAAATCATCATCACTGGGACCGTCCACGACCTGGAGGACATTGTCCCGACCCTTCTGACTGATCAGAGGGCAGAACAGGGTCGTCACTCCAGCTGCGGTCTGAAAGACCTGGCTCTGGTCCGTGATGTACGAGGTGACTGACGGGTGAAGGTAAAGATCAGGCATAATCCAACTCTCTCCACAATTTGGGGTTTCACACTTGCTTCTCGCCGACGCTAATAGGAATCACTCAATTTACTGTTGACTAGTCTGATTCGCTCGAAGGGGTAGGTCGCTTGTTTCCCTTGCCGTAAATATGTACTGAGCGGTTTGGAAGGCCCTTTCAAGCAGGTGTGCCTGAAAGGACCATCAAATGCATAAAACCAATAGTTTTTAAGACAGCTTACCTCCTGATGGCAGCCTCCATGGGAGTGATTTTCTCCTTTTTCTTCTTTCTTTTATTATTCACGCTTGACGCGAGCGCCTTGTTCACATTTTCGAAAGAGATCCCACTAAATGTACTGGTGAGCTCAGGGAGGGTCTTAAGAGTCACCATTTCGAAATCTCTCTCAGTAGTTCCGGCCTTGGCAAGGGCCAAACGGAAAGGAATGTCATGGTCTTTCTCGTACCGACACAGTTCAGAGACAATAGCTTCCAATGTTGCAGATGACACTCCAAGGGAAGTCTCGTTATCGTCCTGTACCTGCATATACTGGCGGTAGACGTCTGCATACACCATTGTCGGAAGTTTACCAGAGTGAAGAAGTTTCACGAAAGACTCAACGTTCTTAGCGCTAGTGACGATGGTCTCACTCTCAAGAAAGACATCACCCCTTTCCAGTGTGAAAACTCTGTAAGGAATTTTGTCCTTATCTTTCCCAACAGCTTCTCTGAGAGAATGCTCAGAACTGTACTGTATAGAGAGTGGACTGGGAATGTTCACAGTATACAGTGTTGGTTGACTTTTCGGATCCATCCTGACCCGGAAGCGAAAGATCCCTAAGACGATTAACTTGTCGCCTGAGATCTCAGCTATGTCAGTGTCGAAGTATTCCCTCGGCACCAGTATTTCCAGTGAGGCCGCATTGACTATGACCTTACCGTCTCTCTTCTTGAAAAACTTGAATCTCATTACACCCTCCGGCAGTTCTCAGGATATCTTCTTAGCTCGTATTTAATGAATTGTTCCCCTTCTCCAATGACAGAGATGATGGACCATCCAAGTCTTCGGAGAAGGGGATTTAGAAGAATCTTCAAGAGAGTTCTGTGCTGTGTCACTCGCTAGTCTCATTACCCTCGATGACGTCGATAACCAGCTGAACAAAGTCACCGTTGGTTGGGAATGGTTTTCTCAGTCTGTGTAGGTTGTTCAAGGTCTGGGAGATGAAGACCGCCCATTCCTTAAGCTTCCTACGACAGATGAAGTCAGAAAACCTCTCGATGAACTCATCTGCATAGTGCTCCCGACCTTTGGGGAGAGAACCCTTCAGGTGTCGACAAGATGTATGGACTGGAAGATAACGATTTTCTTTGTCATCTTTCAGCTTCTTGGTGGCCTTGGACGTCAAACTCTTCAGTCGTCTAGCCTTCTGAACATCATTCATCTTATCATACTTGGAACCCCTCGCTACGATGTGGTCTCTGAGTGGCCCTAGTGTGGAAACAGCTTCGAATTGCCGCTTGGACTGTCTGAGCCTCTCAATTTTGTCTTCCGGGGCTCCCTCTTTCTCAGCGACAACAATAGCGGCGTTGATCTTTTCAACGAGACTTTTGCTGATGTTATTGAGAGAAAGCTCCTTGGCAATATCTCGACCTCCCCGCATGGCTTGCTCAGTCTCGTCCGAAACCCCCATACTCATCATGTCAAGATCGGATATCGCCGGTATCGAGTCTGATACGGTGAGTTCTCCTTTTGGTCCCGACAACGCTGTTGGATGACTTATCACTCCTCCAGCTCCTGGATGCTCGATGAGTGTCAGGTCCGAGTCTTCAATGTCCGTTTTTCTTGTGTCGTCCATGTCTGGCTCCTGGTTCTAGTCTTTCTTCGGGAGGTCCTCGATGAGCTCCATTCTTACCTTAGCCGTTATGGCTTGTAGAACTTCGTCGTCATTCACGATGGGAGCTAAGTAATTCCTCACTACATCGCTCTCTTCTCCGTCGATAGCTCCTTTAGCAACCACCAACGATATCTCTCCTTCATTCTCGGTCTCAAGAAGAGAAATCAAGTCAGAAAATGGTAATCCAGATTCGACGGCATCGACCATGATATCCTTGAGGAAATACATCACTACGACATCATCAAAGTTCTTGAATGTCTCCTTCAAGGAGGTAAGAGAAAAGTCCTTCTTGTTCTCCAAGCGGGGTCGGTACTCTCGTGCCAAGACCTTCCTATTGGAAAAGATGAACTTCTGGAAAAACGTAACCATGTTCTTGATACGCTTGACGACGAAGAACTCGTAGAGACCAGAGACCCTGGACTCTAAGTCCGACAGGTCCATGTCTTCAGCAGTCATTTCTGTCCCAGCTGAGAAGTCGAAATCGAAACGCTTCTCTAGCGCCTCTACTACGTCTACCAATAGGGCACGATACTCTCCATCGATCTCGTCAATATTGACATCCTCTTCCTCTTGTTCCGCCTTGATACGGATCAGATCAATCCTCTCAGTGATCTGGGTGAGGAAATCTTTTGGAGGAGTTTCTACCGTTGCTTCGATGATCTCAGTTTCGATCTGCTCCTTGAGAAAAGTTCGGTAGAGAAGCCCTATGGAAAGCCCCATTTCTTCGTCATTGCCTTCAGCTACTTTGAAGAAGGCGCTTTCATCGACTTCTCTTCCAAGCATCTGATCTATCATATTCTCTGTCATTTCAACTGCCATCTTAGTTAACCTCCTGGTTTTTTCGCTGATGTGATTCCATTACCTGTTCGATGGGATCTCACTCTTTTAAGGTGCTATCCTAGCCCCTCCTACTTTACCGGTGTTTTATCAGGGCGGTATTATTCTCTTCTTCAGGTTGCGGTTCGAGGTAGTCCCCAAGCCCGCTCACGGGTTTGGTTCGAACGGCTCCGAGAGGGCTCGGTCCTTTTTTTGAATCCCCTTTATTTAGAGCAATGACTTGAGCTAGGAAGGTCTCCTCCTTCTTAGGTTTTCGCTTTTCGAGCTGTACCTCAGACTCTGTGATAAACCTACTAGAGTCCTTCCTACCATCGTTACGTCTATTGTTTACAGAGATTCGGCGGACTGCTTTGAACATAGCTGACCTTCCGCCCTTCAAGAACCTTTTGAGAGTTTCCCAATGGTAATCCTTCACATACAGGGCGAACGCCTTGGAGAAGATAGCATCGTCGTGCTCGCCGTTAGCATGTTCGATTTTATTGCTCTTCTTCATTTCCAAGGTTTTAACGTCGTCTATGATAGCTTTTGCCACTAAGACTTCTGGCATATCGGAAACCATGGTCTTGATGCACTCGATGATGAGAGGTCTAGTCGTAGAAGTCGTATTAATCCCGTATACTCTTTTGCCTTTCTTGGATTTAGAAAGTTTTTCCGCCTTAGTCTTTGTCTCTGTATAGAAGAGAGACTTCTTCAAGTCTGGTTCTTTTTCAAACCTCTGGATGATGTTTAACCCGTAACTATTCCTTTCTATTATGAAAATAACGTCAGGGTACATCCGATGAAGTTCTCTAAGAGCATCCTCAAGTTCAGCAGTACTGATCTTGTTGTTCTTTAGACAAGCTACTGTTTCTAGTGAATCAGGATCTGAAAGTACAATAGCAGAGCTGTCTCGGTCTAGTCCACCAGCAACGTCTACTGTAGTTAAGTAATTTATCCCTCTCTGGAGCTCTGCGAAATACTGGAGTTCGTAAAACCCTTGAAGCATCACTGTACTGATGGGATCCCTTTGGAAGTTTTCTATCTCCAGGATTTCCTCATCTGAGAATGGATTAACGTCTGATGATGGAGACCATGCGCACAATATCTCTCGGCGGATGACATCCAGTTCGTTGTTAAGATTCCTGCACTGCGATCGGAACCATTGAGGACCACGCCTAAGTTGTTTGTAGTCAAAGAAGATATATACAAAGTCATTGGACGAGTTTCTATCGACGAACTCGTCGATCTCCGTCCGATCCATGTCGTACATCTTCTCAGTAAAGTCAGCCGCCATGTTGATGAGGTCTTTACAATATCTACCAGAAGCTAGGTCAGTGTTGTTAGGCGTGGTCGAGATGAGTTTGCCGTAACATCTACCATTCGATTTCGCCATATCAGCAGCTTCTGAAAAGGCTGGAGCGGCGGCATTATATGTGATCTGGTTGTAACGTAAGAATGAGAACTCATCCCACCATTCATTAGGAGCGGTCAGACCGCGACCAATAGTATCAGCGTGTTCGGGATCTTTACCACATGAAATCGTTTTGACTTCATTCTTGGTATGTTTGAGAATATAGAACTCTATGTTATTTTGGTCTTGAGAACCCTGTCGAAAAGTTAACCATTCTGGATTTAGAAGGAGAATATCCTTCATGATCCGCAAATTCTTCTTAGCGTCTCCGTACTCCTTGTTTCCGAACGTGAAGACTGACGACTCTGTTCCAAACTCAAATTGATAGCCGTAGTAGCAACAAGCTGATACTGTCTTGTAATTCTGACGGGGTAGAACTATGATTGTATTTAAGTTATTGAGTAGACACCATAGGAGAGCCAAATTCCCTCTATGAAGCTTGAATCGTATACCACTCTTTCTACCAGGGACTGGGATTCGGGTAACCTCTCTGAAGTAGTACCACGGATTGGTCATGACTTCTTTAAGGATCCTACCCTTCATATCGTTGGATAAATTCTCGTCAAACGGGTCTACTCCCACCAGGCTCGGATCGTTAAGCCTGAGAAAGAACGCATAGTTCTTTACTCCGAAAGTTTTGAGCTCATGGACTGTAGCTAGAAAGCTCAAGTTCTTGGTGCGTATGTCCAGAATAGGACCGGACTGGGTGTTAGTTTTAGACATGTCGTCATCCTATATTAAGCTCATCTTCCAATGGTTAGTTCCTTCGAACTCATATAATGAAAGAGTATCGAAGCCGTATAGTCGTAAACTACACCAGATAGGGGGATTGAGTTGAGTAGGGAAGTCAGACTAGAGATCAACAGACCAGATCCAAAAAAGACAGGGATATCGAAACGGAGTTACACCCACTTCGAGAGGGTGTTCTTCAGACTCAATGGCAGAGAGCCACGAACATTCGAGTACCCGAGGAACTCTTACGAAATGCGCATTGGGTTGTGCATCCTTAAAAAGAGTTTAAGGGAGAGAGGCGAGGGGATCGCCTCCGAATGGGGAAAAGAAATACAAAAGCCTAGGGAGATCAAGAAGATGAAGACGAAGACAAGAATTTGCTTGGCTAACGATTGCAGTAATAAGATCAGTCTTCGAAAAAAGTTCTGCGCTGGGTGCTCTGAGGAGAGGAACCGGTTATCCGTACGGGTTCATGGAATCATACGGAATTGTCATCGGTGTGGTTCTACAAAACAGGCTCACATCGCCGTGAAAGATGCTCTTTTCATAAGCAGGCTCAAGAACAGAAGACCTGACCTTCTCGAGAAGTTGATTCAATTCAGAGCTCGAACCAAACCTCTGAAGAAAGTAGATGCGAGGAAAAGACCTAAGAAGAAAGTAGTGACGATGACTGAAGACGAAGGTCCCATCGAGATCGTCCTCAATATCAACCGGAAGGGGAAGGAAGCTGCCAAGTTGGTGCTGACAATAAACTTCTAACGAATCTACAGCACCTGAAAAACTGATATTAATACCTTATATAAAAAACATATTCCGCCCGGGTCTGGGTGGCTCATGAGAGTCGCCCGGGCCCATTTCTCTTGACTTCATTTCTACACCACCTTGAACAGTGAATTGAGTAGTTCTCTCTTTTTTTCACAGAACACAACAGGAGTCCTCGAAATGTCGATATTCACTGAGGAAACCAAATACCAAAAGCACTTCAAGTCGATGCTCAAGGACAAGGCGGGCAATCTTGAAGGAGATCCGGTGGCTGGCATGAGCGAAGCCGACAAGAAGGAATTCTTCGGGCGAGTTGACGACTCCTGGCGTTCTAAGGAAGAAGCTAAGAAGTCCGGGAAGAAGTCCGGGCCGACAGGCAAAGGAAAAAAGGACGATGAGTGACAAGAAATTATTCCTCAATGAGAGGGATCCAATGACAATGCTTTTTTACACCCCTAAGGTTGTAGGGGGTAAAGAGCATAAAGATGAAATCGTCTTCGTCGTCCACGGTTGGATTGGGAGTGCTAATGTCACTAAGGTTATGGGTGTTGGTCTCCAACAAGATTTCGGTTGGTCAGTTTTCAGAATGGATCTCTCAACGGTATTTACCTCCTGGGAAGGACTTATGGGTGAAGCCGGTGAACAGTTGGAGAAAGTAAACTTCGGTAGAGATTACAAAAAGGTCCATTTCATCGGACATTCTCTCGGTGGACTCATTGTCTTTGATATTCTTTCTAGGTGGAGGTTTAAGAATCCTGGAAAGGTTGTCTCTCTTGGTACTCCATTCAAGGGGAGTCCGTTGTTCCAAAGAATAGAAGACATCCGTCCGACATTGAGTAAAACTTTCATCATCAAGTATATGGACGAAATCCTCAAAGCTGTGATGAGTGATAAACCTAAAAGTAAGTTCAAGATCGGTCTTGTGGCTGGAAGTCAACCTTACTCGAATGTAAGTGAGTTGTTGACAAGATCTCAGAAAGAACTTGATTTCAGAATCAAAGGCCTTAAGGGTCCGAACGATGGATCAGTTACAGTTAGGTCGGCTCATGGCCTTCCTACTGCACATGGGGTAGTAGACACAGCTACTTTGGAAATGACTCATAATCAACTCATCAGTCATCCTAGATCCAGGACAGTGGTCGACAGATTTCTTAGGACTGGGAAATTTGGAAATGTAAGATGACTGATATAAGGGTCAAAAGCCCGATTAACTCACTCCGCAGAGACATAAGCGTAGTGGCGTTCATAAGGAATGTATTCGGGATAAAGATTGGACCAGGCCAAAGCTTCAAAGACAAAGTTAAGTCCTTATCAAGAATCCATGGGATCTCTGATAAGACTGTAAAAGCTTTCTTCAGAAGTTACTCTAAACACAAGACCCTTGATGAGATTTACGAAAAGATGATGTCTGATACAGAAGAACAGAAAAACCGACCGAGCAACTTGTCAGCACCGGATGCGCTCCGAGCCAGAGAAGTGTTCACCGAAGGGAGAACGTGATATGAGATCTATAAGACCTAAACTACACAGGTATTTTTGTAAGAGACTGGATGCTCGTCGCTCCCGTGGTCTGGTTCCCATTTGGGTGGATCTCGGTTTCAAAAGAGGTCAAATCATATACGCTCGTTTGAAAAAGGATAAAGGTCCTGGCGACTGCGTTCTTGATATCGGTAAGAGGGGTAGAGGGAACAACGTAATATGGTCTGCCGTGCCGGTTGAGGGAAACTGGAGTAAGACATATTGGTATCATACCCACATCATCAGGATCTACGATGGTGATACTGTGACAGCTGCTGATATCGACCTCGGATTGAGAGCCAACTTCGTTACGACACTCAGACTCGCTGGAATCAATACTCCGGAGCTCAGAGGTGTATCTAAGGCTGTCAAACTGAAGGGCCTGGAAGCTAGGGACAGACTCATGGACTTGACTCTCGGAAAGAGAATCATCGTTGAGACTGTCAAGGATAAAACAGGGAAATACGGTCGGTACCTGGCAACCCTCTTCATTGGATCAACGAACGTCAACAATCTGTTAATCCGAGAAGGATTAGCTGAAGAGTACTGACAAGAATCTAGTATCTCAAGTGTAATTTTAGATAGTGAAAAATCCAAATGAAAAATTCTCTCCAAGAATTCATTCTGACAGCCGATAAAACAGGATATGTTTCCAGATCCAACGGATTACCGATGTTGCTTTCCATGCGGTCATGTCTTCACTTGGAAGGAGACGTTGTGGAAGTAGGGTGCTTCAAAGGATGTACCTCCAGGTTGCTTCAGATGGCTTTGGAAAGATTCGGGTCGGAAAAGCAACTACATGTGTACGACAGCTTTGAAGGTTTACCTGAGAAGACTAAAGAAGATGGGACTCCACTCTATGAGAAAGGGCTACTCATCTCAAGTATAGATGTTTTCAGGAACAATCTTAAAGGATGTAGGATGCCGAAAATCCACAAGGGATGGTTTGAAGATACTCTTCCTACTGGTCTCCCTGAAAGAATTTGTTTTGGATTTCTTGATGGAGACTACTATTCGTCTATAAAGGTATCTCTCGAACATGTCTGGCCCAGGCTTTCTCCAGGGGGAATTTTGTTCGTTCATGACTATCCTCATCCTAAATTCGTCGGAGTTGCCAAAGCAGTAGATGAGTTTGCCAGGGTCAACCATGACGTATTCATGAGAGTATACAGGAACTCAGTGATCTTGGCAAAAGTCACACAGTTCGTCTGTGGGCAGGAGATTGACGTATGAGCGATATCATAGATGCCGCTGAAGAGGCCTTGGAAGACTCGATCTCTAAAAAGGCCGTTGGACCTAAGAAGTTTCTATTCCTCACAACAAGAGGATGGGAAAGGATTGTTGTTGCATGCATCCTCGTCACGGCGTCATGGCTCTGTCGGACAGCTATTCAGTTTAATAATAGGATTGGAAAGCTTGAGAACCGTAAAGAGGGTATTGCTCGCGTAGAAGACAAGATAGACTCTATGGGGACCAACCTCATGGAGCTCCAATCAAACATGATGACCTTCAATAGAAGTCTGTTAGTTCAATGGGGAGTAGTCCAGAGTGTCGATCGGAGGCTCCTTAAAGGTGAGATCCAGATCGGCACCAACAAGGCCATAACGAACCTAATGGTAGACAGGATGCTACCTTACATTCCAGATGAACCAGTGGTCAAATTGAGGCCTTTGGAACCTAAACCGGATCTAGTATCTAGAGTGAACCCGATGCCGAGACCTCTACCTATTAGGGAGGTTCCAGTTGTAGAATTACAAAGAATGGCTGATGAGGCGACACAGGTTCAGGAAGAAGAGCCTGAGAAGTATATGAACCGAAAGATGATGGAGCAAAGGATGGCTCCTGTCAAACTGAAGTAACCTAACAGACAGATATTACGCAATGTAGATCGAGGACGCCTATAGACGGTGTTCTACTAGGAAGGAGACAGTAACCGAAGAGGAAAAAGAGGAGGTATGTTATGAGGACACGGGCACTGCAGAACGAGGATCGCACTTCTGGCCAAGATTGGTGGGAGGCGGAAATCGACGCGGTGTCAGACTGGGAGGATCAGGAAGAACGTAGAAGGAGATTTATCCTTGAGGCCTTAAATGAAATCGGATTAGTCGCAGAAGCGGCATCCGTGGCAATGAAACTCAAGAGGTTTGGAGTAGAGGCATGTGATGCTTGTAAGATCGCTGCTCTTGTTGGGAAATTTACTCCAGATTTCATAGTGGATAACTTCATCATCGAGGAGGATAGAATCGATCCGGACTATGTGGTCGATCTGTTCCCCGAGGAAAGCACTGAGTCTGATGAAAAAGAAGACCCTGATACGGTCCTTCTTCAAATCAAGCTTGGGATCCTCTAGGTAGGGCGGAAAGCGTATTTAGCGGGGGAGGACAACCTCCCCCGCATCTTTTAGGATTTTTTTATGAAAGCTCTAAAGACAATCGTTTTCAGAGGGAAGAAGACTGAAAAGACTTCATCGAAACTCCAAAAGAAACCGAAGATACCTCTTAAGAGGCTTTCTGACTGGAGACGGAAAAAGATAACTAGATGTAGAGTATGTGCTATGCGAAAGAAAAGAGGCTAACGGTAATACCGTTAGCCCCTTATAGATCTTTCTTGTTATCCGACGAACCATCTCTTTCGATTAGCTCTCTTTGGAGCCCAAGCTCGCCATTTCTCGGTGATTTCAGCGTCCTTGTCCGCCTCCTTGTCGATATCTTCCATCGACAAGTTAATCTCACCGTAGATTGTGTTGATCCTCTCAAACTTCCTACGGAGACCTCTGAGAGATAGACACACATCAGTGAGAGCTCGTTGAAAGAACTCATCAGCCATGTTCCATGGAATTGTATGGAGAGTGACTGGATGAATGCAGTTAATGATCGCTACGTTTCCGTTATACGGTCCTTTAGGAGTGATCTCCAATGTCTGCGGAGGCCAAAACCTAGTTGTCACTGGTAAGGATGTAGCTGCGTTGAGCGTATTCTGGTTCATGGCGTCCATTAGACTAAAGGCTATGCCTCTACTTCCGATATGAACGTCAGCCTGATACGTTGAAGTAGTCACTCCACCAATGTTACCGATGGCAGATTGACTGCTCAATCCTCCAACAATTCTGGCAACGCTCATGATAGCAGTCGGTGCTGTGATGAAGTAGAACCCTTGTCTACCTGGAACAGCACTTTCTGTCGTTATGTCAAAGAGATATTCCCATGGAAAGAATTTCGAGTAGAGGGGCAAGGTGTCTTCAGCAATCACCTTTGCCATATCCAGGCCTTTGATCTCGACCTTCCTATTGGATGCACCAAATCGACTCAGAATGCGGCCGATAAAGTAGTCCATGGAGAGGGCGACTTGCGGTTCGTCTACTGGCATATCTCTATCCCTCTACTCAATTATTCACGACATTAAGCGTCGGTTCTGTTTGAGAAGTAATTGGCGATCTCACGACGGACGAATGTCTCTGTAAGACAGATGACTGTTTCGCTTTCCTGCTGTATCGAGAGCGTACCGTCCTCGTTGACGATGATCTTGTTACCAGATGCATGAGGATCAACTTCCAAAGCATCCAAAGCATTCTTAGCGTCAGGAGAAGCGTCCAGAACGTATCTGGCGAAGTCGTCTTCGGCCAGGATGATCAGAGATTCTTCATCAACCTTTCCAGGCTCAAACACGTCGTCGGTGAGGATCTCACCCATGTAGGCGTTCGGGACGGATGGGTGAACAACCTCATCCCAGCACACGATACGTAGAGGTGGAACGACATCAATAATACCTGAAGATTCTTGGACCTTACCAAGGCCTCTCATGGAGAACGCCACTTTACAACCGTTGTCTCTGATCAAACCCATCAGGTCCTTACCACGACGGGTGGAGGCAGTCTCGACAATCGGACCTCCGACCCTGGGTTTGTTCAGAGCGATTTCTTTAATGATGCAGGAAACCCGATCCTGTTCAATCCTGAGTTGCCTCGCCACGGTCTTCTCGCGCGGGTGCCCGGACTCGCAGTAAAAGGTTCCCGTGCTCAAGCGTTCCTGAACGTAAGGATGATTACATGCATCAACCAGGAGATCCCAGCGGTAACGCCGTTTATTCCTATTGATGATACCACCCTCTTGGAGCGTGTCCACCTTAAACCGGCAGACATTCGGGTTTCCAGAACGGAGGATTTTCGGCTGAGTCTCAGGACCCCTACCCTCTGTGATCAGATAAGCAACTGTTCTTTCACTCATAGTAACGGATCTCCGTAATGTTCTCTGCTAGATCCCAGACGACTGGGTGACTGTCAATCTGTTGTTGAGTCACCCAGCTCCCGAAAAGGGAATTCGCTGAAGAGGCCCTCTATAGTTGCTATCGTGAGGTTTATATATAGAGAAGTATCAGCTAGAAGTTGGAACCATTCGCTTTGGCCGTGTGAGAACAACAAATTGTCTTAATGCCCAATCGCGGGAAACCAAACCTCAATGGAAAAACGGAGGAACGAAAAATGGCAGACACCGTGAAACAACTCGTGGAAAAAGTGAAAGAGCTCTGGGACGAGTACAGAGCGGACGAAGGTCCTCTTCAGCGGATTAAGTTTCGCTCAGTCGAAGACATTCTGAAGAACATCGATTCGTTCTCACGGATCGTCAACGATGTCATCTCTCTTACCGAATTGGCCTCCGAGGTCATAGAGGACGTACAGAGCGGTGACAAACTCGATGCTGCCGTCGATCTTCTCGATGACATGCTGAAACTGCCGTGGTACTTGGAGATCGCTGACGGTATGGTCATCAAGGTCATCCTGTCATACGCAGTGAATCTCATCAACAAGTCGAAAGAAGGCAGGTTGTCAGTTGAGAGAGCCAAGCTCATTCTGGCCGATCCCGTCGACAGAGCGTAAGTCCCACGGGTTGAACCAGACCCAAGAAACTCTGCCGATTCAGGCTTCGTTCCCTGTAACTAAGTAATTAGTTATGGGGACAAGCCATCTCCAAGAAATCATAAATAGTTATCAAAGGGTAGAGTATAGCAAAATGACGTTCAACCTCAGCGCAGACACCATACATAAAATCCTAACTCTGGTAACTACTATCGCTCTAGGAGTTATAGGGGCCGTTCATGTACGAAAAAGCCAGGTGCGGAAGGAAAACGCAGAAGCTGATGTAGCTGAGGAAGAGATTGTTAACGAAAAGATCAAGAGAGCCAAGCTTCTCAAGGGAATGACCGAGGAGCCTAACGTAACCCAGATCTGTGAAGAGTATCGGAACCTCATTGGGGCTCTCAGGGAGAGAGTAGACATCCTTGAAGATTCGGTCAAAAAGCTCCAAGAAGAAAACGCTCAGCTCCGGAAGGAACTCGATCTTGAGAAGAAGAAAAATACAAACCTTCTGGCGAAGCTGGACAGCTTTTCCGAGTTAGAAAAGGCCCTCAAGAAAATGGATGATAGTAGACACGACATTCCTGCTATCAAAGGAAGTTGAAATGGAACTACACTTATTTCAAGAGATACTCTGTGTTCTCATGGGGTTGTCCGTTTTCGGGCTATCATTGAAGATGTACCGCCAGAACAGGGAACTGAAATCCCTCTTCTGGTTTAGTACTTGGGGAGCATTAATGGGAGGACTTACTTTAGTCCATATCCTTTTTTCATACTTCAGTGATAATCCTTCTTTCTGGATTACGTTCACATACCTTCCTGAAAGAATCGCTGACCCAGTAATCGTCATGCTATGTGTTTACTCAGGTAACAATGGACACAGTTTTGAGAAGCGATTCAAGATACTGAAACTCACGCCACTAATGTATGCCCTTGTGTGTGTATACGGTTCGTTGTTATGTCCTATGATGATTAGAGATGGAATGCTCATAGGAAGACCGCAAGCATTGCTCAGTGTTGTTGTGGCTGCAATCATCTTTGGAAGAATGATAGATACATACTCGGCATGGGGTAGGATCTTAAAGTGGCAGGTTTGCGCCAGTATGATATCAGGCATAGTGATAATGTTCTCTACGAAACTATTCGATACGGCTTTTGTCATTTCACATAACTGTAAGATGGTTTCTTACATCATTGTTTTGAACTGTTCTCTGATGCTTTACTCTCACAACTGTAAGAAAGCTTCAGAAGTCTCAAGAGTTACTTCACCGGAATGAGGAGGCGCCGATGGCCATTTTTTATAAGAATAAAAGCCTCCTTAATGAGGCTCCTGAGGACAAAGACGATACAGCTGTAGGTAAACCTGAAGACGATCCTGCCGGTAAAGCTGAAGGGGAGGACGCTGGAGGCGCTGAAAAGAAGAAAGAAAAGAAGGAAGACACTGGTGCAGGGGATACCGGGGGAGATGATCTAGGGGATGGAGCAGGTGCTGGCGATGATGATGCTGCTGGAGCAGGTGCTGGTGATGATGATGATGATGCTGGAGGCGACTTTGGCGGCGGCGGCGAAGAAGATCCCGCTATGGAAGAGCCAGAGTTTGACGAGGCTGAGGTAGAGAAGCGAAAAAAGCTCTTCTCTGAGTACGAAGGCCTCAATGGGATGGCTGAAGAGCTTCTGGATTCCATTCTCAGAGTGACATCTACTACATCCGACTTGACCGTCAAGGAGGTCTTGACCGTCCTGAAGGATCACTCATTCGATATCCAAGAAAAGATCGGGATTCTACTCACCAAGAAGTTTGCGAAGGCAGAATACAAGAACCTTCTTCTTTCCTTCATCGCTATCAAAGAACAGGTGAAGATTATTGCTGATGTCCTCGAACGGGTTAGCAGGAAGCCCGCTGAGTAGCTATTCCTAGTGTAGACGTAACATTGAATTGATGACTTCTATCGGCTGTTTCCTATCCCTGCACTGCCCATGCGTGCGCTGGGGGTTCGGGGATTGGTCCGGCAGGAAAACAAAGCCTTCTCTCAAACCGACACAAATCCCAGACTTTGCCAGAGAATGGGGCCGTGTGCAAGTGTGACGAAAGGACCTAAGCGAGGAAACTAGCATGATTTCATACAAGACCACCAATCTCGGTGCGCCCAAACAGGATGGCTACAGCCAAGTCCTGAATGAGGCAAAAGCCCTGTTCGATGAACAGCACGTCAATATCCTGGGTGAAGGTTACCAGGAGATCTTGAGCGACAACGGGCTGTTCGAGGACTACAAGGCCGCGATGCTTAAGGGCGTCGATGCCGATGAGCAGGACTCCTTGGCGCAACTCATTGACAACAGCCGGATGACGACTCTCCAAGAGAGCCTCAGCGGCGTTACCCCGATCAGCAGCCTGAGCGTTCCGACGATCAGGAAGCTTTGGCCCCGGATGGCGATGAAGAACGCCATTCCGACCGAAGTTGTGAAGCTGCCGAAGTTCTCGGTCAGCTACCTGCTTCCGTACATCATCAAGAATGGCGTTCGCCATTACCTGCCCGAAGCCATCATGGACGGCGGCAGTGCAGAAGGTCTGGTCGAAGGCCAGTCTCTCTGGAATGATTGGCTGTTCTTGGCCGACACCGATTACGGTGCTGGTATTGTAGACGGTGCCACCAAGGGCTTCGACCTGTTGGGGACTCTTCCCGGTGCGGCAGTTGCCTCTGCGGCAGTCGGTGACAGTGTTGATCCGGATTTCCATGTGATCGCAGTTCGGATCACCACCACTCATAGCCTCGGCGGTGATGCTGATGCACCAGTGGATGTGGAACAGCTACGTATCGGTTGTGGCCTGAACGGTGATGTTTTCTACGCCGTCTCTGCGTACCATCCCAGTGACCTGGATGTCGACGGCAACCCCTTGACTGGTGCAGTTCCTACGACCGACAACCTGTTCGGCCGTGTGGATCGTGTGACAGGGACGTTGACGCTGGCGACCACCGGCGGTTTCGTCTTGGGAGTGAAGATCAAGGGTAAGCTCAGCTCTGAATTCAACATGCATACCGAGAGTATCTCGTTTGACATTCAGACTCGCGACCTGACGATCGGAACCGGCACACACTTGAACGCCCCGCTTCCCATCGAGTTCCTGCAAGACGTGATGGCCATGTACAATATCGACGGTGCCGCGAAGGTCGTCGATATCATGACCAACACCCTGGCACTGAAGCTCGACCACGAGCTGCGCGACTTCATCGTCGAGGGCTATGCCCGCGACCAGCGTTATCCGGCCGAATTCGACCTGAAGCCCTACGCACAGTTCTCCGGTACGCCGAAGGCCTGGCGCGAAATGCTGAAGGACGTGATCGACCATTACGCCACGAAGCTCAAGCAGGATCGTATGTTCACGGGCGGCAAGTTCGTGATCATCGGCAATGATCTGGACTGCAACCTGCTCCCGAATGTCACCTGGACCTTTGTTGGTTCCGCTGGCGAACGCTCGGGTGTGGAAGCAGACTACAGCCTCGGCGCTATCAGCGGTGCAAATCGCTACGAGATCGTGTCTACCCCGGCGATGCCTCAGGGCTACCTGTACGTGATCTTTGTCTCGTCCCAGGACGAGCAGATGACCTACAAGTACTTCCCCTACAGCTTCAACGTCGAGAAGGGTTACTCGGATCCCCAGTACAGCTTGGTCCCGAGCATCATGATCGCGAAGCGGCATCTGACTGAGTACTTCAACGATGCGATTTTCCGCATTGAGATCAAGAACAACACCGGCGCCGTCAGCTGGCCCACTCCGTAACGGAGTCCCAGCAGACCTTTCGGTCTGAAGTTCGAGTTGGCCCCTATCCTTCACGGGATAGGGGCCTTCTTCTTTCTAAAGGGAGCATAGAAAAGAAAAAGGAATACCGATAAGGCCCCTTTCAGGACCCTATCGGCGGATTACTTAAAAACCGATATACCTCGGCGGATCGACCAGTGGTTGGAAACCTTTTTCCATTGGTCTAGGTCGTGGTATCGCTGCCAGGGCGACTTAATCCACAATTGTTGCTGGGCCTTAGATCACAATATTCCTGACTCCTCTGCACCTGATCCCAGCGTACACCCGAAGGCGACGGGATACAGAGGCTGGCATAGTCTCCCCGTGCACACGCTTCCATTAGCGCACGGATCAATAACCTTCCTTTTTACGCATTGGTCCACCAGGTACCTTTGCAACACGAACGTCATCGTTCGCGATACATTACTAATATGTATCAACCGTATGGTTTATTTACGGTAGTCCAGATGATACTCTATCAGATCGATGTCTTTCAGGTGATTCAGACACCAAGAACTGTAAGCTCTAGTGGAGTCTTCAGCAATGTCCCAAAACTGAAAACGAGAACCATCAATCTTAGAACACTCATACCAGATACCTGGAATGGCATGGTCTCGCATGATGTATCTGAGCTTGCCTCTGTCCTCAGAGAACCATTGACTGACTGGGAGGACGCCCGTGGCCTTTAATCCTCCTGAACTCAAAGCCTCCCTATGAGAGATATCGCTTGTGGGGTTGACCTCGCCGACCAGTCCGTACCTTCCATCCATTCTTCCATTGATTCTATCCCATGCCACCGTAGCGTTCCAATGAGATATCTTAGAGGAGTCTTGAATGGCTATCCTCATCTGATAACAACTCACATGTTCGTATATGAAAGGGAACGCCCCGAAAGGCTGGACAATCTCATTAAAGTCTACGGTGTTTGAAAGATCAAGGGACGGATCCATCCTTCCGTACTTGCTAACCCCTCCATCTAGTATGGCCTCAAGATAGTCAATAGCGTAAGTCGTATCAGTTGAACCTGGTTGAATGTTCCTAAAGATGTAAAACTTCAGGCGACTGTTTAGATTGACAGGGTATAGAGGCCATTGGAATCCCTTACACTGCTCCAGATGAGCGTTATCTGGCCATTCTGTTCTTAAGCAAAAGCCAGTGTAACCTTCTTTTAGAATGGCCTTTATGGTCTTCAGAACATTCTTACACCCCGGAAAGGTGACCCCAAGCGGGGCCACCTCTGATGAGAAGTAGTAAGTAGGAAGACCGACGTTAGCGATGGCCGCTGCAGTTCTGACTTTGATCATCGTTGACGTTCGATCAATCACTTCTTTTCCCTTCCTCTTTTCTTAGTCGCGGGCTTCTTAGCCTTCTTAGTAGGTTTGTCCGCCAGCTCATCTTCCAACATGTTGAACACACCTTCTTCAACATTGGCAAATGGGGTGAGTACTGCACTCAGTCCAGGATCACCTGGGCTGGCTGTAACCAACGACAGATTTCCAACGTAACTCTTGTGCACTCCTCGGTATCTGTCAGAGACGTCTCCACCGGAGCCACCGATAGATCCAGCCCCACGCATGGTCACTTTCAAAGATGCCCCGAAGAGGTCGATGGCATTTACTCCACCTTCATATCTGACCAGTTCGTTGCTGAGTAACCTCTTTGTCAAGAAGTTCGGGCCGATGTTGAATACACCGGTCAGAGTCCTGATAGTAAGGTTTCTCGTGTTGAGAATGCGATAGGTAGCGTTACTGAAAAACCGTAGAAGTGGATTGGTGAGATACTCCCAACACTGCATCCGCTTGCAGCGGAGGCTAACGTTGTCCTGGTACTGATGTGTTTCGAATTCACGAAGCATCCACCTGATGATGGAATAAGTGTCTTCCTTGTCTTCCGGCTTGATCTCGCTGAGGATACGCTTGGTCTCGTCGTCCAGAATCCTCTCCAACGAGAACAGAACCTTGCGGGCCTTGTCGACCCTGCTGTTAGCACTCTTGGTGAAGAGGCTTCCGAGTACACGAAGCCATTCCTCTTCAATGTCCTCGACATCTCCTATCACAGATAGGACCTCGACAAGCGAGTAGAGAAAGCTCTTCTGTTCTTCGGTCTTAAAGGTCTTCTTCTTGGCTATCAACCAGAGATCACCCTTTAACCAGAACGAATAGAAAATGCTCTTCTTGTACGCTGACAAGTCTTCCAGTTCATCAGCCTCGACGAGAAGCAGGTCTGCACCGTCGCCGTACTCGTAACCGAAGTATCCCAGAGTCCCGTGAAGACCCATTTTTGCGAAGAAGTAGTACAGATAACTGATACTGTTTTTGAACAGATTCAGCTCGAACTCATGAGCTTCAAACTCTTGGTCGTGCGCATCGGCCATTGCTACCCGTTTGTATTTGAAGCGGATAGGCATGAGCAGTGTCTTCAACGAATACACCTTCGGCGTGACGAATACTCCTCGATCCACTATCTGATAAATCGGATAGTAGCGTATGCCGTTGATGATGAAGAAGAAGTTGTCGACAAGTCTCGGGATGAAGGTCTTCTTGATAACGTCTTGGGTTTCCCCTTTGTACGTTACTCTGAAGCGCATCGTAACTTCGGCGAACCTGGCTTGCTTGATGTCCACCGTGGAGAAAGCAGTCATCTTGCTCTCATCGTCTTCCCAATCGAGGCCGACGAATTTGATGTATTCAATGACCTCGAGTGCCCTGCATATATTTTCGAGATGAGCGATGATGGATTCTCGCTCTCTGTAGAAGATCATTTCTTCGTTGAACGGCTCCGACTTGTCAGAGACAGCGGAGACGAGTTCCGATTGATTCATGGTAGTTCCTCTCTTTTCATTCCACGGATAGGGATTTCAATGGGATAGTTCAGGTGAAGACCGTAGGTCTATACCTGAATAGGGTCCAGAGTCTTCTCGGTCTAATATGAGTTCTCCCGTCGGGTTGCTCAGGTCAAAGGGAACCTCAAAAGCGCCTTGAGTGTAAAGATATTTCTATGCTCCTACTCATCACCCTAGGGAAAGTCCCGGTTGAGGGCTCCTGTGTAGAAACAAGAAATTAAGCATTGGGTGTTACTTCGCACCCTCCAAAAGACCGATCGGTCAAAATACAAAAGAAGCGAAACAGGAGGCTAGTACCAAAATGCCGAATCGCCAAGACATCATCAACGCCGTGTGTGAAGACCTGGACGTGACGAAGAAAGACGCTGCAATCATCGTCAACTCCGTGCTGTCCGCCGTGCAGACCAATCTGACTGAAGAAGGTCAGGTTCAACTGGCTGGCTTCGGTACTTTCACCGTCAGCGAACGTGCCGCCCGTAAGGGTATCAATCCGCAGACGATGGAAGAAATTGACATCGGCCCCGTCAATGTCGTCGGCTTCCGCGCCGGTCAGGGTCTCAAGGACTCCGTCAACGGCCGTTAGGTCGCAGACCAAAGAATTTCAGAACGAGTTAGCCGCCATCGGGTCCCGACCCGATGGCGGCTGTTCTCTTTAGTGGCTATACTATCCCTATAATAGGAACAGTAATAGGGCAATTAGATCTATACACCCTTTTACCTTTTCATCTTTCAATTGTTTCCGCCGATTTTTCCGTGTTGTTTCACTGTTCTTAGCCACTTCAACGATTCCCTCTTTGGTCCCAAGCCGTTTCCATTTTGCTCCCGAGCCAGCTCCCGGTGAAATGGCTTGCATTGGACTCTCAAAAATCTCCTCTTTTGTTGGGGGTTATTGGGTACGCTGACTATAAGGATTGAAGCCATTCCAAGTTTCTAATATATGTCTCGATACCTTTCATATACGGTAGGAAGAAAAGGACCTCCAGCCCCCGGCCGTTTGGCCGGGGGCCTTTAGTTCCTCATCAGAACGGGACATCGCTGACATCCGATCCTATCTTCACATTCTCAGCAGGACCGAGACCGAGCAGATTCATGAACTCTTCTTCGGAAATCACCGGCTTGCCTAGAGAGCGAGCCTTTGTGATCTTCGTGGTCCCTGAATCAGGGAAATTCGTAACGAGATAGTCGGTCTTACCCGATACGGAACTGGTCAGACGGTGTCCCATCTGTGTCAGCTCGATCTTCAGATCGTCTCGGTCCCACCTATGCAGGTCTCCGGTAATGACAAACGTCAGACTCTTTTCCGGTATGGAATGGTCTTCCCTGCTCCAGAGCCTCACATCGAGCTCTCCGAAGAGAGCATCTACGTAAGCTCCTTGGTCTCGACAGCACTCATAGAGTTTCTGAGCTCTGCCCTTACCGAAGTCCTTGAATCCTTTAGCGGTTTCTACAAACTCCGTCTTGGAGGACGTATTGAACATGGTCGTCAGGTCAGCCCAGGTCATCTCCTGGAATACCCTCTTCATCATACTTCGACCGAGACCAGTCCAGCCCATTGAACCCACGACCTCGTAGTCCCATGGTTCCCGACGGGCATCGATCGCTTCCACCATATCAGCTACGGACCTTGGTCCGAGGCCTTCGATTAACGCTATCTCCTCTTCGTTGTTGGAAATGTCATACAAGCAAGTTGGTCCATCGTCGAGCCAACCTTCATCGTAGAGCTTCTGGACTGTTTCCTCTGCGATGCCTTTGATACGCATCCTTCGGAGGTAGTTCAAAACCCAGCCAGTTGCCTTACTCATACACTCTGAGTTTTGGCAGAACAGCCATGCTCCGCTCTCATTGAACTCGACGTCACCCTCACAGACCGGGCAAGAGTTGGGGATCTGGACCTTGGGTTGATCGGTGTTAACCTCTCTCCCTTCAGGTCTAGCTACGTACCCGAGAACGTCACCTCGAATAGTGAGTTCAACCTCCTCACCGTGCCTGAGGTCTTCTTTCATCACTCGACTGAAGTTGGAAAGACTTACACGACTGTATTCCTTACCGTCGATAGTGACTGGGTCAATCATCACAACCGGGGTGATCCGGCCCGAGCGGCTACCTGCCACGTCGAACTGAAACTCTTTGATCCTGGTGATCGCGGATTTGTAGGGGAACTTCAATGCCACGGCCCACTTGGGAACCGGTTTACCGTCACTCTCTTTGAAACCCAGACTCGTTCTGGTGGCTTCAGAGGCTAGCTCAACGACGATGCCGTCGATCATGTAGCCGAATGTGTCACTGTTCCGATCATCAATGACTTGCTCGTACAGGTCACTGACCGGATGACGCTTCCCTTCGAACTCCCAGTAGAGCTTCTTACCGTTCCACTTGAGAGTAGCGTACTCCATCGGCATGAAGCCATTAGAGCACTCAGCTGAGCTCGCCATCTGTGAGAGTCGTTCCAGTCTGGAGAACTTTTCAGATCCAGAGTGGACGAAGTCGAGAGGAACAAGCGTTAGGAACTTAGCGTACTTGGCTCCATCGTTGGATCCGAGTATACCAGCCACAGCGGTGCGTGGATTGGCCAAAGCCCTTCCATTTTCCTCTGCGTACAACTTCGAATATTCCTCAAAGTCGTCCCAGAGCATGATACACTCACACTTGTTCGTACACCCTTCATCTGACATGTACTTCCACCCTTCAAAGATATGGGTGAAGTCTTCCCCGATGCCGTCTTGACCTCTGGAATACGCTTTGATGATGTCGTCTTCTTTTCCAACGTCAAACGCCACCGAGCAACCATCATACTTGAATGAGGCTATCAGAACAGCGCCCTTTGGAACAGGGACTCCAACATTGGCACGTTTGGATACCCAGTCGGTCAACTGGTCACAGTCGAAGACGTTGTCCAACGAGCCGAGCAAGTTAGAGTTGGTGTGCTCTACTTTCTTTCCGGTTGCTTGAACCGAAAGGTTCAGAGGGATTGCGGTGTCATACAGATTGTACTCTGCCCGCAGTGCATCGAATTCCTCATCTGTCAAAAAGGTCTTACCAGTACTAATGTACTGGACGTTAGCAGCCTCTAAGACCTTCCGGCAATTCTTGAGATTCGCGGCAGAGAAGTCCTCTCCTCGCCGTATCTTCTTGATCAGCTTACTTGTTACTTTCAACGTATCCAATGCTCATTCCTCCTTAAGTTTAG